ATATCTATTAGAGCCATCTTTTTTCATTATAATTATATATATAGTTATAGCTACCATCTTGCCGAAGCAAAACGATAGCTATAATCAGATGTATGTCGGGATGGTTAGTAGATACCTAAACTCCCATCTTCATCAATGTAGGTTTCAAATGTAGGGTATGTTGCTCCCGTCTTCTCGCATACCCAGGTTATGCTTTCTATTATGGGACGTGTGTGCTTTGGCTTTGCAACCTTCATGAAAGACGAAACCATAGCACCCTTCAGACTTGTGGCTATACTGAATGTACGGGACGTTCTGAATATGTAGAACTTCCCCCGAATAATTGGGTAATAGCTTAATGATTGGAAGGCATAGTCATCTATAAACTCATTAAGGTGAAGGAAGAAGAAAGCGCAATAATCCGCCCGAGACCTAAGCAACTCAAATCCCAAAGACTTGAACAGCTTAGACGTAGAGTGCATGAGAGCATTACGAATGACCTCTACCGCTTCTTCCTTGGTTAGTATGCGGAGGAGTTTATCATACAGCTTCACATGGTTCACCTTGAAGTATCCAAGCATATCAACAGCCAAAGGTTCAAACGCCTTCCTTATGCGGTCTTCTCGCTCTCTTTTCTGCGCCTCGTATCTCATAATTCGGTCTCGGATGCGGTTTGAGTATGCTTTAATATGGTTGTTATCTTCCATAATCGTTTCTTTCAGTTAGTTGGACTAATACAATACCAAGTGCCCATTCTCATCAACGTACGACAAAAACCTTGAGGATACACCACCTAATACGTAGTCTTTGATTGTAGCATGTTTTAGAAGACGGAAGAAGTGTTCACCTGATAAGGCTTTCCATACGTGTCTCTCTAACACATCCATTAACTCATAAACTATTTTACGTGTGCGTCTACCTTTGAAGAAGAAGAACCCCTTACGTATGGTGGGATTATTCTCCAAGACTTCGTAAGCCAATCTCCTTGTATATGAGTCAAGATTTTTTAGAACAACACCAAATCTATCCGCATGATTCGGAGACGAGATGAACTCAGGGTGAGTGAAGAGATGCAGGAAGGTGTGCATAAGGGCATCACGTATAATTGCATGCAGTTCGTCTCTATCTAAGATGCGAAGTAACCTATCGTAAAGGTCTCCGTTATGTACTTCAATGCGCATAATTACGTCATAGGCTAATGGCGTAAATGCGTTCCTAACCTCAACGAAATCTTCGGGTCGGTAGACCTTGCCACTACGAGGCGATTTATCGTTGCTCAACTCTTCCATATAAGTTCATCTTAGTTAGTAGCACGTATTACAGAACCACGTTGCCATCTTCATCAACGTAGGATACGAACTTGGGCAATATATCTCCTGAGTATGGGCAGACGTATGTTGAATAATTCAGTGTTCTTGAATAGCCATCCCCTAAAAGACAATGTCGTACCGAACTTTCTTCCAACGCCTTAGATAACTCACGGGCTATCTCACGTGTGCGAGACTTCTTGAAAAAGAAGAACTTGCTTCGTATTGTAGGATTGTTGCTAAGGACTTCATAAGCATATTTCCCGATGTGACTCCCAATAAGGAGCGAAAGAGACCGACATCTTTCTCTTGCAGACATCGCAGAAAGGAACTTATGAGTATTAACAATACTCAGTAAGAAGTGCATTATAGCGTCACTAACGACTACTCGTATCTCTTCCTCATCCAGGATTTTAAGTAGCTTTTCGTAGACATCATATTCTTGACGTTTTAGCAAGAAAACTACTGCATCAGCATTTCTGTAAAACTCCGCTCTAACTGAAGCGATTGCTTCGTCTCGGGTTTCTTTAAGTCCTGCTTCTTTGCTCAGCATATCATATAGCTGAACTACTCTGTCATGGCTGAACGCTCCCATAATCATTCTGTTTTTAGTTGATGACATGTACTCCACTTTGGAATACGATACAAAGGTAGCGAGAACCTTTTACAAAAACAAATCCCCCAAGAATTTTCTTCTCAGGGGACTTGCTTTCTATTTTACTTGTAGAGTTCTAATCGGAGCTTCTTGCGCTCGCTGTTAGGAGTATCCTCGGAGCGTAGTCCTTCAAGGATTTCATTCACTCGGTCATTCCCGAGCTTCTTTCTCTTAGCCCCTACAATAGCGGAATGCGTGAGATGCGAAGCGATTAGGATGTCGGTCATATACTTCTCAAAACCTTCGCTAAGACGTTCTGAGATAGTACTACCATCATCACCGAATGGGATGTTGAACTTAATCTTCTTGCTGAGCTGGGTGTAGAACTCCGTGAGGTTGCGCTGGGTGTTATTCCTATCAAGGATACCTTCAAAGGCATCGTCAAGGTTGTAGTCCCCATTCTCATCCTTCATATACATACGTGCGCTGACCTTGCCTGCACGGGTACTTCCACGCTGAGAGTGGTCAAACTCACAGAAGATGAACGACTCCTGACCGAACTCCGTTGCGAGGTCTTCTGCTTCGTAGTAGGACATATTGTAGATGACGAATGAAGGCTCTACACTGCCATACTTACCAAGCACCTTGACGTAGTTGTACCCACCTTCCTTGAGTTCGTTACGGAGCTTCCATTCAAGTCGTGCGACACGCTCGTCATTCTCACGTCTTGTGAGGACTTGTGGAGCTGGGTTGGCTGGCGAGATGATGACGATGGTGTTGATATTGGGGTCAAGACCCATCACCGCCTTAAATGCCTTCTTGGCTCGGCTGTTCTCAAGGATGTTACGGGAGAAGAACTTGCCACCTTGGAGACCCCATCCCTTGCAGTACGATGCGTACTCGTGTAGATAAGCCTTAGCACGTGCGGACTCTACGAGCTTGACTGCGCCTACGCTGGTAGCACGACCGAAGAGGTGGTTCTCGTTTACGGGTTCGTAGCTATCACGAACAATCTCTATAACTTCAATGGTATCATCATAGAGGTCTTCAATGGCGATGCTTTCGCATCTAAACCCTGCAAAGATATACTCCAAGAGTTCTCTGACGCTTTCACCTGCGAAGGTACGTTCTTCCTTCTTGCCGTATGGGTCGCTGTAACTTACATTCACAAGCTGTCCGAACTCATCAAGATGTGGAGAGAACTCAAAGCGGAAGACCCTCCCGTCCCCCTTGTCAAGGCGAGCATTCAGGATAGCATCAAGCTCACCTACCCCAGCGTTGAACGCTACGATGGTTCGACCATATTCTCCCGTTTGGAAGTATGCAGTAGGAATAGATGCAGAACCAATATGGAACTTAGCGTATGTTAGGTCAGACTTAGGTACAACGACCAATGATATGCTATTGATATTCTTGAGGAATAGGTCAAGCGTTCTCTTGTTGTCTTCCTTGTAGAGGTAGTTCTCGTCCTCCATTGATGTGGAAGCGAGGCTGTCTTCTACCTCATCAAGGACACCACTATCAGTATCCGAGATATTGTCGCTCCCTACAATAGAAGCAAGAATTTCCTTAGGGTCTACTGAGATGATTTCCGTGATGTCGGGAGTATAGGTTAGGAGACTTCTCTTTGAGATGATGCAACGGGTCTTGCCGTTGCGGAAGAGCTGTACCTCGTAAAGTTCGTCAATGTCGTGCCATAGACTTTCAAAGATTTCCATCTCATCATAATAGTCATAGACATCCTCTTCACGAACAAGGATAGCGAGCTTTCCATCTATGGAGAACTCGTGATATTTCTTTGTAGTATCTTCAATAGACTCAAAGTCATAAACCTTGGTCATATTAAAGAAAAGGTCTGTCTTAGCTACAAAGAACTTGCGATGATTTTCGTTTGCCATTTTTGGATGTATATTGTTTAAGTAGTTAGCACCACGGAGTTGATTTGATTGTAATCTTCCCCTTCTCGTCTACATAAATATGCCCCATACCTTGCAGTGTGGAGATGATGTCTTCTGCGTTCATACCTTGGAGAAGACGCATAGCCTTAGCCTTGGTAATCGTAGCAGGCTCTTCTCCTACCTTATTGGGGTAGGAAGCATTGCATAATGCGAATAGCCCGTGCAGAGCCTTATGCTCGTCAGAGGCTTCGTTAGGATTCTCCTCCCACTTCGTACCAAGGATGAATGCGAGGTTTACCTTTTCGTAGTTGTATATCATTTCTTTCGTTCTACATTGTTAGTTGAACATACTTCGCTACAAAGGTACATATTCTACTTTAACTAAACAAATCTACGACCAATCTATAATAAAGTATAGGAAAAGATATGAAATAGTATATTATATGAATGGTTGTGAATATGGGTATCTTCTCGCTGAGGCGTGGAGGAAGGTGCGGACGAGTAGTGCCACAAAAGTAGGTTTTAAGTTCAAAGTATCTCTGTCGGCATACGAAGGCGGTTGTTGCGCTGGGAAATACAAAGCAAGTACATATAAATAATAACAGAGCTAAGTCGATTGGTTGATTAAGGCTTGGCATAATCATATATTTCACCACCCCGAGGGCAATTAAGCGTCCTTGGGGTGGTTTGTTTTTTGGAAGATTTGGTGGAATGAAAAACTCTTCCTACCTTTGTAGTGTGAGAGGGGAACAAAAGAACCTCCACGAGCAACTAAGTAACAACTAAACTAAAAGCGACAGACAGCTATGGTACGAGTAACAGACTTTGGTGGCGACTGCCCAGGATATGTAGTCACACCTGACGAACTCAATGACTTCATTGAAGAACTCACCTACGAAGAAGGCGAGTACGCCATTGACCACCTTGAGTGTGACGATTGGGGAGACTACACCCATACGACTGAGTTTGAGATTGTCGTCCTCACGGATGAAGTCGTGAACCAAGTCAAGGAAACACTCAAGTACTATGGTCTTGACTACGACACTATCAGTGAAGAGAAGTTAGACGAGTTCCTCGGTGAATACGGATGCCGTGTCACCTTTGAAACGAAGTCATCAGGTGGTGGCTTGGATTCAGACTACGAAGCCTATCCTTACCACTACGACTACAATGAAGACCCCGTAGTAGAAGCTCTGTGTCACCACAACTGCTTCCTTGCAGACGAGAAGTGGTACAAGAAGCGTGCAAGACAGAACATCGCTTACGCTAACGCAGTAGACGAAGCTCCAAAGACCCTCTAACAAGAACAATCAACTTAACATACAAAAAGAAGCTATGAAGCAGAATATCTCTTGGAACACAATGAAGTTCCGTATCCTCCTCGGTGTTATCGCAGTCTCTGCGATTGTAAAGCTCGGTTCATCTGATGCAAGTGCGCAGGCAGAGGCAACCACCGAGATGGGCGTTGTTGTCGCAATGGACAACGTCAATGAAGGGGAATACACCCTTTACGTGAAGAACTCATCTAACAACTGCATCTCCATTCAGGTGGACGAGCTGACCTATAAGAACGCTTACTTGGGTCAGGATGTAGAAATCAACAACTATAACAACTAAGGTAATGATTCCAACTACATTAGAAGACGTAAAGGAAGAACTCGCTAAAATCAGAAAGATGCTGGAGTCTCAGAAGAACCCACCTTCTGATATTGAGAGTCGCATTGAGGACGCTATTCAGCGTGCCGAGGATGCTATCTCCGACCTTGAGGATATTCAGTCAGAGCTTGAAGGAGACGGGTTCAACTACGACAAGGTTCTTGACAAGCTCTCCGACCTTGAACAGACAATCAACATCCTGACGTAATGGGTTTCCGAGGAGTACGTAAAGGTACGATACATCTACAAGACACTACGATAGAAGCAGAAGCACCCAAGGAAGTCCGTGAGCGTAAGCATCACGACTTCTGTTTGGGGGTGGCTACCATCTTAGCCAAGGACTCTCGTAAGGGAAAGATACCAAGGCTCGGTATCTGTGCAGTAGAGTTGAGTTCGTCTACTACGGGGAGTAGGGAAGCCCCTGACATCATCGGCTTCGTCCACAACCTGAAAGTGAACTCCTACCTCTTTGAGATTAAGCTATCAAGGGAAGACTTTCTTGCAGACAAGAAGAAGGTTTGCCGTAAGGCTGGTTACAAGGGAATGGGCTGTTGGAGGTTTTATGTAACGCCTCCTAATCTTATATCAACCGATGAGCTTCCCAACCGATGGGGGCTTATCTATTATGATGGTAAGAAACTTGATTTCGTATCAATGCCAACCATCTTCCACGAAGACGAGCGGGATATGTGGGCTGAAGAGAACACGCTATGCAATCTCATTCGTAGGGGAGTGGTCTACGGGAAGGTGTTCGATAACGATGACTTCAAAGAAGGTAGTCGTGTACCAAGAGGAAAGAAGAAGTAGGTATGTTAGGATTATATGTTGTTATTGCAGTAGTAGTTCTGGGACTTGTCATAGGAGTATCCACATCCGTGGTGTTTGAAAAATCTCTTATTAGACGGAAACGTGAAGAAGAGGATGCCCGTATAAGAGAGGAGCTATCTAAGCAAGAACAAAAGTGTGCACCGAAGATGGAGCAAGAAGAAAGACAGAGCACCGCTCAGAGCGATGATGAAGAAAAATTAAAGTTGTGGTATGCAAATATGAACATGAACTTAAACGATGTAGCGGTTGATTGCGGGTTCAATATGCTTCAACTTTACTTCGCTTCGGTGAATGGCACAACTAAAACATTTAAGGACAAGCTCAACAAGCTGACACGTCTGAACCGCTACTATAAGTAATAATGGATAGCCCCTCTCTGATGAATACATCGGGAGGGGCATTCTTGTACCCAATAGGCAACTATTTCCATTTTGGAAAATGTTCAAAGGCTGTCCAAAGAATGGGCGTTTTTATGGTGATATTGGTGGTATAATGCGCTTAACGTCCTGTGTGTTAAGCGTTTGAAAATGTCCAAAGAATGTCCAAGTTTTATACGCAAAAAGCAACGAGGAGTATCTCACGACACGCCCCGTTACAAATTTGATTATCAATTAATAAACAGAATTACCAGGAGTCCTCACAGCGGGACTTGAACCCACAACTCCAAATGTATAAGATTTGTGCTCTAACCGATTGAACTATGTGAGGAATATGAGGAGAATTACTCCTCGGTCTTTTCTTCTTCTTCGTCCTTATCCTCGTCTTCGGGAACGTTGTCGCCTTCAAGGATGAGGGTTTCGATACGATAGCTTCTCCATTCGCCCTTAACAAGGTCAAAGAAGACCTGAACGGCAGGTGATGACTTCTTACCTACGCCCTTCGTTTCTGGGAGCTTGTCAGATTCAAGCGTTGCTTCCGCCTCACGCAGGTCTCCGTTAATCTTTCGGAAGCGGAACGTGACGGGCTCTTTGCGCATCTTCTTGACGATTTCAAGATTAGCGAGAGCGAGACGCATAGCACGTTCTTCTGTCAGCTTACCATCACCCTTCTCTCTGTTGTATCGCACGAGTTCTTCTGCGAGTTCTTCGGGCTTGTTGAGGTACTTCGTTGCTTCAAGGAGCATCGCCTCGTTGAGGCTAAGGGTCTTTTCTTCTGTAGTTTCCATTTTCTCTGTATGGTCTTTTTTCTTTGAATAACGTGTCCGAGTGTCTCTCTTTCACAATGCAAAGATAGGGAGTTATTTTTAATCCACCAAATGCTGTTGAATTTTCTTTTTCATTTATCTTTGTGGTGTGTGACTAATCATCTATCTATTATAGTATGTTATGAAGATTCAAATCGCATCAGACCTCCATCTTGAGTCTGCAAGTCAGAGGGATTGGATTAAGCGTAACCCCTTGGAGGTTGTAGGAGATATATTAGTCCTTGCAGGGGACATTGGTTCGTGGAAGGATGTCAAGGAGCTTGAGGAGGAGGAGTTCATTTCGTGGGCTACTTCTCACTATAAGTATGTCCTTATGATTCACGGCAACCATAGCTTTTATGGTGCAGGCGACCTTGGGACTATTGAGGATGGTTTCATTAAGACGAAGTACGACAATCTCTACTATGGGTTCAATACGTCTATCGTCCTTGATGGTGTTGAGTTTATCTTGTGCCCTTTGTGGTCAGATATAGACCCAAAGCGTGAGATACCCATATACGTATCTCTGAGCGATTTTAAGCGCATCAAATATAAAGGTGAACCACTTACCATAGAAGGGTACAGAGAAGTCCACAGACGCTGTTTGAAGTACTTAGAAGAGGCGATGTTCCTATTCCCTACCGAATACCCACGTGTGGTCATCACTCATCACGCTCCGTCCCTTGAACTCGCCAATACAATGTTCGGTGGGGATATATATACTTCTGCATTCAATTCGCCTCTTGATAGTCTTATTGCATCAAGCGGAGCGTCCTATTGGATATACGGTCATACGCACTCCAATGTATGCAAGGAGATACGAGGTGTCTCCTGTGTCTGTAACCAGCTTGGGTATGTGAACCATAACGAGCATCGTATGAACAAGTACAAATCAAACTTCTTCGTGGAAATAAATCCTTTGTATGAATCTCATTGCGAAAATGTTTGACAAGTTAGTGGAGAAAGTCTTGGCTGTTGTAAGGAAAGTACCTTTCCTCAGTGAGAGTAATAGGGACAAGCATTTCCTTTATGCTATCCCTTGCGGTCTATTCTTGACCATCCTCTTTGTCCTTGGTCTTGCCGTAGGTATGGAATACAAGGATAAGCTGAAGGGCGGGAAGTTTGATTGGCTTGACCTTGGTGCGACTATCTTAGGTGGTCTCATCGGTCACGGGCTGAGGGTGCTATTCCTCTCACTCATCTAACGAGGCGAGTAACGAGAGACAAGAAGGGGAGAGGTGCTATCACCTTTCCCCTTTTACATTACACCCAATCCTTTGCTTTAGGCTCTTTCTTGGGTGTGTATATAACTCTCCCTCTCTCCTCTTCTTTTCGTCTCCTCTCTTTCTCTTTCTCGCATTTACTACATCCCATAGAAGCAATTACATATCAAAAGTAAATCGCTCATCTGATAGGTTGTATGTAATAGAGATAGGCATATCTGTCCTGCCCATCTGCCTCCAAAACTTTGTGAAGGCTGTGGTACATACGGATGTAAAGTAAGCGAATGGGTTTTTGGTTTTGGTTGGGTCAAACTTCTTCCAATTCTGAATCATATCCGCCACTGCGCTTGCAACAGCGTCCTCTCTGTCTTCAGGTATTTGGTAGATGACTTTGGTTGCGCAGTTGTCTGCGAGCTTGCACAGAAGCTCTACTGCCCTTGGTGTCAGTTCGTCCCTATCAATAGATTTCAAAATCTCCTGATAGAGTTCAGGGTTACTAACATAGTTCTTCCTATTCTTGTTAGTCTTACTCCCCTTTGGTCTTCCTGCCATAAACGATGTTCCTTCCTATACCATATTATAGATGTAGTTGATTATAGGGCGTTCCGTGAACTCCTCCCCGATGTGGGGGAGGTTATATACTCTTCTTTCCCTTGTTGCCTCTTCGTTTCTGCGGTCTTAGTGCAAGAGGCTGTCAATGCTACACAGCGTGTCTTCCATCAGAATGGCTTGCTCGGTAATCGCCTTTGGTGTGATGAGTTCAATCTCCGAGGAGATATTGTCAATCTTCACCTCTAACCTATCAAGTGTCTCGGTCATATTAGGTCGTGTCACGAGAAGGTCATAAGCGATGCTACCGATAACGAATGTTGAAACACTCAGCATTACGATGATGACAGCGTGGTTTCTAATTTTTGCGAATAGGTTCTTCATTTTATATTGGTTATTCTTTGATAGTATCAATTTTCTCCTTAGAGCGCAGTTGCATAAGCTCAATTCTGATAGCTTCCAGCGTCCTTGCTACATCCACAGAGTCCTGCGTCACTAATGATTTATTTATATTCTTAATTCTTTCTTCATTTCTGTGTGAGCGTTCAATAGCATCACGCAGGGCAAGAAGATAGGGCATGTCATCTTTGTCTGATGACTGCTCAAGGTATCTAAGAATAATCTCATTTTGGTCTTGTAGGAACTCTGCGCTCAGCTCTTGTAACCTTATCCTGAGGTCAAGGTAGTTTAGCACCTTATTGTATGAGCTAAGGAAGCTCTGAATGTTCTCCATCTGATTATGCAGTTTCTCCGTGCGGTGGACGAGTGCTCCGAGCTTGTCGGAGTCGTTGTCGTATAGATGAGAACGAAAGACAAGGTAGTAGAGCAAGCCAATCATCACGATGACTGCAAAACAGACTTTAACGAACATTGGAACTTTCTTGAATTGACTTATCAGGCTTTCGGGGTCAATCCTAACGAGAGCCCCGCCATCTTTCTTTGGGTCTCCTCCAATGCTTAGTATATCCATCGTTAGTCTTTGTCTGTCAGGTATTAGTTTGATATTTTATTTATAAAAGGAAGACCCCTTAGTTTTTATCTAAGGGGTCTTTCTAATGAATATGACTTAAAATATGCTATATTTACATAACATAATTAGGAGCAGTGATAAGCAGGACATCCTCAAATGGAACGTGCTTGATATGGTTATCTTCCTGCTTAGCGGTATGAACGATGACTGACACATATCCACCTTCCCCGTCAAACGTATTCTTATCAACAGATACGGGTGCGATAGGAGTAGACATCTCTCTGTCCATCAGGATACCATCGGTGAAGTTCATTGAGTTCAGAATATCCGAAGCCGTCTGCGAGGGATTGATATACTCCTTACTCACGTAGGTTGGTTCAGAGTCCTCCGTTGGGTATTCATCATACACCTTTACGGGAGTACCTTCGGAAGCCCCTACATAATCACTGAAGCGAACAACCTTACCTTCTTGGATGATACCCGTGATACCACCATAGTTGATGGAGCAAGGAATGAAGTTATCCATCGTGATACGTTCACGAACAGCCTGCTTAGAGTAAGCCGTCTCGTAAAGGTCAGAGACTCTCGTGATAAGGCGGATACGCTTGTTAGGGATGCGTTCGGTCTCGTTCCCGCTAAAGAGCTTCACGAGGCTGTTTTCACCTTCTTGACTTACGATAGTACCGACCTTCTTACCATCTACGAGAACCTTATCACCAGCAACGAAGGTAGACACCTTCTCACCTGCACTCTCGTTCATAGGGATGTACTGAACATCCTTGACCTTCCTCTGCTTCATCACCTTGACACCTTCATTCTTGTCAAGAGCCGTGACACTGATAGCATCTTCAATGTCATCAGTATATGGGTCATCGTTGTCCGTGTTGATAGAAACTTCGCTTCCATCAAACTTCACGAGGTCGTCAAGCATTTCGTCCGTGCCGTCAATGAATACACCTGCAAAAGAAGCTCTGATGAAGTTCATTGGGTCAGCCTTGCCGTCTTCAATGCTTTCAATGCCGAGAACAGAAACCTCTCCACCTGATACAAGACCCAGGACTTCAAGAAGCGTCTTACTGCCATTCTCAAGACCCTGAGGAATATCCTTGCTCTTAGAGATGTAGAGCTGTCCATAGAGTTCTGAATCAGGGTCATTGACGTGGAAGAGTACACGTGTTTCCGTATCGTCCTCATCAGATAGGACTACATACTCAATCTCTTCGTACTCATCACCTTCATTGAATACACCCTTTTCATCTACGTAGTACTCATCACCATCTTCAAGGACATCAACAAGTGCAGAGAACTCGAACGTCTCAGGTTCTTTGTCCCCTTCGTCATCCTTAGAGAAGTCAATCTGTTCGGATTCAAGCACTCTCTTCGTGACAGCGGCGGCTTCGGTTATATTAGTAACCTTACCATCCTTACTCTTAGAGACGATGCTTACTGATTCAAAGAACGAAGCTGGGTCTTCTACTGCGGACTCATCTTCAAATGAATCGGGGCTGAACTCAATAGGCGTTTCACCGAGGTAGTCAGAATTGACTTCGGGAAGAGCATTCTCCTCAGGAGCAACGGCACTCGTATCAACAGCTGAACCGCTATTCCATTCTTGGTTTGCATCAAGAGCTTGTTGAATCTTGTTGAATACGAACATAGGAATGGTTGTGTCTTCTGATGTACCAATCATACCATCAGCACTGCTATAGTACGAGAAGACATTTCCATCAAGGTTTCTATTGACAACGAATGGCTTATACTGAACCTTATCCTCTACGGCATCAATTCGCACAACACCATAAGCAGCTACAAAGCCGTTCTCGCCCTTCTTAACCTTTATGTCAAGAACCTGAACGCCATCATCGGCTACGCCAGCTTCATTCTCAGAACCATAGTCTACAAACTCATCTTGTTCGCTACTGATAGGTTCATCTTCACCGATGAAGTCAATACCACTTTCACCTTCGTTGTCTAAGCTGTAATCCTCAGAGAGGTAGTTGTCGGGGACTTCTTCATCAGAAGAGAAGTCTTCAGGAGCATTAGCGGTATCGCCAAGAGGAGTGGAGATTTCATCAGGGGTAACGCCCTTATCAAGGATAGAGACGTTGTAGAAGACAACACCTGCGTCATCCTGCTTGTAGCGGTTATTAGAACCATCAGTAGCTACGTCACCCTCTTCTTCTTGGAAGGCTTCGTATTCCTTCTTGAGCTTATTCAGCTTGTTGTTGATGCTACCGAGATAACCCTTAACCTTATCTTCGTTTGCACCTGCACCTTCTTCAAGGACTTCCTTGAGACCCTTGCGCTGTTCAATCAGCTTGGTGATTTGTGATTCAAACTCTTCCTTCTTCTTGTTGTATCTTTCAATACGCTTCTTGTCAGCCTTCTTCGTATTCTCGTTGATAGAGATATAGGTCTTACCGAAGAACTGAGAGAAGATAGGAGGTACGCCACTTGGCTTCAGGTTAGAATAGTAATTGAATGGGTCAAGCGCACTTGCATCGTAAGTAATGATGAAGTACATACCCTTCAGGTTGATAAGAAGAGCCGTACGACCATAGGTATCAAGTTTAGAGTACTCCGTAGCGAAGTCAAGCTCAGCCATCTCGTAAGTTCCGTCAATCAGCTTCGTGAGTACGTTGGTTACGTTGTTGAATACCGAGTAGTCGTTAATACTTGTAATCTGAGCGAAGAGGTCAAAGGAGACAAGAGCATTGTCATCAAGACGAGTGTCATTGAGGAGTACGCCAATCTTACCTTCGTCAGAACGTGTGATAGTGAATACCGAACCTGATGTAGTATAGTACTCAACACGAGCCTCACCGCTTGGGTTCTCGTCATAGGAGATAAGACCCTTAGCCTCAAGAGAAGCAATCTGTCTGAGGTCTTGTGGAAGCTCCTCGTACTCCTCTCTTGTGATAGGACGTACAGACGTATCACTCTTAGCAAAGAACGCACCACCATAAAGGAACATAGCAACGCCCTTAGGGTTGGTGAAGACGGGAGAGATAGGGGTCTCCTGGCTTAGGTTAGAGTCGCTTGAGATAGCCGATTCCGTTTCGTTGGTATCTTCGGGAAGACGACCTTCCTTAATGATATGGAGTAGTCTACCAACGATAGGGAGCTGACGAGCGTAATCTCTAAGAGCCTTGATAGCGTTGTTCTTTGCAATGTCATTCCTTTCAAGGAGGAAAATCATTGCAGGCTCTTCAATGGCTTCATAGAAGTACTTAAAGAGTGGGTCACTCTTCAGCTCGTCAAGAATAGCGATAACCTCAACACCGACCTTGTCCTTGTTTACTGCGCTCCTGATGCTATCATAGGCTTCCTTTACACCCTTGAGGTATCGGAAGTCCTTCATACTTTCCAAGAACTGCTTATAGATACGTTCGTCACGGGGACGGGTATCTTCGGACTCATTGATGAAATTGACGTAGCCTCTTAGCACAGAATGGAACTCCTCGTTGTTAGACGAGCCGTGCTTCTCCATAATAGCACGGATATGATTTTCCATCCCAATAAGGCTTGCCATGCTTGAGAGGCGGGGTGCACCTACTCCGCCAACTTCAGCAATCATAGCTTCATTGACTGCATTGGTAGCACTTGTGAGTGCATCCTTTACAGACTGAAGGTCTTCGTAGTTTAATTTCTTACTCATTTATATATTGTAACTTGCAAGTTATTGTCGATATGTTATTTACAGATAGGGACTTCCTATTAGATTATAGTCACATTCTTGATAGTACAAGAGATACCATTATGCTGAGCGTCCTTTATGACAATATCAATAGTCCTATGAGCCGTGCTTCCTACGTATGGTATAGGTTCGTGGTTTCTTGGGAGTGTTATTGGGTTAGCCATATCAACAATGCCACTATTTAGGTTCAGGTAAGCATCAAAAGAAACCTCTTGCCCGTTCTTCTTCGTGTACTTGATGAGGACACGCCTCTGCTCTTCCGTCTTGTTTCCAATGACGAAAAGCCCTTGGCTGTTTACGATGAACGAGCTTTCTGTTATCTTACCATTCGCCATATCGGGGACAACGGAGATGTCGGGCATCAGGATGACTTGGTCTTGGGATATGTCCCCTGCGCCAAAGTAATCTATATGCGCATCCGTTCGTTCTTCCTCAGGGATAAAGTCGTCAGGTATCTCCCAATCGTAAAGCATCGTGTTAGGTATAGTAGCTATATGGGTCTCCTTACCATTCTCCTTGTAGGAGATAGTGATAGTCCTCATATCCCCATATACCTTGTCGTAGTGCCACGTGATAGGCATTACGTGTCCAGCTGGGTAAGCCTTCCCTGATATGTCGTATCGTGGGTAGATATACCCGTCCTCGGACTTGTGTGCTATATCGCTTTTGAGACCATATATCTCATTATGCCCGTCACGCTGTCCAAGGGTATCCTTCCGCTCTGACTTATTCAGTGTAACATCATAACCGAAGGACTTAATGTAGTTGCTCTTCAGACGCTCTGTCGTCTTATCAAACATAGGCTGATAGGCTTCCACATCTATGCTGAAAGATAGCTCCATAGGAGAAGCGTCTTGCATACCGAACTTATACTCCATAGGCTTCTGCCATTGGGAGTTCTCAGGGATGCCATACCTGCATCGTATGACGATACCACGATAGGTTGTCTTGAATGACCTATTCTTGTAGAATGCTTCATTGACCTGAGATTGTATCTTGAGTAATGATATGGTCGTATCTACGATAATCTTGCAGTCAAAGGAGAACTTGATAGGAAGGCTATACAGATATGATACGTATGTACGGGGAATACCATCCTCGTCTGTCCTCGTATATTCACCGAGGACAAACCTATTCGTAATAGACCCTGCTTCAATGGAAGAGGAGTTAAGTGTGATGACCCCTCTTGGAATAATATCAAAAGAGCCATCCATCTTCGTCATCCCCTTACATAGGTCTTTGAAGAACATATAGTTATCCTGAATGAACCTCTCCCCTGAATGCGCCATATTGTAGAAGAAGGGAATATGAATAACCTCCTCCTTACCATCACGCACCTGAGTGTAGAATAGCTCTCCATTCAAGGCGTTAAGTAGCCCACCGATGACAACCCTTGCGAAGACATCATCGGTGTTTCTCTTTTCGTATAGTTCTTTCTCTTCGTTTACTACGCTTCTTTTTCTTGCCATCTTCTACTACTTCCCCTTCATCACATCCGTGATATTTGGATTTTCCGTTACACAGCATTCGTGATTACCTTCAAGGACGTATCTACCATTACGAGATATGATAGGGCTTTCACCTGCCTTCGCTACATTAGGAGGAGCAACACGCTTCCCTGATGCAGGTATGGTGAGTTCATTGAAGGGTCTGTTGATGTTCGGTGTTTCGTTAATCTCCTCAATGTTCTTAGGAGAGATATACTTGTACGCTCTCTTCCTTAGCTGTGTGTCTATGGTAGACTCTTTCCTAATCTCTGCCTTCTCCACAACGGAGGAAACCATATTAGTCTTAATACCCTTAGTAATCTCCATCACCTCAGGAAGAGCTATGAGTGAACCTACCACGAGGGAGAATGGGTTGGATATTTCGTTGTACTTGAGGATAAGGTCGGTATATTCGTCCGTACCATAGTAGTCAAGCGAGATGAGGTCAGGTCTACATACATACCTCTCCGTAAGGGTAAGGACTTTGAAGGTTGATGCACCGAGTGACTTGCTCTCAAAGATTGAGACGCATAGGTCGGTCATATCCTCTCCGTCCTTCCCTTTTATGATAGGTTTATTATCAAGTGTATGAGTAAACATAAATTAGGTCTTATTTGCTCTTTCAGCGAGCTTGTCAAGGTCAATGTAGTATGAGCTTCGTGCTTCAAGTGTAGAGCGAGAGAAGTTACCGAAGTCTATACCAATATCTTCTCTGTTGCTGTATGCGATAGGAGTGTACCTTGGTATTGCAAGGATAGTTGAGTCTCCGCTATTGACGGGTACATCCACATTGTCACCTCCGATAGAGACATCAGCACGCTTACCAACACGTGGGTTCTGCTTTTCGTCCTTGAAGTCACGTCTTGGGATAAGCCCTCTCGTCTCAGGGTCAAACGTACCCCATCCTTCAATAGCACGAGGTCCAACGCCATCGGAGTTTGCCTGCCAATACTTATCCACCTTGGTAACTCTGTCTGCGGATGTTCTCGCCCAATCGGGGAGGACGTATATGCGCCCTGCACCTCTGTTGAAGATAGAGGAGATACCATCCATATCCCTATCCATAGCGTGCGCCAGCGTGATGGTGATAGTCATCTCCGTAGGAAAGTCATCCCATCCCATCTCGTCACCGAACTTAATATCAACACCCTTACAGATGAGGTTGCCTATCATTGCGATAGGGTTCATAGGATTACCTATTGTGACATGCCAATCACCAACGGGGTCTCCCATAAGGAGAGCCTTACGACCCGTGAGCCATTGGAAACCGAACTCCTTACCTACAAGGGCATAGAGTATATCCTTGAGCTTCTTTCTTCCTGCATCCGTATTCGTGAGGTTCTTCAGTTGGTTCTGAAGTTTGACCATCATCCCATTCTCCTTCTGCTTGGCATCCTCATCGCTAACTCCGATAGCATCCTTACCGAAGTTCACTGCGCTCCCTACAAGCTCCTTAGCACCGCTGAAGATTTTATCCATAAAGGTCTGAATACCACCGCCACCTACGAAGAGCTGTGCGATGGCTTCAATAATCTTCTCAAAGTCATTCCCTTCAAGGAGCTTGTACAGCTTGTCAAGGAAGCTACCACTTGGCATCAGCGTTGGGTCAAAGGCATATCTGTGTGCCCCCTTGAAGAAGAGGGCTGAACCCGTACCCATAGCAAGGGCGTTGGCAAGGATGTCAAGCATCACTGCCTTGGGGTTAGCTCCACCGAAGTTACGAGCCACATAATGGAATGACAAGGAGATTTCCTTACCCGTACCACCAAATGCCATTCCTTCATCACGCATCATCACAGAACTAATCCTATTAAGTGGACCTTGGATGCGGTTGTTCCATGGACCTTGGGTATATGGGTCAGGCATACCATTAGCACCGATAAGTTGCTCGGGGTTTATCTTCATTGAGTAGGAAGGGTCGGTGAGAAGACCTGATAGGATTTCAGCACCCATAAGCCCCTTCTTCCACAGAGACCCACCTCCGAGAGAGAACTCATTTCCCGAGAACATATTACCCATAAATCCACCACCCGTACTTCCTGAGGTGACATCCCAAATCTCGGACTTCGTTGCCTTCCATGTGTACCCACTTGAGAAGTTGATGATATTTGGAAGTTCATTTCCCGTACCACTACCGAAATAGGTGAGCATCGTTGCGATAGGCGAATGGGTTAAACCATTCTTATTCACCACCTCAACATCACTTTCTACCCCCAGGAGTTTACCATCTAAGTCAGGGAACGTAAGGTTGTCCCTTGTAGGCTCAGAGTACCTCCTCAGAGTTATAAGATGGTTGTTTGGTATAACATTCCAAAACTTACAGAAGATGAAGTCTTGGAAGGAGTATGGTACTCTACCGACAGCGTCAGCCTGACCATACTTGATGATATTCGTTGTAGTAGGCACTGACAGCTTGAAGTCCTCACCATTGGTATTGGTGTTCAAGTCATACCACGCCTTTCTCTTGTGCTTATCTAATAGTCTTACAGACCTAATCTTGCCCCCCGTATCAACGTCAAGAGACCCGTATAGTCTGATAACACTATAAGGGTTCATAATGGAGTTCACCCCATAGAAGTTGGGATTACCCTTCATCTTGAGGAACTTCGCCATATTATGGTAATACTGCGTATGTTCCTTACCCTTATGTGTCGTTGCTGTTCTATTCTCTGCGTATGGTGCGAGGTGGTCTTTGAGGATAGACGTACCCGTCAGTGCCGAGTAAGCCACCTTCTGATGTATCTTCTCTGCACCCTTGTGGGTCATTATGTACCTATCAAGTCTTGGGTCATAGGCAGAATCGTATGAGCCTTCAAGCTCACCTTCGTTATCTCTGTTCTTCCCATCGTCATTCCTGCTACGACCGCCATCATCAAATGGCACGTTCTTCTTGCCATTATCAGCAATGGCTTGGCACTTCTTCTTGAAGCCCTCAATGAAGTAGACAGCGATATTCCTACCCGTAGGGTCTGAAAGGACAGCATAAGCGTTTACATTATCCCTCCTATCCTTGTCAAGGTACTGCTCCGTTATCATAGCACCCATAGCACCATAGAAGCCGTAGTCCTTCACCGAGGAAGGCTTAAACCCATACGAAGGTGCGCTATTGTCACCTCTCGTGATAAGCCTCATAACACCCTCCATAGATGGGTTAGAGGTATTAGTCTCCTTTTTAGCCTTACCCTTCTTACCCTTCTTCTTTTTCTTATGTGGAACGAAGTCGCCCTTGATAGTCCCGAACTCACCAATCATACCCATAGTAGCCGTAGATACCTCCGTGAGTTCGTGCGACTTGAAAGTAGACCACCACGTTACATTCTCATCGGATGGAGCAACGGGCATTGTGGTTGCGCTCTTCTCGCTTGCATTTGGGTCTACATACCTGAATGGGATTGTCTCAGGAAAGATAAAACCTTCCCTCTTCTTCCTCAGTGCGGGTATCGTCTTTCTAACGAGCGTCTCTGCATCGTAATACAGACCATATTCAGACGATGGAAGTACCATAAGAGTAACAGAATAGCTCTCCACGGCTTCCACCTTCTTACCCGTTGCTTGAAGTTCGGAGATAGGCTGATACAAGAGGTAGTCCTCCTCCAGCTCTCCGAGCTTGTTTATTCTTACAGAAGGGAAGCGTTCATCAATAGGAGCGTTAGCATCAGCATTAGGTGCAAGACCGCTCCCGTCTTCTATACGTGCATTAGGCTTCTTGAGTTGCGAGAGTATCTCGTCAATCTTATATGCCTTTCTCTTCTTGGCGGTGACTAACACATCAGGCATAACCGATTGGTTCATACCATCCTCTGCCGTGAACTGCTCCACAGCATCGTCAATCATATCGCCCTTGACAAAAGCGAGGTAGGTCTTCTTACCCTTAGCGTCTGTTATAATCTTTCCGTCTTTCATTCCTTATCGTTGTCTACCAACGTACACGCCACCTATATGGGATGGCAGTTCAACTGAATCACAGATGACAGCCTTAGAGCCATTCTTTATCACTCTACTCAGGAGGTCAATCTTACGTTCATTATCCGTGAAGGGCTTAGATGATTTGTATAGTCTAATGTTACTAAGGCATACGTCACCTCCGAGGAGGGAGTACTGATATAGCCCTGCTGTGAGTTGTGAAGCTATGCTCACCTCTGCAACCACAGACAGACCACTACCCTTCTTTGCATATATCCTTAGCGAGCTATCACCACCCGTCATCATCGTGAGAGATATACCATACCACTGCTCATCCTTTAATGTCGTGCCGAGCATAGTCGTATTGTCCACTCCGTTGATGGAGAGGTTTACATAATCCTTGCCAAGGGATAGTGATATACTTTCGTTTGGAGAGGAGATAATCTGAGTTGGATTACTCGTTGCAATAGTAATCTTAGACTTCCTCCAATTCGGCTGTATCTTATCTAAGTTCAGCCTATCAGCAAAAGTGATATACCATTCATCGTGGTCTCCGTGTATGGCTTTCAGTGTAAGTTCTTGCTTGATAGACTTACCTACGGAGACGATATACTTCTCCCCGACAGAGAGGGCAACGGGTCTCTTAGACCTACGCATCACGATAGTCTCGTAAGCCACGCCATTGATACGTTCCTTGCCATCCTTCAGTAACACTTCATCATAAGTAGTGACCTCATCGGGGAAGTTTGGCTTAGCCCAAAGGGACAGAAGGCGATAGGAGTTTTCTTCCACCTCATCATCATCCTTATACTCAACAGCAAGATACCCCTTCTTAACAGAAGACAAGTCGTAGTACGTTCTGAATATATCCGTATTGCCAACGACAAAGGTCTTTTCCTTTATAATGTCAGCATCAGATACGTACTTGAAGTTATCCCAAGGAGTAGAGTTATATGGGTCAGTCTGCTGTTCTGAGTTGATGTCTGCAATCTCGTCAAGTATATCAAGACCGAGAAGCTCCTCTGTACCCGTAGTATAGTCGTCAATCGTCTCTGCAAGGTTCTCGCCTTCTCCTCTGTACTGCTTCTGCGTGTACTTCTTCATCACCGCTTTGAAGTGAGTGAATTGTTGCATGAAGCCATATACCTCAGAAGTGCTATCTACTTCAAAGAGCTTATGAAGAACGGGTATATATACGATGTCTCCCTTCTGAGGCATCGTGCCACCACCATACGCTTCGTACCAAATAACAGCGGGTATCTGCAACTCAAGAGGAACGTTGTATCCAAGTTCATAGATACTAACGCCCATATCACCTTGGTTGTAGGCTTGGTCAGAGAAGATGACGTTAAGTGTCGTAGGGCAGTCCTCTACATCAAGGAGAGTGTAGTCTTGGAAGATGACATCTGCCGAGTTCTTGTGTGGCACAGCACGCCAATAGATGACCTCTACACCGAACTTCTTGACTACGTCTTTATTCAGCATATCATTCATCTTCCCCCCTATATCCATCATCTTCTTGACTGATTCAGCGGACAAAGGAGACTTCTTATCCTGCTCAAAAACTAAACCCATCTAATCTTCTTTTTACTTAGGGTATTTAACCAAAGAGGGGTGTAGGTTAGCCCCACACCCCTCAGAGGAATTTAATGGTTTAATGTGTTACCCCAGCTTGGCAAACTTACCGATTTCGCTGTAAGAGTCACAGCGGAACTTGACACCCGTCAGCTTCCAAATACCCTTCTGTGAATAGTCAAAGACGGGAGGATTGACTGCGGAGATAGCAAAGATGTCTCGGCAAATATAACCCCAATAGGGTCGGTTTGCTCTATCAAGTGCAACAACTGAGAAGAGGGGAATTGCGTAATTCGCCTTCGTTGTCGTAGCACCCGTGTAGACGTTGTATACGGAGTCCATAAGTCGTCTCACAAGACCATACGTCAGGTGGTTGGGCTGACCATTGATGTCGATAGTATTCACTTCAAAATCAATGTCAATATCAATATGCGTATCGCCTGGGTGAGCCTGAGCATAAGACCTTGTGGTATTCATATAGTGCTGGACTTCTGCGCCTGGCATCTTGTGAGGAGACCCAACGTTTACCTTGGTAATAGCTTCAAGTAGAAGGTTCTTCTCTTCCGTGCTAAAACCAGCATAAGCAGGAGGAACAATATCTACAATAAACTTACCTGAGTAAACGGGCTCAAGCATCTCCGTAGAGATACGTGAGTGTCTATATTGAGGGAGCGCACTCAAGCCGTGCGACCTTGTCTTTAGTTTTTCTGCCATTGTCTTATCTTATTTCTATTCTTATCTGACGACATTACCATTCCTTAGAACCTTGACCTGCTGGACAATCTTCTCATTGCAAAGAGCGGGAACGACCTCAACATCAACGACACTGATACCCTCAATCTTCAGCTGTTGGTCGCTGTTGTTACTATCATCCATAATGATATTTGGAGCAGTAAGAACGACACCCGACTGAGCAAGAGGAGCAAGCTCCGTAGAGATGTCAGATACAATCTGAGACCTCGTGATGCTGTTGTCGTATTCAAAGACGTACTTCTGAAGGACTTCCTCAACCTTGATTTCAATCGTGTTAAGGAGTTCTCTGACGTGCAGGTAGTTGAAGTAAGAGCGCAGAGTCTGATAGCAGGTCTTGTTACCATAAATCATAATCTGCCCAGCCTTGGAGATGATTGGGTTGATACCCATCTGCTCAAGGTTGCCTCTATCCTCATTATCAAACGAGTATTCAACACCCGTCAGGAAGCGGTTAGAAAGAACGCCATCAAGGTTAGCGATGATAGCATAAGGATTACCACCCTTATACTTACGCATCATAGCGTTAGACACGTCAGCCGCAGGTGGGACAAGAGCAGTCTTACCACCATCGTTGTACTTGAGGAATGGAGCGAAGACAGCCGCATACTTACCACCATTGTCTTCCGATGGGAGTGAGTAGCCCGAAGTGTACGTCATCTCCGTGTTACCACCGAGAGGGATGTACTTCGTATCAAAGGCTGGCTTAACGCCTCTACCCGTGTTGAACGTATCGCAGAAGTAAGGGTCAGAGGACAGCTCAAACTGCTTCATTGAAGGAGCGTTGAGCAGAGCCGTACACTTACCTCTCTTCTGAGCGAGACGAGCGAGGTAGGACTTACCGAAGCTCTCTCTACCAAGACCGAACGACATTGAGTCAATGATATAACGATAGTCAATAAGGTCAGGGTTGGTGAGACCACGAAGGATACCTTCTTCTTCAATCATTGAGTAGATTTTCTCTACGCCCTTTTCGCTATTGGGGTTGCCATCCTTATCAAAACCTGGGAGGTGCTTGTTAGAGATGATAAGACCCTTGAGCGGAGTAAGACGGATAGTAGAAGCGACTTCGGGGTCTGAAAGCGAACGCTGTACGGAGATGTACATCGTCTTGCCATTCGTAGAGAAGAAGTTGAGTATCTTATTCGTAATATCTCTACCGACAGAGTTCTCTCTGTTGAAGCGAAGGATGTTCCTCAGGATATAAGCCTTGACAGATTCAATAGAAGACTTGTCGTCCTCCGTAGCCTGAATTATGCCCTTGAAGTCAATAGCACCGATAGACTCTGCACCCGTAGAGCTTGAACCTTCCTTGATGGAGATGGGGTCGCCAGCAGAAAGAATCTTGAACTGAAGTTTACCATTCGTAGCACGAGCCATAGCTTCAAGAGAAACGATATATTCCTCAGAGAGGGTAAGCTCGCTTGCGATACCACCTGCCTTAGCCTGAGCGTTGAGTGACTTGAGCGTATCGAGAGTCACAACACGGACGCTATTAACACGTGTGATACCTGGGATGGTAGGAGCGACAGCACTTTCGTACTTCGTCTTCAGAGATGGGTTCGTTTCAGTGAAACCATAGTTGTCCTCACGACCAAGGATTGTAACACCATCACCCTTGTTGATATTGTACAGATAGGTCTCCGTAGAAATCTTAGGTGCGGTAGAACGTTCAAAGGTAGAGGTCATACCATCAAGAAGTTCGTCAAGCGTTTCGCTCAGCTCCTTGACAGCAGGGAGAGACGCAATACGGGTAGGAAGACCCGATACAATCGTCTTAGCCTTATAAAGGATAGAAAGGAACTCGTTAGCCGTAGTAGCCTTCTTCAGGAGCTGAAGAATGAAGAGCGTATTCTCAGCTACGAACATACGAGACACTTCAAAGTACTGAGTGATACCTGCGATGAGGTCATCAACATCAGAAGCCTTTGTTGGGAGTGCAGAGACGATATTAGCACCCTTACGGATGACAACACCATTAGCATCCTGCTCAACGAAGTAAGCAAGCTCCTTAGACTTATCCCAACCAGCGGGCAGGTCTGCATTGATAGCAATACCACCAGCGACAGCCGTCAGCTGACCAGCCGTGACCTTCTTGGCTTCGGCAGGAATTTCAAAGATGACGTTGCTTCTCTTACGACCATCCTCAGAAGTGGCGTTAGTCCACGTCAGGGTGATAGGAGAGGTCTTACCACCTACGTTCTTGTACATCCCATCACGGAGAGAGGTGAGTTCCTTCTCAATAGAAGCGATAAGGTCAGAGACCTTCTTAACACCATCAATCGTTTCACCTTCTACGTCACCGAAGAACTTGTTGAAGCTATCAGCAACAGAGAGGTCAGGGAAGACAATCGTATTAAGACCACCGAAGTAACGTGCGTCACCGATATGGTCAATGATCTTCACGTCATTAGGAATCTTCGTGGAGTGTGAAAGGAACGTAACCTCTCTCGTATCCTTATGGATAGTGTGACCGATAAGGTCAATAACCTTGTTACGAGTAACCTTACCACCCGAGATGTCATCAAAGAACATATGCGAGCCGTTGTTATCGTAGTCAAGATACTGCGAAGAGAGACCATCCTTATTCACAGAACAGAGGAGACCCGTAATCTTGTTTGAAGCGTTTACCTTGTCTTGGATATACTCAACAGCACCCGTCTTATCCTTGAAGTCAGGGATGATAGAACCAACCCACGTACCGATAAGGCGAACGCTATCCGAAGAAAGGAAGTTGTTCAGTGCACTTCTGCGGAGACCATCTGGGGTGAAGAACCTACTCCAATGAGGGTCAGAAGCGTAAGAGTCATATTCAGACCAAGAGCCATCAATAGCCACGACCTGGACGAAGAAGTCGCTCATTCTATCGGTAGGACGAATCCAAGGATAAGGAATCTTATTGTCACCGCCATACCAATCACGAGCCATCACATCATAAGCAGGAAGGTCATTAGCTCTAAAGACTGCAATAGAAATATCCTTGCTTGACGTGTTAGCGAAAGTGAACAGAGGGGCAGATGCGATATTACCTACACCTGCACCCGTGCCTGCCTGAGCAAGACGAAGAACATTCTCGGGTTCGGGCTTCCAAAAACGAGACCTATCAAACAGAGAGGGGAATGAGGCGATACCTACATTGTACCCGTGTTTATTCTGAATGAAGTGGTCAGAAGGACGATACTTCTTCTTAGTGGCTTCGGCACGAGCATCACCATCACTTGCCCCGTGAGATGCAATCTGACTTGGGTTGGGTGTAGAAGCATTCAGCCCGAAAGCAGAGTAACCACTATAATCGGTGTCCGTAGCTGGAAGCAGGCTGATAGCGAAGATAGGGTCTACCTGAACCATGGTACGTGCCATTCGGTTCATGAATGCCCCTCTGCGCTCCAGCTTGTCATCAATGTCGCCAAAAAGGCTTTGTACCATCTTCTCGTTCTCAAGGTAGAGAGGTGTATTGAATGGTACGTTGGGGTCAAACCCAACAAGAAGACGAAGAGCCGAGACTTCAACGGGAACGGACTGAGTAGTGTCCGTCTCGAAGGTATATACACCTGCCGCTCTTAGTCGTCTGTAATCTAAGGAAACTGCCATGTTAATTTGCAAATAACAATTATGTTTTTCTTTTATCTATTTACTAAAAAGGGTGAACGGAGCAACTTTCCGTCCACCCTTAATAGGATTTATATGAAGTTATTTAAGACTTACTTCTTCTTAGACTCTTCCTTAGGTTCGCTTTCTCCTTCGTCACCAAAGTCAAAGTCAAAGTCATCGTCTGAGAGGAGGTCATCATCAGCGATACCTTCACCGCTACCTTCTTCCTCAATTTCAGTACCCGTGATTTCTTCAAGGGTCTTACCATAGAGGTCTACAAGCATCTTGTCAAGGTTCTCCTTGTAGCTCAGGGGTACAAGAAGCGTGCCCGAATCACCCTCATCACCTTCTTCTCGGTCTACGATGGTAATGTCATCCTTGTCAATGTCATACTTAGCAAGAGCGTCAATACCCTTATCAACGTCATTCACGGGCAGACGGACGAACTTATCTTCATAAGTCTGCTCGCCACCTTCACCTTCAGCTTCGGGTTCTTCGGTCTTTTCTTCGCCTTCTTCCTTCTCGTCTTCCTTCTTGTCATCTTCATCCTCTACCTCTTCGGCTTCGTAAACCTTACGGGGCTGAGTGGACTCATTCTTGGTAGAAGCCTTCTTCTCCTTCTTCAGATAGTCAAGACGTTCTTCAAGCATTTCAATGACTTCGGTCTTCTTGGCGATTTCCTTGTCGCAAGAACGGCACTTCTTCTTATCAGACTCATCTACCATTCTGCGTTCCTTGCGGAGGTCTTTGACCTTTCTCTTCTCTTCTGAGATAGCTTCACGAAGGTCTTTCGTAGACATATTACGAAGCATCTTACCTTCATATCTTCTGTTGCCGTGGAGACCGCAGTTCGTTGAAGTAGCTTCGTGAATACCAATAGCAGAAGCAGGAACGAGCTGTTCAAACATTTCTACGAAGAAGTCTTCAAGCTCCTTATCGGTATTACCTGATACAACATCGTAGTCAAGTTCTTCAGCGAAGACACCTCTGTTAGGAGTAATGATTTCAACACGTACGTTGGTGTTTTGGTCGTTCTCTCTTTCATTGTCCTTAACGAAGATGAAGGGGACAGCAGAGAAAGCACCTTGTTCCTTATCACCACCGATGAGAACGAAGCTATATCTCAGCCAAGCCTCAAGGGGGAACTCAGAAGAGCTTTCAATGATACCAGCAAAATCATTCTCCAGCGTTGAAGCAACGATGTCTTCATCAGCCGAAGCGAGAGCCGCCTTACCGCTATTGATAATCTGAGCGAGCTGAGGGTTCTGATTACCCTGAGCCTGAATACGCTGAACAGCACCAGCAAGGCTTGCCGTCATCTTATTGAAGAGCTGTTCCGTGGGATTGACGAAAGCGAAGCCTCGTGCAGAGGGAGACTGATAGGGTTGCTTTACGGGTTCAGCAACGGGTGCTTCGTCCTCGTAGTTATCAACATCTTCAATCTCTACGCTTTCATAATACTTTCTAAATGCACGTTCGCTCTCGTTGATAGTAGAACGATTGCGGTTTGAACGTGGCAGTGATGGGGTACGTCTATTCTCGAGTATAGACTGCTTGCCCCAATCTTCTTTGTTCTTTTTTCTTATAGCCATATTGAAAAGAATTTAATTTCTTGTCTATATTATTATATTATGTATCTATTTATCAAGCTATTCATTCCCAAGGAAACGCTCGCACTTTGAAAGACCATCGGATGCCATATATGACACGTTCAGCTTTCCGATAGTATCCTTAATGTCCGCCATAGCCGAAGACAGCTTGCCGTCTAAACCTCTCAGCTCGTCCGTCAGTTCAGCTACTTTCCTCTTGGATTTGTAGACTTCTTCGTCTGCTTTATTTACAATACTGCGAAGCCCTGATGTAGCCTTATTAGATACGTCCTCCACCTTACTCCTTATAGCGTCATACGCCTTGTTCAGCGCAATCGTCAGAGGGGCTAAGTAGCTTAGGTCTTTGTTGGATGTGTTAATCACAAGAAGGCAGAGGTTCGTACCAAGCCCTGCGATACCAATACCAAAGACAAGTAGCAGAGGTCCAATCTTGACGGGGACGATAGCTATGTAGATGACGGGGAGCTTCAGTGTGAATGCAGGGAGGATTATCCAAGTGACCCATCGGTCAGGAGTTACATTGAATAGGGTGTCAAGCGCAAAGTGTCTCACCCAATACGCCCTATCAAGGAATGTCGGGTTGGACTTCGTATGGGTAGGTATGGTATCTGAAGGGACGAATGGAGACCTAATCTTAGGGATGTCAATAGTCTCCTTGCCTATCTGATACACAGCATAAATCTTTCCGTCAATATAAAGCTCAAGCGGAGCGGGCATCTCCTTTACAAGGGAATAGCGGGATAGGCTGTTCATAGCATCTTCTATCCTATTATCGCTGTTGTATACAATAGCGATGCAGTCGTCAAAGAACTTATTGAGCTTATCTGCCTCAGTCTGTATAAGTCTCTTGAATGCTTCAAGATATTTTTCTCTATACGCCTTGAAGAGAGGGAAGAGGTCATTCTCCAAAGAGTAGGTGAAGTTGCTTGACATCTTTAGTCCCATCTTCGTGACAAGCTTCTCAAAGGCAGAGAGGAGTTCTTTGTCATTCAGCTCACGACCATCGTCATCAACGCTTTCGTCATACAACGTCTCAAAGATGCTATATGGGTCATAGTCCGCTTCATTCATCCTCTCTTCGTTTTGCTTCCAATCCTTGTATTCAGAACGAGAGACCTTGTCTTTGCCCGTGCGTCTTTTTGTAACCTCCTCAAGCCACTTCTGCCTATCGCTTTCAGATAGACCCTTTACAAAGAGTTTCTTGAAAGCGTCTTCATTGTTGAACTTATCAATAATTTCCTTTCCTGACGCTCTCTTGCTTGACCTTGTTGCGATGATACCTTCAAGGATAGCACGAAGCCGATTGAATGTTTTTGAGTCGTTGTTATAGATGCGCTGACCGCCCTCTTCCTTATTCACTCTTTCAAGCATAGGGATGTAGACGTATTTGTTCATGTCAGCCATAACACGGAAGTCCTCGGACTTAACCCTCGTCTTACGTAGCCTATAGTATTCGGAAACGACCAAGTTGTAATGCTCGTTCATTATACGCATAGCATCATCCTTGGCTTGGTTGATTACGTTCTCGTTCCCTTCCGAAGCCTCAATACGCTTCTCTATGTTCAGCTTCTTTATCCTATCAAAGTGCTTTCTGTCATACCCTTTCTTCTTGTGTTCCTTAGCCTTGATAGCTTGCTCAATGATGGCTGTTGGAGTATTACCTCTTTTCTTTAGGACAGCCAGCTTTATCTTGTTCATCACAAGCGTCCTAACACCTAATGCGATATTAGGGTACACCATAGGTATAGCAAACGCAAGTATGGCTTGCTTAGCATCCTGCACCTCGCTAAACGCATCTCTTATACCCTCTATCTCATTTTGTAGCGTATCTGTAATGGTATGCGTTGCCGTGTCTCCCCCCTTGTAGCATCGTAGTCTCCATTCGGGAATACCAATCTTAGCGACAAGTTCATTCTTCTCCGTAACGTCCTCTATTGGGTTTTCTATTGGGGACAGATACTTAGCTCCACCTACTACATCCACAAGGACACCATTAGCACCACCCCATTTGCATTCATCTACCTCTTGCAGTATCTCTACGATAACCCCATCATATCTCTTAGGGTCATTGAATGGATTTTCTTTTGAGCTTGTCTCATCAGGCGTTCCACACAAGCAGATGCCCTCAATTCTTGTTATTTGGTTTGCATTCCCTGCAACGGACTCTTCCTTGACTTCTTCCTTGTTAGCATTATCAAGCACCCATTTGAGTAGAATAGACCCACTCACTTTTTCTTCAAGATGCGAGGGCAATTCCTTCTCGCTATTTTCAAGCGATTTGAGAGCCTCTTTCCTTTCGTAAGACAAGTTGCTTCGGTAGTTCAATAGAAGCGCACCAAGGAGGGATATATCCTTGTCAAGGGCTGAATAGAGTGCAGACAACGCCTTGTCTTTTAGCCTATCGGGGGTAAATCCTTCATAAAGGTTTTTGACGATAGCTATCTTATCCTTTATCTCGGACATATCTCCAAGACCCCTAACATACCCCATGACCTCTGATACATTACGACTTAGGTCGGAGGTCATAGACAAAGGCACAAGAGCGAGTAACTCTTCGGGGTACTTAGACAGCACCCGCTTCTTGATGTCTTCAATCTGAGACTTGTTTATAACCCCGACTGCGTCAGCCTTGGCTTCCTCAACCATCCTCTTTACATCTGCAATAGCGGTCTTCATCTGCAAGGACGTAAGGGTATAGACCTTCTTAGGGAGGCGTGCGTCCACAATGGAAGTCACCTCGTGCTTCATATCGGGCAAGCATTCAAGAGGGTCTTCACTGACCGCCTTTATCGTATCAGCGACTTCAAGAAACTTCCCCGATGCCGTTGAAGCGATATTGTCGCATATACTCTTAACGGAGTTTATCTGCGTGAAGAGTGGCGTTGTGAATGCGTTGTTAGCACCTTGAAATAAAGCCAAGAGCTGTCCTTTCTTTTGGGACAGCTCCATCATTAGCTTCTCTCTCGGAGATATAATCGTTTTCTTTATGCTATCAAGACTGCTCATTCTTTATCGTCTGTCGTAGTAGTTCTGCGCACCAATAAGCATCTACAAGGTCATCTACACCAGCTGTAAGACGTGTCTTCTTCATCAGCTTAGGCTCAGGGCTATTGAGGTCTTTGATGAGTGGGTGGATATTCTCGCAACCTTCTTTACCGAGGAGAGCCTTTAGCATCAGGTCTTTGTCTTTCGTATCCTTCCCCTTGGAACATCCTGCGAACTTCTTTATCGTTGTAGGAGGGAAGGTCTTGATATACTCCGCCTCAATGACATTCATCACTTCGCTAAGGAATACACCCTTATACGAAGCCAAGTCAAGCATAGACTGCCCCTTACTTGCAAAGGAAAGACCTTCGGTTGCTACATAGATATTCACATAGCTACGAACACCATCTTCGGGAAGGATAGGGTCAAACACCTCTGCTACTATCATCCGTGCAAGCTCCTTGGCAAGGTAGATGTCAAGGACAACCGATTCGCTATATTCCCACTTAAAGTTTTCTATATCCCTGCTCATAGCGTTTACAGACAAGTCTCTGTATAAAGCTATATCTTTTGCAGATTGGTTCTTAGGGAAGTAGTGGAGAGCGTATGTGACTTCATTGTTCTGTTCCTTGATAACACAGCACGCTGGCTTAGCGATGGAGAAGTCAAAACCGATGTAGTAGGTGGCGTTCATATTATATGTTAGACGTATATTTCCACAAGTTCAGAGGTATCTTCCGTTCGGATGAGTAGACCTGCAATGCCTACCCCATCTTCATCCCAAAGGAAACGGGTTACATATCCCGTATAAGCCTTTCCGTCTTTAACGGCTGTCCCCCTAACAAGGTCTCCGATAGACACAAACACCTTGTCGTCCTCGGCATTGTCGTTAGGGTTGTCGTCCCCGTAGTAGTTCTCTCTCCTTGGAGTGTAGTCTGAGATGAAGTTTGCAATACCATTAACGTTGCAGGTAAGACCATCTAAGAAGAAGTCTTCATCCATATCCTCGTTGATATTCCTCTTTGTTCTATTATTGATATGCATAAAGTTAGTCATTTAATCTCTGAAGTTCATTCCCCACTAAAAGGAATTGGTCTAAGTAGTTGTATGCAAATGACATTGTGAACTCCGTATATTGAGATAGCTGAGCGGAATATGTCATTGGTAGCTCCGATATGGAGAGTGGCGTTACTTGAAGATACGCTTGGCGATAGCACACTATCTGATTATCATCAAAGTAATCCACATATACGGGAGGTTGGTATAGATTGTGCTTTTCAAAGATGGAGCGGAAGACCTTTAACTGGTGCATCATAATAAGATACGACAGATAGGACTCCGTAACCTTGAAGGTTATATTAAAGGTCTTCTGTACGGACTCCTCCAAGCTATACCCATCAAGTTTGGTGATGGTGTTCCTGCCCTTCATTTGGGTAACAGACCCCGTAGTAAGACTTGGCATTGAAATCGTCTTTATCAGCGAGTTCATAAAGTCCTCTACGCTCATATATGGAAGGTCAAGTTTGCGAACGAGCGGCTCCCATCTCTCCCTCACTTCAGGGTAGATATACCCCTTCCTGAAGTAGACACGAAATGATTGTGGTAGGTTTGATAGTATCATATATACACTCGGTTCTTATCCTATTTACGGGGAAAAGGAGAGGGGGACAGCATTAAGCCGTCCCCCTCTTTAGTTTATTTCACTTACTATACTTTAATCTAAGTTTAGAAACCTGGGTCGAAGTAGAAGGTGAAGTAGCTGTTCTGAGGATAGAAACCATAGTTCACGATAGCATAACGGCTACGGATGAATGAACCGAGTTCTTCCGTCATCGTAACGTCACGTCTCGTAACCTGACCCATGATGTATGGGCAGAAGATAACACCAGGAGCCTTGTCATTGCTTGACTTGATACCCATAGTGATACGGAAGTCACGAAGGTTGAGAGATTGGTCTCTGTAAATCTTGATACCCCAAAGTTCACCAACATAGTCAGCCGTAGCACCCTTCTGCTGGATGTTGTTAGGAGTTGGGTTCAGAGACTCATTCATCGTGCTAACGAGAAGGCTAACGAGGTCAGCGTTCATCAGAGCGAAGACTTCACCATCGTTAATCTTAGAACGATAACGCATCAGGTTTACAGCACGGAGGAGGAGAACCTTCAGACGAGCGGCAAGCGTAACACCGCTTTCAAGCATCTGAGGAGCACTCTTGACGGGCAGAGTATCCTGAGCGTAAGGAAGCTGAACCTTCTGAACGGGGTTGTCCCACATATCAGGTTCGAGGTTAGCAACCCACAGAGCAGGCGTATTCGTAGCACCAGCACGGAACGAGATGTTCAGGTTGATGTCTTCAGAGTTAAATGCCTGAACAGCGTGAAGCCAGCCGAGCTGAGAAAGACGTTCAAGACCTTCGGTATCAATTTCAAGAGCCATCAGGTTAAGAGCAATTTCTTCTCTTTCCTTACGGATGTCGTTACCATAGATACCACCATAGTCTTCAATTTCAGACATCGTAATCTGAATAGCCTGAGTGATAGTCTTCGTCTTGAAGGCGATGCTCGTGTATTCAGCCTGAAGTCTTCTTGGAGTAGCGACCTCAGCGGCACCACGGCTTCTACCACGGACAACGACAGCACCATCACGATAGGTAGGAGCGAAGTTACCTTCAGAGCTGTAACCAGCGATGGGGTCATCAATAGCAGAAACAGAGTTGATACCAACAGCTTCTACGGTCTTCGTAGCAATCGTCAAATCCTTCGTTGCATGGAGCTTGGTGGGGTCAATAAGACCATCAGCCTTATAGAAACCTGAGAACTCACCAAAGATGTTAGCGAGTGACAGCTCAGGAGTATAAGCGTCAGCAACAGCAACAGATGGGTCTACGATTTCCTGAACGATAAGAGCGTTGTTGTAACGACCTACGCCAAGGATACGAACATAGAGCTTGCTGGGGACGATTTCAACAATCGTCTTAGCAGTAGCCTTAGCCGCAACGAGCGAAGCATCCGTAGGATACAGAGCACGTTCTTCGGCAACAGCCGCACGGAGGTTACGGAGCAGTTCAGACTTTTCCTTTTCACCAGCCGCACCAGCAGTCTTGCTTTGGAAGTGGAGATAGAAGGTAGTACCTTGGTCTCTCTTACCATAAGAGTTGTATGGGTTGGGGTTAGAAGCAGTACCTGCGTTACCATAAGGCGTAGAACCCGTTTCCGTATAGAAAATATCCTGATAACGGAGGAAACCAGCAGGTTCAGTAACGGGACGAGTGTTTACGAGGTCAAGGAAGCGAGTCGAACGAAGAATCTTCGTAGCGATAGGCAGGTTTGACAGAGCACCGAACGTGTCACCCGTACCCTTAGCACCAGCCGTAACACCATTACCGAGTGAAGGGACACGGATGTCACCAGCACCGCTAACAGAAGTGTTGTTTACGAACTGAGAAGGGGTGAGGGGAGAGCTGAATGACTCATTGATGCGGTTAGACATAACCATATGAGCATTAGCTTCTGCAAACTTCTTGATTGCTTCTACTCTTGCAGGTGATACACCTTCAAGAAGGGGCTTCAGACTTTCATTGATAGACTTCTGAACGCTTTCGTTAATTGTGAGATTTCTCTTCATTGTTTTTTTTCTTTTCTTTGTATTTGTTTGAGCTTTAACTCTAACAACCCACTTGCCGTCTCTCCCTTCAATTTTTCCCGCTGGTGAACGTGGTCAAGAAAAGCTGTATTAAAGCAATGATACCTTCCGTCAATTCTCTTTTCCCTTGACGGGTAGGTATGGTTTTGTTTTTTCTGTTATATTAGACTTCTTATATTCTTATTTATACTTACAGACCGAGTTCCCTCAGAATGTCCTCGCTGAACTTACGCTGTTCCTCTTCAAGGATAAGGCTATCAGCAGGGTCGTGGTCTGCACGTTCAATGGACTTAGACTCATTCAGGCGAGAAGGAACGAACTTCTTAGATTCTACGATAATCTTCTCCCTCTTGAGGTCTCTCCAAAAAGAGCGTACTTGGTCAGTCGTGTCAAGGACGATAATCTCTGATTGTCTATTTACTTCTTCCCTGATGTCCTTTGGAAGTGCGTTATAAGATTCCAGCACATCCTTTCCGCCAAGGGCAACCCAACGTGGGGTCTTTGTGTAGTCAGGTGAACTCATCTGCTTTGTGATTGCGTTAAACGATTCATTGATTGCATTCTCATCAAGGAAGAACGAAATATCACCTTCCGACATCTCGTAGATACGTGAAGCGACTTCATCTTGCTTCCTTCTATCAAACCCTTCAAAGATGGCTCTGTTGATTGGCTGAAGGTCTCTTGCCCAAGGATGTCTATTGCAAAGGCTCTCCTTGATTTGCTTATCCTTCTTGACGTTATTTAGGAACGACTCAACTTCGTCTTCAACATCAACCTCTTCAGGTTCACCTTCGTCCTCGTCTTCGTCATCCTTGTCGCCAGCGTTGGCTTCAAGAGCGTCCTTCTCGTCATTGGTAAGACCATCTTCCGAGACAACCTTAATATCTTCCGTTTCAAAGACGTTGTCGTCAGAACCGAGGGCTTCCTTTTCTGCGTCAGTCAGCTCGCTTTCCGAAGCAATCTCGACCTTGCCTTCAATGAATGGGTTATCGCCATCAGTATCAGAACCGCCCTTACCGAGACTATTGCCAAGTCGCTTTTCAAGCTCGTCCGCAATACGTGAGATAGCTTCATCGCTCAGCTCAACAACTTCCGTATCGGGGTCTGCCGTGCGGGTGTTATCCACATAGAACTCATCCATCTTGCGACCTTCTTCTTCGTTATTATCAAGCCTTGCTTGGTCAATCGTCTTTTCTTCCTTGATAGGCTTAGCGATGCGGATGTAGTCTTCGTTCTCGTTGATGCGGATTACCTTATAATTCGTCTTAGGTGACACAATCCTCTTGTATTCTTCATATTTATCTCGTACGAACGACTGAAGGCTATTGACCTGAGCCGATTCGTTTACTCGGTGAACCACCGCTTCTGAAAAACCAGGAGTAGCGACAATATCCCAAGTCATAATCTGCGTCAGTTCCAGCTTACCATTGTCAAGCTCATAGCCCTGCGCTCTTGACGAGACATATACATTACCACCTGCTTCCAAGAGAGCCTTAGCAATTCGCCCCGAGGGAGTGTCAAGAAGTCGGATTTTACCCATTACCTTCTTGCTGTTCTTGTCGTAGTGTACGTCAAGAATCATGTGGGAAGCCTTCTCTACCTTAATCTCAAATCTATCATCAGGGTGGTCAAGCTCACCATAGATAGTTTCGCCTCGGCTGAGTCGGTCTCTAATATCCTTAATGTGGGGAAGGTATGTTTCCTCCGTGTAGATACGACCATTGCGGTTAGGCGTGTCGCTCACTACACCGAAAACCCCTTCAAGGTCAATGTTCTTTGAATCTCCTTGTACGGATTCATTCACTCTCTTGAGCTTTTCTCGTCCGTAACCTTTGATTACTATATCCGTAGGCATTATAATAGGTTATTTCTTTTTCTTCTTGTTCTTGTATTTAATGACTTTCTTAGACACAGGCATTTGGGATAAAGCTCCGAACATGTCACCACTGCCAACAGAGCCACCCTGAATGCCGTTCCCGAGAGACGGGGTGGCTATATCACCTGCGTTTTCTCTTACTCTTCGTACCGAGTAGCGTTTCTCCTGCCTCTTCATGTTCAATATCATTTACAAAGGCTTCGCCTTCGTTTTCCTCTTCGTACGATGCTCTGTGTCTATCATCTTCTACATCCTTACCTCCGTTATGTATCATATCAGCGATACTCTTGAGGTCAGAGCCTTCAATGTGGTATTTATTACTACGGAGTACACCCGAGAATTTTCTTATACCGAGAAGAGCAGAGCCGATGGAGATAATGACCACATCCTTATCTATAAAAGCAAGGATATTGCTTGCCTCGGAGGTTTTTATCATATAGAACACTGCGAGGACAATAAAAATAACAAGCCCTATAAGAAGCGTTATAGACCCCATAAGACCCGATGCAGAGGTATCAGTCTCAGGACTATTTAGCTTATTTAGCCAATTCATTATCCCGCCCGTTTTCTTTTCTTCTGTTTTCTTTGCTGATGGCATAGATTTATGGTTTATGTGTAAATTATTTATCATGGTGGATGGAGCATACGCAAGGGAATATCAAAGATTAGATAGGGGAGGCTACTCCATTGAAATACGGAAATCCGTTACTGATAGGCTGATAAGACCATTAGCCAAGGGGCATCTATACTCCAATCCACGGATATTTAGCTTCGCCACTCTTCTTAGGCGTGACGATAAGTCCCTTAGGATTGTACTCGTTCTTAGATTTAGACCCAAAGTACCCAACGTGCTTGTCCTTGATATAACGAGCTTCACTCCTGAGGAGATAGTCAAGGTATTAGATTTGTTTGAAGACCAAGGGTTTCGTAATACGATAACCAAGGATGTTGGTGTTGCAGAGGTTATTGTTGGGAAGATGCTTAACAAGCAACAGATGAACGAAGATGATACGTGGCTAAAGACATATAAGTATAGCGACATATACAACATTCAGGAGGTGCGGTACGAAGACCATATACTTCTCCCATTCCTGAAAAAAGAAATAGATATGAAAGCGAAGAGGGGTTAAGGTTGTTACGCCTTAACCCCTCCTCTCATATTATTCAATGGAAAGAGTTTTACTTCTTTTCTTCTTCAAGCGGGTTGAGTGGTAGACCGAAGTTCTCACCTGCCGCTTCCGAGACTTTCTTGATGAATGGGTTGTTCATACCCAAGTCAAGAACCTTATTGCACTTAGCACAAACAAGTAGCTGTATTGGTGCTTTGTCGGGTGCTTCTGCTATATTCTCCAAGTTCCTTACTTCGACCAAGATAGTCTGCGTGGCTACCGAGGTGTTTCCGCAACGAGGACAAGCACACAGCTTAACATCCAGCTTGCTGATGTCGGTGAGTTCAGGGTTATTCATCACCTTCAGGCTTTTTGTCCGAGATGATGATTACCCCATCTTCCGTAACCTCAGTGACGTAGACATCAATAATATCATCCTTTCTGATAGCACCGCTCTCCACCTTCGTCTTGAACTCTTCGCTTGAGTTCTTGTAGTGGATAATACCATCAAAGGTAGAAGCCCCATTAGGAAGCATAATCTCAAGGAATACCCCGTAGTATGCAGACCCACTGACGATAGCCGTAAGAGGTTCGCTACTACCTGCAAGCTCCTTACAGATTGCCGAGGCGATGATACGCTTAGCTTCCTTGTGGGAGACCACATAAGAGTCGCTACGTCTGTCGTACGAGAGGGCTACCACTTCAAGCTCAAGACCGATATTCGTCTTGTTCTCTTCAATAAGAGCCTGAATAGCCTTTTCTCTTTCTTCCTTAGAGACCTTGTCTCTTGATGGGAGGCTACCACCGAGTGAAGCCTGAGAGTAGGGGAGGAAGCATTCAAGACCATCTACGAGGATGGTATAACCACCTGCATTGACACCCGTGATGACACCCGTGTAGATAGTAGACCAAGCGGAAGAGGCTTCGTTGTTGAGACGCTTAATCTTATTCTCGGTACGAGCATCGCTTGCGGTATTACCTCTGAGGTCAAGTTTGATACCGACCATCTCCTTGCGTGCGCTGAGAGCGTTTGACGAGCGGGACATTCTTTCCTTGACACCGAGGATGATACCTTCGTAGAACGACCCATTACCATTCTTGTCAATGTAGACATTACCTACTCGGGTGATGAAGTCCTGCTTGCCGAATGCCGTCACGAGGCTTGCATAAAGCTCCTCTACGGACATATTATCACCAAGGACATCAAGGATACGCTTATCCTTTTCAAGGTCTACACAAGCACTGAGACCTGACTCGGTATGGACAATAACCTTGTTGTTTGGCGCAAGGTCAAGACCCGTGATAGCAAGGAGCGAACCCTTCGTCTTGGAGCTGATGGTATCCACGTCCTTGGAAATCTTAAACGTAGATGACGTATAAGCCTTGTAGTCATCTTCTACGTTTTCACCTGATGCGTAAATCCATTCCTTCTTGCTCAGTCGGTGCTTCTTCACCTTTGAGTGACCAAGTCTTTCATACGCATCCCAATTAAAGCCTGCAACACCTTCGTTACCAAGCTCCTTAGCGTAAGGACGAATGTCCTTGTTTTCCGAAACCTTCATTAAATGTGAGTTTTAAGGTTAGAGATAAAATTAAATTTTGATAGTGGACTCAGCTCTCTTGATGACTTCAATGATGAAGTACTTAGACTCTTCACCCGAGTGACCATCCATAACGTGCGCACTGACGATACGTGGGGCTTGCATACCGCAGGCATCGGGAGTGACCTTGAAGATGACCTTGTTGGATGAGCTGTCGTTTCCGTAGAGGAATGCCGAGAGGTCTCCTCGTGAGATGGGGAACGAGAACGGAGCTTCGTTATGAGCCTCACCGAGCTTCACCGAGAACGAACCATCAGGAGCGGTAACGAAGAAGTCGCCATTGGGCTTCAGCTCCACATTGACAGCCTGAGTAGACTTGTCTTCACCTGACGTATCCGATACAATCTTCAGTGTATCGGAAAGAAGCTTAATCCTACTGCCGTCCACTTCAACGCTCACCTGAGGTCTACCGAAGCCACTGAACATTTCATCAAAGAACGTGTTGGATACGATAGGCACAAAGTCAATCTTGAAGACGTTGTAGCCAACGTGTACACCATCCCCCGAGATATACATCTTGTCCTTAGCGATAGCGACATCCATATTCTCCTCGGTGAAACGCATCCTCGCCATATAGTCCTTACTCGTCTGAGGAAGAACATCCGTAGCTGAGATAATCAGCTTAGCATCATCTGTCGTCTTAGAGATGAACGCAAGCGTTGATTGGAACATAACGAGCGTATCCTTGATACACACCAAGTATTTCTTCTTACCTGCGTGCGTTGGGATTTCCTCGCCTACTTCATTTTCCAGCTTGAACCCGTCTACACCTGCATCTTCAAATGAGATACGAGAGTAGCGTCCAATACGTGGTGCTTGGGCATTGATACCCGTTGCTTCAAAGAACTGACCATTGAGGTCAATTTCAATACAGAGTGAGTTCTTACTCTTACTTCCAAGGAACATATCGGGAATCCCGAAGTAGCCCTTGAGCCATTCAGATAGACCTGAGAAGTTACTACTTGAATGGAATGTTAGTTTGTAGTTTGGCATAAACCATACTGATTAAAAAGAAAGGTAGCAGTAGGACTTTCCTACCACTACCTTATTATAGAATGCTTAAATTCTTCTTCGTTTTTTAGTATTTGTGTTCTTTTCGTATCTTCTCCATATGGGCGAGCTTATCCGCAATCGTGTATTCTTTGGTATGCCCTCTCCTGAATGCCTCTTCAACGCTTTCAGTCTCATCGGGAGTCTCGTGAATATCTTGTTTGGTTACTTTCCTATCCTGCTCAGATGCGAATATAGATACTCTTCCTATTCTATTATCATCAGCACTTCCGTGAAGTCGTATTGTCTTACTTGGTTGTGCTACATCATCCGTTTGGTGAAGGACTGCCCTTGGTGCTGTTGAGTATTCTTCCGATGAATATATCTCTACGGGTCTTGCTTCGGTCATCCCGTCATCTGTCTTGTATAGGTTTGGCGTATGCACCTGACCGCTCTCCTCGGAAGAATGTAGTCTCACGCTCACCTCGTGCGAATGGTCTTCTCCCGTTTCGTGGATATTGACATTGAGTGCGCTTAGGTTTTCCTTGCTTTCGTACATTGATACTCCTGGGAGTTCGTTGTGGTCTTCTGCGCTGTAAAGAGGGTCACTCTTTAGCTTCAGGTCTTCCTCCGATGAGTACATATCCACGTTCTGAATGGCGTTGTCGTCATCGGTCTTGGTAAGATGGACATCCTTGACATACTCTCGTTCGTCAGATGCAAAGATGGAATGTTTCACCATCTTAGTCTTGTCGTCAGTTGAGTGCATATGCACTTCGGGTGACTGCACCTCGTCTGAGGTCTTGTATATGTTTGCATCACCAATCTTCGTGCTATCAGGTGTTGATAGGAGGTTTGGCTCTGCTATATTATCCTCGTCAGTTGAGCTGTATATATTTGCGTCAGGCGTTTCGTTCTTCTCCTTGCTTGCGAATATGCTTGCGGTAGGAGTAATTACATCAGGAGAGGTTGAGATAAGGCTTATGTTGCTGTTAAGCTCGCCTCCATCCTCAGACTTGAATAGGTTTTCCTCACCGACCTTGTCGTCCTCTTCCGTCTTGTGTAGCTCTACAATATCCTCAATAAAATGCTTCTCTGCGTAGCTCTCCATATAGCTATACAAAGTCATATTGGATAGGACTTCCTTGGAAGTATTGATGATAACCTCTTCGGCTTCATCGGAGGGCTTACGCATTGAAATCTGTTTCAGCGTCTCGTTGAAGATGGCATCGGACTGCTCCTTGGTTATATCAAAGACCTCCATCTTCTTCCTCATGCTGTCTTGGATAAGACCGAGTAGCCCTATGACATTCTGCGTCCCGATAGTCTCAAGGTATTCGGTTACGGAGTGTCCTCCAAGCACGGGAGAGAACGTCAGCCCTTCTATCGCATTCTCAAGGCGAGTACCAACACTACCTTCCACCCACTTGCCGAGCTTGTCCACCCATCCTCCGATAGTACCCCAAAGAGGAGAGGATGCTTCTGAACCACCATACTTGTTGTTCTCTACCGAAGGGACATCGGTAAAGTAATATGGTTGCAGTACGTTTATCTTCCTATCCTTATCCGCAAGGTGGATGGCATCTGATACAACATTTGAACCTTTTAGATATAGGCTTGCAATGCGGTAGTCGCTTTCGTCATTCCCTTGGTTGAGGTCAGTATTGTTGATGGATATAATCTTATCGTCAATGATAGTTGATATGGAGGTTGGCACTTTGTCTGCACCAAGGTAGCTGTACTTCTCTGCCGTTGGAAATCTTCGGTAGAAGACCTCGCTCGCATACGCTTCGTCTATATCGTCTATCGTTGCGGTAAAGCGGTGTGTTACGTTTACATTCCTTACATTGACTACGAAATTGAAAGTGTTGGAATAACCAGGTCTTGTGTCATCGTAGTTGGTTGAGAAGATTTGGTTGATAGAGCGAATATCAATATCGCACATATCACACTCAATCATCGTCACGGGAGCTATGGTGTCCACGACCTCCATAACAAGGTTTAGTGCTGATGCGCTGAGCTTGCTACTTAGCCCTACCGCCTTCGCCGCACCCGACAACTTCTCCTCTACCTTGCCCTTAACTCTATCGGTAACACCACGGGCTATATCATTCAAATTCCTCGTGAGGATATTTGTAGCCTGCGCACGGATACTCGCACCTCGTGAAGAAGGTATCTGAGGAACTTCAAAATCCATCACCTTCTCCATAAAGTCCTTGTTCTTCTCGGGCTGTGCAGTCGTCTTGTCCGCACCGAAGATAGAAGAGCCAGCACGCTTGGTGAACAGCCTATAATCGGAGATATAGATATACATCTTAAAGAAGCGTGACATATCAGGCATCGTATGCTTATGCCACTTGTCGTCCCATACGATACTCCTATAAAGGCTGAGCATGTGCCTTACTCTTTGGTCAAGGGTATCACGCATCGTAAACGTCACCTTAGCTCCTTCATATCCTTCCTTGATGCGAGGTCCATATTTAGGCTCAATGTTGAGAAGGTTTTGTATTCCCGATACACTCTCAAACAGATACGGATGGTTGGTTTGTAGCTCGTGCCATCCACCAATGAAGTCAAGGAGCATTTCAGCTCTTGCATCCTGATTTGAGTTTAGTAGGTAAGTGTATGCCGAGTACGCTCCTTGCGGAACAAGGCTATGGTCTACGAGTGAACTGCTCCTAATCTGCGTTGTAGGTATAGGCAACTGAAAGAATGGCGTTGGCATATGGTCATATAAGATGCTCCCCTCAATCTTGTTGTTATGAGCGGGGAAAGTGAACATCTTGTCACCAAATAGCGACTGCCCCTTGATGATACCGAACTCCACCTTAAACGCAAGGGCTGTCGGGTCTTCAAGGTCTCGCCTGAAAACCCCTCTCCTCAGCGTGTTAAGGAGAGGATACTCCATTCTTATGTTCCTCGTAAATGCCATCGTATGTTATTTAACGACAAAGCCACGAACCTGCAAAAGCAAGTCCGTGGCTGTCACGTGTGTTGGTCAGATTGATATTTCTAAGAGACTACAACTACATTACAGATGCGCTCTACGTCCTTTATTATATCCTCGTATGAGTTGTAGTAACGGAGAGGGACGGGGTCATCGGGAAATCCATCGGCAAGCCACTTAGGGTCTACTTCGGGATTTTTCGGTGGGTAGATAGTAATCTCGTAGTCAGCCTTCTCGTTGGTGAAGACGAGAAACCCGAGCTGGTTAGTTTTGAACTTCGCCTGCTTCGGTGACTTCGTCCTTCTTTTCTTCGTATTCATTGGCTACTTCAGTTGCTGGCGTTTCCACCTTGATAGGCTTTCCGAACTGCTTTACGATGCTATTGGACTTGAGCGTCTCAATGCACTGCTTCATATTGTCTCGTGCCATATCATATTCCTTCAGGTCAAGGCATACGACCCAAGAGACGAGCTTATAGAACTCTGTACTCCAAATAATCTGCATATCTTCACACGCATTCTTTGAGAAGCTACCACCGATGAGGTTCAAGACCTTCATATTGATGTAGTCATTGATGTCCAAGTGACCATAGCTTGTTGGTTCTGAAGATAGGGACAGCGGAGTGGTTGCAGACAAGAGGCTCTCCATTCGGTTGAAGTCCATCTTTTCATAAGCCTCAAACATTTCCGAGATTTGACCCAACAGCTTTGAGTCTACATTCTTCAGGTTACTTGCGACATTACGAAGAAGAACGCTAAGTCTCTCTTGAAGTACAGCGTGATAGTCTTCTTCAAGATGCTCGTCATCCATCTCGGTCTTCTTCCCCTTTAGTAGGGCTTCAACGTAGTCAATGGCGGGCTTGATGAGGGAGGGCTTTGCTGTCGCTACGATGAGGACGAGCAAAAGGATTACGATGATGAACATAATAGGAATTGTTTTTAGTTAGTTGAAAGAGAAGAATGCCCGAACCCGATGATGAGTTCGGGCATTCCGATGTTTAGTTATTCTTAGAGGAGACCTGCTTCTTCAAGGAACTTGTTTTCAAGTTCAATGCACTTAGCGAGGTCGTGTTCGTACTTGTTCTCAACGGGGAGAGCTTCTACGCAGAACGAGATTGAAGCGAGCTGAGCGACTTCCAGCTTACGTTCAAGTTCCTTCTTGCGGTCTTCAAAGTCCTTGAGCATGCTGAGAGAACGCTGTGAAATCTTGTAGAGGTTCGTAGCGTTGTCTCTGAACCATTCCGAACTCTTGATACCCGTACCCTTAGGTTCTTTGAGGAACACTGCGATGACCATAGTCTCGTAGTAGGAGAGCTTCAGGTCAGAGAAGGTCTTGTTCTTTCTCTTGCTTGAAATCTCCTCAAGGGTCTCGTGGATTGCGAGGACGGCACGGAATTGGTCGCCTGACCACTGACAATAGCGTTCAAAGAAAGTCTGAAGGACGACTGCGAATGCTTCTGACTCATTCTTATCTTCCGAGAGAGAGAGCTTGAGGTCTTCGTGGAATGCACGATTAGCTTCTTCCCATTCCTCAGCGAGAGCCTTCACTTCTGCTTCTGTTGGAATCTTTTCAATATCCACCAGCTTGATACGCTCTGAAGCCTTCTGAGTCTCCAAGACTTCCTTCATAAATGACTCTCGTGCCTCAGTTGAGGCAGTAGCGTAATCAATAGGCTCATTGACCGCTTCAAGGTCTTCCTTTGGCATCTCAACGTTGCCTTCTGCGTCACGTGCTACTTCCTCATGAGTAGCTTCAGGCTGTGCAACTTCCGTTGCTTCTTCGCCTACATTCTTAATTTCTTCTGCTGACATTCTAATTATATTTTAATTGCACTTGGGGACGATTCCCCTTTGGTCTATTATAGAAAGGCTATTATCAACCCCAGCATAGGTTGAGTAGACCTCTATCCAAAATATGTTTGCGCTTGAGGAAGCTAACTTATCTGATAGGATGACTTCGGTATTCGTGGATAAGCTGTCAATGGTTGGGGACTCCCACGAAGCGTCTTCAAGAGCGTCAAGGATATATCCGTAGATGTTTTCTCGGACTTGGTCAATGACATTCGCCCCGTTGAACTCCTCGGTATATACGCATAGGACTACGGAGTCTACATTATAGCACTCCCCATTGGTGAGGAGTACTCCGTAGTCGGTCTTCACAGAGAAGACTCTCTGTGAAGATTTTGGGATGGACTGAGGGGTGGTGTGTTGTTCCTTCTTTTCGGCTTCCGTGGTTAGGATAACCGATACAGCCCAAAATGTCAGCAGGGCGAAGACGATTGCGATGGCGACCTTTACCAAGGTCTTGAGACTCTCATTGCTCATGATTCTTTTTTCTTTGTTATTCGTTAGACATCCCTATTGGGTTTCTTTTCAATACAAAGATAAGAAGAAAGTTCGGAGAAACCAAATTCTCCGAACTTTCATTCATCATTCTATTAGCACAGACGTTTAATCCTCGTCATCCTCTTCGTCAAGCATTTCCATAAGTGCGAGAAGTTCAAGAATATCGTCTTCGGGAACTTCGTACTCAACACCATCTTCGTCAAGGAAGACGATATGGAACTCTTCGCTCCCATTGTTTGCCTTTGGAGCTTCCTTCTTTGGTGACTTCTTCCCCTCAAGAGCAGAAGTCTTAGGAGCGTCTGCTACTTTGAACTTTTCGTAGCTTGGCATCCCTTCCAACGCCTTTGCCGCATCGGAGAGGAATTTACTGCCATATTTTTCTCTCCACTTTTCAACCTCTTCATGTTCGCTTGTGGAGAAAAGTCTGTCAAGAGGCTTACTCTTTGGAGCTTCATTCTTTGCTGTCATCTTAGCCTCAGGAGCGTCTTCACCGCAATACTGAATGGAAGGCATCTTCTTTGAAACGGAGATGCTTTTGTCCGAGCAGACGTGACCAACACATGGAACACCACTCTTAGCCTGCTCAACAGCCTTAGCTTCTTCTGCCTCCTTACGCTTCTCAAGCTCCTTGGGGTATTCCGTAAGGAATGCACAAAGATTTGGATATAGCTTCTCGGACACCTCTACACCCTTGCCGTCAAACTCATTTCGCAGGTTTCTGTATAGGCTATTCTTTGCCTCTTGGATGAACCTCTTCTTATCCTTGTAGCTGTCAGTAACACTATTGATGATAATCGTGATTGCATCCAAGAGAGAACCTTCAGATTCTTTGGCAATCTCTGCTGTTGAACCATATAGGAAATCAAAGACACCGCACTCGTTCTTCTTACGTATAGCGTGGTTTCCTACCTTGGTAAAGGCTTCAACCGCCAAGATGACACTATCAACAGAAGCGTTTAGCTCCGAGTAGGATGACGTATTGAACTCCTCCAGCTCGTTCAGGGCGATGATGTCGTCCTCTGCTCTGCGTAGTAGTTCTTCTGAGTAGATAGGTGCTCTACTACTATTGAATGAAAAATTAGCCATAATTCTTATCACTTGATTTCGCAAGCTCCCCCTGCGCAAGACATTGCACCGAGTTCGTCTGCATTACTGAATTTGTCGCCACCGAAGTCTACCGAACTCCAATCAATGGGGTTGTAGGTCTTCTTCAGTACCTCAAAGTAGTGAAGGTTATTAACCACCTTTAGGAGATTAACAGCCTTGTAGACATCACCTGCATAGTAGTTCTTTGCGAACTTCTTGACACGTCTTACGATGTCCACCTTCTCGTGAAGGTTGTCCACCTTATTGGAAATCTTTTCTTCCAAGATAGCACGGATGTTCGTCTTGCATTCCTCGCCAAGGGGAAGGTCAATATTATGCTCCTGAGCGTAAGCGTTGATATGCTCATCGGTTACGGATAGGACTTCACCACGACCGAGGATGGTCTGACATGCCTTCCAAATATCGGGAGACTTGAACGCCTTGATGACATCCACAACGAGACCTGATGCGAAGAGCGAAGCAACACCATACTCACGGGTGATTTCCTCCATACTGAGAACTCGGCACATTGGGGGCTGAGGAAGGTCAAGGTCTCCGTAGGTAGAGAGGAAGGAGACACCAGCAATATAGTCTTGGTTGTCCCAAACCCATTCCTTCACCTTGTCCCATTCGTTATCGGGAACGTCAATCGTATTTGATACGTTATTCTTTACGGGAGACTTTTGGTCTTTCATCCCAGCGAGTACCCAATTCTGCTGAACGAGCTTGACGTATTCAAGGAGCTTCAGTCCCTGCAAGTCACCACGGAGAATAGTAGAATCATCTTCTTCAATAGGGAAGAAAATCTTCTTGTCCGTAGCAGGCTTGAAGATGTTAGGCTGTACAGCCTTTGGGTTAGCCTCTTCGTAAGCCTTGAGGTTGGGTTCTTCGTTGTTCGCTTCTACGCTACGCAGGTACTTCTTAGCGTAAGCTCCGTGGATACCTGAGGTCATTCCGAGAAGCAAACTGACCGTCCCATCGGGCTTGACACAGGTCGTTCTTGACGCTGGGTTAATGCCGAGGATACGTGCAATCTTAGCGTTCTGCTGACGCACCTGAATAGCACCAACGGCAAGAATATCCTTATTGAGGAGGATGGCAGGGTTATTCATAATACCACCGATAGACACACCGATAAGAGGGTCTGACTTGATGATATTCGTTGTAGCCTCACCAAGGTAGGGGAAGTTCATATAGCTCGCCTGAATGGTAGCGAGAGTAGATGCGCAAGCGCAAATCTTGTAGAACTCATCTTCAGTGGTACATTCATTACCATTGATGGATACAAGGTTACATACCTGCCAGCCCGTATTACCGAACTCATCTACGGGAGCGAAACCAATCTCACAGCAAGGATTAGTACCGACACCGAACTCGTCTCTCCAAAAGAGACCAGGGTCTCCGCTCGTACGCATTGCGTGGAAGAGCTTGTCATAGACCTCTCTCTGCACGTTGCCTCGGTCAAGAGCCGCAGACATATTGAAGCGAGCACGCTGAGGGTTTTCGGTGAACCAATCACCCGTCTTGCATTCAACCATCTCCGTATCTTCGGGGGAGAAGAGAATCATAAGAGCTGACCTACGAACGCCACCCGAGAGAACTGAATCGGAAAGGTGAGCGATGATGTCTGCACACTGAAGAGGAGAGAGCTTTGTAGCACCCGAGGCAACAGCACCTGCAATCACCTTGTCAATACGACCGATGCTTTCACGGAGACCATTAGGTCCTGGGGCGATGAAGCGTCCTGCAATCTTAGCACCCTTAGGACGAATTTCCGAGTAGTCAAACATAGGCTTCTTTGAACCCTTCACAAAGTAATAGGTAAGAAGTCTATGGATAGCATCAGCCCATCCCTCAATGCTGTCTTCAATCAAGAACAGCTCCTTTTCCTTTTCAAGCTCCTCTTCCTTCAGAAGGTTAGGGAGCTTTTCAACGTGCGCTTTCTCTACCGAAAGACCGCATCCACAACCGCTCAGAAGAAGCCATTCGATTTCTCGGAACACTTCTAATCTATCGCAGTGCGAGTAGCTACAATTATATGATTTTGCGGAAGACTTGAGTACGGGGTCTCCTCCGAACTGAAGGTTACGCTGAGAGCCTACGAACTTCTTCTTCTCGTAGTATTCAATAGCCTCTTCAAACTGCTTCATGAACCACTCGTCCTTGAGTGCTTCGGGGGCGAAGGTGGCGAGGTGCGTGAGGTGCATATCCTTGATACGCTGTACGCTTTCCTTCCACACTTCCTTACGACCTAAGTCCTCTCGGTAGAGAGAGTACTTACTTTGGTACACGTAGTCAGATAACGCTTGTTTGCTTTCTGTCATTTGATGTTGGTAATAGGGATGTGAAAAATGTGATTAAACGATGATGGGAGCAAGCTCCCATTGTTTCTTATTATAGTAGTAGTCGGGAGGAGACCTTCCCCTCCCGATTTCCTACTTCCGTTGCCACTTAGGCTCGGATTCCTTGAAGGACATCAACGGCTTGATAACGAATGAATCATATAACTTAGCCGTGATTACTTCGCTAATGCTCTTGCTATCCTTGTAGGCTGATGGAGCTTCATCAATGGTATTCTCATTGATGGTATGGCTGATGATGCCCTTAGTCTGTTCCTTGTACTCCTCAATGGAAATATCAAGGACGGCTTCGCCACGAGACTTTGAACGTCCTGCCCCGTGAGGGAGGTTGTAACCCCACTCTGCTACGTTTCCACTCGCACGACCAATGATAGTCCCGTCACGCATATTAAGAGGGATAGCAATGAGTTCACCAACGCTTACGCCCATTGAACCCTTGTGCAGTACACGTAAGTCCCAATCAACGTAATTGTGTGGCTTATCTACGAGCTTCTCCGTCTTGTCCCCTCCGAAGAGAATGATGGATGCAGACTTAGCGATGGCATCTCGGTTGAGTGAAGCGTACTTCTGTGCGAAGATTTCCATCTCCTTGTAGATGTCAAGGACTACACCTCGCATTATCGTGCCGTCAGGACGTTCAAGAGAGGAGATAATATCGGATATGACCGACTTATCTTCTGCCGTGGAATACTCACGTACGACATCTGATACAGCGTTGGAGTAGGCTTTCTTTGCGCTCTCTTCTGCAAGGTTATTTCCTCGCTTCAAGAGGAGACCTCCGATATTACGGCTACCGCTATGAATGACGATGTAGTGTTCACGCACTCCCGTGAGTTCATCAAAATGTTCTCCAATCTCAAAGAAGTGGTTTCCACCACCAAGGGTACAAAAGCTACGCTCAAAGAGCATCTTCTTCTCCTTGTCGTTATCTATCAGCTGGTAGCATTCAAGAGAGTCTAACGCTTCCTGAATGTACATCTTCTTCCCGAAGTCAAGGACATCCTTCATATTCTTGGAAAGCTCAAAGAGCATTTCTTCGGTGACGTTAGGGATGCGATATACCGAGACACCGCACCCTGCATCAGCCGAAATGATTGATGGATGGAAACCCTTGACATCGGAGAAGGTCAAAGCAAGTCCAACGGGGGACAGCCCCATACAGAAATGAGCGTCAGGTAGCAGGTGAGCTGTTTGCTCCTCGTACGTTTCCATACCGAGGAGGAGGTTAGCCTGAGCTACTGCCTTCTCTTCAATATCCTGATAGGTGGTATAAAGCGCACCAGCTCCATGACGAGTCAGTCCAATGTCTGCCATTTTCGTTTTTTTATTAAGTGAGTGATTGGTCTTTTGCCGTTCAACTACAAAGACATCTTTCCTACGGGGTCAATGATTGTGCTTACAATCATATTCCTACGGCTCTCTACGTTCGTCTTGAGGACGAGATTATCCAGCACCTTCTTACTTCCGTACTTCTGAGATAGCGTACCAAATGCCTGAGAGGCGAAGCTGGCAGGAACACCAAACACATTGTCCATATTGACGATTAGCTTCTCGCCATTCTTGAGGCTTTCTTCAAACCTTGGAAGAAGTAGGGTTTCATAAAAAAGCTCTCCCGAAAAAGAGCCATCAGTCTTGTAGCGACCGCCAGGAGCATCTGTAAACTCCTTACTGAAATTGATTTCCATATCTTGTGATGTTGTATGTTTCTTTATTCAAAGATAGATATTAAATCAGAACTCTCCAAACGCTTCTGCCTTCTCGTTCATTCTCTTCACTTTACGTTGAACAGAACGTTCTCGCCTCCATTCGCAAAGTGAGCAGTTACACCTACCAATAGAGACATGTTTATGCTTATAGATTCGGACATAGTGAGGATTTTTGCCTCGCAATTCGGCAGTCGTCCTTCCACCATATTTGAATAGCTTATAACCACTTCCACGACATACTTTTTCAGTGCCCCAATACCTATCTCGTTCAAATGGGATAGATAGTTCACCATCGGTCAGTGCTTTACGTTCTAAAGTCTTCTTCATTATGTGTAGTGTTGTTGTATGTTTCGTTCACGAAGGTAGTGAAAATAACCTTTCAAAGCAATAGCGGAGAGACATCATATGGTAATCTCTCCGCTATCATTTATGGTTGCCAAGGTGTCCTCACTCGTCAAAAGCACCTCCTCGGTACAACCCTTCAAAGTTATGCCCGAACTGCAAATCCTTGTCAGTCCATTCTTGTATCTCTTTCACCTGACCATTCGCTATGATATACAAGTCTTCCTTCGGTCTATCAAACTTGAAGTATATCGTATCAATAGGAGCTACGATTAACTGCTTTGTCCTATTTTCAAGGAAAGTGAGGATGGATGGCATTTTGGTGAGGTCGTTTATGAACGGAATGTCATCAACGTAGATGAGCGAATATTGCTCGTCTTCAAAGAAGTGACCACACCCAACCATATTAACCAAGAGATACAAATCCACAAGTCTCTTGTTAGCACACTTGAAGAACGGAAGGACAACCCCATTCTTCTTAAAGTACAGCTCGGAGTTTATCTTTACGAAGTCCACTTCGTAGCCGATGCAACTGACAAGGAACTCTTCAAAGTCCCGAAGGAATTCATCGGAAGGAAGCAACTCGTCCTTCAAATCCTCGGCTCTCATTGGAAATCTCTCCTTGCAGTTCTTGATGAAGAGCATTGACTGAGCGAAGTCTGAAATATCTTTTAGGACTTTATCTCTCTTATCCTCCGAGATTGGGTACTTGTTAGTCGTTTCTTCTACCATAACGTCATAAATCTCACCATCGTAGACCTTATATCTGTATCTGTAGATTACGTTTAGCACCGAGTCGCATAGCTCATAGCAAAACTCTACTGCGATAGAAGAGTTTGCATAAGCGTACATGCTCTTTGGTCTGATGATGCTTTTGTTGAAGTTGTAAGCAATATCAAAGAGAGCTTCCCCAAGGTTTGTGCGACCAGCACCTTCCTTCCCAAGAATAATTGCCAGCCCCTTGGTTTCGGTTGTCTGTTCTCTCTTGTCGGTAAGGTCAAGGGTGATTTCATCCTTGAAACCCTTGAATCCCTTGACGGAGAACTTTAGTAATTCCAGCATGTTGTATGTTATTTTGAGAGTTAATTCTTAGACAAAGGTAAGAAATCCTTTTGAAAACAAAAAGGGCGGACACCTATTACAGCATCCGCCCCTCTCTTTGAATTATGACACGTTAGCAAATTCAATCCAAAATCAGTCACCCCAGCAGGACTTGAACCTGCGACTCGCACATTAAAGGTGTGCTACTCTACCAACTGAGTTATAGGGTGTCTCTTTGTGACTTTCTCGCTTTTGATTTCATCTTACCTTTCTTTGACCCGCAGGAACGACTGCAACAAGGATTTGGGTGAGTGCTGAGATTTCTCTTCGGAAAATCAAAGGTGACTCCACATATCGGACATACCATCTTCAAGACCACATGCAACTTCCCCTTTTTTGTCCGAAAATCTATGTTCTTCATCATATTATCGGACAATGATAAAATCTGTAGATTTTCTATCGAGTCGTTAGTCTTATCCTCGTCAATATGGTCAATCGTAAATCCATCAGGAAGCATACGTTTGTTATGCTTTTCCCAAACGTATCTTGCGTATAGCATTCCCTTCCTTCGACCATCAAAACCAATAAGATAGACACGTTTACGTTTGTCACATTTCTCGTGAGAAACAAGATATGCTGACTTATATTCAGCTTTGTAAATGTCTATTACATCTATTTTCATAATTGGAAATCTTAACTAAGTTCCATAAAAGTTATAGGGTGTTATGCTGTGGTCTTATCACCGCTTCATCTTGCGAAATGACTTATTCTTATCAAACCCGTGCGAGACTATCTTGCCATCGTTTGATTGGTTTGAATCCTTATCCTTCTTTAAGGAAGACAAGTAGCTGTATATTGCAAGATAAACTTCCTCTTGGTCTAAGAATCCAAATCCGTTCTTCCCTAAGAAGAAGTTAGTCTTCAAGCGATAAAACGATAGCTTACTCAGAGCTTCGTTACCTACAGAGGTGATATACTCGTCATCTGAAATACCCGAGATTTTTTGATGTATTCGTTGCCCCCAAGGAACTGAAGCCATATATAAGGAAATAATAGCATCATCTCCTTCAATCCTTTTGTCAAAGCATTCAAACGATGAAATCAGCTCATTGTTAATCGTGAAGTTATCGTAATCCTCAATGGTTCTCACGAGGAAATACTTATAACCAACCTTGAGTAGGTAATGGCTAATATATATTCCACTCTTTGGTGGAATACAATAACCCTTATAATCCTCCATATCAGAAATAACATTCCTAATGGAGTTGTCAAATGACATTCTGTCTAAGGTGACGTTCTTGTCTACTCCCCACTTGCCGACTAAGTAGTCGTAGGAATCTTTTTCTTTGGAAATTATGTGCATAATAAGGATTGAGTTTGATGATACTTATACCGAGTGGAAGCGGTAGGACTCGAACCTACGAAGCCATTAAGACGATTGGTTTACAGCCAATTGCACTTGCCACTATGCGACACTTCCATTGATTATAATAGCCATCCAACACAACGTTGGGTCTCCAGCCCCTATGCTGGTATGCTAAGCCTCACATCTCTTTATTGTATCTTATGCGCAATCAACACAATAAAGTCTTATGTTACGCAACATCACCCCACCTTCGTCAAGGTCGTTATCAATGACGTTACACTGCACCAATAGCTATGCGTTGTCCCTCCTTGATTCGAACAAGGAACGACAGAGCCAAAGTCTGTCGTGTTACCATTACACCAAGGGACAAGACCTACAAATCTCAAATTTCATACTAACAACTTACAAAGTTATTGCTACAATAATCTGAGTGATAGGAGTGTATATAAAAAGAGCTAACGCTTTCATCCTTTAGGTACGTTAGCGGGGAAGATTTGTCGTCCCACCTAAGGTTCGTGATAGTTGTAGCTACCCAACCTCCCTCGTATCCGCCAACCATTCGGTCGTGCATCCAATGCTTAACACCTACAAGTGTTACGAGTGCCCGTGTGCCTTCTGTAGGAGTTGCACCTACATAACCTCGTCAGGTAAGTTATACTATTAAACTAAGAAAGCTCCCCTATGAATTTAACGCTTCAAAGCTAAACATCCTTTCATCATAGGAATTAAAAGAATGTTTGGGTGATGGATGGGACTTGAACCCACAACCAATAGAACCACAACCTATCGCTCTAACCAACTTGAGCTACCATCACAGACGTAGTGAGAGGTATCGCTCCTCTTAATATCTTCATCAAGAAGCACTACATTTAATGAAAATGTGGGTAGGTGGCGACTCGTCCTCAGTCTTCTCAGTCTGGTAGGATTCGAACCTACATCATATAAGAACCACCTTGTGCTTGCGCACGCCCACATTTTGTTTCTTACAAGATACGTTCCGCCTTGTAAAGCGAGAACTTTCGTATCGCAGGGTACTTATACCCAAGGTCTCGGATGAACATCTTTACAGAATCAACTTCCGAGTTTGATGCTATTTGGCACATAGGCTTTTCAGAACCCTTCTTGTGGAAGGCATACCCGCCATCTATCTTGCGGACTTCTATCTTGGAGTCCGTGCAGATATAGAACAATGCCGTCTCTTCCTTCTCGCATTCAATGACGAGCTTGTCATTCTTTAAGACACAAAACATGTTTGAGAGATTAAGTTAGACTTTTAGATAGGCAGGTCGGATTTGAACCGACAAAGTCCTAAGGACACCCCGATAACGAGGCTCGCTTACCAATGCGCCACTGCCTTTCTTAGAAAGTACACCCACTCAGATTCGAACTGAGATTGGCGGTTTAGAAGACCGCTGTCCTATCCATTGAACGATGGGTGCATAATAAGCGGAGAGTGAAGGATTCGAACCTCCGATACGTTTCCGTACGTCTCGTTAGCAGTGAGATGCGTTAGACCACTCCGCCAACTCTCCGTTTTATATCTCACAAGAGAAGTGGGTGAAGCTCTGACATAAAGCCTAAATGCTCCTGCGAATAACCCACATGCCTTCCATCGTCATGGTCTAACCACTTGGACTTTTATCTTTTCAGATGGTGCAATTTCGCTCTAATGAGATAGACTTTCTTGGTAGTCTTACGTGCTCCCGAGGTTGTGCTTGACCTCTCGCTTAGTGGTCTCCCCGATAATGGTAGTTAGAGACCAAACGAACGCATAGGATGCTTTTCCAATATCCCGATACCCGTGTGACACCACAACCTATGATAAATGCCAATCACAGATAGCTACTATATATCGTTTCAAGTAGCACTCAGTCGGAGTTTCTTTGCGGAAAGAGAGGGATTCGAACCCCCGAGTCCTTTCAGACCTTCTGTTTTCAAGACAGACGCATTCGTCCACTCTGCCATCTTTCCGTTGTCGGTTCTGCATTTCTTAAGAATGAACATGATTACCGATATGCCCCGAACCGACAAAAGGCATCCGTGTGTGGTAGAACTATTTATGTCCGAGTTATATACGCATCGTAACCATATCGCAAATCGTCAAAATACATGCTTAAGTATCTGTAACATCCACTTATAGTTAGATATGCGTAATAGTCTGAGGTAGAGTTGTAGTCGCCATTTTGATAGCTGTAACAAGCATCAACGAATTTGTTTATAATCCGTTCCAACTTGGCAATGGTTTCATCAACCTCCTCAGGTGACTTCCAACGTAAGCTACTTAGCTTTACTCCCATAATGAAATCGTTGATTTCTCTTTGATTCCTTTTTATCTTAAGACTAAACTCGTAGGGAGCATCGTAAGGGTCGTCTTTGATGGGTTCACGGGTCTTTGTCGTTGCTATCTCAAGCTCAAACATCGGACTCCCATTGTAATCTAATGTCTGAGAAGATTGGTATATCTTGACATTCGTCTTGTATCCCCCTCTATCAAGACCTTCGTAAAATTCTGTTGGGCTAATCATAAGTCTTGTTGTTTAGTTGTAGTGGAGATGGGGGGACTCGAACCCCCGTCCAAACATAACGTCAAAAATGAAACTACTACGCTGTCAAAACGTATATGAAAACCTATGCAAATCAATGATTTATATAGTTCTCACTTCTTGCTTCAACCTACCACTACTTTTTAGGAGCGCAAGGCTCGGTCATCCATAGGAGGGTAGTCCACAAGCGTAAATTCGGTGCTACGGACACCTACTGATTTCTCTTCTTCTTAAACTGCTTGAAGTCTTCTTTGCCCCTCAAGCAGAATGTTCTTTGAAGCGTTTAAGTCTCTGTCGTGGTGTTCACCGCATTCAGGACAAGTCCAAAACCTATCACTGAGCTTCAAACCTTGGTGTTTGTAACCACAGCAAGAACAAGTCTTAGAACTTGGGTAGAATCTATCTATAAGATAGACCAGCTTCCCATTTACAAGAGCTTTATCCCGCAAGACTTCCTTGAACCGATGGAAACCAACCTCCTGAATCGCCTTAGCGATGTTGTGATTTAGCAATAGCCCTTGAACGTTCAGGTCTTCCATAAACACCACATCGTAGGATTTGAGTATCTCATTTACAACGGAGTGGATGTAGTTCTCCTTCTTGTTCGTTAGTCGTTCAAAGGCTCTTGCGAGCCTAATTCTTTGCTTGTTGCGGTTGTTTGAATCCTTAACCTTTCGGGATAGCTGTCTCTGAAGCCTTACAATCTTAGCCTCTTCTTTCTTAAAGAAGTGTTTGTTTTCAAACACAACGCCATCAGAAGTTATGACGAAGTCTTTTACGCCAAGGTCAAGACCGACCTGCTTGTTCGTCTTTCCAAATCTAATACATTCAGCTTCAGGAATATCAACAAGGATAGACAAGAAGTAATTCCCACTCTTGGTTTTCGATAGGGTTGCACTTCTTATCTTATCCTTGTATTTCTTTAGACGGCTGTGATATAGTTCAGAACAACGGAACTTTATGTTCTGAAGGGAGGTAATCAGCGTTATATGCTTTGTCTCAAACGTGTTACGTCTTGAGATTGCCTCATAAGGAAACAATGCAGTCTGTTTATCCTTCTTTGACTTGAACTTCGGGTAGCCATTATGTTGCTTAAAGAACTTTTGATAAGCATCATCCATTTGTCTGATGGCTTGGTTCATCACCTTTGTATTCTGTTCTTTCAGCCAAGCATATTGTTCATCCTTTCGCAATGTTCCGTGAAAACACTTTGATAAATCGGTTACGCTTAGGTTCTCCTTGTCAGTTTCATAAGCACTCTGTCTTTTAGCAAGCATGTAATTATACACAAAACGATAAGAACCAAGAACTTTGTTAAGCTCTTGTTCCTGCACCTTATTTGGATACAATCTTACTTTGATTGCTCGTAACATATTTGCTGTATTTTATATTCACTAATTATCGCTCTCGTTCAACAACATTGGCGAATGTTGAGCTCCCTATTGGACTTGAACCAATGACCGCCTGATTACAAATCAGGTGCTCTACCTACTGAGCTAAGAAAGCAGTTGAGCCCTATGATGGAGTCGAACCATCCTACTCGGTTTTGCAGACCGATGCCTAACCGATTGACTAATAGGGCAAATCAAAGAGTTGCGGGAGTAGGATTCGAACCTACGACCTTTGGGTTATGAGCCCAACGAGCTACCACTGCTCCACCCCACTATTGCGGAACGTACGAGACTCGAACTCGTGACCACCTGCGTGACAGGCAGGTATTCTAACCAACTGAACTAACGTTCCATTGTCTGTCAGGCATTGCGCATATACTCAGTACTCGTACGTACATGAAACACTCTTATATACGCATCACGCTTCAGCCTGGGGAGCGGTCTTTTTGTACGATGTGGAAGACGTTCCACGATTACCAGCCTACCACGACAGACGATATGGTAGCTCTTTTACGTTGTAGAGTATGATATTGCAAAGGGTAGCTAACCTCCACAATTAACATCAAGCTGGTACGCTTCTCACGTAGTAGTGACGGCTTTTCCAAGCCTATCCGTGAGACTTCATTATATTGGTTATTATCGCTCTCGCTGTTCAAACGAAAACCCATCACGTGGGTCAATGAACACTACGCTTGAATCTGCCTCATCGGGTCGGTCGTAGTGCGAGCAGACGGAGGTGTCTACACGAATTGCGTGTAAGATTTCGTCTCGGAAGGTGTCAAGCACGATGTTTCGTACTACACCCGAGTACGTTTCCCTGAACATCTCTTCAAGCCGTGACTGACGAGAGCGGAATACTTCAAGCTCTTCTGCTTGTCGGGCGATAGTGCCCTGAAGGTCTTCAACGACATGACGTTGTTCACGTACTTGGTCGTTGTGACGTTGAATCACCTCCTGATGTTGTGCAAGGGTGATACGCCCCCTGAATGGGATTTCGAAAGTTTCCATTATGATAACTCTTTTTGAAGATTAAAAATTAGTACTCTATGGGAGAATCGAACTCCCCTTTCAAGAATGAAAATCTTGCGTCCTAACCGATAGACGAATAGAGCATCAGGAGCTTCCGTACTTCTCAGTGCTTCCAACGTACATGAAAATCCACATAAACCAATGATTTACGTAGTCCTCACTTCTTGCTTCATCCTGCCACTACTTTTTAGTACATTGTATTTCTACAATCAGTCATCCATAGGAGGGCAGTCCACAAGCGTAAATTCGGTAGTACGACTACCTACTGATTTTTTTCTGTTTCTTAGACCACTATAAAAACTCGTTCCGAAGGTGAGATTTGAACTCACAAAACCTACATCCTAAGTGTAGTACGTATGCCTATTCCGTCACTTCGGAAGATTGGTAGGCTTACTTGGAGTCGAACCAAGAACCCCCTCGGTTATCCAAGGACTCTCCCATTGAGCTACAAACCTACTACATTGCAAATTGCGGACTTGCTTGGTTTCGAACCAAGAACCCCTTGGTTAACAGCCAAGTGCTCTACCATTGAGCTACAAGTCCAAGCCGAATTAAAACAGAGAAAAATGGTTAGTATGGATGGCAGGACTCGAACCTGCGACCTCCGCATCCCAAATGCGGAACGCTACCAACTGCGCTACATCCATATCAGAAGCTAACGAACGTGCTGGTTACACCCTACTATCTCGTGGGTAGTCATCGGAATTTCACCGACTCCTTTCGGTAGTTTCTCTTTATTGTATCATCAAGAATGTCAAAGAGCGAGGTGGTTGTTGAACTCCCACACCACAAAGGTATGTAGAGTTTTTCAATCCACCAAATCTTGATGAAAATTTCTTTTCAGAGGTTCTCAGCCTCTGTTGAATTGCTAACAATGTCAAAGAACTCAGGTGAGCCGTGTTGTTCGTTCACATTGCAAATGTAGGAAGGATTTTTTAATCCACCAAATCTTTTGGAGAATTTTCTCCTGCTGGTTGTGACGAACCGCCTACGTTAGGGTTTTCAACGTCCTTTGTATCAGAGCTTTTGTTGTCTGATTCTTCATCAGATTTTTTTTCTGCGTCACGAGCTTTTTCTTCGTTTCTCTTGACCTGCTCCTTTCTGATTAGCTCAAGTTCGTTGTTTGCTTTGAGCACTTCGTTGTTGTATGTCTTACGGGCTTGGGCTACTCTCGTATCTATTGCAGAGACCTTTTGTTGAAGGTCTACATCGGTGATAGGTATATTGCCGTGCCCTGCTGTATCATCAGCCTCAAAGAGCGGTTTGCTCTTTGGGCTTTCCTTGATGGTTACTTTATACTTCTTGTTTGCCATAGTCGTTTATAGTGCAGGTTCACCTGCTGTATCTGCTCCCGTATCAGCTCCTCCGAGGTCTCCTCCACCCATATCGGGTGCGCCTCCGAAGTCACCACCGCCTAAGCCTCCGCCTGAGCCTCCAACATCAAATCCTCCTCCGTTATCAAAGTCTGCGATACCGCCACCGAAGGAATCCATCTGACCAAATCCACCTCCGTTTTGTGCTTCGCCTTCTTCCTTCATCTTCTCCTGATGCTTCTTTCTTGCTTCTCTTGCGGCGTTCAGCTCAATCATATCATCTGCTGATAGGTTGAGGAACTTGCTTATTGCAAAGCTGGCAGGTATGTAAGACGAGTCGTTCTCCTCTTGGATGGTAAGGAGGGAGTTGATATACTCAGAAGCGTTCTTGAGTCTCTCACTCTCCTTCATATCAACGAAGATATTCTCGTCAATGAACTCAATAGTCGTTGCGGCTTTGAGCTTCACGTGCTTTGCGTACTCAGGGTGCATAAGGGCGAACTGAATCCAAGTAGGCTTGATAAGTATCTCCTTGAAGATGACCCTAAGTCGGTTGATGAATCGGTGGAAGTTATGCTCTTCGTGCGTGATAGAGGAGCTGACATCATAGGGGTTCGCCATCCCCTTACCTACCGAGTTAGGGAATCTGTTACGAGGTATCTGCGTATCTTGGATGAACCTATCCCAAAAGTATTCAAGCGTTTGGGTTGAGTTCATATCGTACCCGTCATCACCGATGGAAGACACATCCGTAGCCCCTTGTCCGTTAGATGGGAATACCATCGTCTTTGCAAATGGGAACTTTGCCCTGCCATTGTAGTTTACTTCACCACTCAGCGAGTCAACGCTTATGTCTTCCTTGTATAATCCCTCAAACTTAGCAAGCTCCGTGAGCATCTTCTGTGGTGGCATAGAACCCATTGGTATGACAATCTTCGTACGCTTCTGAGCATTCATCAAGTTCCAAATGACACGAGACCCTTCAAGCTGGTTGAGGATGTTGTACGACCTTGAAAGACGTTCAAGGTAGGATACGTTTAGGTTGTTGTACTTACCTGAGTATGAGATGTAGATGATATTGGAGTCAGGGATTTCAATAGCCCCTCCTGACGTTTCTTGTATCCATACCTTAACGTCCCCTACACCTTCTACCTTCTTAATCTTAGTATACAGCGTAGTTGGGTCAAGTTGCTTGAACCCTGCTATACCCGTAGCCTTCATTATGCCATTCTCGGTGGTATATTCGTAGATGATTTCAAATGCGAGGATACCATCAATGAGGAAGGACTTAAAAAGATTCCAAGCGTCATCAGATACGTGGAAGTTATATATACGATACACTTCACGGAATGCCATAATAAGACCATCCAGCACTTCCGACTTACGCCCTTTCTTATCAGGCTTGATGACACTTGATAGGAGCTTAATATCCAAGTTGGCAAAGTATCCATTCGTGTCGTAGACGATGGCTTCATTGGATATAATATCAAGACACGTCTCAATCGTTGGGTTCTTGGCAAAGTCCCTGAGCTGTTGTCTCCTTACGGAGTATCTCTTATCGTAATATGGGATATACTCATCTTGACCTACAACGTCTGCGTATGGGTTTAGGTAGATGTTGTCGTTACCCCCATACATTGAGTTGAATGAGTTAAGTGCTGTATTGGACGTTTCGGTAGAACCCTTTGCGAAAGAGTTTTCAATGAGGCTGGTGTTCCACCTTGCAGACGTTGATGATAGGTCTACGAGGTTACGTGCCTTAGCCTTCTTCTTATCTCCTCCGTCACGAGCGTGTTCTTCTGCGTAGACAGCATATATAGGAGAACGCCTATCCTCTCTGTTCTCCCTTGATGGGTATATGTATTTGATTTTCCTTGCCATAATAAAAGCTCCTAACTAAGAAATAGCAGGTTGGTATGATATTTAGAAACCTACTTATTTTAGTTAGGAGCTTAAACGATGTCTTTTGATGCCTATAAGTAAACCTTCTTATGGGTAAGAGGGAACTTTCTATCCTTGTATATCCCATCTCGTTCCTTTGCGTGCTTCATCAGGTAGCAAGAGGAGCGACTTGATGGGACTTTTTCTCCTTTAGGCTTGTAGTTCAGGTTGTCCCTGAAGTCGTAAAGGATGACCTTCTCCTTCCCCTTGAAGAGACGCATACCACGACCGAGAGCCTGAGCTACGATGCGTTCGCTCTTGGTTGTCTCCACGAGGAAGATATACCAAAGCCTTAGCAAGTCCACACCCTCAGAGAATGTCCCGAGCGTTGCTACGAACACGGAGTTGTTAGTCTCGTCCTTTTCAAACTCTTCCTTCATCGCATCACGTTCTGCGACACTCGTACTTCCGTCTACGTAGTATATGGTCTTGTCGGTATTCTCCTCAAGCCACTTTACGATTTGATTTCCGTAGTCTCCCTTAACGTCAGAGAAGAGCACAAGGCTATTCATATCTGCGCTGGCGATGCAGTTGCAGATGTACTCAAGTCGCTTGTGCGAAGCTCTGATGTACTCACGCTCTTCGTTGTACAGCATTGATGCCATTCGTGTATCACCCGTAGGGCGCATCATTCGGTGGTTGTACAAGTTGGTAAGACCACCATACGTATTGTCGTGGACAAGCTCAATGGCTTCAACCTCAATGGGAGTTGCTTTCTTCTCTTCGTTTATAAGTTTATCGCTCGTGAGGGTGTAAACGATTGGACCCATGTACGACTGAGATGTGAAGGATTCAATCGTTCCCTTCTTCTTATGCGGTGTACCCGAGAGACCTATCTTATATCGTGCATTCACGCAACGACTAAAGACGACCTGCATCCCCGATGCCGTGATATGCTGACACTCATCACCTACGACAGCCGTGACCTTCCTGAAGAACTCTACGTTCACCTTTTGAAGGGATTGGAATGTCCCGAAGACGATGTTGCATTTGTCTCCCTTGAACTTAGCTACGGGCTTACCTCCTCCGACAAGCTCATACTTCCACTCCTTTTTGTATGCTGGGTTAATCTTCCCATCATAAAGGACGAACTTCTCCATTGTCTGAGTGGCGAGCGCACCGCTTGGGACAACGAAGACCATCTTGGTTTCGTCAAGGTGGTCAAGCATATACTTAAAGATAAGATAGCTGGTGAGCGTTTTACCCGCACTCGTGGACATCTCTGCTACGCATCTTCGGTATCTCAGCACGGCATAAGACGCATCTTTCTGATAACCATAAGGTTGTATCTCTGAACCTTCAAAGAGGTCTGACACGTATTTCTCAAAGTATTCCTTTGTAATTTGCGTATCAATGAGAGTTGGAAGGAAAGCATCTGAAAGGACAACCTCTTCCTTGTATTCGGAAGCAAAGTTGTAAAGCTCCCTCCATAGTCCCGATGAGACGATGAGGTTTTCGCTCATAAACGATTCCTCCACGGGGATGTTTGGGTTGAGCTTCCTAAGGATAAAGGCATCTTTTCGTTCAGCCGTCATATAGGATAAGAGCTGAAACGTCTTATGCTCCTGAAGGTCATCTACTTTAATGTACTGACCATCGTTTGATATTTTTAACAGCATTGTTCATCTGTCTTGTTATTAAAAAAAGTTCGCCATTTCAAACACAAAGGTAAGAAATAGCGAACAAATATACAAATATGGTTCGGTTATTTAGGGTTTCGCAAGGTGAATACCCAAAGATGACCTGCGTCTTCTTCTGCACCCTTGCCCGTATGGGCTTGCGCAATCCTTGGTGAGATAGTAACCGAAGAGGTGAAGTTATCCCTCCATTTGTAGGAGAGGCGAGTTCTCTCAAGGTTGATTAGAGGTCCAACGGGGTAGTCCTCGCCAAGGTCTATCGTATATGGAGATATTTCCACCTCGCCTTTAATCTTATCCTCCTTGACCTCGGATACGCCTACGACCTTATACGTCAGCTGTTGCTTGAGTTCATCAAGGGACATCGTAAGCTCCTTCGCCTTCTTAGCCGTATCCACAGAAGCCTTCTCCTCGTCTTGGAATAGGTATCCATTAGAATGGGCGTGCTTATTGGAAGGTATCTTCCTAAACATCCGAGCGAAAGGAGAGGACGTGAGCGGAGAATGGCTCTCCTCATTGTTCCAAAAAGACCTCGCCTTCAGTTCATCATACGTGAAGAGCGGGATGTTTACATCCAAGTCAAACTCAACCTTTCCGCCAATCTTCTTGTACACCTTCCCATTGTAAACTACCTCATTGGAATGTCCTACGTTTATCTTATTCCCATTGAAGGTACGCTTTGGGTAGTCAAGAGTTAGTAGCGTCTTGTTTGTCTCCGAGATAGGCTTAATGGAGAAGTACGTATCGTCATCAAAAAGCGAGCTGAGCGTAGGTAGCATAAACTCATTTGAGAACATCCCCCCTGAGGTGAACATCCTATTGGTAAGGTATGGCTTGATGTAAATTGAAGTCGTCTTATCAACTCCATTGAACTCACCCCAAGTCGTATATTGGTCAGGGATACTATTAAGCTCTTTTGTCGTTAATTGATTAACTCCTATTTCAATAGGCATCACCGAATAAACGCCCCTTGAAGATACAACGCTACTCTTAACATACCTCCCATACATTGCGCTCTCCTGGGTTATACCTGACGAGAGGTCTACGCTCGTCTCGTTCATAAGAACGGGTTCTTCGTTGAGGTAGTTGAACGTTTTGATTATGTCATACTTATGGTCAAAAGATATGCTCCCGCCATCATCAACAGAAGGGGAGAAGAACATCATTCGGTCTACGCTTATAGGTAGTTCAATATCCGCATATGTCGGGTTGTCCATCTTGAGCTTCAGCGATATGTTCACCTCGCTATGTTCTACAAGATAGTTCATCGTAGAGACGATTATAAAGAAGCCACTTTCATACCTACCATTCCCAAGAGTTGCGATAGACGTTATGTTTTTCATATCTCGCTCTTGGCTCATCAGACCAATCTGATGCGCTACACGTTCAGTTGTCACGTCTCTATCATGCACTGCGGGACTTTCGGAGATGAGCATATCAAGGATATTCTTCGCAACCTCCTTGCTCATTGAAGCGTCAGCGTTCTTTTCCCTGAGGATAGCGAATGGGACGCTGTCGTTCATAAAGTCGGTTATGGAAGCCTTACCCTTTGTAATTCTTACTGCATCACCCTCAGGTATGATGACGTTGTTTTCCGCCACAAGAGAAATGGAGACCTGCATAGGCTCTTCGTCTCCGGCTTGCGAGAACTTGTCCTTGATGAATGGAGACACAATCTTTCGCTCACCATAGGCTACCGATTTGTTCAGCTTACCGACACCATTTGATAAGCTACCATCTGATACCATAAATGGGCTGATATTCCCAAGCCTACATAGCGTTGCTACGTAAACATGAGACCTCTCCATATCCTTTGCTATGCGAGACCAATTAGTAGGGTCTAAGTTTGAGAACGTGAGTGTGTTAGATATGTCTAACATATTAGAACTCAGACTCTTATTCTTGTCCATAGCGTTCATAAAACGCTTATCAACCCCTTCAAAAGAAAGCGTAGGCTTTCTTCTTTCATCCTCGTAGAATGGCTGAGAGATAGACCAATCGTATGTCCTACCACCATCCGTAGTAAACGATATATTGAGCACTCGCTTTGAACCTTCTTCAATGCTCTGATAGAATCGGTTTGTACTCAGCAAGGCTTCCTTCTCGTTCGCATACTTGGTTGGTATGTTCTTCCCGTAGATGTATGGTATTGCAACGCTATTGTCAAGGTAATAGGGCTGTCTGAAATGGACAAATGTGTTGTGCGTAATGTTGGATAGGTTCACCTTTTGAACACCTGAGTACACACCATCAGCGTAGTACAACGGAGCATTTGCCTTAACCTCCTTTGCAATAGGTACATCAACTCCGTTAATCTGAATCTTTACAATCCTATCGTACAATACCGAGCCGTCAGAGTTCTTAGCCGTTGGGAAGAAAATCTTCATCAGCTTTTGGTCTGACATAGACGTGGTAGCCCCATCAACAGCTGGGATGATATTCCTCTTTAGTGAGGTATCAATAAGGGTAGAAGAGTCCGTTACAAAAGACAATGCTCCTTCGGACTTATTCATAAACTGCTGTATGGGTACAAGTTTTATCGTGCCATCCTTGAGTTCTACTCTCGCTCCTCTTTCAATGGGTCGCTTGAAGATGCGCACGCCATCACTAAGCACAAAAGGAACGATGGAGAACGTTATATACTGAGAATTATCAGCTGTGACATCTCGGTAGAGTTCCAAGATGTCATTCTCCTTCATCTTTATGGTGTAAACCTTTGACGGGGCTATGTCATAAAAGTCTGTTGGCTGTACGACAAACTTTCCCTTTGACGTATTGACAGCCATAACTCGCACCCCACCCGATATTGAAGACACTGCGCTTGGGGATATTGCAAATGAGATACTGCTATCGTCCCCGTGGATGTAGATACCAACCTTGCATACGGGCTTGTCTTCATATACGTAAGGCAGTTTACTTGTTACGTACTCGTCAAAGTCAATCGGGAACACGCACTCCTTAGCGGTCTCTGAGGATACAGCCTTGTCAAGGCTTTTTGTCTCGTAGAGCTGATACTCATTAAGAGACTTGTTTACGTGGAGACCCTTAACGTCAAGGGTAATCCCGTTGTTGTTACTTCCAATTCGGAAGGAGCGTAGGTCAGTCTCAAGAGTAATAAAGTTGCTTCCTGATATGGCTATCGTCCTATCCTTGCTAATATCAACATCAGCGACAGCACCCCTTGATAGGAGCGGTAGCGATGAAAATCTGTTAGCACGATAATCCAAGATATTGATAAACTCCGATGCCGAGAATGCAGGGTTCTCCCTTTTGTAATGACCGATACGACCACTATCAACACGACCTGCATTACTAATCCCGACTAATGAAGAAACGCATATCCTCCCATTGCGATGCCAAATGCTATCGCTAATGAAGTTCGGTGTATCTTGCAGAATACGATTGAATGTCTCAGCGGAAATATCCTCCATAGAACCATCAACCTTAACCTTCTTCAGACCGACACCAGCAAGAACAAACAAGTCGTCACCCTTTGCGATATTGGGCTTCAGCATCATCTTCTTGCTGAGAATAGCCCTGAAATCCACGTTAGAGTAGAAGTAGTGCCTTGGATTACCATCAATAGGGATAAGCATCTCTTGGGTTGGAGTCACCCCGTATGGGTATCCATACACATAATATGGCGAGTTAGGTGAGTTCCATTCGTATAGCTTGGAGCGGAGGACGCTGAAGACATCCGACCTCATCGTTCCGTTCGCATTGAACAGCTTTACATCCTTCGGGTTGGCATACAGCCTGCGATACACTTGCCCCTGAGGAGCTTTCTTATCGCCCGTCCTTATAAGGTATTTTTGGTAGTCATCCTCTTCGTCATCAGACACTATGGAGTTCTTGTATCCAATATAATCAAGACCGCTCATGAAGAAGTCCGAAGGATGACCAAAGATGGCACTATATCCGTCCTTCCCTGCGTCTCCCTTCTTGCCTGATACTCCAAGCGATGGTAATCCCGTCTTTAACATTCTACATATAATCTATGACGACCTCGACCGAGTCAAGGATAGTTAGGTACATGGCGACAAGAGAAGACTTTTCATCTTTCTTGCCTTCTATTTTCTTCGCTATCGTCTCCCTAACGGAATCAATACTCTGCACGTATTCCGTTGCAGACGAAACGCCCATTTGGCTAATGTCGTCCCTACGAAGTTGGATACGACCGACAAACTCGCTCTCCACGGGCTTCCCATCCTTCTGCGTGTTGAGATAGACATAAGCTCCAAGCTCGCCACCCGAATGGATGTACTTCATCAGGTACTCAGGAGACACCTCTTTCTTAGCTGGGATGTTTGATGACTTTGCAAAGAACGAGTTGTAGATAAATCGCTTCATCCCGATGGAGGAGACCTCAAGAGGTTCGTATCCATCTACTCTCCTCGTCTCAGCACTTCCCGCTCTACTTGAGAATATGGGCAGGTCAAGCACAAGTGACGAGTTAGATTCAATCCCCCACGTACCCAGCGACTTGTTGTAATATATCGTCAGGTAGGTTGGCAGACCATCCAAGTCAAAAGAGATGAAGGAACTCATAGGTACGATATTGTACCCGTTGTACTGCATAGGTACTCCACCTATGACCCTCTGAACAGCATTGGGTGATACATTCTCAGAAGCCTTTAAGTCTTCCTCCGTAACGCTATTGGCGATAATATCCACACCATTGATTGGAGGAGAAAGGATAAGTCTATCGTTCTTTCTGACAAGTACCGACTCGCTTACCTCACGGCTAACGTCAATAGGGATGACCCCACTAAGTGCATTTGCTCCCCAATTCTGAACGGAGAGGATAGGCTCGGTTGATAGGTCAAGGCGACCATTGGCTTCAGTTACCCTGAAGAATGAACCGCCACCATCAATAACGATGTCGCCAACATTGTATGTAACCTTTGTTGATGAGTTCTCGTAGTTGTTGATAGGAAGACCTTGGTTCATCCTTTTCGTCACCTCTATTCTTTCAGCGTTTGCTTCTGCCGAGTCGGAGATGAAACTTGAAAGGAGGTACTTCGTATAGTACAATGAAGAGCCGTCCTTACCTTTACCTCCCGTGTCACCCTTCACCCCATAGGTTGGAAACCCAGGAGCGTATTTTATATTATCGTTTGCGTTCATTCGTTGTGCGTTCCTTTAACCTATTATAGACGAAATACCTACCGAGACAAAGAACTTCCTATCGTCAATATCCTTGATGTCTATGTAGTAGATAAGGTTGTTGTTTACTTCTGCGATTGAGGTGGATACATTCTTCATCTGCTCCATACCATCTACCTGCTCAGTGAAGAGGACATCAGGAGTATCCGTAACGCTTCTCACCCTACTAAACACCGACACAGAAAGGTCATCCTTTAACGATAGGTATTTAGTAATAAACGAGTTAATATACCTATTACGTTCCTCTTCTGACGTTATCCAGCCAATTTCAGAGGAGAAGATTTCATTCCTCCTAAGTGCATTAAACGCCCCCTTGGTGATATTACATTCAATCCTTAGGTTATCCACCTGCTTACCTTCCGACTGAGATGTGGATATATCAAACGTAAGGTCGTCACCGATAGTCCACTTATCAACAAGAATGGTGATACCATCCTTCCCCTTGATGGCGAAGCCGTCTGATGACATCATCTTTTTCGTTGATAGTGTCGTCTTTATTGAGCCGTTGTTGATTGGCGAGGTGGATAGAACGTTCAAGTCTGTAACCCTTTCCACGTTATCCCCATTAAGTCTGAATGCCGTAGCAGAGCCTACCGAGCGAACGACAAAGCCACCGCCTACCATAGAGCCATACTTGAACATGGGTAGCGTACATACGTCATAGTGACCCAAGCTCCTACTTAGTGCAGACCCTACGGGAAGGCGTTCAATACCGATGGTGAAGTCATCCCCACTCGTTAGGTATGTTTCCTTATGCTCCTTGTTCCTGATGGAAATCCTCATTGGTGATGACTTTATCAAGTTCAGTATTTCAGACACACTAAGCGAGGTTTGCGTCTCACCTGACACCACCATAGACGAAACGAGTTGCCCGATATTCCCTACCGAGAAGTGAGACATCGTAGGCTCGGTGAATGAGCTACCTCTTGACTTCAACATTGCCGATGGAATGACCGAGCTTGGTACAGAGAATACTCCGTTGGAGACTTTCACCCTATCGGTTGGAATTGACAAGAACCCATTGTTCCACTCTTGGATGAGATAGCTACTCTTTCTGAATGAACCGCTGTATCCATAGATGTCAGTACCTTCTGAGCTATCCCCATCAAAGTGGCTGTCTATGGAGATGCGCTTGGACGGGTTGATGGAATACGATGATGTAGCTACACGTCTCCAATCCTTATCACCATATACATACGAAGTTCCCATTACAGCTGATGTCCCCGTAAGTGAGGTGAGGATATACACCCTACCCAAGAATCTATCAATGATGACCTCGGGGTACGCCAATGGAGTAGATACACCCAGCACGGCAACGGAACAACGAGATAGTTCGCTAAGTGGTATCTTTGATTTCAAGTTACCCTTAACCGATATAGTTGCGAGGCTATTGTCAATGAAGAATTGGAGCGTTTCTGAATTTGGCTGATATACCCCATGCGTGTAGTCTATCGCCCTATCAAACACCCTATCAAAAATTGACGTATCGCCATACCTCTCAATGTAATTGTATATGGACATACGCACGCCATCAACTTCAACGAGAAGCGAGGTATCTACCGAAGGTATCTTGGTTGGGTTCTGAGAAGCTCCATAGTTCCCTACAAGACCTGCATTCTCTTCGTGTATTCCAATGTTCCTAAAGAGGAAGTCGGAAGACGTAAGCAGTGGCAGTTTATCCTCCATAGACTTGATATACCCATCCCTAAATGCAGGTGAGAGCACCTGAGCAGGCTCTACGTCAAGAGGATTTGTATCTAAATCCACCTCAACTATCTGAGTATCAGAGGAAAACGTCAGTTCTATGTTGTAATAGTTTGGTATATTACTTCGCTCAAGGTCTGTCTTGACATACTCAAAAACAGATGGTGGATATGTGGAGAACTTATCCACACTAATCCCGTTGATACCTCCACTTATAATCTTGTATATTCGGCAGTCATTGAGGTCAATGCTTGGGTTCAGCTTCTCCGATGAAGAGAAGTTATACACAAACGGAGACCTTGCCGTAGCTTGTCTTATCGCTTCGTACGATGACGTAGCCAAATCGTGGAATGGATGAACCGCCATACGGGATAACTGCACGGGGTCATTCCCATAGAACTTCACGTACTTAGATTTGTGGCAGTCATTGTTCCCATTGTAAACAACGGAGCGTCCGACCCCGAATGGAGAAATGATAGCCTTCACCTTCGTCTCGTTGAAGGACAATCGTGCAAGCTCAATATCAACATACTCGCCATCCGAACGAAGAGCCTTATCCTCACGTATATCCTGAGAGATATTACTTATGACAAAATCCTTTGATGGTGCTATCGTACCATTGCATACCGAGACCCAACCTCCGAGAGATACAAGCTCGTTAATACGCTCAGGTGTTTCATAGACCTCAACCATATCATCCGATATGGGCATAAAGCCCACACACTGATGATACCTATCTCCCATATTTTGGAAGTCCGAGTTGCCGAGGATGGATGCCACCTTCTTATCCTCTCGGAAGAAGAAGAGCCTATCCTGAATGGATGCGTTCACAGAATCCCTGTAGAGTTCAACCTTGGGAGCGAACTTCTCTCTTCCGAAGAACGTATGGATAAACCCGATGGTGTTACCCTTGGGGTATATAATCTGAGCATATGTAGCCTTGTGCTTGGTGAATATATCAAGCCTTGTTACTCCGTTGTCCTTGACTTGGAACGACACATCATTCTGCTCCTCCATCACCTTACGAAGAGCCAGCTTAATTCTCTTTATGAATGTCTCCACGTCTCCCGTTTCTGTTATGGAAACGTGATACACTATTGGTGTTACAGAGGTGAGGTCATCCTCAGGTGAGAATGGAAGGATAACATTGTCACGCATCTTCCTCCTCTTCCCGAGGTTTATCCTCTCCTTGTAGATGAACATATTTGGTATATCGGATGGTACGATATACTTATTTTTGAATGGAGTGTGCGTTACCTTCAAGCCACCTACATAGTCTTCGCTTCGCTGACCCCCAAGACCCGAGTAGTATCTGAATACGTGTCCGTCATGGTGGTTGTCATTCACCAGCCTTTCATTCGTGATGAAGCTGACATCGTCCTTATGGATTTTGTAGTAGATGGCATTCGCATCAATATGTTCCTTCTCCGACTTCGCTGAAAGTGTTGCGAGCAGTCTTTGCCTTACCCCGTTGGCTGTCATCTCAGTACGAAGTACGTGCGACACCCCATTCTTGTACTTCTTCTTCACGACTGCAATATCAACGACAACGGGAGCTTTGTCCGTCTCTACGATTGTATCGCTAACGACACGTCTGTTGTATTCACCCTCTCGTGAGAACAAAATTCTGAAGTGCGAACCTTCCGTGTAAGGTTCTTCAAGTGACATCGTAAGGAACTCTCCTTCGTTCTCTTCGGGTATAGAAGAAATACGGAAAGTCGCCTTTACGTCATTATTTTTCAATAGAGACCCTGAGGTTATCGCTTTTTTTAGGTCTTTCTCATTCCTCACACGAAGCAGATTCCTCCCTGACGATAGTCCGTATATGATACGCTTATCCTTCATTTCTTTTGCGTGAAGGAAGAGGTCGTTATCCTTGTACTCTCCGTCATTACCCTTGTAGCACCTTGCATCCCCATTGGGCATAAGGGTTATCATATCATACTTGACTATCTCATCCTCCGTGAGGTACAGACCGAAGTACGTATTCAGTGAGAGCGTCTCCACCTCATTGTCATCAAAGTAATACTCCATATTGATGATATGAGGATGCACAAGTTCATTCCTTTCGTAAGCCCCTGAGATGAATTTGTTGTATGTTTCCGTAGGGTATTCACTTTTTTTAGCCCCCGTAAATGCGTGATAGTTCAGCTCCGTTGCGCTCGTAAAAAGTCCACTTCTTACACTTACGCCCCGAAAAACATTCCCCCCGTCCTCAACACTTGGTTGGAGAAGATATGGAGATGGATACCTAATAGCCTCGCTGTAATGTCGTCTTAGGTAGTCACCAAGAAGCGTCCCTTGCTTCATTGACCAAGAAGAAACAAGCCTACCATTCTCAATCAAAAAAGATGCAATGTTGCCACTTTGGTTATCAATTAACCCAAGGTCTTTGGTTGGAACGGAGAATACAGCGAAGAAGTCGGGTAGCTTTTCCTTTAGGTATAGCGGAGCTAAAAATACAAATCCCTCCTTATGAGTTGGATTTACATTCGTTGTTCCTCCGTACATATAGGTCATATCAAGACCACCCGTATCGGCTGTTCTGTCCTTTGCTGTCTCCGATGAGGGCTCGTCATAAAAGACACCCTTAGGCATCAGAGAGAAAAGCCTACGTACGTCATCCCCATAAACGCCCATCCCACTCACGGGGTTAGAAGAGTACCTTCTTGAACCGAGGAGCGGATTAACGGGGAAGGTGTCAAGGCTTATCTTTCCTTGCGAGTCAATAGCCAGCTTTATGTTACCCGTCAGCTTAGGGTTCGTCCTAAGGAGCATAGCCGATTGGAACGAATAGCCATAGTACGGAGCTATCCTACCCCCCTGAGAGACCACAGAACGGCTCTCGTGCGCTCTAACGTGGAAGGAGTAAGCCTTGGCTATCAGTTCGTCATTAAAGAGCGTTGTAAGGTCTTCTTCTTTGCCGAGGTAATAGTTAGGGGTATATCTTATCGTTCCATCTTGGGCTTGCTGTGATAGCGAGGAAATCGTATGCGAGCCTTGGAGCTTGTCTACACGTTCAAATGGATTAGACTTACCTATCGTCACGATAAGCTCCGTCAGAATCCTGAAAGACACGTTAGTGGACTTTCCCCTCATCGTGACGAGAAAGAAGTTGTCAGAGAGCGTAGGATAGAGTATATGCGATGATACGACCCTGCCATCATCATCAAAGACGAGAGGAACGCCATTGATATGCAAGGCGAGCTGTTCCATCTTGACAAGGTCGGAGGGGTCAAACTTCACCCTGAGTGAATACCCATAGGCATAGTCATCAATACGCATATCTCCCGAAGCCTGATTAGGGAGGGTCTGAATGATACGAGGAACTTGGATGACTATCCTTGAAGCACTCTCGTTAAGTATTATCTGTTGGGACTTGAAATTCATTGGGTGAATGTGAATGTAGGGTATTTACCTGATTGGTTTGGTGGGTTGGGTGGGTGAAATCAGAATTGACGCAATACCAGTAGAGAGAGTATACTATAGTATTGTATTCTTTATATACTATATATATTACTATATAAAAGTTATACCTATTATATATATATATATTATTATATTAGTCTAACTTTTACTACACTATCTAAACTATTACTCCAACTTGAAAAGACGGAGCGAAGCGGAGTACATAGTATTACATCAACTCAGCGTAACTTGGAGCGAAGCGACAACGAGCGGAGCGAGTAACCTAATCCAAAAAGAAGAAAGGGAGCGTAGCGAAGCGGAGCGCATACCAAACTAAACACAACACATCACCAAACCAAACTAACCTAAAAGGAAGCTGAGCGAAGCGAAGCGTACAAGGTAGGTAAGTAACACCATCACCAAACTAAGTAAGGAAGAGAAGGAAGCTGAGCGAAGCGAAGCGTACCACCCTCATCATAAATTTCCCTCACCATAACATACCTAACAAAGAAGAAACGCTGAGCGAAGCGAAGCGGAACTGATGGATATACTTTTTATATCAATAGGTAGGTAATAATACTTTTTCTTTTAGCGGAGCGAAGCGAAGCTGAGGAGGAAGAAAGAGAAAGAAAGTAGATAGCGAAGCGAAGCGGAGCGCAGGTCATCCACCATAACAAACAAGAAAAGTTATACGGGATGCTGAGCGGAGCGAAGCGCATAGGTTGGAATACTTTTTATATACATTCCGTAGGTGTAATAACTTTTTCTTTGAGCGGAGCGAAGCGTAGCATTCCTCATTTTACCTCTCCATAACATACCTAAAGAAATGTGTAAGGTCTATCAAGCTGAGCGGAGCGAAGCGCAGGGAGACACATAATGATTGAAATAAAAAAATACACTATTTGGCGGATGAATATCTTTTTTGTATCTTTGCTATGGTTAAATAGGAGTACGAGGCGATGGGGCTTGCCCGACAAGGAACGACCTCACTCAGACAACGCTTCACCTCCGATATACCAATAGCATATAATTCAATAACGATGTGTACGTACAAACTTGATTACTATAATAATGTAGGCAGGGGAGTGCACCCAAAAGCACTCCCTACTGCCGATACGGAATTATTAACAAGATTAGCTACAATAGCACATCATAAAAACTACTTTCTCTTATGAGCAAAAAGCGATTAGAGAACAATCTCTCATTCACTCCGATTGGTGAAGGAGGTTACAACGACAGAAAGGTGTACGCCCCTACTGCCACCAAATGCTCTCAGCGGATAATCCCTGAGGGTGAAACACTCAACCCAAGGACGAATATCACCATCCGCTGTTCGTTCTCCCGTGATGGATTTGAAATCTACAGCAAGGAGGACAAGCAGAAGAAGGGTGGTCTCTCTGCAATGCAGTTTGAGCGCACCATCATCAACAAACCTTGGAAGGAAGCTATCAACGAGTTCGCATCTCTTATCCTTGACAAGCAGAAGACGTTCTGCCACCTCTTCACGGATAAGAATGAGGACGTGTTTATGATTTCGGCTAAGAGGTCAAAGAACTTCCGCTGTGCCGATGTTATGCTCCTTGACTTTGACGATGTAGGTGCTATAGGTATTGATGACTTCGTGGACAATATCAAGTCTACGGGGAACATCCCATTCCTCGTTCACGAATCGCTCTCCTCCTCAGAGAACAGAAGAAAGTACCATTGCTATTTCCTCCTCACTGATTCCATCAAGGATGAGTTCGTCTATATGTCCACGGCAAAGCGTTTGGCTTCGTTCATTAAGGCGATGTGCAATATGCAGGCGGACAGACGAGTACTCAATGCCTCTCAGTGCGCATTCCCAGGTCGTGTAGGTGGCGAGTTCCGTATCATTGAAGAAGGTGCTATCATCCGTGTCAAGCCTGCAACGCAAGGGCAGATTACGACACAGAATGTCCACCTTATGGATGAGGGGAAGAAGCGTAAGGGGCAGATTGTATTCACCACTGCAACGCTCGCAGGGCAGGCGTATGACGCTAAGGGTGATATGCCTCAATGGGCACTTGGTCGTATGCGTCAGATGGATATGCCTGACCTCGTCCTCAAGGGTTTCCGTAAGGAAGATAATGACCCTAACGTCAAGGAGGAAGACAAGGTCGTATCTATCTACGATGCCCATCGTATCGGTGAGATTTGGTCTGAGCAACTCTGCACACTCGCTATGATGGCAATCTTCAAAGACCGCATCACGCATAACGTGACGGAGGACTTCTGTCTTATGATTACGGGGCAGGCTGAAAAGGACTTCATCTTCAACCTTGATAGAGCTAATCGTCTTGGCGAAGAAGTTGAGTATCAGCGACTTTCAGGTCACGAACCACGTCACTACCACCTTGCACGATACATTTGGAATGATGGATTTGTAGAAGGTAGTCAGACCGCTTACACTCGTTCCGATGGTAAGCGCATGGTGCCGCTACACACGGATAGTCAGCTTGAAATCCTCAGGAGAGCCGCACTCGCTTCATACCAAAGTCGTAATGAAGATACGCTGAATAAGGAACGTGTTAAGGCGAAGCTGAACCTATATAAGGAGCAGGAAGGTTTCGGAGATAGTAAGGAAGCAGAAGCCCGTATTGACTTGGCTATGAAGATTTACGAATCCCTTAGGAACATCTACACCATCAACTCTCTGAGTGATATTGTTGGGGTAGACAAGCGTTTCATCTTCACCAAGGATAGCGGTTGGATGGGTCTTACAATCCCGATGAAGTATGACGCTTCAATCGGTTCTGTCGTAGGTCCAAAGAGACGTGACGGGCAGGGGAGACGTAGATGGCTGATTAAGCGTCTTATTGAAAGACGAATTATCGCACAGCAGTTGGATGCTTTCATTCCTGACTTCTCGCATTACATCCCCGAAGACGTGTACTTCCGTGGTATCGTGAATGACCTCAACTACATTGATACCGACTTTGATGGGGAAGACCTCATTGAAATCGTTATGAATGTCCTTATGATGGGGATGAATGCCGACATCACGAAGGAGGTCTTTGACAACTTCAAGAAGGAGAACACTGCGTTTTGGTATAAGAATGCCGACTACGTAATCAACAACAACTTCGTGAAGTACTACGGAGCGGTAGAGTCCAAGAACGTCCTTATCAAGGGTGCTAAGTACATCTACACGACAGCCGTTGAAGTTCCCAACAACTACGAACGCTTCTCCTCACTCCTTGAGATGAAGACCTTCGGTGTTGTAGAACGCCTCATTAAGAAGTCAGAGATGCTTGTATTCCGTAAGGAACACTTGGAACGCCTCAAGGAGAAGAGCGAGGTGCTTGGTATTGACTACGAAAAGGCATTCACCATCACCGATGACGTGCATTCAGAGGACTTCGTGCATATAGCAATCAACTACGATAGCAACGACACCTCAATGGCAGGTCTCAAGCAGACGTTGTCCCGCATCATCGTGTTCGGTCTTGCTATGCGTATGTACATTGAGCCTGATAGCTCCATCTACATCTCAACCACGGGTATTGGTATGGATGAAATCGGGAAGAAGAACAAGTTCCTGATGAACCTCCTCCGTAGAGTGTCTGACGAAGACCGCTCTCGCTCCAAGGAATACAACCTCCCACGAATGAAGGCAGAGGAGATGGCAGATATTGCTCTTACCATTATCACTGAAGAAGGAGACACTATCACCCGTCTTTACGACCGAGTCTTTGAGCTGAACGGCATCCCCAAGCAGGAAGAGGTCGCCCTTTACCCTGAGATGGTTGATGTCCTGACGGAACAGATGGCTCAGCTGGATTACCTTCGTACGGCATATTGCTACGAAAGCCTTTCTCAGATTGTGAATGAGTACCTTGAGTGGGTGAAGAGCGATGAAAAGCGTGGTGGTCTCTCGTTCTCCTATGTAACGAAGAGTGGCGCACGTGGCTATTCTAAGCTCACTGACCAACACTACGGGAAGATTTACTCCAACAGCCTGAAGACGAGCGGTATCATCAAGCACGATGATAAGCATATCATTGGTATTGATACATATACCGACTTCATCACCATGCGTATCGCCTCCTCTCTTGAAAGCAAGAAGGGGTATGGGCTGTGGCAGAACATCCGAGACAATGTCGCTCGTTATGGGAAGATGAAGGAGTACGCTCCATACACGGAAATGGAACTCGCAAAGTATGTCGCAGAGAACTTCGCCCCATCCTCTCGTGCATACCTGAAGAGTGTCGTTCCTGGGTATAACGAGCAGACCTATATGAACCAAATCATCAAGAAGGTGATGGCAGGTCTGTGGTATGCGTTCCTTCTCAACAGAGACAACGACCCTACGAGAAAGGATTATGACTTCGTCACGTTCTACACGGAGCTATGGCATCTCCTTTCCGTAGACCCCGCAGGTGAACACCTCGCTGAGGAAATTGGTAAGGTAAAGAGATATTGGAAGGAAATACCAATGGAGAACCTTCTTGACCATACGCTCTCCCCAAGCGTAGCATCTAAGATTGTTCTTGCCAATGGTGTCCTCAGTGTCTCCGAGCTGAAGAAGCTCACGATGTCAAAGGTCATTGAAGCTCTTACGATTATCTCTCGCTGTATGCTTCAGCAGGGAGGCTATGAACGCTCCCTGCACGATGATGACGAGGTGCGTAAGATGATTGAGAACAAAATCCTCCGTGCGCCAAAGGAGATTATGGATGTTATCGCTCAGGAGCAGATTATGCTTGACAACATCCCTTCGGCTATCAAAGAAAAGGTAGAGCGTTCGTCAGACCCTATGACGCTCCTTATGAATGGCATTAAGGAGCAAGAAGAACAAGTTATGAACGAGGTCTCTTGTTTTTTCGATGAAACGGGGATTAAGGTCGTAAAGAAGAATAAGGTAAGTCCGTATAAGCTCTCGGCATCAGAGAAAGAAGCCAAGAAGCGTGAGGTCTTCAGTGGAATGACGGAAGGTGAGCTTGATGAGTTCCTTGACGAACTCCCTAACTCGCTGGGATATGCTTATGGTACGCTCACGGATGTCCTTGAACGTGTACGCAAGGGTCGTGCGGAATATAACCGACACGAGTACGAAGACCTCAACAACGCTCTCTCAAGCGTTGGTCTGTATGCTCTTGAAAAGTTCAACAAGCAGGTTCGCCCCGCTGTTGTTGAGGTGACAAAGGCACTTCGTTCGGCTCTCCGTGAAGGTATGTTCACGGGTCGTGTGAATTGGAAGGATTACAGCTGGGCTGAGAACCCTCGTTGCTCCGTACCACTCCTCTCTTCCGACATCAGGCAGATGAACTACAAGGACGAGACATACGATGTGATGGATATGTTCACCCTTGGTCGTCCTTCGTTTGCGTCTCCTTTGCTCTCCCTTTACAATGAGCATGCAGGTCGTGCATTGGAAGATGTTACGATTAACCACGTCTCTCCTATCCTTGAGACTATCATCAAGTCACATATGGATGACCCCTATATGTACGATGTTATTGATGATGTAGAAATCTCAAAGATTGTTAAGAGTGTAATCGCTTCGGGAGCTAACGCTATCAGCTCAAGTATGGCGGTGAAGTTCGGGTACTTCCTCGCAGACCGCACGCTCAATCGTGACATCTTTAACATTGAAGCCCTCAACGAGGAAATCCTCAAGGCAAGAAACACCCCACATCTGTTCTTCGGTGATGTTATCTTCCGTGCTGTGACGGACATCTTCGCAATGGCACGTGTAGGTGGAGCTAAGATGCGCTCGGTCGTTCAGAAGTCAGTAGAGCTGTGGGTGGCAAAGACCTCTTCCGCAGATATTGACGTAGACGTAGTTGCGCACGGGGTTGTCAATGTCCTCTCGGAAATTTTCTCCAAGTACTTCCTTGAAGAGGACTACCGAGCAGATGTTGACGAAATTAAGGATGTCATTTTTTTACCAGCCCCACAAGAAGACACGATGAGCCTTTGCGATGTTGCTAAGTCTTGCTTCCTCATCCTCTACCGAGACTACTGCGATATGGAGCGTGCGAAGAAGAGCCTGCGCTCAGCGGTGCGTGATATTATCTTCCGTGATGGTCACGTTGCTAAGAAGGTCTACCATACCCTCAAGCACGTTTCAGGTCGTGTGTTCAAGATTGTCTCTCAGTTCAATATCGCACTCGCTACGATTGCTTGCGCTCGTAATGGACACGGGAACATCCGAACCCATATCAAGGCTGATACGTCTATCGGTTTCCTCAGTGATATTGAGCTGACTGCGTTTGATAAGATTCCAATGCTGTCTCCCGACATCAACGATGAAGATGTTCTCCTCGGGGTTGGCGCACGTGGTCTTGATGGTGTGTATGCAGATTACTTCCGTCCTCGTTCGGTTATCCCCAACTACGAAGTCTTTGCGAGCTTCATCACTTCTTCTGCTATGATGGATGAGGTGGTTACACGACTGAGCGTGCTTGACGAATCAGACGAAAAGAGACACGCAGAGTTCCGAAGCAACGTAGGGGCGCATATCGCAATCTCCGAAACAATGTCCGTCTTCGGCTGTGGGCAAAAGGATATTGCCGACAACCTCATCCGTGTGGCAAACAACATCACGTTCTTCACGAACAAGTTTGACCGCAAGGAAGAAGCCCTATCAGGTGAGCCATACAAGCTCGTAGGCAACCCACGCTTAGCTTCTATGATACTTCAGAGAGCTATGCTTTACTCCGACAAGATGAAGCAGTCTAAGCTCAGCTTTGATGTAGACAACCACGAAGCATTCAACAGAGAGAATGGAAACTCTTAGAACCCTTTTAGTCGAACAATTTCGCCCAAAACAGATGGGAGAGGTTCTCTTGGTCAAGAGACTGAGGGAACAGCTGGAGCAGTATCAAGATACGAATATCCTCCTGCACTCTCCCCCTGGAATGGGGAAGACCTCGGTAGCCAAGATACTTGTAGCTGGTCATGAGGATGACCTGCTACTTATCAACGGCTCAAAGGAGAATGGTATTGACGTTATCCGAACGGAGGTCTCCAACTTCTGTATGACGATGAGCGTCTACGGAGGAAAGAAGTTCATACTTATTGAAGAGTGTGACGGGCTGACCGAGCAAGCGTGGAATGCCCTACGTGCCGTGATGGAAGAGTGTAGCGAACACGTGCGCTTTATCGCCACCTGCAACTACATTCAGAAGATACCAGCCCCAATACTTAGTCGCTTCACCTGCATAAACTTTGAACCTGCAAACAATGCAGAGAGAGAAGAGTTGCGTTCTTTGTATGAAGGGAGGGTGCTGTGGGTACTCAATCAGCTTGGCGTGCAGGCGAGCGATGATACGATTAGGGAAATCGTTAATCGCAAGTTCCCCGATATGCGTAGCATCTACAACGACATAGAGTTGCAGGTAAATGCTATCAAGGAAGGAGAGAACAGAGTTATACGAGTAAGCACCTACGAGAGTGCTACCTACAACCACCTCTTCGCCATAGCTATGTCAGGAGACCCTGACCCAATAAGGAACTATAAGTACACCCTTGTAGAAGAACCGCAGGTTGAACACGTCATCCTTGCGTTCTCTAAACACTTCCCCGACTACTTCATCAAGTATGCTCGTAGTTCGGAAGACCTCGCTAAGCTACCTATGCTCATCATGACCATAGCCGATAGCCAACGAGATATAAAGAGTGTTCCTGACAAAGTGATTGCCCTGAGTGCGATGATTCTTAGGTTGCAGAAAATTTTGGGAGGAGAAAAATAGGTGTTCTATAATAACTCGTAAGCATTTAATGTTTCATTTAACAAGAAGAATAGAAATGAAGAAGTTTATTCTGCCCATCGTGGCTATTGCAGGCATGACGCTTGTCGCTTGCAATGAACAGAACGGGGAAAGCACCATGGGTGCTTCAAGTGATACGACAGAAGTTGTAGCAACTGATTCCCTCGCAACCGAAGCTAACGTTGAAGCTCTCGGTGATGATACGATTAACAACGAAGTAGAAAACGAAAACGTAGAAAACAATGGCATCTAACACTATCGCTCGCAAGGAAATTGCGGAAAAGGTCGCAGAAAAGGTTGGTCTTAGCAAGACGAAGGCTGACGAAGTAGTATCAATCTTCATTGAAGAGATTCAGGAACAGCTTCGACTTGGTCAGGTTGTAAACCTCCCAGGTTTCGCTAAGTTCACTCCTGCTCTTCGCCCCGAACGTAAGGGTAAGAACCCTGCTACGGGTAACGAGATTGTTATCCCTGCGAAGAAGGTTGTTAAGGTTAAGGTCTCTAAGACCACCGAAGACATCCTGAACAAGTAAAATTCAGTCAGATTTTATACACCTCGGTAGGGGGCGGAGATTAAGTTCTTCGTCCCCTACTACTTTATTGGAGCTTGAGCTTGTCAATGACCTTCTCGGTGACAACGACAAACTCGCAGTCTATACCGAGCGCACGACTGCAATCCTCAGCATATTTCTTAGCACTATTCCACTTGGCTTGGTTCACTGCATAGGTCTCAGCAATCTTTCTGTACTTCATAAGCTGAGCACGCTTAGCCCCAGCAGGAGGAGGTGTAGGTCTTATCGTCTGAGAGTGCGGTTTGATTTCAACGAATACCTTCTTTATGCCACCATCGGACTTCTTCACCTCCATCCAAAAGTCAGGGTAGTAGTTGCTCGTGGCTCTCGCCATCGCCTCTTGAAGGTTGAAATTGACCTTCTCCTTCTCTGCTTTTAGCTTTAAGTCCCTCAGTTTCAGAGGGTGAACGTATTTTATAGCGATAGGTTCAGAACTCCATCGCAGGATAGTTGGATTGATACAGCAATACTTGCACCACTTATACTCCCACGATGAACGATATACGATTAGTTCAGGGTCTCCGATATACTTATGTAAGTACTGAGGTGATATGGTGAAGTTACCCTGCTTGTATCTCGTCTGCCCATCGGATAGAGGCTTATGCCATCGCTTGTAAGAAGAGGTGCTCATATAATATCGTAAATACGTTATATCAGATATTTAAGGTTAGAGATGCCACTTAATCTACGTACACTGAACGTTGATACCCCCATAGCTACAATAGTCCCCGTTGTTAATCACAATAACAAGGAGCTTGAAGCCCTACACGAAAGGGTCTTCAAGGAAGACGAGGACGGCATTGCAGTTAAGATTGGTATCAGTACCGATAAAGACATTAAGGCTAATAAAGGGGTCTTTGATTCCATTGAAGCACGCACGCTCTCCATTGAGGAAGATAGCGCACTTGTATCGTCACTTGCTGAGTATGTCAGGACTACGCTCCTCGCTCCCATTCAAAATGAAATGAGGGAGAAGAACGAGGTCTACACGGCAAGCATCACCTCCATCAATGCCTTGTCGCTGAAGATGGAGAAGGCTGAACAGAATGCTGATGAGGCTCTTCGTATAGCCAAGTCAAACAGAGAAGAGGCTGAGGAGATAAAGAAAATTCTTCAGGCTGTTCTCTCCGATATTAACACGATAAAGGAGTACCTGAAACTTTAGTATATGTCAATAGAACGCAAATATAAGACCCCTCTTATAAAGAACTTCCGTGAGAATGGGGAGACAATGGTTGTCTTCCCTTCTGCTATGGAGGATATTGGTCTCAACCTGAATGAAAGAAGAAACAGAGTCGCTCTTACGCACTACGCTCTTCTTGAAATCCCTTCAACTCAGCCAACGGGTAATCCTGACTCAGACCAGCTCAATGGGAACAGAATTGATTTCAACCGAATCCAAGGTGTCAAGACTGCACTCTCGGATAATGAGATGACCCCCAATCAGTTGCTCTCCGTGTCGCTTAGGAACTACGTCATGAACTTTGAGACGACATTGAGGAATGCCCCTGAGTACAATGCGAATATCCTTGACTCCGTTTCCGAAAGAGTATTCTTTAAGTGGCTGAAGGAGCTTGGGGCTATTCGCTTCAAGTATGACGAAGATACCGACACTTGGCTTGAGCCTACGTTTGATAATTACAGACGTGTCGTCCACTGCATAGGTGAGATTAACGCCTACTCAAACAATCGTAATGAGTTCGGTATGTTCAACGAGACCTATATCTCCTGCCCATCGTCTTATGGTTCTAACCCAATGAGGTTTATCTCTAAGTTTGATACGAATTACAAGGCAGGTTATCAGTATGGAGCTTCGTCAAGAACTATTGAGGGGCAGACTAATGTAGAAGGTAGCAATATCAACCTTGAAGCCCTCGGTGACTTCCAATCAATCTCTAAGGGTGACGATAGCTATATGGTTGTTGGGAGTGACGACAAGACCATCAGTGCAGACTTCTTTGAGCAAAATCAGGTCAGCTGGTGGCAGATGGAGAAGAAGGATTATGGTGCTGATATGGAGTGGAGCGTGTCTGATGTTCCCGTATATATCACCGATGACAAGATTTCTCGTGAACGTCTCGTTGCTTCAGGTAGCTTCCTTGACGATACTATCCAATACCCAGCGCACGGGGGCGAGAAGAAGAAGTTTAAGAGAAGTCGCCTTGATGGCATCTCGCTCGTCAAAGACCTTGAATCACTCAAGCGTATCCATAAGGACGAGACGATGACCTACGACAAGCTCGCTATGACGGGGTCTATTGATACGGAGGTATCCGCCACTGCCGATAGGAGCTTTGACTTTAATACCATACTTATATACTACACCATATACAACAGCGATGGCACGGAAGCCCTTGCTACCAATCTGTATGGGGTGGTATTCATTGATGGTGCTAAGTCGGTTGTTGGGAGTAATGCACCGCTACCTATTGACCAAGTTACGCTGAAGATACCAACCATCAAGAAGAGGATGTCTTCGGTAAACTCATTCGGTAATAGCTACTCGTTTAAGATTAACGTCAAGACGCTTGACTCGGTGGATGATACGGCTACAACCATCATTGACCAAACGACATCATCACATCTCGCAATGGATGAAATGAGGGACGTGTTCTTCGCATTGAATACGGCTGTTCAAACGATGATGGAAAACAACAAGGCTCTTGTCGCTATCAACGAGAGATACCGAAAGATTGAGAAGGACTACGAGAGCATCCTTGAAAGCCACGAGAAGCTGAGAGAAGACATTAAAGTACTGAGAGCTATGAAGTTATCAAAGGTTCAGCAGGAGATGGTGGACTCTATCATAAGCAGGCTTGGTGGTGATGTTCCATCTATGGTGGAAGACGTAAAACTCCTTACGACTAAAATGTCTAAGGTGGAGACGGAAAATGAAAGGCTGTCCAGCGTTGTAGACAGAGACGTTCCAAACCTCGCTAAGAGGCTGGCGAATGTTGAAAGCAAGATTAAGTAATTATGCTCAGGGATATATACATAAGAAATCCTCAGGACGAAAGCTACAAAGGCTCTGACGTGATTGAGTTCTCCGATGTTTATGAGGAGATTATCACTCAGATTAGAGTGCTTTTATCCACACGAAAGGGAGAGGTTATCGGGAACTACAACTTTGGAGTTGGCGTTGAAGACTTGGTCTTCTCCACTAACTTGGATACCTCAGCGGTTGAGTCGGAGATAAACTCACAGATAGCATTGTACATATCACCTGCTTTCCCCGACTACCCTATTTCCTGCAAGGTCGGTTTTGGGCATCATCCCGAAGGATGGGATTATGCCATCATTGACCTATATATAAATGGTCAGAGACAAGTGGGTATAGGTGTAGTATAATAAGAAAAAGAAAAGAAACTATATGGCAGACGAAAAAAATAAAGGTTCATTCGCAGAGACCCAAAGGAGACTTATAGAGTCTACCAATGTGGCTTTGAGCGGAATGACGCTGGTGACAAAGTCTCTGACTTCTGACGAGGATTCAGTGACGATGAATTTGGGGGAAGATAGGCTGATTACGATGCCGTCTTATGCCAAGGTTACAAGGGATTTGGACTCCTTGAAGAAAGCCCTGAACGCACTCCTCTCAGGTGAGGGTGTCGTCACCCTTTCCGATGGAACGAGGAGGAAGATTAAAGCTACGGCAGTCTCCGTACCACCCGAAGTGATTTCGGAGCTTCCTACCCCAAAGACATTCATCGTTGATGCAAACTACTTCTTTGAGGATATGATGTTCCCACGTATCAAGGTGGCATATAACCTTGAAGGAGTGGTGGACGGATTTGCTGATAGGGTGCTTGTATCAAGGATTATCCTTGACGCTAAGTCAAAGGATGTGATGGACTTTTATAACAATGTCCTTCCTGCACTCTCAGCTGACGATAAGAAGTATATCCCAATGAAGCACCTTCTTAGTGATAAGGGGATTGCTTTCTATGAGGATAAGGAGGATGTCGCTTTGCCTTTGCATATCTCAAAGGTAGATGGGGCTTTCAATGTCACCAACGTTGCTACCATTGAGGGTAAGAGCTACATACAGCTTAACACTCTCAACTATAACGAGATAGATACGAACGGGCATCCGATTAGAAGCCTAACACTGAAGGTCGGAGACAAGCTGAGGTTTGAAGATAGCGTACTCAACGTCTTGGAGGTGAACAACGCTTCAAGTATGGTTCGTGTCGGTCTTGATATTGGCGGGCAGTACCCATTCATTGAATCACGTCTTGAGATATATTCAGACCCATTCAAGGATAAGTTCGTTAATATAGGTGTTGGGGTTAATGAGGTGAACATCATCTACATCAAGGCTATCAACGAGGAGTACAACATCACCTCTAAGGAATGGTCTACCCCAACATACTTCCTTTCTAATGACCTTGTGAACGAGGATGGAGGTGAAGCCCTTTCTTCCTACTACGGGAAGGTGGCTGACTTCGGAGCGAGGATGATTTCAGAGGTCAAGGAGGGAAAGATTTACGCCTACAATGGTCACAAGCCTAATGCCCCTTCGCTGTCAGCGGATTACTTCGGTGTAGCAAGGATTAACAGCCAATTAGACTATACCCTTGACAACGATGACATCACGACAACCTCAAAGAATATGGAGCTTGTGAGGTCTCGTATGGCATCACTGAAGCAGACGATTGCAACGCAAAAGGACGAGCTTCAGTACATTGACAAGAACAATACTGAGGAGCGAACGAAGAAGCAGGAGCAGATTGACTCAAACGTCAAGGCTCTGAAGCAAAACCAAGTGGAGTATAACTCACTTCTTCAGCACCTCAATGACCTTGCAGTAAAGAATGGTATTACCCTCTCAACTCCTAAGTATAGGCTTAGAGGTTTCTTCCCTATCCCTGATGAACGTAACGGAGAGAAGATTATCGCATTCGATATTTCCTACCGCTACCTCAAGCTGGATAATAATGGTGTAGAGTTAAAGACCTACCGATATGGGGATGAGACCTCCACGACAAGTGGGGTTTATACCGATTGGATTACCTACAGAAGCAAGTACCTTGAAAAGGTCTACGATGAAAAGACTGAGAGGTTTATTTGGAAGGAGGAGAGCATCTCTGATGGTGGTGCGGAGAACATCAACCAAATCAATATCCCCATCCAACGTGGGGAGAAGGTAGAGGTTCGTGTAAGGGCTGTGTCAGAAGCTGGCTACCCCGAGAACGCTCTTGTGTCGGATTGGTCTAATGCAGTGATATGCGAGTTCCCTAACAACCTCTCAGTAGGCTCTCGCTCGGAAGCTATCTTGACGGACGCAAGGCAGGAGGCTATCGCTCTTCAGATTGACAGCGCACTTCAAGAGGCTGGTGTATATAACCACCTTGAAGACGAGAACGCTCTGTTTAGGCACAAGGGGTCAGCTATTAGCGTAGATGTCTCCGATACGAATAATCTCGGTGTAGACTTACAGCAGTCATTCCCTAAGGGTCTTAAAGATAGCCCTTCAACGATAGCTCTACAAGATTACATAACGAAGGCTAACTCGCAGATATACCTTCTTACCAAGGAGGTTATCGGTATGACGAAGAGATTTTCCGATGTCAATAAGGAGCTAAAGGAGCTTGAAGAGAAGATTAAGGACGGAATCAACGTAACCCCAACGCCAACGCCAACTCCAACTCCTCCCGAGAAGAACACCGAACGTCCTAAGATTCTATTTGATAAGTCAAATGGTATCTACTATATCAACTCTTCGGGTAGAGCACTCAATGGTGGTGGAACGACCAACGGAACGGGTACGTCAGGAAAGCACCTTAAGATGAAGGAAGGCGACAAGTACAATACGAATGGCGATGCCATCATATTCAATATGTCGTGGAAGGATGCTTCGGAAGAATATCTGAATAGCAACCTATCGCTTGTCGTATATGAAGTGAATGGTGACTCTAACAACGGAACATTCACGAAGTACTCCGTCATCAGTGGTCTTACTACTACGATTAAGTCTAAGGGTAATGATGTGGTTGAAGTATCAGCCCGTGTACCTAATAACACGACTATCGCAGGTGCTGGAACGAAGACGTATGTGTTTGTACCAACCATTACACTGACATCACCTGAAGGGGTTAAGTACAGCGTAGATGCAAATGAGTTCGCTCCTAAGGAAGGGTATAAGGGTTGGTTTACGATAACCTATGAAGCAAAGGGTAATACCGAAAAGCCCGTAACTCCTGCTACCAAGTCAGTTGTCCTTGAAAAGGTGTATAAGGCAGATAAGTCGGTACTTGGTAGGTCTTACACTAAGGATACCAACCCATCCCTCTACAAGGCTCAGGAAGGTGACTACATCACCCCACAAGAACTTGGAGAAGACCCATACCTCCTCGTCAGTGGGTCGCCAATGGCAAATATCACCCTGAAGGTCAAAGTAAAGAAGAATTAGGCAAAAGATATGGCAAAGAAGAAAAATATAAAGGAGGAGGAAGAGGTGCTCTTAGGAGCACCTACCACCCCTCTGTTCAAGATACAATTCTCCACGAATAAGGTTGTGTGGAAATTTGCGAGTGACGAGCAGGCTAAGATTGTCGCTAAGAGCGATGATAGCGAGTACGTCACCTACGAGATTGAGCCAGCCCTATCTACGTTTATTCCCTACGCAAAGAGAGGTTCGCACGTCATCTACCTTCGTATCGCCATGAGCGAAGATAATGGTATCACGTACACCTACTCTGAACCCCAGGAGTTCAACGTTATCTACGGGATGTCCTATGTCAAGAGCGAAAGCTCGGTAGACAACTTTACGAGGGAGGAGCTTACGTCAATACTTGCTAACGCCAAAGCGAAATCAATCTACCATAAGTCCTATGCAGATATGCACGGGATTAAGAGTCCTCTCTACTTCCTTCTAAAGGATACCAATGACCTTGGATACTCTGAGGGTAGTACAATGGTAGATAGGCTTCCTATTGATAGGATGAACTATCGCAAGGCGATTAACGATAACTTTGATTTCAACTCGCTCGTACCCCATACGGGTCTTGCGAGAAGGTATGACATTCAGTTCCTACTTGCGTGTAACTCTGTAGTTGGTAGTATCTACGACTCCGACCAAGTCGAATGGGGTGGTGGTAAGTATCCACACGTTGTAACGGAGCTATTCAAAAGCAAGAGCGGTTCTAACCTCTACTTCTTCAACACCTCCAATGCTTTCTCTACCTATAAACCAACGTCATCAGGAACTTTTGACAACGACAAGCTGAACACGGCTCTTGACTCAAGGTTCTTGACGTTCACGGATAGAAAGCCCCTTGAAACGGCAGAGGAGATGAAGACGGCAAAATACCGAAGCTCAATGCTGTTTGACCTTGGTAGAATAAAGAGCCTTGGCTACTTCCTTGGCGCACATAATGCTAAGGACAGCTATGCACTACCTAATGCCTTCTTGGCTGGTAGTGAGAAGCTAAAGCCATTCTACGACTTCAACATGGCGAATGTAAATCCGCTTGTCTATACGCCTGACACCAAGGATAACGCTATCGCTATTAAGTCTTATTCATTCTCAAGTAGGGGTTATAAGGATGGCGTTAATCGTGGGGCATTCTACGATAAGACTTCAACGCCTTACAAGGAACAGCTTAGCTCAATGGTTCTCTCGGACTTCGCTTGGAGAGCCTTCACTGACGTTCACCTTATGAATAACGGGTATTCCCTTAATACCCTTATGTACAGAAACGCTCAGGTTGAGACGAGGGTATTCCATAAGAATGGAGCATCGGTAGGTGTTCCAACGCCAATGCCCGAGTCGGAGAATAGCTATGTCGTTAAGCAAGGTCACGCAGGGGTCTTCGTTAAGTATCAGCTTACAGACTCTGAATCAAGCGTGATGGAAGAGCGTGGTCAAAACTACGGGAAATACTCTCCAATATACAAAGCCGCACGAGATTGGAACTACGAAAGAGACCCTCTCACGAATGACAAGTTTAAGGTCTCAGACGAGCTTGATACTACGGGTAGCATCTCCCACTTTGAGGCGGTTTACCGAAATGCTATCAGTCCTCTTGAACGTATGATTCTTGCTAAGAAGTATAGCATGAGGCACGTTGAAAAAGACCACGTATATCCAAGCATACAGAGACAAAACATATACAGACCTGACACGAACGCTGAGCTTCTGAATATAACCGAGCGCATCTCAATCGTTCCAACGGAAGTTCCGCTTATGTATCTTAATGACCATAAGTGCGGGTATAGTATCCTGAGGAAGGTCGGTGAAGGTAGGCTCATATCCACTCCGATGAGAGCTAACCTTGTTCCAACGTCATTCAATAGTATGGTCAAGTCATTCCATGTTGAGCCTATTGATGGGTCTCTTGATAGATTTGACGTTATGATTGATGATAGCTACAACGTGATGAACTTCCTTTCTATGGGTGCTTCGGATAAGATGACTATCCAGCACAACTTCCGACTAAGGGCTATCAATGGTGACGTTACGTCAAGTGCAGGTGAAGGTGATTATATTTCATCTGTGGCAATGCCTTCTGTTTCGTTCAACCTTCATCTTAATGAGGTGCATAACTTCAACGAGGAGTACGCAGAAGGTAGAAATCTGCTTGATGAGCCTACAACTAAGTTTAGGTTCAGGGACACTGAAGGGGCGAACTTTGATATAGATGATGCGTTCAGACCCGTTCCAGCACATGTTGAGATGTTCACGAGAATTATAGATGATTGGGAAATGAAAAATCCCGATACTCTGCCTGCTATACCTCAGCCTGAACCTGGCGATGACTTCTTGACGAGTGATGATAGCTGGTATGATAGAAGAGAACATGCGGGTGACGTTCCACGTAGACCAAGGAGAGCACGTTCGCTTTATTCCAATGAAGAAGTTACGTATGGTGTTAAGGTCTCTGAGTTCTCTAACAACGCACGATTTGAGCGTATCCACAGAAAGTATGAGGATGCTATCTTTGGGCTGTGTGCTGAGACATTCGGCACAACATCAGATGGTAAGGCTTATGACCTAACGGACAATTATGATACCACTTTCTACGGGCTTAACAATATGTATAAGACGCAGGAAGGAAAGTTTTCGGGTTATGGTGAAGTAAGTGACGGGCTTATCAAGTCTCAGCTTCTTCCTTATGCCTCTTATGGCTCAGGTCTTGCAATGCAGGATTACAAGGTCGTCTTCCCGAAGGGGTCACGTTTCTTGGGTGAGATAAAGAGGGAAGAACGTAGTCTGACAACGCTTTGCATCGGTGACGACGGCAATGGCGGTAATGACTTCCCCGAAGATACCTACCTATCTGCCAAGAGGACGAGAAGGACGGGTGAGAGAAATTGATAATCTGATATAAAAGTAAGGGGCGCAGGATTTTTAGTCTTGCGCCCCTTCTGCTATTTTTCAGATAGTATTAAGATTATATTATTTCTAATCGCCTCGTTGATTGCTCCTATACTTGCGTTGTCAAGGCGAACGACCATAGTTGATGGTATATTTACGTTTGTTACATTTCTTCCGTTTTGCGAACTTGCGTGGTTCTTGCCATCACTCATCGCCACTCCACTCAGGTTGCCAATCTTATCAAGACCACCGAGCTTGTCGGCAGACTCGGAAAGGTTAGCCATAGCATTAGCGGCTTCGTTGAGCTTCTTGGTCAGCTTGTCAAGCGTCTTCTCCCTCTCCCCTGCATTCTTCATCAGAGCTTGGTCAAGGTGTTCAATGGCTTGGGCAATCTTAAACTGAGTTCCGTTCTTGAATGTAACCTCTTCACGTGCGCTGAGCTTCTCCGTCTTAACGACTGCTCTTATCATCACGTCAATAAGACCATCCGTCTTACCAGCCCACCAGCCGTCAGTCTCGCCAGCAATAGCCTTCAGCGTCTCCTTGGAGTTCTTTATCAGACCATTCAGCTGTTCGCTCGTGTGCTTTTCTCCGAACGTCCTAAACGTATCATTAAGCAATTCCTTTAAGCCTCCCATTGTATGCTTGGCGTAAAGAGTACTCTTGAACGTATCAAGGTCTCCGAACTTTTCCACCTTCTTAACGATTTTGCCGAAGTAGCCCATCGTGTCATCCATGTCGTCTACGACATCCTCAATATCATCGTATAGGTTCTTCCTTGCTTCGCTGAAAAGGTGTGCTGTTGATGAGATGGTGGAGAAGACGCTCATCGCCATATCTCTGAACCTTACAAAGGCATTCCAGCTCGCCTTAGCACCAACACGTCCAATACGTTCTACGATACTGATGATACCATCATCTTCATCACCAAGAACTTCACCAACCTTGCCCATTCGCTTAATCAGCTTACCGAAGTCTACTCCATCAATATCGTCCTTCAGGTTGTTTGCAAGACCTCTGATGAATCCTCCGATACCCTTAGCAAGCTCAATACCCGTACCAGCAAAGTCCTTAACCTTAGCTTCAATGACCTGCTTGGGATTTCCTTCCTTATCGTAAGTAATGAACTTACCACTTGCTATTCGTTGGATAATATCTACGATACCCGTGATGACGGGAAGTAGACCAGCGTCCTTCCCTGCAATCAAGGAACTCAAACTCCAGCTATCGCCAACCATCGCCTGAGCGATGTACTTCATATTGTCGGCTTCCTGCTTGAGGTCGGCAGATAGGTGCTTAGCCATCTCCTTCACGAAGCTACCTATTCCATTACCGAGCTGAGCACCAAGTTCGCCCATCTTGCCCATATTTAGCGAAAGAGGTTTGTATTTGGTGTTGCCGTACTCGTCAATGGAAGCGATAATCTTCATATTGCCAAGCTGGTTGATGACATCAAGGAACTTACTTGCCATTGAAAGTGCGCCAGCATGACCAAATCCAAACTTAAACTCGCCCATCAAGGCATTGGATATATCAGCTGTCTTATCAAGGAACTCCTTGGAGTTTACGTCCTTCAGTCCGTTGTATAAAGCAAATGCAAACCCTGATATAGCCCTACCGAGCACGCCACCTGCATTGGGCATTTCATTCCAAGCCATAGATAGAGATTTGTACTTTGGTTTGTTGTAGAACGAACCCTTTTCAAATCCAACTAAGATTTTCATATTGAACATCTTATCTATCACGTCAAGGAAGTTTGATGCAACCTTTAGTATGCCCTTACTCCCGATGAGACCATCAGCAAAACGGCTAATCGCTACCATATTACCCAACGAAGCAACTTCACCAGCTATGCCAGCAAATTCCTTGTAGAACCCAGCAAGCCATCCCGTCATCCTTGATGACATCCCTGATATACCTCCTACGCTCTTGAGACCCTTGTCAATCTCGTTGAGTTGCATCATAGACTTCCCGTAGGAAAGCATAGACGTAGAAGCGTAATGAATGACACCAAAGACACCAGCCAACAGCAATTCGCCTCCAGCTATCACAAGTGCGCCAATACCACCACTAAGTGTACTTAGAGCACCAATACCACCAATAAGGGCAGATATGCTTCCTACTATCGTACCCATAACCAAAGAGCCACTTGTTACAGCCTCTTTGTTTTCGTGCATCCAAAGAGCCGTTTCACCCCAATACTTGGTAACAGCACCAAAGGCATATATAGATGCAGCGACCCCAGCAACACCAATAAGTGCGCTGATAACCTCGTGGCTCTTCATTAGCTTACCGAGACCAAGGAACACAAGCGAAGTAAACCCTACTATCTCACCTGCAAGGATACCACCTGACTTGACCTTGTCCATGTCAAATCCGCCTATGGTCTCAAACATCTTCGCACTTGCAAGGACGGCAAGACTCATAAGGGCAGTAGAGCCACTGACGTAAAGCATTGCCTTCGCTCCGTCCGTGAGTGCGTCTTCACCCTTCTTACCTGCAAGATGACTTAGTGCTATAAGGATACCACTTTGAGCAAGGAGCATCCCCGTAGCGATACCTGCTCCTATTGCAATCTCCTCGGCAGAAGCATACCTCGTGAGCATTACCATAGACCCTATACCAATAGCCATAAGTGGTATGCTTGCATTCATATCCTTCAGCGACTGCGTCAGGGTATTAACTGCGAGCGCACCATTGCGCATCTTCTCGGTATCAAACGTACCAACCTTAGCCAGCGCACCAGCCATCTTCTCTATGACACCTGCAAGCATATTAACGGGGATTATCTTCCACGTTGATAGCTTCTTCGCATCAATAGTCTCCATCGCTCTCAGCGTGGCGAGAATGCTTACCGAAGCAGGGTCTAATACAGCCCCGTTTATTTGTCTTGTTGTGCTTGTGGTTACACCTAATCCCGAAGTGTCTCCGCTGATAGACATCTTGGTAAGATTATCGGAGAGTAGTTCTATTTGGTCTCCAAGGTTATCCACTTTATCCGACAACCTATCGGTAGAGACACTAAGCTCCACCACCTCCCTTGAAAAAGCACCAAGGGTGGAGTTCATTGAATATATCAGCTGTTCCAAGCTATTTCCTGGTGCTGAAGGAGGTGTTGTAGAGCCAATTACGGGCATTATCTTGTAGATTTTGTGTTATGTCATATTTATTTCGTATATTTGCTGTGTAATGATATTAAGCATATCCCTAACAGCATAAAAAAGAAAGCAATGGAGAATATCGCAAGCATCCTTGAGCGAATCAAAAATATAAACTCTGCTAATGGAATCAACTCAAGAGGTTTCAAAAACGGAGGCAACTCAGTGCCCGTATATAAAATCATCAGCACATTAAACGAGCCTTTTGATGCTGTTGGGATGTCTGAGAAGCTGTCGCTGAGAGATTACGACAACCCATCAGGAAAGTACTTCGGTCAGTCTGCTGAGGACATTCGTGCAATGTGGGAACGCAGTGGAGAACATTCTAAGATTATAGGAAGAAGGGTGGATATGACTATTCAGTATTTCTTCTCCCGTATGAGTTTCCCTGCTCCAAGCATTGACGTTCAGCGAGAGATTTTTGAAAGTGCCGTGCGGGCTGTCAATGTCGGTGACTTTGAAAAGGAATACGGGAGGGAATACCTTGGTCACGTTAATTCATTCTTTGAGTTCATCCGTATCCTTGATGGTCACGATTGGGAATTGATGGGAACGGAAGTCCCAATGCACGACCCCAACTCGGGTGTCCTTGGACGTGCAGACTGCCTCATACGACAAGGAGAACGTATTGTCCTGATTGATTGGAAGACCAACAAGGAGATTTCAACAACGAACTCGTTTCAGAATATGCTTGGACCTATGCTCGGATACGAGAGCACCAAGCTCAATGAGTTCACCATGCAGATATATCTATATGTGTGGATGATGCGTAACGTATACGGAATCACCGAACGTATTGACCCCATTATTGTGAAGTTAAACGAGTCAAACGACTTGCTTAACCCACAACCCCCAACTATTCTGAAACCGATGATACCCTACAGCGATGAGATGATGGTTGACGTAATCAATCATGCTCTATTCACGCTGGGTAGTAGTCGGTAGAAGTTTGGTTCATAAGAGAAGTAATGATGTGCGGCGAGGTGGCTTGGGAAAGTCGCCTCGCTTTTTTTATAGGAGGAAAATAGCAGTACTATAATAATATGGAGATTATAGGATTAAGATTTTAGTTTAGTTTTTGGTTTGGATTCGCTCGGGAGAGTAGCTCCATTCCGCTTTTATATACTACCCTAAATACGAGCATAGAATACTATGTTCACAAAAAATATGAACTTGGATGACAAAGATATAGTGCGAATTGACGAGAAGGAGGCTAAGAGCGTCCTTGGAACTGAGGTCGTTGATAGCTATATCCACCTTATGAAGGATATGGGACGTTTATCAACGAGTTGGATTACCAAGGCAACGACAAAGCACTCCTTCATTAAGTTCCTTGATACGCTTTCGGGTCTTGCCGTATTCGGTAAAAACAAGATTGTCAAGAAGGCTATGGCGGAGGGCAAAGGTCGTCTTTCGTTGGATGTTAATCTGTACAAGAAGTACGTGGAAGACACGTACTCAGCTAATCCTAATAAGGCGATAAAGAAACACGCAGGCTCTATAATCGGTCTCCTATTCCTTTATAAGAAGTACGCTTCGGAGAACCTGAAGCAAACGAAGGATGCTCTATTTGGGGAGAAGGGTATCTTCCTTGAAGAACCCAACCTTCACTCCGTGCTGACATCAAAGGATAAGTTCTTGACCCCACGCAACAATAAGGGTAACGCCACTCTCGCATCTGCAAGTAACTTGGTTAGCAAGCTCGCTAAGAACTATTGTGTAGACTACTCCCCAAAGCGAATTGCTATGATGATTACCTCAAGGGGTAACTCTGACGATGTATTCAGCTATGGAAGGAGAGGGTTTGATTCCTTCTCGTTTGAAGACCTCCATGGATTTGAAGAGTCTCCTGAAACGGGGAAGCTGAGGAAGAGCGTGGAGCTAATCATAGACAACTTCAAGAAACAAACTTCAAAGAGGGTAGCCCACCTTATATCTAAGGTAGACGATAGCGAGAGTAAGTACCTATATAAATGGATGGCTGAGCTTGACTCACGTGTTAGCGAGCGAGACAAGGGACGAATGTTTGAGGATTTCATTGAGGAGAGACTTGTCCGTCTTGACAAGGTAGAGGACATCGTGCTTGACCTTTTCACCCAAAGCGAAGAATACCTTGAAATCGTAAACTTCATTGATACAGCTGGTCTTGCTATCATGCTAACCCTATTGAAGTACCGAGGTGAGAATGAAAAATCCATAGGCAGAAAGAATATCATCTTTAATGGTATAGACGCATTCAGGAAGAAGTACAATGGCAACACCTCATCTTCACAAAATATCACTCTGAACTTTGACGACCAAGAAGGGAATGATGATGACGATAATAATGTAGAGCAAGAACAACCTGCAACCCAATCACATCCAAGCGCAGAACAGAGTAGGCAAACTTCATCTCGCCATTCTGTCAAGATAGACAAGTCGAACCTTAAGGACTTCGTTACACGTCTTGCTAATGGACTGAGAGGAATGAATGGTGACGACAAAGATAAGAACGACTACTAACGATGAGCAGGAATAAAGAAATACTTGACAGAATAGAGGCTTACTCACCAGCCGTTTATGATATGACCCATGCCTTGTATATGGCAACTAATGGCAAGGCGATGGCAGATGAGAAACTTACCTATGGTAAAATCCAAAAGATTTTAAGCCTTTCAAGAACGATAAATGGGTCAAATTTTGATGAAGTCGTATTGATTGTGCTTAAAAGTGCCCTTGAGCTTCGTGGTAAAGACAAGATGTTCACGTCATTTTACAAGTTGCTCCAAATGGCTTCTACGATTGACTTTGATGACGAAGAAGCGAGGAAGAAGTACAAGGAGAAGGTAAGTGAGTTCATGTGGGTCATCGTGCAGATGGCAAAGCGTTCAATCATTATGTCAATCATCCTGATGAAGGACAACCTTGTCACCTCACGAGTGTCTGATGATTTGCAGGATAAGGTTATTGCACGCATTCGTGGAATGGTCATGACAGACGAAGCCACCCCATTTGAAGAAGAGTTTTCAAGGGCACTAAACCACCCAATGTCACTCGGTGGTAGTATCTCGTCTCTTGAACTTGACTCGGAGGATACCGATGTGTATGAAAGTGTCTTCAGACTTGGTAACTTACCAAAGAATATCATAGATGATATTGAAAATGCAGTAGGTGATGATGAAAATCTAAAGGAAGATATAATCAACACGATATGCACCACACTTGCATATATTAAGGGAGTGGTGTACCCATTCTTCTACCACTTCTACTCAAACGTAGTAATCCTTGCAGACGATGGTAGAATGATTAAAAGCCTTATCGGAAGTGAGGGTAAGAAGGAGGAAGATGGTCTACCTACATTGGAGAAGTTTGACAAGGCTGTTAGCCTCAAGGTTGATGGAAAGACCTACTATATCCCAACCAATGTAACAAAGGAAGGTATCACATTCTCGGTAAGCACCGATAAGAATGGCAACGATGTCGTCCTCGCCTTCACGCTTGACGAAAGCGGAGACAAGCAGGAGATGTATATACCAATGCCTAAGGAGGAAAAATAACGATGAACGCAAGAGAACAGAAGGAGCTTAGAGACCAAATCGTAAGGTATAACACCCTTAGGGATATATACAACTCCGTAGGGCATTACATAGACCCAACTTCTTACGGCATGGAGATTGAAGACGATGGCTTCCCTCCATACCATGAGGTTGTTGAGTTCGCCAGAAAGGCAAAGGAGTTTGAGTCTACGCTAAGAAAGTTCAACGATGCTGGCGGGCTTAAATCGTTGCTCAGGGTTATCAAGTCTCAAAAGGACTTTGACGAGATAGATGGGTATATCGGAAGGTTCAACGAAGACCTTGAATATATCACTTATCAGAGTTTCAGGATGTCAGCCCTTAAAGCACTAAACCACAAATCCGACTATGTCGTTGAACTACTAAACAAAAAGATGGTTGGACCTCACGAGTTTACTCCTCAGTCTGTATACTCCTTGTTTGATAACTTCCTCCTTGCTCAGGCGAGCTGGAGAGTTTGGGAGAAGCAGGTGGGTCGTATCCTCTCAGGGTCTATAACAAGTGCTGAGCTTTCTTCGGTATATAAGGCTTGGAAGATGTCTAAGGTGATGTCGGAAGCTGTTAAGGTGAAGTTTAACGAGGATGTGCAATACCGAGATTACAATCCTGAGTCTGTACTTATGTCCGAGCTGATTGACCTTTCCGATGAGAACGAAGAGCTTGTTAGGTATAGGAACGAGGAGATGAGTAGTCTTTTTGATAAGGAGGGCATCGTTGTATATGGCAACCGAAGAGGTATCGGTCTTATCTACTACGATGAAGACAAGGACAAGGTTATCTCTATGACCGAGTTCAGAGAGGGCGATGTCATTGAGGTTGCCAAGGTGCAAGTCTTATCCCGTGAAGACCTATTCAGTCCTACGCTCAGGGAGATTGCAGTAGAGCTAATCCCAGGACGTGTGTATGGATACCCTATGGGGAATGTAATGCAGTATCAGCACTCTCAGCTGGGAAATGCTTGGATGGATTTCAACCCCACGAGAAAGGTAGCCTATGTCCGTGCTCTCTCCGATATACAGAAGGGAGAAGAGATAAAACTCACTGACGAAATTTTCAGCTAAATCTAATATATCATTGATAAACAAAAAAGTATTATTCAATAGATGAAAAAGTTTGAACAAGCCGTAAATGAAGCCAAGAAGTCTTGCATGACGAAGGAGCTTCAGCGTATTGACAATGAGCGCAAGATTCTTCTTGAAGCTATTTGCTTCAACGAGGGTGTCGGGGCTAAGGCTAACCTGAAGACCGCACCCGAAAAGAAGCGTGCGCACATTGCGTCACTCGTCAGAGAGATGTGGAGTTCGGAGAGGGGTCTTAATGCCGTTGGTCGTAAGTACCTTTTTGAGAACGAATACACGCTCAGCGAGAAGAGTAGTAACGAGAGCATTAAGAATTACATCATTTCCGAGGTCAAGGGGAATATCAGCGAATGGATGTCAGCCTTCTACAAGGATGAGCTGAGCGAAAAGTCTGAGACACTCGCCAAGGAAATCTCCGCTCTCACCAAGAAGGAAATCAAGAACGATGCTGTCGCTCAGGTCATCAGAGGTGTCTTTGATGAAATCGTGCGTGCTCGTCTCTCACCAAAGAAAGGGTAGTGAAGAATGAAGAAGACTGATGCCATTGCAAAGTACTACAAGAACCCTAAGTCTCGTTTTATAGAGTCGGGGATTATCTGTCGTGGCTTGGGAGGTGGCGATAAGGGTATTACATTCTTTGATGACAATGTCGTAGCTAAGAACGATGCTGAGACAAAGAAGCTAATTCCCGTTGGAGACATCTTCTCAGGATACACGTCTTTATCTTCATCAACAATCAATTTGGGGGCAGGTGAATTTGCTGTTGTCCCTGCTATGACGTACGGAGAAAGGGAGGCGAAGTACTACTTCACCCTTGACAAAAAGTACGCCAATGTAAACACAAAGGAGCTGTACAAGGGCGCATTCGCTCACTCTATTGATATTGAGGTTGATATAGTCCTAAAGGATATTGTAGGCAAGCCCGTTTCCGCCCGTCTCGTCTTCCGAGGTGTAGATGCAGGTGGCTCTATCGCAAGCCTTAACAAGTTCTTCTCCTGCTTATCAGTACCCATCTCGGTTGGTGTTGAGTACCTCAAGGTTACGGATTGCTGTGGCTTCAAGAAGAGGATGGATGCTACGTTTGGTGTCTCCCTTGAAGAGCGTATCCGCTCGTGCGTCAATGAGATGCACAACGTAAAGCCAATGGGCAATACGGGCGAGACGGCATACCTCGTGTTCTCTTCAAGCGAAGAGGGGTATCAGTTTAAGGTTATGGGTGTGCGTATCTACGAGCATTATATCTCAGAAGACTACCCCAACTCTCCATTTGATGCGCCATATGGTGTTGAAGAGACCTTCAAGAAGAGTATCCTCAAGGAGGATGTGTCAAGACGTATTTCGTTTATGAAATATCCCAATGGCGCATACAAGGGCGTGATTATCCGTCCAGCATATCCGATGTTCAACGATACTGCTGTGGAGGAACATATGAAGTCGGTGATGATGGCAACGCTTCCTCAGTGGAGGTCGCTTTCATCCAACTGCATTGACATATCAAACATGGAGGATTTCACCTCTGATGTTGATTTCGTTAAGTATACGGCAGATGGGAGGGCTTACATTGAGGTATGCACTAATCAGGGTTTAACCTGCGCACTTAATGGGGTATACACGGAAGACCAAGACGGAAATCTTATTGAGCTATATATCAATCCTGACGAGAATGGCGAAGAGGAAAATGATATTGACGCTTCATACAAGAACTTCGCATCTGTCCGTGAATATATGGCGTTCGTTGGAGCAAACAACCTATGGCAACCGATTGGAGACTTCTACTCCTGCTTGGGGACAGTGGATAACCTTCTGAGTATGCGAAATGGCTTCCATTCAGCGGTCGTCTTGTTCAATCCGAACTTCTTCCCCGTAGAGGTGTCGTATGTAACCTATATCTAAAATAATGTATGGCAGGGCTTAACGGAAAATACGTAGGATACGTTGTGGATAACAAAGACCCGCAGAAGGCTGGTCATTGTAGGGTCAGGGTAGAGCATCTTATGACCAATATGGAAGATGATGTTCTGCCTTGGGCTAAGCCTGCATCTTCGCCTTCCTTCGCTGGGAATGGTCAGGGGGCTATCTCAGTCCCTAAGGTCGGTGTTCGAGTGTTCGTTACATTCACGGGTGGTTCAATCTTTAACCCTGAATACAGCGCATACAGCGATGTGGATACAGACCTTATTGAGGAGATTGGTGACGACTACGTGGACAGCCAAGTCCTTATGTACGACAAGACCAACGAGGTCTACGTGCTCTTCCAACCCAACCGAGGACTTCATCTTCAGTACAAGGGTAGCGAGATACAGCTGTCCCCCGATGGGATGATTAGCATCATCCACGCAAACAACCAATCTGCCATACAGCTTATCGGTGACAAGATAAACATTGTGTCTAATGGCGCAATCAATATCGGAGGAGACTCAAACGACAACGCAACCCTGCACGCTGATAACGTGTCTATCGGTGGAAAACATCTAACAACTATAAAAGGGCAAACACCAAATGAGTATGCTGTGAATGGTCAGGCTCTAATGAGACTACTTTCATCTATGGCTAAACTCATTGATGCAAAAATGCCATCGTCTCCTGGGTCTTGCGAAGTCCTTGTAGAGACCTCTAAGATGGCAGTGTTAAACAAAGGAATAAAATACGAGTGAGTTAAAAAAAGAATAGCTATTCGATAACATGACAAACAAAGAAAACAAACTTAGTCAAGGCACACGTGTGTGGTTGCGTGACGAAAGCGGAGAACGTATCTTTGGACACATTCGTTCTGTGAATGAATCCGAAAAGAGGTGCTCTGTTTCTGTTGATGACGGAAGGATTCTACGAGGTGTACACACCGCACGCATCTTCGTAGAACAAAGTGCTTCCGTTTTTGACGTAGACGGTCTTAGAGGACTTAACGAAGGCGTATTCTCTGATGGGTTTAAGAAGGTCAAGGAGTTCTTCTCCAAGATTTCAAAAAAGCTCAAGAGGATGGTCAGTGGTAAGGTTCTCTTCCCATCATCTGCCGATGACAGCAAAATTGTCGATTCTATATCTCCTGATATGATTAGGATTGACGCTAAGGACGGTGATATTCCTGGCGGTCTGAAAGGCTTCTGCATTGAGGATATGGTCTCGGGAAGTAAGGTAGGAGACCCAAGTACGCTTAACAGCGAAATGTCGCCCGAAGAAGCTCGTGCGTACATGAGGTACTACGAGACGAAGGCTCGTGCTCTTGATGAAGGGAATGACCCTGAGAAGGCGAATATAATGGCAGAGCACGTCCTTATTGATGCTCACTATGACGCTGGGCTAATCAATGAGGCGAAGAGAGATGCGGCTACAAAGAACATCTATGAGCATAGAAGGGCGAGGAAGGAATTTGAGGAAAAGCGTCTTAACGAGGCTTACAAGCACCCAACAAGAGAAACAGAACACCTTGATATTCCTAACGTAAAGGGACGTGCAGGTCTTGAAAGATACCTTATCCCTTATTTTGAGTCTTATATCCGAAGAGGTAATGAGGATATTGACAATGACCCCCTTTGGGATTATGATGCTTATCTTAAAGATGAGAATGGGGAGTTTGTTAAGGATGAAAATGGTAATAAGACCATAGTAAAGAAAAGGCTTCCAACAGACCCGCTGAAATTGAACAACATGGGTGGTTCAATGAACGAGGGACATCAAATGATTCCTATGATTTGGGGGTATCATGGTATTGGTAAGACGTATATCGTGAACTCCATCCGTGGCGTTATTGAAAAATGGATTCAGTCAAGACCTGACCTATTCAAGGAGGTTACGATAAATGGAGAAAGAAAGAAGAGAACCTATGATATGGTTACTATCAACCTATCGCAGAATACAAAGGAGTCTCTTTCTGTTCTTACGATTCAGGACGTTCCCGAAAAGGTTTTGACAGACGATGGGTATGTAGAAGTCCCAGGTAAAACAATCCAACTACCAATCTCTGTACCAACAGCTAAGTTCCCCGTATTCAGGTTTAAGGGTAATGGTATTACTGAAGCCGATAAGCTAAGGGGTAACTTGAACTGCAACAGAGGTCCAGAAGGTACGGGTTGCGGAGGTATCATCTTCTTCGATGAAATCACACGTGCAGATAAATCTGTACTTGACGTTTGTATGACATTCTTCCAAGACCGAGTTCTTGACTCCATCTATATGCTGGGAACTCAATGGGCTATGGTCGCCGCTGGTAATAGAGTTGTTGACGGGCTGGATGAATTTGAATGGTCTTCTGCTACATACGACCGTTTCATGCACATGAACTTCTTCCCTGACCCTGATGAACTCATTAAGCATATCTATGCGATGCACGAGAAGGCAAACGAAGATAGAGTTAATCCTGAACCTATGGACGCATCTCTTGAATCTCGTCTTGAAGCCGCTAAGGCTGGAGACATAAAGGCTCTTTGGGGTATCGTAGGGGATGAAAAGGAAGCTCAGAATGATGCTAAGGAACGATATGCCGCTAATGCTGTTGCAAAAAGTCCTAACCAAAAGGGTAAGCTGAGAGGTGCTACGGGTAGAAACCTCACTCAGCTTGGCGTATGGCAGACTATCATGTCCAAGAGTGATATGTATAAGGATATAACGGGTCGTGACCCTTATGTCGTTATTTCACAAGCAGACCTCAAGAAGGGTGTACTCACCGATGAACAGTTTGACGAATATCTTGTAGACCTACATGAACTTACGAACACGCTTAGCGGATACGAGGAAGCCGAGAAGACGGTTGCAAGACTCAGACAGTTTAGGCAATTCAGCAAGGCTAAATTTGCAGAGTGCCTGAACAACACGAAGCTTATTGAGTTCTTCCAATCTTCACTATATAAGCTTGATAAGAAGCTTTCAGGGAAGGCTGAATATACAGAAGAAGATAAAAAGGCTGTAACCTTGTTCAAGGACGGCAATTTCGTCAAGAGAACGGGCGAAGAGGTTATGGAACTGTACTCAAAGCTTGTAGACACGGAATCTGAGACAAAGGATTTCATAGATGAGGATAGGACTGTTTTCGTTCTAACTCCTCTCGGTCAATACCTAACTAAACCGTTGGTTAGTGGTATTGAGAAGGGTGATAAGACGGTGTCGTTTAGTAGCATATTCAAGATGAAGGATGGAGATGCTTCGTTTACGACAGATACTCTTGGCATCAACACGTCAAATGCAAAGTCTGCGGCTTATGCGGCTCTTACAGCAATACTTGAGACGAACGGTATTCAGTTCAAGCTGTCAAACTATGACCTAACTGACGCAGACCCACTTAAGTCAAGGCTGGATGCAAAGGCAAACCAAGCAAGCCTAAGAGGATTGAACATGTACACGAAAATCCTAAAGGGGGACAAGAAGGTCAAGGATATAGATGACATTATCACCCCTCTTCAGTGGTTTAATATCGCTTGCCTTGCTTGTGGGCTGGATAGACAAGTTTCCGCAAACTTCATCTCGTCTATTGTTGATGGTATTTGCCTTGTTGCGGCAGACATGGGGATTACCTCTGTTGGGGACATTACCTATGGAGGAAATGTAGCTGGTTTGATTGACTCAAGGTTTGTTACAGAGGCTCTATTCTGCGTTACAATTCCTCAAAACTCACAGTATGATGAGCTTATGAAGAGAGTAGAACAGGCGGGTAGAACGGGAGGCAATTACAAGCAGTACGAAGGGAATGACAGAGATGAATTTGGCGTTCAGAATGGGTACTTAGCAGGTGCTATCGTAATGGATGCTATCTTAGGAGACCTCCTCGCCCCCGAAGATAGGGCTGACTTCCTTTCTAAGATTATTGATGGCGATACGCTTAAGATGGTTGGTGACGAGTTGGTTAATGCTAAGATAGCAGTAGACCAATAGTCCAAACATCCAATAACAAGTAACTTAAGAGAACCCCTATGTTAAATCAGACATAGGGGTTTTCCTTTTTTATATGAGCAAGAAAAACATATCTAATCCACTTAACAAGAGGGTGCTATCTCAATCAGAGTTCAAGCGTCTTCTCAACCAAGAATATATACCACCACGAAGGGTCAGCCCACCGAAGACGCTGAGCGATGTTGATAAGCTCGTTAATTACAATGAGTTCGTATCGTTCTTCTTCTTTACTTTCGGTGGCGTTCACGTCACTAAGCACCCTATCCATAATGTACCCGACTACTCCAACGTACTCACTGAGTCGGAAAAGGCTTTGGCTAACGATGGTATAACCGATACCATTAAGCAGAGTTCTATATACAAGACCCTTTTGAAGAAGAGGGAAGATGGGTTAAGGGCAAACTATGAAGTGTTGCTTGGCAACCCAACGACTGAGACAGCGGAGCAACAACCGAAGAAGCCGATGTTCCCTGCTATGTCTATGTCTGACCCCAATAGGGATGCGTACATAGGTTCTGTAAGAGGTGGCGTTTACTCTAAACCCGTAAGCAGGGGGAATTGGAAATGGAGGGCTAAGGCAGGTCTTTCATTTAGTAGTCTTCACGTTGCCTTTGAAGAGTACTTCTCTTCTCTGCCAAGGGAGATACAAAACCAAATCGTCATTACATCCACAACGGGAGACAAGCACGCTTCACGTTCTTACCATTACGTAAGTATGGCTGTGGATATATCGTGTCGTGTCGGAGGTGCAGATGATTTGGTTAATGCCATTTTTACTGACCCACTGCTCGCTCGCTTTGGTCTTTGGACACTTGACCCTAACCACGGTACAGCACCGCATATCCACTTGGAGTACAGAGGCACAAGGAATGAATTTGCTTCATATACTTCATCCAACCATAGCTTCCCAAGCTCGGGGTCTCTGTCACCTTCCGTGATGGCTAAGTTTAGGGGTGCTCAGCACGGGATGAGGTCAAGGTCTACTCTTCGTGATGACATCTTGAAGGACGCTTCGTTTTCAAGGAGTGGGGTAGATGGCTCGTCTTCGTATGGGAGCGGTGGGTCTCTTTATGGAGACTCTGAGCCTCTTGACGATGGGAGCTTCGGTCGTACAACCTACTCCTCTTCAAACCCTTGGTCAGGGGCTAAGTTAGTTGCTAAGCCATTAACAAAGAAGAAAGGCGGAGAAGAAGCGTTGCTTTCATTCTTCGGTAAGGAAGTCGGGTCTGATGCACCACCATCATTGTATGTCCTATCCGAGCACGAAATCGTCCTTGACGCAATGAGCGTGGATGGAGACGGAGCTTCATACGACAACAAGAACGAATAATTTTTAGCACGATTTTGGAGTGAGAAGTTTTTTGTCTACATTTGCAGATGAAAAAGTCTCACTCTAATTAAGTGCTTAAATGAACATTTCAGTAAACCGAGCGGAACTGCTCAAGGCTGTTGTTAATGTCAGTAAGGCTATTAACAGCGCATCTGTGAGTGCAGTGCCCGTCCTCGGGAAAATCCTATTCTCGGTAGAAGGCGACACGCTCAGCGTGAAAGCCTCCAACCAAAACTCCGCCATTTCAGTCAAGGTCAAACTTGACTCTACCGATGGCGATTGTGCGTTCCTCTTTGAGGCAGGCGCAATCAAGAAAATCCTATCAGATGCTCCATCTGAGCAGGTGACTATCTACTCAACATCCGACACGTCACAGCTGTCGCTTGACTATGGTGTAGGTACGTTTATGCTTGGTACGGATGACGCATCTATCTACCCTGATGTGCTACTTGATGCGAGCGGTTCTTCCTACAAGGAAATCCACGTAGAAAGTCCCTCAGAGTTCCTTGTCGGTATGGCACGTGCGCTCGCTTGCTCGGGTCAGGATAAGAACAGACCACAGCTTATGTCTGTCCTCCTTGATATTCACACTGACACGATGTCCATCGTGGGTACGAGTGGTATTGTTCTCTCTCAGTATGATGTCAAGCTGTCTCAGCCATCCGAAGAGCAGTCCGAAGTCGTCCTTCCAGCCAACATCGCATCTATCTTCCTCTCGGGAATTATCTCTGAGGATAGCGATATGCACTTGTTCTACAACGACAAGACCATTCGCCTTGAAACGGATAACGAGACCTTCACGGCTATCGTCCTTGACTTCAAGTACCCAAAGTACGCACGTGTCGTAGAACAGCTGTCAAAGACCAACTCGTTTAAGGTAGACCTGCTTCCCTTCGTGTCGTCTATCAAGCGTGTCGCTTCTCCTAACTCAAAGGTAGACCGACTTATTGACCTAAGCGTCTCTCAGTCGGGGGTAGTAGCAAGTTGTAATGATATTTTCAGCAGTTACTCTGCACGAGAAAACATCAATGCAACGGAAATCACGGGGGATACTCCTCTTGAGTGTGTATCCTTGAACTTTGACCTACTTGCATCTCTTCTAAAGAACCTAACATCACCTCAGGTGACATTCAACATCAATGGTTCATCTGCGGCGACTTCGGTTGTAGAAGAGCAGGAAGAAGGCTCAACACTCAAGCGTGTGAACATCATTATGCCTATGGCTAAGAAGAAATCATAACGCTTGGAAATCTCAGAAATAATTCGTATCTTTGTATAGCCCCGAAGTACGCTACTTCGGATAGCACTAATATAAGTTTAATATAACATCAGTAAGAAGCATGGCAAAATTCAGCGTAAGCGACATGGCTCAGCAGTTCACCTCACCCGTAACGCAACCCGACATCTCGGCATACACGGGGAGTAGAGACTATTTCGCAAAGGAGGAAGACCCTCGTCTCCTAAAAATCAAGGTCAAGGACATCAAGAACGCCCCCAATGGGGTGTACCCAATCGCACTCAGATTCCTCGCAAATCCATTCGTGGTTGAGGATATGAACAATACAGACCCCGTATTCCTTCGCAATATCATTGCTACAAGAGAGTACGAACTTCCGATTATCTCTAAAATCAATCGCTTCAAGAACGACCCAACGGAGACGATTAAGTTCCCACCCGAGGTTGCACGTGTAAAGGATGAGATTAGTGAACTTTGGTGGGCACGATGGAAGGAAGACCAAATCAAGACGGGGCTAAAGAAGGATGATACAAGGCGTACGAGACTCAAGAAGGAGAAGCTCGTAGACCCCCCTTCCGAAAGATATTATGCACTTGTTCAAGTCGTGGAGGATATACAGCACCCTGAGCGACAAGGTAAGGTATTCGTATTCCAATTCGGTCGTGCCATCTTGTCCATTCTGTATAAGTCTCAGGGTATTGAGCTTCCTTCAAAATACAAGAAGGCAAACGACACTCAAAGTCAGACGGCTCAGAATGCTCCTCAGAGCAAGTTCTCCGCAAAGGCAAAAGTCCGTCCGTATCCATTTGACCTCGTCAATGCTCCTATCTTCGTTGTTGAGGCGAAAATCAAGGACGGAACGGAAAATATGCCCAACTATGACTCATCTGCTTTCATTGATGAAGGATATGAAGGAGACAGAATGCCCGTATCATTCGTCCACCCAACGAGAGGTCAGGTCACTATGACCGATACTTCGGACATAGACCAGCTGACGATGTACGCAGAATGGCTTGAGTCTATTAACGCTCCCGACCCAAGCGAGTTCGCATATAAGGGGCATACTCCCGAAGAGCGTCAAGCTATTGAAGAGTACCTCAAGTATCACACGGACAAGGACTATCAGTTTAAGGTGAACGCTGAAGCAGAGCTTGATAAGGCTACCCGAATGAAGGAGGTTGCTTACGGCTCAAGGTTCGGAAACCAGCCTACGCCAACTTTCAACGAAGGCGTTTCTCCTCAACAGCCTGCATATCATCAGCAAGCATATGCACAACCTCAGGTTCAGACTGCGCCACAGCCATCATTCCAGCAGCCCGTTGCTCAGCCAGCACCTCAGCCAGCTCCGCAACCCACCTTCCATCAACCCGCCACTCAGCCTCAGGCTCAGGCGATAAGCGATGACGACCTACCATTCTAAGAGGTAACGTTTTAATACAACGAAATAGCCGTATCCGACTTATTGGGTACGGCTATTTCACTTAAATAGGATTAGAGGAAAACTAATAATAGATGAGTTCTTACATTGAGATAAGCAAGCTTCAGTCTAAGGCTATAATGAAGCTTAAAGACTTAACTCCCGTTCAGGCTAATGAGGTTTATCAGAATGCTGGAACAGACCCTTCTAAGTCATCATATGTAATCTTGAAGGATACGGAGGAAGTCGTTAATATGTTGTATATAAAGACATTGTTAGATAGGGTTGATAGCCTTATCTCAATGCACTTTCCCGATTTGTTCTATATCAGAAAGAACCTCAGAACGGATTTCACCTTCCATGTTCAGACTATGGCTACGAGTCCTGGGCGTTTGTTTATCAACCCTAAGTTCTATATTGAGTTAGAGGAAAAAGAGCCCGTTAAAGCCGCAATGTTCGTGGTAATCCATGAGATATATCATAACTTCTTTAGGCATTTTGACCGTGCCGCAAAAGACCCATCCAAATACAACTTATCAGACCCTATTATAAGGATGAGGTGTAATATGGCGATGGACTACGAAATCAATCCACTTGTTGAATCTTTGTGGACGAAAAGGTTGGGTAGTCTTGGAGGATTAACATCAAAAATTGGTGGGCTGATTTCAGATGAATATACGGGAATGCTTTGGGAGTACATTTACGATGAATTAGAAAAAAGAGGCATTCCTTCATCTCCTGATAAGAATGACCAACAGCAAGAAAGCGGTCAACAAGAAGGTCAGAACGGAAATCCTGAGGATGGTCAAGATGGTTCTCAGAGTGGGGCGCAAGGCGGTCAAAATAGTAATCCTCAAAATGGAGACCAAAATAATGGTCAAGGAGGTAGCCAGCAAGACGGAGAACAAGACGGTCAAGACGATAGTCAGGAAAACTCTCAAGGCGGTCAGGATGGTAATCAGCAAGGTGATGGTCAGCAGAACCAACAAGGTCGTCAGGACGGGAATCAGCAAGACGGTGCTCAGCAGGGTTCTCAAGGAGGTCAGCAAGGAGACGATGGAGATGCAGGGGATTTCTCAAAAATGTCGGGTAGTGAAATATCCGATAAGCTAAAGAACTCAGATAAGGCTATATCATCTCAGAGTGACAGTGGAAACCCATCGGAACACATTATGAGTCAAGATGATGCAAATCGTATTGACAAAGAAGATGGTAGAGATACACGATATACGGAGAGTGCCGCAGATAAGGCGGACAAGGAAGTCCGTGATATAATGAAGAACAACAAAGAAATAAGAAAGAAGCTTATTGACGAAGTCGTTGACTCTCCATTATACAAGGACAGAAAGAGCCGTAATTTTTATGAGCAAGGTAAGAAGGATAAGAAGAGCCTTAGCGATAAAGAAGCAACTGGTGAGCCTGGTGAAGTAAGCGGTGACTCAGTTGCAAAAACGGCACTCGCTAAGAAGGAGGTTAATATGACATGGGAAGACCTCTTGGCAGATTTCTTTACTACGATTGTCCCGTCAAAGAAGACAACGAGGCAGATAAATAAATATCAGCTTTCAACATATAAGGCTATTGCATATCGTCAGGGTGGTAAAATGATTGTGCCAATGCAGACGACACGAAGCTACGAAGCTGTTGGTGCTGTTTGGGTTCTTGTTGATACATCAGGTTCTATGTGGAGTTATCTCTCCTCATCCGTCACTATGATTGCGAGTCTTGCAGACCAGCTCATCAATGGTCTTTCAGGTCTTGTGATAATACCCGTTGACACAAAGGTCTCTCAAATACAAATATGGGATGAAAGCGTACTCGGGGAAATTAGTGACATATATAACAGCACCGATAAAGATGGACTACCTATGTCATTTGATGGTGGAGGTGGTACTTCGTTTGATGGTGTCATGAAGTTCCTTGATGAAGGAGTTTTCTCTGATGAACTCGATGAAGACGAAATTTCAGAGAAATTCTTCGGTGGCAAACCATTCAATGATATTGTGAGATATTACGATAGCTCAAATATGTATGACGGAGGAGAGGAGAGCGATGAAGGGTATAACCTTATGAAGAGCATGCCCCCATGCGCTGTACTCCTCCTTACGGACATAGACGTTGTTAGTGGTGCTTTGAGTGAAAAGACATTGGATAGGATAAGTCACATTGATGACGAGAGGTTCTACACATTTATCTTGGGAGCTAAGGCGAGTAGACACGTTCCGTTTGGTCAAACCGTACTTGTCCCTGAACTTGATGGTAACATTAAGATTATTGGTCGCTACGGGAATAAGGTGTCAGACGAGTATCTTTAGTATAGATAGCCTATGATTGATAGGTCAAAGACATTTAACAAAACACTTGCGAGCAGAGCAGAGGGGGCAGTGACCCCTTCTGCTCTTGGTCGTTCTCCTATCTCGGGTGATGGGTCTTCGTTGCTTGACTCTGTAGGTAGGCACGTCCCCGTAGTTAAGATTAACGACTATTACTTTGCAAGTCGGCAGATTGAATACATACGTATTGAGACTACGGAGTTCCTGCCTTCTGTGTATGCAGTGTTCTCTCTTGATAGGAACAATCCTATTGCGATGAATCAACCGAAGGATGGTGATGTCATCTCGGTCTTTATGAGACCTATGTCTGATGTCATGCGCAGTCTACGTTGCGACTTCCGTATCACCAAGGTGTTCATCACGAATATCAGTCAGTCAAGCATGTCTCAGGACGAGCAGGCTTACTATCAGATGATAATCAAGGGTGATATTAACGTTCCAAACTTATACACAGAGGGGCATCAGTACGCATTCAGCGGAACGTCCCACGAGACGATACGTGACTTCTGTCAGAGGTATAGGCTTGGTTACGTTTCGGGTGTTCAGTCGGATACCACTGACCAGCAGGCTTGGTACTTGTATGGACAAAAGCCCATTGACTTCATTCAGGATATAATTGCGCATTCGTGGAGGGACGAGGAGAGCTTCTTTGACGGATGGATAGACCCATTCCTCAACCTCACGTTCAGCAACGTCAATACGATGCTTGGTCGTACGAAGGCTGATGATGGCTCTATTGATTGGGGGGCATTCGTTTCCATTACGGGTCGTGAGTTCGCAGACCGCTCGTACGCTAAGAATGCCGTTGAGAAGGATGGTGCATTTGACTTTGAGGCTATACCTTTAATCCTTAGCAATATCCCTCAGATGGATAAGACCCCGTATTTCGTTAAGAAGTATAGGGTTGAGAATAAAGCATCGGCTATCTCGTCAAAGTACGGGCATGTCATAGAGCTTGACGTTAATATGAACAACCAAGCTCTTGCAGGCTCAGGTGTTCCTCAGAATAGGCAGGTCATTAGGATTGAACCTTGTTACAACAAGGACAAGATAAAAGACCATATCATCCTGAGAGGCAGAGCGAGAGACGGATACAATAACGGAGTTACGGGGGAAACCTTCGCTGATAACGATACGGAGACTATCGTGCGATACGTATGGGGTGGCGATAGCCACGTCTTCTCCGATGGTGACGGCAAATCGGGAAACACGAATGGAGCTACGGGCAATACCCATAAGAACTACATAAGGGCGTACTACCATAACCTAATCAATAAGGTAGAGCTTGAAAAGCTAACACTCGTATGTACTCTTAATGGTCTCAATACGTTCATATACCGAGGACAGAAAGTCCCCACGTTGCTTCTTGAGCAGTCTAACATAGATATGCTCTTCAACTCGTCAGTATCCAACCCGAGAGAAGAAGGAGAAACCCCTCAGGCTGTCTTTGAGAAGACGATGGATAGGGCGAATAACTTTATGATGTTCTACTCGGGGTGGTTCGTCACAACGGGGATTAGGTACATCTACGAGCGTCCTCCTATCACGGCAACATCTACGGATGAAATCGTGTCATACCGAACAGAGGTTTTCCTAAGCCGAAGGGAATGGCTACCTCCCGAAGCTATCTCTCCTATCACTATTGACGACTCGGGTAAGGTACATCTTAACCCTAATGCGAGAGCGTATGGTTCGTCTTCTAACCTTGGTAAGACATCTGATGAAGGGTATATCGGTAGAGGATACGACTCCTCTTATAGCGGAGGGATATCTGCACCCGTAAACCCAATGTCGGGTGGGTTCACACCGCACGGGGACATTGGTAAGCCAATATCCTTTGAAGGAAGCAAGAAGGAGGTTTATAACGAGCTTGTAACACTTGTGGATAAGTATATCGCATCAAAGAGTAAGGGGGCTAAGCGTATGAGTGGTTCGGTCTTCGTTTCAATGTGCGCCAAGTACAAGCTGGATATTTCCCTTGCCCTTGCTCAGTGTCAGATTGAAGGAAACTTCGCTACGATGGGTAGACCAAGGACTACGAACTCAGCATTCTCCGTGGGGCTGTTTGATACGGGCGAGACTAAGTTCGTTTATACGCACCCTGACGAGTCGGTAGAACCCTATTGCAGGCTTATGCAGAAGAACTACCTTCAGTATGGGAAGAAGAGTGCAGAGGAACTGCTTAGAGGTGGCTTTGTGAATGCAAGTGGTCAGAGGTACGCATCGGCTCGCAACTACGAGAGCAATGTATCTCAGACGAGAAACAATATCATTTCGCAGAGCAAAATTATGTCTCTCTATAATAAGTTGGTATCTTGATTGTACCATATTCATATTTTATTTTTGTTTTTAAGTGGGGTGAGTCATCATGGGGGCTTGCCCCACTTGCTTTGTATTTGTAATCTTCGTATCTTTGTGCGAACTCTAATGAAATCCTAAGTATGCAGTATGTACCTAACAAATGGGACGGCATCGTTGATGCTATGGTTACTATAACCGACAAAGAAGAGTATGTTGTAAACAAGAACTATCTCATTAAGAAGGGATTTAGTCTCTTGCTTAACAAGTATATCTCAGAGGCTTTTGATGCCGTTCTTCTTGCTAACGATATGTATTATGTTGGTGAGGAGGTTGCTCTTGACCTGATGAATAAGCGCAACCTTACCCAAGAATACGAACTCCTTAGGTCGGCTATCGGCATATACAAGGGAGGAGTAGAGACCCTCCGAAGAAAGACAAGGTCTAAGAAGCCAACAACGGCTGTAAGGCATTACTTTGGAGGATTAGTATCATCGCTTAACGGGCTTGATGAAGAACGCTTCAAGCTCGCCTATTGGCTGATGACGACAAGAATCCTTATGGACTTCCTCGGCATCAAGTCAATGGAGAATGTAAGTATTCCTGAAATACTCCTTGAGTACCAAGGGAAGAATGCAGGCAACCATATCGGTGTTGATGAGGTTGAGCAGATGCTGAACTTCGTCAAAAACTCTCGCACGAAAATCATTGAACTCGCTGATAAGATTGACTTCTGCGTCAAGCAGAATATATCCGACATCGTAGCTAAGGAAGCCCTATGTACCTACACGAGTAAGGTAATCAAGGATATTTCCGTTTATGATGTTGAGCTGGGTTTCTTGGAGAATGTCTCAAAGGCAGAAGAGGGGATATATGGTCTGAACAGAGATATTACCCCTATGATTGCAAGGGCTATCCATCGTGATTACAGCATACGTCTTCATTCGCAGAAAGAGATACTGAGAGAGATTTACTACAACATCATCCCTGATATTTGCAGTGTCTTCCACGAAGGACGATTATCCATCACTATACCCGCTTATCTCGGTGCAAACAACAGCCCGCTTGACGAGGTAGAGAACGACCCTGACGGAGTTAGTATCTTCTTGAAGCATAAGATTATCAACGACTACCTTTTCTTCGCACGCACCTACACGGGTCTTGGGAGAGACCAGCTCCTTTCAACTCGCTTCGCTGATGTCCATTACAGCAAGTTCAAGTCCAAGGCTACTATTGACGATGCTTCGGAGTGGGTTCGTAACTCCATCACGGAGACGCAGGAGTGGAATGTTGCTATCTCTGAAGCCGTAGAGGATGTCCTATCCGAAGGCATTACCAAGGAGCAGTTTGAAATGGTATGCAAACTTATGGTAGCTTGTGTATCGCACTTCACGGCATCGTGGATTTATCGTCACGCATACAACTCCATTATCTTTAAGTCAATGCAGATGATGGGAACAGCTGACACCACAAACGTATTCAACGAAGAGAAGCGGAAGTACATTGAGAACACGTACAATGACGCTCGCTTTGTTACGTTTATTCTCCGTACGCTATCGGATGACGACCACGACTACACCAAGTCCCAGGAACTTAGAGCACCTCTTGAGGAAATGATGTTCACTTGCAAGACCATCGCTTGCGAGAAGCTGTACGAGGTCTTCAAGAAGGATACAGACTTGTACTTCACGCTTATCAAGCCACTACCATCCGTACGAGATAGCAACTTCAAAACTCCTAACAAGGAGGTGATGTCGGCAGTCGTAGAGCGTATCAAAGACTACTTCCCTCACCCCACGATGGAGTATGATGTACTTACCGAAGACGAATGCACCTCAACAGCGAAGGTCATCATTGACCTCATCTTTGAGAGTAAGTACTGCAAGTTCGGTATGCTAAAGTCATTAGACCCCAACTTTGATGACGCACCAAGAGATAGTATCCTCCATTCGTATAGGCTGATGCAACCTATGGGAGCAAACATTACGGATGACGATATTCCCCACCATATCAACAGCAAGGAGGATATTGACAAGCTCAAGGCATTCATCTTGTCTACTCCTCAGCGTTTCCGTATCTTCATTGACCTCATAACAATGACCTTAGAGGGCGAAGGGATTGATACCCCGTTCTCTTTTTAGAATGGGTGCATAAGTAGTATGCCTATAATATGGAAATAGCTTATCCATAATTAAATAGGTATATGAGAAAGAAGCATCTTATCATAGGGGCTGTCGCTACTCTCGCTGTTGGGTTTCTAATGTACTTGGCACGAGAGAACGGCAAAAGCTCCGTAAAGAGAGAGCTTGTCTACTATGTGGACAGCCTCTCTTCTTATCAAAATAAACTCGGTGAGGAGTACAAGCAAAGACTCCTTGTGGAGCACGACAAGGAAGCCCTTAAGACGAAGTTTGCTTCTCTTGAAGAGGAGTATAAGAAACTTAAGGACAACCCTCTCGTCATCACCAAGGTGGTGACAACTACCAAGATTGATACTCTGAAAATACCTCTCGTCAAGGAGAACGATACCACCCTTGTATATAACTACGACAAGACTTATTCCGAGAATGATAAGGTCGTTGTTAAGGGGAGGGTAGACCTTGCTAATATGGAGACTACTATATCCACGATTGAAATGACCTCAGGGTTGTTCTATGACATCGTGGAGGATAAGAATGGTATGCTCTCCGTACTCGTCCGTTCCACCAACCCATTGGTCTCCATAGATAAGGTTGAAGGTGCGCTTTTTGATATATCGCAAAGCAAGTATTTCAAAAAGAAGGTCACAGAAAAGAAAAAGAGCTTCTCATTCATCAAGAGGTTTTCCGTATCCGCTTATGTAGGGTATGGTGCTTCGTTGTATAACCAGCAGGTCATTCTAACCCCTCAGGTTGGAGTTGGGCTTACTTACCGCATATTCTAATTGTATGGTTGGAACAAATATAATAAGCAGACTAAACAACAATATACTAATAAGCTACAACAACGTAAGTACCAAGGGAGTGCAATCAGGGGCATCCCATAAGTACACGATTGTTGATAGTGGAAGAGGGTATAGGTCAATACTTATGGACGTGGATAAGGACGGAGTGTATAATACTCACGGGCTTGTCTTCGCTCCAAAGATTACAAAGCCTACCCACAAGTTTCTTGAAGGAAAGACCATCGTTACTTCGGATATAATAACCTCCGAGGTAACGCTTTACTTTAAGGCGGGATATACCCCCGAGGTGGATTATGTACTCAGAATTTTGGGTGAGACGACTACGGGCGATGTATCTTGTCTCGCAGTCATCCTTATCAACTACGACCTTCTCCTGCGTTATCAGAAGATTATCCCCAACCCATTGACGTACGGAAGTCAGGTGTTTGATAGGATTGTAACCTTCCAAGTTCCTTCCTTGTCAAGTATGCAGTATGCCCAAGGGTTTGAGCTTAATGGATACCTCCTATTCAAACAGCAGTCAGCCCTCATTGCAGATATATCCCCCATCGTTGATGTATATAACGACAGCTATGACTTTGGGGTATCCTACGATGTTGAGGAAGTTCCTCAGTTTAGGATTACGATACCATCGGCTTCTCAGGCTGATAGGTTTAATGTATTCCTATCCTTAGACAAGAAGAGCGGTCATATCAACTACTACCCATATTGGGGAAGCGACATCTATACACCGATAGACACCTCGGTTATGAATGCCATTGAAAGCCGTGGTATTGACCTCTACTTCGGTGAGAAGAGCCTCGCTAACGAAGGCTGGGCGGACTTCAATTCTCAGTATGGTGGGGCTGACGAACGTAGGTGGGTGACGATGCACGAGATGAAGGTAACGAAGTATTACCCATCTCCAACGACACCTCCCGAAGAGACCTCTTTCTCGTTTACGGAAAACTACTCCAAGAGGGATAAGGATGGCAAGTCATCATATAGGTATTCATTCAGACCAACTATCTTTGATGACGAGATAATCCGTATTCCCGAGAATGACGTATCTTCCGTTATGGTGGTTTACACGTGTCGCCTTGTCAATAGGCAAGACCTTACTCAGGTTGTCCGTACAGCGTCACTAAGCATATCGGGTAGTGAGCTCGATAGGTATAGGCATACCGCCAACAGACCGCTTAACCTACACGTGGATAAGGTCACATTGAAGTATGAGAACGAAAACCCATCAGGACTGCATTCGCCCGTGTTGGATGATACGTCTAAGAAGGAAAGTGTTATATACGAAAAGGTATTCTACAACTCTCAGGATATTCAGGTCAATGTACACGGGGAAGGTATCTACACGACACAAGAAGGCTCGCTGTTTAAGCTACACAAGTCCCCAAGCCTTTACGTCTTCCGTCTATACGACAACAAGAGGAAAGACCGACTTGACTTGTCTTCTGTGAATGGTCTGATATACCTACGTGTCTACGATGACAATAATCAGCCGATTGATATTGAGCCTACTTATTCAGCGAATATGAACCCCGTCCTTGGAGAGCTTGAGTTCTACATAAACGAACAGCTTGTTGATATGCTGAAGCTAAGCACGAAGCGTTCAGCAGAGGATAAGACCTACTCTATAATAAGTAAGACAAGGACGATGACGACAACCATCGTTGAGGGAATTTACGATTAATGTATGGAGAATAACAATATCACAGAAGACAGCCTCATGAAACACGTTGAGGCTTTTGAGAGACAGACGGGCGTGAACACATCACCGCAGGCGGATGATATGACTTCTGCTCTTGAAGCCCACGGGGCAGGTGGCGTGATTGAACGACTGCATCAGATTGAAATGGGTGATGACGTGAAGAGACAGAACGAGGAAGAGTTTGAACGTGCTGTTGCCGATGGACGCATCATGAACGGGATTGAGATGGACGAGAGAGGCTACATCCGATATAAAGACACGATGGAGGAAGGTCGTACCATTGATAAGATTACGATAGGTAATGATGATACTGCCGAGAACCCAGCTGTTCAGAGAGGTCGTAAGGCGAAGAAAAAGAAGGTAGAAGAACCATACGTCCAAGAAGTAGAACCAAGGGCTTTATCGGTTACGATTGATGGTGTTCCGCCAACGTATAACAACGGGTTCACCAATCTTGATATTGAGGAGCTTCCTTCAAGAGGTAAGCACTATCCTGATGGTTTTGCCATTGGTGTTAGACCTTGCACGACAGAGGAGCTGAGACATTGGGCATTGCTCCCGATAGACTCGCTTATTGAAAGGGAGAATGCTATCAACTACATCCTTGAGAACTGCACGCATATCTTCTCTTCTACGGATGGTACGCAATACAGCTTCCGTGACCTACTTGAAGCAGATAGGATATATATCCTTCTTGCAATTAGGGAGGAGACATTCGGAGAGTCGGAAGAGCCTCTCGTTATGAACATAGAAGGAGAGAACCACCCTATCGTCAAGGAGAACCTTACGCAGTTTGATTTCCTCTCGCATCCTCAGGTTGTAGGTAAGAAGTCTATCAAGATGAACCAAGGTGTTATCAATGTGACTATCCCCAAGAAGCATTCAAGCACGGGTGAGCCTTATGACATCAAATTGCATTTCCCTACGATTGGTACGTCAATGTGGCTTCAGTATTACTTCGTCTCAAACCTTGTGGATGAGGATGGACAGATTGACGTTCCTGCCGATGAGCTGGATTTCTATCAGTGCGCTATGGTGCTGATGCACTTTGATAAGGAGTTCTCCGTTGAGGACTACAACAAGATTAAGCAGGAGTTCCTTTCGCTGAAGCCAGCCGAGGTCGCAATCATCAGGGCTATCAGGGACATCATCACAGAGGTATCTAAGCCTACTATTTCTTATATCAACTCGGGAGGTGTGGAGCGAGAAGCCCCGCTTTCCTTTCGAGACGGCATCAAGTCTCTATTCGGCATTTCAAATCCCTTGGGAGACCTTGAGTAAGATGAGGTATCTCCTTATCAAAGAACTGAGGATGTCAGTCTCTGATATAGGTAGACTGCCTTACATTGAGTGTGTAGAGCTTATCAGCTTCCTGAATGAGGATAGGAAGAAGGAAGAGGAGAAGAGAAAAGAAGCGGAAGCTCTCGCACAACAAGAAAGCTAATCTTATCAGCCACGTGTTGAAGGAGAAACGGGGTCGGTAGAAATACCGACCCTTGCTTTATCTATACTTGTAGCTTATTAGCTTAGATATTTCACGTTCTAATACATTCGGATTACTCAATGCTTTGCTTATATTACCAATTCCATCGCTCTTTTTAAGAAATGCTTCAACTTCGTCCGCTCCTCTCTTTTTGTAAATTTCGCTTCCTATATTATCAAGTGCGATGACCCAAGCGGGAAAAGTGCTTCTTATGTCTATTAGAACTTGGTTGTCAATTCTGTTTAGAATACCAAGCCTTGATGTACTAAACAAGTTTCCACGCCTTGGAAGAAAATCGCCACTGAATAGGAACTTAATAGCATCGTCAATAAGCTCGCATACTTCCTTATTATCACGTATAAACGACTTTGAGTTTACACCAATTCTATCATATTGAACAAGAACGTCTCCATTAAGGAATAGTATTGAAGTATCGTTCTCTTTGGATAGTTCCTTATATGAATAGTGGCTTACATGACCAAGAGGGTAGGTAGAGAAGTCATCAAGTATGGATAGTAGGCTTATTGCATTAGATTGCGATGCGTTCGCTACACAGCAACTGCCTATACAAACAAGGTAAACAAGCTCCATTAGCTGTGCTTGACCACATAGGTTTATGACATCTGATGATTGTTTTGCCCCATCACTAAATGCCAAAGCCTTGCTTACGATATATTCTATCGTCTTTAATCTAATGCTATCTCCCATGTTATATTATAGTTTTGTTAGGTAGCTTTTATTTACTATCTTTGACCTGCAAATAAGATTATATGTCAAGCAAGAATTTAACTAAAGCAAAAGTAGGCAAGAACGATGAGTTCTACACACGGATGGATGACATAAATGCAGAGCTTTCCCATTACAAAGAGAGCCTTGCAGGAAAGGTCGTATATTGCAACTGCGATGACCCTCGTGAAAGCAACTTTGTAAGATACTTCGTTGATAGGTTTCATGAGCTTGGTCTAAAAAAGCTGATAGCGACTTGCTACAAAGACCAATCATTTGATATATTCTCTGACACCCAAAAAGAAACACCCGTACTCTTAGAATACTCAGGAGATGTGGGGGGGGGGTATTCTAAGTATCTAATAGACAGCCTGATAAAACCAATAGAAGGTGATGGCGACTTTAGAAGTCCCGAGGTGAAGGAGTTTCTTGATGAAGCTGATATTGTTGTGACCAATCCTCCGTTCTCTCTTTTCAGACATTTTGTTAGTCTAATGTGTCAGAATGGTAAGGACTTCATTGTGTTGGGAAATGTGAATGCAATTTCTTTTAAGGACGTATTTCCTCTTGTCAAAGAGGGCTCGTTGAGAATAGGTGTAAGCATCCATAGTGGGGATAGAGAGTTCGAAGTCCCTGAGGGTTATCCAGCAGATGCAAGCAAATTCAGAGTAGATGAGGAAGGAAACCTTTTCGTCAGAGTTAAAGGTGTTAGATGGTTTACAACTCTAAAAACAGATGAAGTACTACCTCCGATAGAACTTACAGAAACATACTCCGAGGAGAAGTATCCTAAGTGCGATAATCACGAGGCTATAAACGTGAACGAAGTAAAGAAAATCCCAAAAGATTACGATGGTCTTATGGCTGTTCCTATAACGTTTATGGACAAATACAATGAAGAGCAATTTGAGATTATAGGAATGAACGCCATAAAAGAAGGCGATGTCTTTTCAAACGAAAGATTGATTTGTAATGGAGAAGTCCTCTATGCCCGAATTATCTTGCGTAAACGAAAGTAATTTCGTATCTTTGCATAAAGAATTGTCTCACCTAAAGAATAGGTAAATGTTTCTAAAGAAAATCGCATTCAGGAATATCGGTTCTTACGGAAATGCCCTTAATGAAATTGAGTTCTCCTCAGAGGGAGAGGTCATACAGCTAAAGGGGCGTTCAGGGTCGGGTAAATCCACGTTCCTCAATATGCTTAGTCTCCTTATCTACGGAAAGGTGCAAGGGGTGAATAAGTCCTCTATCGCCAACCGAAAGAATAAGAATGGATATATAGCAGGGGATTGCTACTCAGGTGGTACGCACTACTTCATTGAGCGCACGTTCTCCCCCAACTCACTCAAGGTCTACCAAGACGGAGTTGATATTGAGTCCATCGGTATCCGTGACGCTCAGAAGTTCATTGAATCCAATATCCTAACAATCCCATTCAACGTCTTCAACAGCGTTGTATCGCTGAACCTCAATACGTTCAAGTCATTCATCTCAATGACCCCAACGGAGAAGAAGCAGATTGTGGATAAGATATTAGGTCTTGAAGCCATTAACATCATCGGTGAGGCTATCAAGGCAGACCTGAGAAACGTATCTCAGTCCCTGAATAAGGTCTTGTCGCTTGCCGACCATCTTGCTAATTCCATCGCAACAACTCAGGCTTCCATTGACACGTACAAGAACACGTCAAAGAAGAGAGATGAAGCGGAGATGGAGAGGTTGTCAAACGAACTCGCACTTATCGCTTCTCAGTATAAGGAGCTTGACGAGCAAATCAAGGAGCTTGACAGCAAGGGAGATAAGGTTGTTGCGATGATGAACGAATGCACTGCAGCCTTAAACGCTGAACGAGCAAAGAACAACTCTGTTATCTCTAAGCTGTCCCTTTATAGGCAGGACAAATGTCCTACTTGTGGTAGCGATTTCCGCTCGGGTGATTTCCCTCAGATACTTGCTTCGCTTAACGAAGATAAGAAGACGAACGAAGCCAATATGGCTGTGTTCCTTGAAAACGAGGCGAAGATTAAGGAGTCGTATTCAAGATACCAGCAGAAGAGGGCTGAGCTTACTTCAAAGAGGGATGAGATAGCCACCTCGGGTAAGATACTAAAACAGCAGTACCTTACGTTGAAGAATGAGGGTAGCAGTAGTATTGACGAGGAAGCATTGAAGGTTCTTGAATCACGATTGGATGCAGACAAAGAATCCAATGTAGACGTATCGGTACAAGCTACAAACATCCGTAAGGAGATGCGTCTCCTCGGTGTCCTTTCAGAGATGTATGGAGAAAAGGAAGGTAGCGTTAAGTCGCTCTTCTTCTCAAGCTACATCCCGTACATCAACAACAACATCAACGAGATACTCGCTAAGGTAGACTTCCCTTATCACGTATCGTTTGACAACTCCTTTGACGCTATCATCACTGATATGGGAGAAGAAGTTCCTATCAGTACGATTAGTGCAGGGGAACATAAGCGTGTAGACGTAGCTATCCTATGCGTATTTCTCAAGCTGATTAAGCGTAGCTACCCACAGCTCAATACGCTTTACCTTGACGAGACGCTATCAAGCCTTGACGTTCAAACATCAGATGCTATCCTTGCATATCTGAATGAACTCGCCAAGGAGCTAAATATGACTATTGTCGTAGTTAGCCACTCACAGATTAACTCGGACTCGGTAGCACGAAATATCGTTATCACGAAGACCGCTGGTTTTTCAAGTATAACTATTGAAGAGCTAAGCATGTAAATAATTTTATCAAATATGGCAAAGAAGAACAAAGAAAACGCACCTCTCATTGAAAATGAGGGTGTAGAAGAGAACGTAATCCCAACTCCAGCTCCTAACGAAGAGAAGGAGGAGACCCCATCGGAAGAACCTACGCAGGCTAAGCCAAGAGGCAAGGCAAAGGCAGAGCACGAACCCGAACATGAACATACCCCTGAGGTAGTTCACGAGCATACTCCTGAATCACACGATGAGGTTTCTAACCTTGAAATCTTCCGTGAATACCCAGGTGTCTTTATGCCCGCACGTGCGAACGCAAATGACGCAGGTATTGACTTCTTCCTCCCCGTCCTCACAGACCACTACCTTGAACAGCTTAGAGAAGCCAACAAGGATATGCAAACGGCTATCATGACCGAAGGTGGCTTCCCTCTGACGGACGAGCAGGCTTCGCAGATGACGGAGGAACAGCGTAAGGAATATGTTGAGAACAGCAGACATTACATTATTCTGTTCCCCAACCAGCATATCATCCTACCTCTTGGTGTCCGTGCTATCGTACCAGCCAACAAGGGTCTGTTCCTTTATAATAAGTCGGGTGTCACGACTAAGCTCGGTCTCGGTCTTGGCGCAAGCGTCATTGACGAAGGGTACAGAGGTACTATCAAACTCCACCTCCACAACTTCACCAATATCCCAGCGAAGATTACCTTTGGGATGAAAATCGTTCAGGGTGTCCTGCACTACCTTGAGTACGAAGGTGTCAAAGAACTATCCGCAGAGGAGTTTGAAGAAAAGTCCAACACGGGTCGTGGTGATGGTGGCTTCGGTTCAACGGGAGCGTAACTAACACGTAATCATATTTCATAACCAAAGTTTAGCCTTAGTTCGGGTGGTGGTCTTTGACTATCACCCGAATTTTTATTACCTTTGCTGTAAGGTTAAATTATCACTCACTTTACTTACTTCATCACTATGAAGAAAAAATATGAAGTCGATTTTCAACAGCTCGCTCTGAACTACCGAGATGGGAGGAAGGAAAAGGACTTCGTCAAGCTATATAACGCCCTTAATGGAAAGATTAAAGGGTTTATGCTTAGTCGCCTCGGGAATAGCGGGGTGATTGACGAAGCGATGAGCTACTTCTACTTGTCGCTTTATAAGTACTTTGATACGTGGAATCCTGACAAGGCGTTATTTTCAACGTGGGTGTATACTATGGCAGGGAATTGCTGTACGTATGCGTCTAAGAACGCAACATCTTACGAAGGAAGGCATATCAGCCCCGAGGAGATTTCAGCGGAAAGAAACAAGGGACATGCAGGGATGGAAGACTCGTTGGCTAACCTTTACGATGCAGTTGAAGGCGGTGCTGATGACGAGGAGACCGCCAATATCCCGTACATCAGGGAGATGCTATGTGAAGCCTTGGAGGAAGTCTACAAGAGCCTTGACAAGCGAGAGCAAGAGGCTTACAAGGTGCTTATATACCGATACTCTACCCATAAGGAAGAGGATGAGGACGTACAGCGTTGCAAGACGATGAACAAAGGTGTCCTTAATTGTAGCATCTCCGATACGATGGATACCATCAAGAGGGTCATCACAACCAATGAGAAGTTCAAACCCGTTGTGGAATACATGAAATCAATAGGTTGTGATACAAGCTACGAAGACAATAGGATTTTGTCTTTGTTTGATTTGATTTAATCCATCCTTATGCTTACCTTTGTATAGGTAAGAATACAAACTAAAAGTAATATCCTATGTCATCAGATAAGGGAACAACGATTGAATCCATCTTTGACAGATGGGGAGAGCAGATTGAGGAACTCCGTGAGAAGATGTCCGACATCAAACAGCTCAACCACGCTCAGCTTGAAATGTACGCAAAGCGTCAGAACCTCGTTGAGGAGCGTGGCGTGGTGCTTATGAATATGGCGAAGATTAACTCTCAGGTCAAGGCTCTTTATAGTCAGAAGTATAAGGACTACAAGGAAAGAGGAAACCTTATCTACAAGAGCGAGGTTCAGCTTGAAAATCTTATCAAGGGTGAACTTGCAGAAGAGTATCACAAGCTGGAGATGTACAAAGTCCTGGCTGAGTTCTACGAGGAGACCCTAAAGACGATTGACAATATGATTTATGGCGTGCGCAATGTTATCACCATTCATCAGCTTGCCAACGGAGACACCTTTAAGTAAGGCTTACGATGATTCTTTCAACACAACTTGTACCTACGCTTGCAGGTGAAGAGGTCTCAAAGAAAGACTACCTTCTCCTGCATAGGTCTTTTGAGTGTGCTGTGGAGAGTGCCGTCATCAAAGGGCTTGATGCTATCAACATATCATCTACGGATAAGTCGGACTTATATCTTTACTACTTCTTGTCTCTCACCCCTGCCATCAAGGTATGGTATGTGGATACGGACAACAGCGTGAAGAGCCTCCTAATCCACGTTTCCGATGATGAAGCATACACCTACTCTGCGGACAAGACTCGTGAGGTGGCGAAGGAAAGGTATGTAGGCAACTACCCTGCGTACAAAGAACCCTTCTTCAAGCGTATAGATGAAGGGATGAAGTATGACTACGAGAATGGGTTATACCATAACTCAGAGCTACTTACTCATATCAAGAAGTCGTCCAACCTCCTTGACGGAATTAAAATCACCATTGACAACTCCATTGAGATAAAGAGAAAGGAACGCATCTTCTCCTACCTACATCCTACTATCTCAAAGACAAGGATGGAACACCTAATCCACCAATACGAGAAGAGCAATCCTCTTCCCTCCTCCTCTCCCAACCTTGGGTACTTAAAGGTAGTCCACAGAACGAGCGGAGCAGAGATGGGCATCGTTGGTGAGGTGTACATTTACAATGGGAATGGTAGCGTGTATGTCTTCTCTCTTGGTCGTCAGATGAACTCAAGTGACCTTGCGAGCGTAAAGGCGAAGATGGAAGCCTTCTCGGAGAAGAATGGCATCAAGACTTCATCCAAGGTGCGTGCGGTGTCATATCAAACGGAGGAAGAGCTCATCACAGCCGTTCTGTCGTTCATTCCTTCGGTCTCCCCTCTGTTCTTCAGTATGACCTCTCAAAGCTCCATACACGAGCTGAAAAAGAGGTATATGGAGATTATACGGAAGCACATCCAAATGTCGTACGAGAAGGACACTACGGGGTGCTACAAGAAGAATGACAGCGTAGAGTCGCCATACAACATCCCTAAGGAACTTACGCTCGTCATCAACTCAATGATAAACAGAGGGGTTGAGTCTCCATCAGACAAACTCCTTGAACGCATCTTTAGCGTGGCTTTTGCGGACGCTTCTCCCGTTGTCTCCATTGACTATGGGTATATGTACGAACGATGGGATAGGGCTATCAAGGTAAAGGAGCAAACGACAATCCAATTCATAGGCAAGGAGCTTTTCGGTATTAGAGACATCCCCGAAGAACCATTGGAGACTTCACTCACCTCCTCGCACGTTGATATGATGCTCTATCCATACTGCGTAGGTATCGTGATGTTCGCAAGGATTGAAGAGCATCTGAAGCTATCCCATATCCTGATAGACCACGCTAACTTCGCAAGAATAGCACCCGACTCCGTACTATCATCACGAGTGATAGCGAACTCCATTATGTCCAAGTTCCTTATAGAGAAAGGTCTCGTACTCCCACCATGGAAGCCCGAGACCAAGACCCTTACGGGAGCTTACAATAAAGAACCGATTAAAGGATACCACCAAGGTGTTGTTCAGTATGACTTCACAGCTATGTATCCTACAATCATTCGTCAGTTTAATATATCACACGAGACACTCTTAGGTAGAGCCACAGAAGCGTGCGCCAAAGGAGCGGAGATAGACCCTACGAGGAATATCCCGTACTCTCCAAAGGTAGTGAAAGAAGCAACAGCTAAGTACCTCTCTTGTGACCCATCCTCCATCCATACGGCAGGTGGTAGCGTCTTCTCAAGCACCGAGAGAGGCGTTCTTCCAACGATTATGGATGTCCTCTTTGATAAGCGTATTCAAGCCCAGCTTAAGCTAAAGGAGGTTGAAGACGAAATCAAACGACTATCGGAAGAATAGGAAGTAGGTCAGGAGCGACAAAGCGGTAAGACCAATGAGACCTACAATAGCCCACGATACTACCTGCCTGATGAAATAAGAACGTTCAAGATAGGGGAGTTGTAAAGTGTACTGCACGCCAAAGCAGTTCGACAGCTCCCCTTTCTCATTAGCGAAGTTGAAGACCTCCTTGTATAGCATAGACCCATCAATGCCAAGCTCTTCAATGAAGTACTTAAACTCTTTGACCTCGGCTTCCTTGAGGACGTAATCAAGTTTGTCTTCGTAGCTCGGGTCTTTAGCGAGAACATCGGCAGGTACAACTATCTCGCACAGCACGGACTCACCATCTTCATCAGGTCTCATCCCGTATCTATTCATAACGGAAGCCTTATCGTGGTGGTCTGCAAAAATGTTCACTTTGAACCACTCTTTTGACTTCTTGCTGTTCTTTATTCTCGTAAGGAACTTATAATCAAGGTAATCCGCTATTTTCATTCGTTGTTTTATCGTTCTAACTATAATATAGTATTATAGAAGACAAAGACTACAATAATGAAAATGAGTAGGATGGATGCTATGTCACCGCCAAGCACCACTCTCGCAGACCTGCAAAACAGCATTACGCAGGATGTAGAGAAGAAGGGTTCAGCCACGACAATATATAGCACGAACAAGATTAACGAGATTATTGACTCCATAGCAAGTGGCGCACCAAAGGTAGATTATAAGCCTTTCTATAAGAAGAACCCTGAGCTGAGGTCTCCAAATATCCTCTTTGAAATGACGGAGTGGGAGAGTGCAGAGTTTGATAGGTGTATGCTTGATGCAAACTACTTCACAGAGAACTACGCTAAGTTCAAGACCGACTACGGATACCGCCTTGTTGAACTGAGAGACTACCAGCGTGAAGCCGTTGAGCTTGTCACGAGCGAGGTCTACGATGAGGAGATGGACTTATGCATCCCCGAGAACAGAAACGTCATCCTCATGCAGAGCCGTCAGACGGGTAAGTGCGTGACATACGACACCAAGGTGATGCCCCTTTGGGATGATGGAGACCAAGAGATTGGAGAGATTTACCACAAGTTTAGAAAGAAGACGTTCCTTGATAAAGTGAGGGATGTGCTTATGTGGTTTTATAAAAGACTATAATTATGCTTTTACCAGCAGATAAGATTAACAGAGATGAGCCTATCGTTAAATCGGCTGTCCCTTACAAAGGGATACTGATTGAGGATGGGGATATTTCATTTGCCTCGTTTGACAAGGTCGTAATACGCTCATTGCCGCTTGTTATTGACTACATGTCAAAAGCTACATTCAATAATCAGTATGCGAATGATGTTATTGAAAGCCCAACGGATATATACCTCAAGTTTCCTATCGGAATCTGCAAGGGATACAACGGTGAGTTTGTATTGTGCTTTGCTCCGATAGACGCTGATGGATTAGAATATGAAGTGGTACGAGAAGGTGGTAATAAGGATGGAGTAGAGTCCGCTGATATGATTGAATCCATACATGAATTGATGGCGGAGAACGGCACTCGTGTCGTTCCGATGTCAGTAGATATTACCTCAAACTATTATGACAAGACTAATCCCTCTTATCTCGTTGATACCTCATCAAAGTCGTTTGTTGTAAGAAATCTTAGCCCTGAGTATAATGAGATGCTTGCAATCAAATTTGATGGTGGTGCACTGAGGTATCATCCTAATAGGAATGACAATATCCCATATCATACGCACTCAGTGAAATTCTTTTATAGTAGGGGGCATTTATCGTGTAACATTAATACGCACCCTCTTCCTATCTATTCCGTGAATAGCCCATACAGAGACCCAAGTACAAGGATGGCTGTAATCAATGATAAGATAGCCTCTGATATGAGGGAAATAGCCTCTTATGTATTGTCTCAGGAGAATGCGTATAAGATTATATCTAACAACATTCGTACGATAGGAGTTCTCCAAGTGAAAATATCCTCAAGGGATGAGGATGGGAATATGGTGCACGAGCATAGTACGAACAATATCATACGTGGCGCACTATCAGGTTCTGATGAGAGTGCAAGAATGGAAGTATTAACCGAATTAAAGTTTACGAAAGATGTAGAAAGATGTTTATCATAAAAAGAAACCTCAAGGAGTTTGTAGGAAAGCTCATTGAGAAGATTGACCTATACCAAGCAAGACACCACGAGCTTGACGAGAATGACGACACGAAGAAGATAATAGATGCCATTGACGTAAGTGAACAGAGGCTTCGTGTCCTTACCGATACGGGTTACGAGAAAGTAACCCATATCCACAAGACCCAACCTTATAGGGTCTATACCATAGAAACAGAAAACGGAGAGAAGCTCAGCTGTGCAGATAACCATAAGCTATTCTTCTTTGACAAGGAGGTAGGTAGACCAGCGGAAGAAGTCTTCGTCAAAGACCTGAAGAAGGGAGACTGCATCGCAGTCTTCGGTGGAAAGGACTACGTCAAGTCCATTACCAAGCACGGATTCTCCCATTCAATGTATGACCTTACCATTGATAGCAAGAACCACAGATACTACACGAATAACATCCTATCGCATAATACTACGACTATCGTAGCTATCATCGCTTGGATACTTTGCTTCAGTACCGATAAGAACATCCTCGTGATGGCGAATAAGGGCGCTACTGCAAAGGAGATTATCAGTAAGCTCGTGGAGGTGTTCAAGGGTCTCCCGTTCTTCCTGAAGCCTGGGTGTATATCCTTCAATACGGAGAGTATCGTACTTGATAACGGATGCCGTATTATCTCTCAGACGACTACTGCGTCATCAGCTATCGGTTTCACCATTGATATGCTTTACCTTGACGAGTTCGCCCACGTAGACCGAAGTGTAGCGTACGAGTTTTGGCGTTCGGTATACCCTACTATTTCAGCATCAAAGACTTCAAGGTGTATCATTACTTCTACTCCTAATGGTATGTCAAACAAGTTCTTTGATATATGGGATGGTTCACAGAAGGGGCTGAATAGCTTTGCGAGCAAGAAAGTATATTGGTGGCAAGTCCCAGGTCGTGATGCTGAATGGGAGCGCAAGACACGCTCTGACTTCGGGGATAATGAGTTTGACCAAGAGTTCAACCTTTCCTTCAGCGTATCCTCTACGATGCTACTTAAAGCAAGAGACCTCAAGTACCTCAAGCGTATCAGTAAGGAGTATGTACAGCACGACTTGAATGGGTTAAGGAAGGAGCTTAACGACAAACTCACTTGGCATCCTGACTTTGACCCGTATAGCATTGACTATATGCGTGACGCATTCGTCCTCTCTCTTGATACGGCTCAGGGGTCTCCTATCCAAGATGGTAGTAAGTTGGACTCTGACTACAACGTCCTTAATATCTTCAAGCTCGTTCCTATGTCAGAAGCCGCACTGAGAGACCCATATCGTGTTATTAAGGATGTGCGTGATTGCTTCAGACTTGTTCAGGTCGGTATTTACTTGGATAACAAGACCAACGAGAAAGACCTTGCAGAGGTCGCTAAGTATACTACGTTTAATCTGTTTAGGAACGGCATAGGGGATATTGACAATACGAGGGTTCTTGTTGAGGTGAACTTCAATGGCGGTCGTTTTATGGATGTCTTCAGAACCCACGATAACTTCTACGACAACGTACTTATCCATACGGCTCATAGGGTTGCTATGGATGGTGAGTTCATTCCTTTGAAGGCTGGTTATAAGACAACTCCTGGTAATAGGTCTTACTATATTGACCTTGGTCGTGATGGTATTGAACAGAGACGTATCATAACAACCCATACGGACAAGAAGGCTAATCTCAGTACGGAGGGTCAGCTTAGCTCGTTCGGTAAGAACAAGAAGGGTAAGTACGAGGGTATCGCTATCCACGATGACATCTCAATGACGACACTCAACCTGAGTAGATTGTTTGACTCAGAGGAGTACCTATACTTCCTATCCAACTACTACGAGACATTCCTTGAGGGTATGCCTACTTATATATCGTCAGCTATCAACAGCTACTACTCCAATGATGAGCAAGACTTGTATAACCTCCACGATGGCATCAGGGGGGCGTTACAGATTGCTTCGGGGTATAGCACGAGGGATGAGGAAATCTATGACATATATAGGGGTATGCGTTAAATAGGAAAAGCGACAGAAAGTTTTTATGGCAGAAGATAAATCAAGAGTAGTTCAACTATTTGACGGGACAGCACAGCCTGTCTACCCCGTAGTAGCCTTTGAGAATGTCTGTGACATTGTTGAGACCTCGGGAGATAATAAGGTTATACCAAACGTTCTCGGTAGTGCGGCGAGACGCAGAGCGAGTGATTTCCTTGGTGTTGGTCTCACCCCCGTCTACAACGACAATGAGGAGGCTAAGATTATCAAGCGTATCAACATCTCGCCATCGGGTTCACCTGATGCCCCTGCAACGCTTTCTATTGAGACGGACTCTCTGTCTAAGGGTCTTGAGCGTACTCTGAATAAGGAGACGACTATTCCCGTTGAAAACCGCATCCTCACGAAGGGTGTTGCCTCTGCACTTAGAAATCTGATGCCATCTAATCCTTCCGATTGGGGGACGGGTAACTACGTGACGAGTGGTGACAATGCTTCTGCGAATATGTACCTCTTCGTAGAAAGCCTATATAAGAACATCTCCGATAAGCTCTTCAAGGAACTGAAGGGTCGTACGCATAATGGTGCAAAGGTCGGTGAAATTCTTATTGATGGTGGTCACAAGACGGCTTCTCCTAACGACTATATCAACGTCACGCCTACCAAGCCTAAGAACAGAGAGTTCGGAACTCCTATGGGTCTCTTTGCTATGGATAGTGGTATCCTACTGCAAGACGAGAATACCGAGGCATCTTATGCTATAACTAACCTTACCATCAACAGAGGCGTTATCACTGCTACGAGAAATAGGATTAGCGGTGGTGGAGGTGTCACGGCAGGTGCTCTTAACCTTCCTTCACTTATCACGACACTCACGGGTGAGATGAATAAGACTACGGGTCGTGCAGGTGGTTTTGATAATATGCTTGATAAGTTCTTTGATGAGAATATCAAGCGTTACTCAACGAGGTATAGGAAAGCCGCTAACCTTCCCGTACGTATCAAGAATAACGCAGAGGGTGTAGAGTCTACTGCACTTCCCAATAAGGGTGCAGGGGACACTATCAATGTCCTATCAAATGCCTATATAAACAACGATGGTTATCTTGTCCTTCAAAAGCAGTCCGTGACAATCCCTTCGGCTGTCGCTGGCGGTGGTGGTACGGCTACGGATGCTCTTACGCTTAACAAGGCAGAGAAGCAGACGACAAACAAGCCTATCAACCTTGATGGTCTTGGTGCTGAGAACCACGTTGCTCTCAAGGTGGATGGTAAGGTCACTACGTCAGAAGGGTTCTATGAAGTCTCTGACGAAAGACTGAAGGATATAGTCGGTCGTCTTTCTTCAAATGAGATTGACATTATCCTTAATGCTCTTGCAAGCCCTATCAGATATACGATGAAGGGTGATGAAGATGGTCAGGTACAGCTTGGTGTCGTAGCGCAGGAGATACAGAAGATAATCCCCGAAGTCGTATCCTCTCAGATTATTGAAGGAGAAGAGCGTCTTATGGTGGACTACTCTCGCCTTTCGGTTGTAGCTCTTTATGCTGTAAAGGGTGTTAAGGCTGAGATGAACGAACTCACTAAGCGTATGAATAACCTTGAAAGTAAATTTGAGAGTTTCATTAAGCAATGCCACAAAGGGTAACAACAACAGAACTGCATACGGAGATAAAGCACGCACGAGACGCATACAAGGGCGTAGGTCACGACTACCACGGGAATATCCTACGTAATATGCTATCTAACGAGCTGTTCTCCAATCCAACTCAGGATGCTTTTCTCAGGGGTATAGAGGTGCTTATAGAGGAGCTTATAGACTCGGTCAAGACCATCAAAAAGCATTTCTCCATAGCCCATAAGAAAGGTGGTAATAGGAGACGGGAAAACATCAACTAATAGAATAAAGAGAGGGGAGCGACAACGCCTCCCTCTCTTGTTTTTATGTAAATACGCTTAGCAAAGCGAAGTGTCAATGAGGTATAAAGCTATCAGCTCTCTCCTTGGAATGAAGTTCTTTTCCTTGGATGGTAAGCAACAAAATATCAAGCATAATCATATTGTATCATTCTTCATAGAACCCAACGATGGGTTTGAAGCCAAGGGGTATGTAGTAAACCTTGGTGATGGAGAGTTTGAGTTTGTCATAGAAGACGGAGGCTCACGATTTGATAATGGTACGAAGGGTGATATATTCTTCGTGAACAACCTCTCTGAGCTTACCTATACGATGAGCTTAGAGCGTCTTGATATAACTTACGAGGATGAAGAGTATAGCACCTCTGACGAAGGCTCTGTTCGTTTTGAAGGTAGCAAGGTGAAGAGCATCACCCTTAGGGATGATGAGGACAAGCATCTTGTTGCTAAGATGCTCAACTCTTTTATTCCATTCCCTTCGTTTTCGCTTGTTGGCTCTATTGAGATGGAGAAGGGTGCGGTAGGTCTGATGAATACCTCCGAGCTTGTTATTCTCGGGGAACGTATCGCAGACAACTACGTATCCACATATTACACTCCATTCTCCAATATACCTCCACATATCAAAGTAATCAACGGAGTACCTTGCCTTGCTACATATCGTATTGTTGCTAAGGCTGAGGACGAGGCTGTCGTCTTTGAAGTATCCTCGGATAGGGGTAGCATATCGGAAGGAGAGAATGTAGAGCTTGTAGCACCAATCTCTTACTCTAAGGTGGAATATGAAGGGAAGGAGTATAAGCTAAGAGAACTGGGTAACTTCTCCGATATACCTATCAAGAGAGAGACGGCATCGGCAGTGTCTCCTATCGTCCTGCACTACGGGATGAAGGCGGATAACGAAGGTGTCTTTGACAGCACGCTCTCGCTAAGTCTTGTAGAGGAGTTCGTTCCTCTTGCAGATGATTACTCCTCGGTTGCTACACAAGAAGAGTACAAGAACCTTGTATCGGTATATCCATTCTGTACCATAACGCTTACAAGCGAAGTGGAGGGTCTTGATGATAGACTACGTACCTTCTTTACTAACTTCGGTATTCCCGACCCTAAGGACTATCAGGAAGCGTTCAAGGACGCTCCTCTAACACCTCTTGACGCACGCTTCATCAACGACAAGAGTAAAGAGCTATACCTAATACATCAAGATATATTCCCCTATGCAGGTACATACAAAGGCTTGCTTAATGCGGTGAACTATCTTGGTTATGATGACATCTTCTTTAGGGAGTGGTACACAAGAGTGGATAACCCTGAGGAGAAAGCCCCTGAGGTTGGGTTTATCTCTATGGATGTCAAGAAGGGTGTAACCCTTTCAAGTAAGCTCAAAGCCACCAATATAACCTATGGCGAATACCTTGACCTCAAGAAGCTGAGAAAGCTCTCCCTTGTATATAATATCAACAAGGTGATAGGAGAGGACAAGCATAGCATCCCCGTAACGGAGAAGGTATATGACTACACTCAGGACGTACTACTTCTAAAGCTGTATGCACTTCGCTCATGGCTTAGTGAGTATATCATAGGTCTGCAATCTGAAATCACAGACATTGTAGGTGAAGCATCGTTCTTCCACGGACATCCCGTAAGGCATTACACTACGGGTGGTTCGGCTCTTGAGGTAGAGAAGGTGATGAAGATGAGACCTACGTGGAAAGACGATATGACCATCCTTGATGATGAGATAAATGGTGCATATTCGTATGTCCAAATGGAGAATAGCGGTAAGAATATCAAAATCTCCGATATTGGAGACAAGACCTTCCGTGACTTCGTAGATTACGCTGTTAATGTTTCTCCATATCCTGAGAATGGTTTTGACGTAGCTAAGCGTATATATGAAACTATTCCCTCTACAAGCACGTCTATTATCTACGCTGACAAATGGAATCCAAATAACTCTTTGGAAATTCCATTTGGTGCTACATTCAGTTTTCCTATTCAGTATGAAGAGCTGACCTATGTAATAGAGCTTGACGAGACGGATACATTCGCTATGTTTGGTGGTATGTCAAATGGCTCATCATCACTTGAGACTTCTCCTATCTTTATCCACGATAACAAGATGACACTCCCTGATAAGTCTCAGAAGGCGGTATTCACATATCTCCCTTCGCTCTTCGTCTCAGAAGGTCGTGTGTACAACTATGACCATAAATATGGCTTCTTGGAGATTGCATACGAGATTACGAGAAGGGATGGGAAGTACATCCTCCTCAAGGATGGTGAAGTCATCCACGCAAGCGAAGAGCCTATCGTAATCACTCCGTCAAACAAGGGTGGTGAAGAATGTATCTTTGAATACAGCGAAGCGGACAATACCCACGCATTGAGTTTTAAGTACGATATGTTTGGTGATGAGCTATACGCTATTGTTATAGACGAAGGTAGCTTAATAACGACATCTCCTGATAGTGCAATTGATGGTGGAGAGAATGACGAGATTATATACTTCTCCTCTACCATAGACAAGAATAAAGGCGTTAAGTCTTCGTCTATCACGGCTAAGGCAAGGATGCGCATCCCTGCAATTACGAGAGCCAATAGTGCAAGCTATCTCCTTGAGCAGGTATGCAAAACCTTTTCTTCACGTACGGAGCTTAACATCAACGAGGTGTATGATGATAAGATAGCTGGTTTCTCGAAGGTAGACTCTGTTTATATGCAATTCCCAAGGGCTGGTGTATATTCGCTTAAAGCGGTCATAGCTGACGAGTATAACAATGCACATATAGCAGAGGCAAGCAAGAAGCATATTGTCACGAGGGGTGATATTAAGTACTATGACGAGAAAAATATAATAACAAGGATTCTCGCTGTCACCGAGGATATGCCAAATACCGATGAGAATACAGACATCCTCATCCAAGCAAGCGAATATCCTATATTCCCTCTTGTAGATAAGGTACAAGCCCGTGGGTCTATGGAGGTGTCTATCAATGGAGTTGATTATGATGCTGTCTCTTTTGAAGACAAGACCATATCGTCAAACATCTCTAAGGACGACTTCGTCTATATGGACAACCTTCCCATCCGTGCTATTAGCGGTGCGGTATTCACGGATGACAACTATATTTACCTCAAGGTGAAGAGGAATCCAAGGGTGAATTATCAGGGTCTCAATAGGAGTGGTGCAGAGATGGCTATGACTATCTTTGATACGGAACAGAACACTGAGTATGCGACTTACAATGTTGTCGTTGAAAGGGCTTATACCTCACTCAAGTCTGTACCCGAAAACGAGAAGCTGATTAACTCATCTATCTTTGATAGCAACGAAGTGATTTACCTCAAGTGCAGAGTCTCAGATGACAAGTACCACGAGTTCAAGGATACCTATGAAGAGATAAAGAAGAGAAGGAACAATAAGATTACTCTTGGGCTTAACTCTTCTATGAGAAGGAACGTACTAACCGATGACCCCTTCTGCCGTAATTGGATTATTGATGGTGTTAAGTTCGCTTCCCTACCCGTATCGTCCTTCTCAGGCATCAGCTTTGAACGTGACGCTGTCGTCAAGCTATCCTACCTAAGAGACATCGGTATCTCAGGTGGCACTTGTATTAGCGAGTGCGCTTACAAGGTCATAGACATCAAGTACGAGATGGCAAAGGCAAAGGAGTATAGCGTCTTTTGGAAGTTCAAGAAACTTGTAGACGAAGATGAAGAACTCAAGAGAGCTATATATAACTCAAGGGTTAAGGAGCTTGTCTTTGTAAACGGATGGTTTGATACCGAGGTGGCTCACCCCAACGGAAACCATCGTATATCTATCTTATCAGGAAGGAATGTAACCACGCTACAACTTTCCAATGCACATAATACCTACGTTCAATACATAGGTAAGGCAGAGACCTCTCAGGCTACTCTGAACGGGAGACCATTCGTTGTACTCAACGAGGAGACCTCCCATTACGCTCCATATATGGATAGCACCTTTGAACTCTACGGAAGGAAGTTTGACGAGAGTAAGTTAAGAGCAATGTGGGTTAAGCCTTCTTCATTCGGCTCGGGACGTGTTAGAGATATACTTGAAGGTAAGGAAGGGCAGGTTGACACTCTTTACAATGTGAATGTCCTCTTAGATAAAGCCACTATAAAACCAAACACCAATATCATTATAACAGCTGATTTTCCAAGTTCATTTAGATATTATCCAGGCGTTATTTTTTGGCGTATCTATAATACCTTAGACAATACTCTCATAGGAGAGTGCCACAACGTTTCACTGCAACTCAACCTCCCTCTTGACAAGGGTCTTGACGAAATGACCTACAGAGTAGAATGCGAGTTCCTTGATACCCGTGGCAATAAGAAGGATACAATCAAACCCTTCTTTGTCAAGGTTAAGAGATAAAGATATGCTAAAAAGGATTATCTTCAAAATTATTGAATTGTTCTTCACAAGGGACGAGAAGGTTTGGCTTGTAAGGAACGTGTCTGCACTATGCGACTACGACCTGAACACCAACATTGAAGAACCCGAGGAAGTAACAAACGAAGAGAAGAAGTTAAAGGATATGGGTAAGTTCTCTACCCCTATCAAGGAGATAAAAATCTCCATCAGTATGGATAGTGAGGATTAAGAAAAGAATCAGATATGGCAAATAGAAAGCAGAATGCGGTGTACTTTCAGTATATCCAAGGTGTAAACCAAAATGAAATAGTATCCCTCCTGGGGTCAGAGCGTCTCCCTGATGGGAGGATTGCTTACACCCTTAGCGATATGAACGTGGTCTCGGATGACCTTATCTACCCCCTTTCTCGTATCGGTGGCAGTGATGTTAGGTTTAACGAGCAGACGGGAGAGTATGAAGAAGTCCCCGCCTTCGCTAAGCCACGTCCTCTCGCTCAATACAAGGTTATTCAAGTACCATACCCCGATAGGAAGTGCTACAACTTCTTCGCTGTAGACTCTAATAACGAGATGCAGTTTATCAAGCAGTATGATGCTCAGGGTCGCCCCATCGGTAACTACCCCAACCCAAGGTTCAACCCTTCTCTCATCACATCATTCTCCTATGAGAATATCATACCCATCCCTAATGATTTTGCCGTTTCATACGTGAACTTCGTTAATCCCGATGAGGATGAGGATTATGACCTTATTGACCTATCGGACGAAGAGGTTGCAGAGGAAATGGTTATCACACCTCCGCAGAAGATAATCGTTAGTGAGCCGATAACCAAAGTGGTAGCCGATGATGATACTATGGAACTGATTAAGCCCATCTGTCTGGAAGAACCAAGAGCGATTTCGGATATTGACGAAGAGCTTATCACACGCATCCTCAAGAACTCAAAGAAGAAGGACAGCACGCTCTCTATCGGTCTGAGTATTGAACTCCCCGTTAAGACGATTGTAGATGTTGTGCGTGCTACTTTTGAGAACCCTGATGAGCATATCAATAGGATGTGCGAGAAGCTCGTTCAGTCGGTCTCTACGGAAGATATTAAGAACAAGATGAAGGAGATTATTCTTGACCTCTATACAAGCGAAGCAGAGGTGAAGCCTAAGAAGGAAAAGCCCGTGCGTCTTGACGACAACAAACCTCGTGAGGTTGGAGACGTTAAGATTGTCCCACTTAACGAGAAGACAGAAGGCAAGGAGATTACTCTTGAAGAGGCTATCAAGGTGACTTCAAAGAAGAAGGATGAAGATACGCCACTTGCAAGCAAGAAGGTGAAGTCAAAGGATATGACTCCCGAGGAGATTAAGGCAAGGAGGATAGAGAACCTCCGCAAGGCTCGTGAAGCCAAGAAGCTGAAAGCACTTCAAGAGAAGGAGAATAACTAATACCTAAACAAACCGAAGAAGAAGGGGAAGGCATTAAGTAATGCCCTCCCCTTTTCGCTTTCTATTCTGTAACTCTTAGTAATCCGCTGTAATGCTCAAAGTCACATTCGCAGGTTATCACATAGTCTACTCCACTATCAAAACCCTCTCGGGTAAGAGTAGCGTTGTCGCAGTCTTCAAAGATACGCCCATTGTAGGCTAATAGGTTATCACTACCTCTAAACCGCTTCTTCTTACCAACTATGAATATATTGCGATAGACTTTCATATTACCATTTATAGGAATAGTCATCCCCTAAGTCATCAGCTAAGAGATAGTTCTTCTTCTTAGCTTCATAAGTAGATATTACATACTTATACTCGTCCTTATCGCTCAAGAACTTCTCGTCAGGAGTTGTCGTCTTGGCGTGCTTGAAGAACTCCTTATGGATACTGAATGTGGTTACATCGTCTTCATCGCTATAAGGAATGACAGCATCAATCTCAGTGACAAGGAACATTTGAATGTCAAACATAAACGTAGCAAAGATTTCCGCCCCGCCTATGATAAACGTATCTCCCTGATTATCACCGATATACCTCAACACTTCGTCCCTACTACGCAATACAATAACGTCATCACGCTCCTCCATTGTCTTGGATAGGACGATGTTCACCCTATTAGGTAAAGGCTTGCTTCCGAGAGACTCAAAGGTCTTTCTACCCATCACAACACTCTCTCCACTTGTCATCTCCTTGAACCATCTCAGGTCACTTGGGATATGCCAAGGCATCTTACCATTCACTGCTATAACGCAATTCTTAGAAATGGCTACAATCCCGAGTATCATACAGCTACCTTTCCTGCAATGTGTGGATGTGGGTCGTAGTCAAAGAGCTGGAAGCTCTCGTAGGTGAAGTCGTCAATATCCTTAACCTTCTCATCAAGGAGTATATAAGGAAGAGGTCTTGGCTCTCTTTGAATTTGCGTCTGTATCTGCTCCATATGGTTAGAGTAGATATGTACGTCACCAAGAGTGTACACAAGGTCTCCTGCAAACAGCCCCGTAACGTGCGCCATCATCATCAGTAGGAGCGAGTAGGATGCGATGTTGAAGGGAACACCGAGGAAGAGGTCTGCGCTTCGCTGGTAGACTTGTAGAGACAGCTTATTGTCCGCTACGTAGAACTGCATAAAGCAATGACAGGGAGGGAGAGCCATCTCGTTAATCTGACCAACGTTCCAAGCGGAGATAATCATTCGTCTGCTGTCAGGGTTATTCTTGATGCACTCAACAATATCTCTTACTTGGTCAATGTATCCTCCGTTAGGTAAATCCCAATGTCTCCACTGATGACCATATACCTTGCCGAGGTTGCCGTCCTTATCAGCCCATTCATTCCAAATGCGAACACCATTATCTTGTAGGTACTTGATATTCGTATCGCCACTCAAGAACCAAAGGAGTTCGTGGATGACGCTTTTGAGATGCACCTTCTTCGTAGTGAGGAGAGGAAACCCATCCTCCATACTGAAACGCATCTGATGACCAAAGATACTTGTCGTACCCGTCCCCGTGCGGTCTTCCTTGTAGCCCCCTTCGGATAGCACCCGATTGGCTAAGTCAATATACTGCTTCATCTCTTATTGTTATTAAAGTTATGAAATACCATACAACAAAGATAGTCAAACTTCACCGAAGAAAAAATTTCTCGGAAGTTTTGGTAGTTTGAAAAATCTTCTTACCTTTGCAGTGACAAGAGGTCAGAACGAGTGAGAGTGGTACACACCTCGCCACTATATAGATGAAAGTACTACGGGTGCGCTTGCTCCCCTAACATCCTTTGTTACTAATTGTGTGTGTGCTTGATTTGGGTCAGGGTAAAGGAGTGCACCCCGTACTTCCCATCATATGTTTTTGATAATTTTGATTTTGGCTGTGTAGCTCAATGGATAGAGCAGGTGCGTCCTAAGCACAAGGTTGTGGGTTCGAGTCCCTCCATGGTCACGATTTAAGGGCATGGGCTCTTTATTATCGGTTTGTTTTTTTAGGTTATCTTTTAGGCATTCGTTTATCGGGAGATAGGCGGATGCCGTTTTTTATGCCCTACCGCCTAAATATCTTTGATAGTCAATATATACGTAGCGATGTCAAAGAAGAAAAATATAGAGTCCGAAGAAGTCCTATTCGGTGTTCGAGGTAATAGCAATTTCACGGGTAGTAACAGAATGGACGAAGCTACATACGTTCTGATGAACCCATACATGGTGGATGCTCCACCACTCCTCTTATCATCTTATATGGAGTACAAGGTTCTTCTCGGGTCTATTCTTGAGAGAACTCCTTTTGCATTCAAGAATATGGAAGGCAAGCCTCCTGCTTGGAACTTTCATAAAGGAGAAAGGCATTATAATGATGTATCTTATTACTCAGGGGTTAAGTTCCTTACTCCGTCCATGGAGAATATGCTTGACGATGTCAAGAGAAAACTTGAAGAGGAGGCAGTAAGAGACGAATATGATTTTGAAAAGAACGCTGATATAGCTTATCTGCCATATGAAATCTCAGGTAGGATTGACCCTAAGAGTAGCGAGAGAATAGACCACATACAGAGCTATGCGTTCAAGATAGATGTTCTTAATGCCTATAAGGCTCAGATGTCTGATGCCATGAGGGATTATTCTGTACAGCCAGGGTCTTTCCTTTATGGTATCAAAGAGCCTTTGTCTTCTCTTGCAGGTGCAGATGTTGAGTTTACAGATTATGGCTTGGAGGCTTGGACAAATGTACGAGACACTGCGGATTTAGTCTACGGGAGGCATTCATCTGCATATGATTTCCCAACGCTCGCTAACGCCACCAAGACGAGATATACTATCCATGTTGGAGAAGGATATAGTTCACTTCATTCTCGTGTCAAGCAGAGCTTTGACCTTCTTGAGGTAAAGAACAAGGCGGATTATGACGAGACTAAGTACGACAGACGTGTAGCAACACGTAACCTTGTGGATAGAAGAGATACAGATACGAGGAAAGGAAACTACAGCAACGTAAGACCCGACTTCCATTATATGGTTCTTCGTATGGATGCGAGATACCTTAGAGAAGGTGAGCGTGTTCAGTATGGGGACTTCCTATGTCGCCTCCTTGGTGTTGATTTTGACAATCCTGATGGTAAGCCTATTGACGAACGTCTTGATAGCCTTGGTGTGAAATTCTTGAATTGGGCTATCTCTGAAATCTCTATTCAGTCCCTGATGAACAGACCTGGGTATGACAAGTCTGAGGATGCGTTCGTAGAATTTGACTTAAATAATGGTTTCAATAATCAGGTTTTTGATAAATGGCGAGACTTTAGCTATATCTCCAAGGTAGACGCTTACGTCAAGCTGGCTCTCCTGCATTCTGACTTGGTTCGTATCAAGATATACGCTAATCGCCTTACGGATTGGCTGAACAAGACCTATCCAAAGCTCTCTGAAACGCAAAAGAGAGAATTTCCTCTTATCCCTAACAACGATAGGTATATCAATGGCGAGGCTAATGTTGTTCCTTTCATCCTTGATGGATGGTACGCTATGAAGGAGCAGGCTCGTGACACGGGTGCTAAGATGGCTGATTATAGTAGGTACGAGCATCCAAGTCTATATGGTACTGCGTCTTTCTTTGATGCGTATACGCATTCCGAGAATGGAGGTGATGGCGTTCTAAATGGTAGGACTGAATATGCCAGCTCAAGCCTTAGAATGGGTTTCTTAGGTGGTATGACGGCATTTTCGTCTTCTATGGATACCCAGACATTGGTTGGTAGCGAAATTTTCAGTAGGAGACCTTCTGATGCTGTTATCTCTGAGTCTATTCTTGGGCATACATATGACAATGGAGTATCAGCAGGTGTGGGGTTCTCTTATAGAAATGTCTCAGCTCTCAACGCAAACAGAAAGAGGATACAAGACTTTGGAGCTACACTCGTACTCACAGAGAATGCAATGACATCACGTTGGTGGTTTCAGTCGCCTAATCTGCGTAAGCCTTCGGATAGTAAGAAAACCACAGCTCCTTACACGGCTGATGCAATGGACAACCAATACTATTGGGGTCTTGTATTTGCTGACCAGCTTGCATATTACCCTTGGGTGTATATCTCAAAAAATACGCACCTTAAGATGCTTCGTGCATATGGTGTTGGTGCTAAGCATACTACCGATTTCATAAAGAGCAGGGACACATACGATAGGATTCTTAACAGCACTTCGCTTATCTTAGTACCAAGTTTCTTCACGACTATCTATGGAAGCTGTATTCAGATGTATGACACCGCAATGGATAAAAACTCTGATATAGACCAGCTTATTGGTGCTATTGACATTCGCAAGAACTACCTAACTATGGTTGATGGTGTTGCTAAGCATGATACGATGTCAAGTCTTTCTGCTTTCATCCCTGCAAGCTGTTACTTGGCTATGTTAGGGTCTATTCCTTATCGCCATATGAAGCTCGTTTTAAGCTCTTGCGGTGATGTGTTCAGCGGCGGAATTACGGGTGGTAGCTTGTACGGAGACCTTGCGCTTATTGACCCCGTCAGAGCAACTTCAAGGAGAGCCGTACGTGAAGCCCTTGAGGAGATTGAGCTTGGCACATCGGACGATACGACTACGACATCTCTTGCTGGTCTTGACAGCCTTGGTGATAGGTTTAATACGGGAGATGCTGATGATAGGATTATGCAATTTAACGTGGAGAAGAAGTTGGCTCTAAGGAAAGGCCTTATATCCACCTTCTATCAGTCATCTCGTATTGGCTCGTATAACGCCACAAAGGACGTTCATAAGCTCACTTTCAATGTGATTAACAACGAGCTACTAAGCAACTCTCCCGCTCCGCATTTGGGTAAGGAAACGCTTGCGTATGACTTGCTTCAAGAACGTTCTATTGACAACGCTATCAGCTCACTCGTTTCAAGTACGAATGCTAAAATGAATAGGCTTCCAGCGGATGCCCTTGCTCTGAACTACTTGAAGACAATGTCTAACACGTATGACAATAGCTTCGATATTGACGATTTGAACTATAGTGTTCTGATTATTGAGAGTGCAAAGACGGCTCTTCTTAACTTCGTGAAGTTCTACTATGCCAATAAGCTGGAGGTAAGCTATCCAGGAATCAACCTTCCTGAGATGGTAAACTTCTCCAATACGGGTATCAAGGGTCTTAATCGTCCGTTCTCCGATAGGGAGCTTTTATCTCTGACGGGTAACTATACTTCTGTTTCAGTAGACCCTATGACCAAGCTCGTTGCACAGAAGGGTCTTGAGGTAGATGCGTTCGGCACTTCATATACGAGAGGCGGTTACTACGATAGCCTCGGTAAGATGGTATCTAATGCTACGGGTTTTGAAAATCAGGCTGGGACAATCTTTGAAGGAAAGAAGAGACCAAGACTTCTCGGAAAGGAGTGGTATCTCTCTGAGCTTGCAAACCCATATATGTCTGATGCTCTTAGACTGCATACGACATCCGTTCCATTCGCCTCAGGTGCTGGTGATAACTATCGCCTTCCTCTTTCGGGGAATGCTATGTATCTAACTCCTTCCCTTGTCACGCACGCCACATACGAAGGGAAGAACCACGAACGTGCATTCAGTATCTCTAATCAGAGTTACTATAAGACGGCAACGTATAATGACCTTCTTAATGACGAGAATGTGGTGAAGTTCTTCAAGGAGAATGAGGTCGTCATCAACAAGCAGATATTCCTAAGTCAGCCTTATTCATATAAGGATGACGGGTCTCTTGACTTCACTCCATTTGTATTCAACTCACTTCTGCATAGTGCTATTGAATATGGAGATACATTCAGATGGAAGACGGCTAACAATGTTCCCGTAGAGCTGTCCCTCAGGAATGGCGAGAACAGCTTGTATGAAATCTACTCACGTACGTATGGTAGGAAGACACCTCTCCTTATTCCTTCGTATAAGAGGAAGGGGTATTCTGATACTATCGGTGAGTATATGCTCATCAGTGCTTTGAATAAGACGGCTGATGTAGATAACGCTACCATATGGTCTCACGTCAATCCAAAGCCCATCAATTCCGTATCTGTACCATTCGTTAAGTACGGATGGGATGTTCAGAACCTTGAGCGATGGACAACGCAGGAGAACTTGGGCAATGACCTTTACAATGACGTGAAGGCTAATAACGCACGCTCAGTCAAAGACCATAGAGGTAACTATCTTCTCCATTATGCACGTCTTTCTCCACAGAACAAGAATGCGGCTATCTTCACTGACCTATTCTGTAAGTACTCTCCTTATGAACAGTACAATGGCATTACGTCAAGTAGGTATCATACGACTGCATCTAACGCAAATGGTAGAGATACCCTGCACGCTGTATGGAGACTGAATGTCCTTTATGTCCTTTACCTTGAACACCGATGGGGTAAGGAAGTAGAGCGAGTTATCAAGACTAAGGGAGGTAGCGACAGAGTTCCTTTCATTGATGATATAGCGAGAGCATTCTTTAATGAATGTATGGCGAAGACCGACCTTCCAAGTAACACCTTCACCAATATCACCAAGATGCGTGATATGGATTTGACTAAGGGTGGTGCTTTGAATAAGGTCTACAAGGAGATGGTCAATGTGCTTGAAGAGTTCGCTCAGCGTGCAGTCTCTCTTGATAGAGGTACGGGTAGTCCTATGATGTGGCTATCGGTAGACCCCAAGGTGAAGGCTCTCAGCACCAACCCTTATGTGCAACCCAACGCTGGATACCCACTTTACCCTGCTTATGGTACTAAGACGGATTCCCTTGGCAAGGATGGTAACTTCCTTCTTGATACTTACGGGGAGACCTCAGCTCCGCTACAAGCCGTAAGGTCTCTTGGTGCTCATCTCCTTCTTGATGGTATAGCGAAGAATGATGTCAAGCGTTCTACTCTTAGAGGTATTGACGTTCCTAATGACTGCTTCTTCTATGGGTTCAATCCTAAGGACGAGAGATATACGGGTACGCATAACTTTGCTCAGTTCCATTTTGATGCGAACAATGGTAGGAGACACGATTACTACGCATTCTCTCCAAGGCAGAAGGCAAGTGGTATCAACCTGATGGATTATACGAAGGAGAGTGGTAGGATTATCAAAGCATCTGCGTTTACTCTTCATACGAAGAAGGCTTCATCGCATACAGACTTCCTCAACTCACCATCTATCTCAGGTGGCACGTCCGCTGATATGACTGCCTTTAAGGCTGGTGCTGTTGATGGTGTCAAGCAACATTCACCTTGGATGTTCTCTGCACCATTCAAGAGCAATCACTCCCATGCAGGTGTAGAGGCTTATGGGGGTAAGATGTACGCTCGTGAGATGGAGACGCTTTGGAATCCATATAGCGTCAAGCATCTCGTAGGAAGTGGTGGTACGGACAAGCTCAATCCTCTGATGATGTTTGGTACGTGTTCATCGCTATCAGACCTCAAGGGAGAGCAACTCTCAGGTGCTGTGGTCTCGGGTGTCAATATCAGTGGTGGTATGCTTTATGATCCACACTCTATTAAGCCCATATTCCTATATCCTGGGAATAATGAGGCTACGAAGTTTGGCACTTTATTATCAAGAGAGAAGTACGATGTCTTTACTTGGGCTACTATCAAGGAAGACTATATGAATGAGCTTTGGGCTACACCTACTGAAATCACTGCACCAGCCGCTCTAACTCAGTCCAAAAAGGATGGGTTTGCTAATAGCGTAGAGAGCATCAGAAATAGGTACAAGCTCAAGGGCGTTAAGCCTACCTCCGTGAAGAGGACGGATGCTCCTAAGGTGGAATCAACTATCTATGGTATTGACATTCTTATTGATGTCACCTACCGAGGTGAAGGGTTTAACACGAGGAAGAAGCTGGAGCATATCAGAGACTATCTGAAGAACTACGCAAGTGTCTTTGCTGGTGATGAGAACGTGAACAAGACGCTCAAGAATGACAAGGTGAATGCCCTTGGTATTGGCAACTCGATGTTCGGTGCTTGGCTGACGAGAAACGATATTCCCGCACAGAAGGCTACAGACGCTGATTATACCCTCCTTCAAAACCACCTCGGGGAGTCTATGACTAAGCCAAGGCTGAGGGATGTATATACGGGTAGTCATTGCTACATTGAGCATCTGCATGCTTACGATGGAAATGCTATGGTGAAGGCTGGTATCCTTGATACGATAGAGTTTGCAAATACATTCTATGCAAGCTACCTTGCAAGGTTTATGTTCTCAAGAGTATATGTAGATATGTTCCCCGTTCCCCTTGAAGAGCATCCAGCATTCTTCTCCGCTACCAAGAACCTTGGCAAGGGCGGTGTGCTTGGCTTGCAACGTGTCGGCAACAAGGTGAACAAGGACATCTCTTATAGCGACTTCCTGAAGTATCAGAATGCCCCTGAGCTTGACGAACGTCAGAAGATAAGGCTTGTCAAGAACATCAAGACCAACGGGATGCAGTCTGACGTAGAGGAAAGTAGAGCTAAGAAGTTTGGTGAGTATATCAGACGTATCCAAGTCGGTAGTGGCGGTATAGGAGACGTTTCGGTAAGAGGTGTTACTATCGCAGGGGTCAATCTTACGGAAGAGCAGAAGAAGGAAATTCTCTTTGAGACGAATACCGCTAATAGTAATATATCACCACGTCCTATCAAGTATGATGAGTCTAAAAGTGGCATCTTCATCAAGGACGGAGATAAGGTGACGCTCAGACTTAGGGTTTACTCAACATCCATATACGACTATATGACTACCGACAAGGTGAAGAATGTATCGTCCGTGGATTACAATGATATGCCCTTTAAGAATGTTGGGTATGGTAAGGACTTCACGGAGGCTGTTAAGGCTACCAACGAGACGAGATACTCACGTACAGCAGAGCCTTCTTTCCCTTGGTACAACTACAACAAGTCTACCATCTTTGACTCTACCATACCTAACGCTTATACGGCAGGTGCTTCGGAGAGTGATAATACGCTTCTCTCGCACAACACGTATGGCTCGCTTCTTCCCTATCGTAGTGTTAATGAAATCTACACAAAGGCGAATGGAACGTTGTCGCTTAAAAAGACGAACCAAAGATATGGTCTATCTTACCACGACAGATTCCTTGAGCTGGGTGTAGTAGAGCCTTGGGGCGTAGACACTTCTGACGTTAAGAGTGGAGATGTTACTAATGGTCGTAGCCCTGCAAACAGAGGTGGTCTGAAGCCCCTTACGTTCGGTAAGATACCCCTTAACATCTTCCACAGAAGAGTATCGCCACCACTATCAAGCGTGAACATTGAGGGTGCTCAGGACGCTTCGTATAGACTTACGGAAGGTGAAATCAACCTGATGCAGTATCACGATATTATCGGTATAGGTAAGGAAGAAGGTAGTGCTGGTGGTTTCTACCAAAAGTGGTTCTCCCCAAGTGAACTCGGTATCTTCACCTTCTCTATGAACCAAGTGTCTGAGGATGAGAGTGTTGCATATAACAAGAAGCTGTATAGGCACGAGCCTCTCAAGAAGATAAGACCTGCTGAGTATAAGACCAACGAAGAATATACGGACTATATCAGCAAGAGACTTGATAGAGGTCAGATACCTAACGTGATTGATAGGATATACGCTTCGCCTACTACAGCAACGTATTTCTCGGGAGGTCCAGCCCTTTCCTACAATATGCTTGTGACGAATGCAGTGGTAGAGCTTCAGACGCTTGATACTTCCATTATCCACAAGGAAGATGTAGCAACTCAGTTCAACTATGTTGCTAACCTCCTTGGTAAGAAGGGTGACAATATCTCCGCTGTTGATGCTTGGAAGACCATTCCTTCATTCGTTGTGCCACTCTATATGAATGGCGATACGATGGTAAGGTACATTGACAAGTATGGGTACTACGAGGACGCTATGGAGATGAATGCGATGTTTGAAGACTCCATTATCTCAGAAAAGAGAAAGAGGGTTGAGGATATGAATATCGTAGAGCTGATTGAGAACTCAATGTGTTCTATTCCGCTTACCTTTGAAGACCCTCGTGGTGCTCGTGGTTATGCGTCTCTTGACTTCGGTGGTCTGAATGTACCTATGATACATAGGACGCTCGGGGAGAGAATGAATTGGCTTGGTACGAGAAAGGCTCTCAGTGGCTTCAACGTCAATAACTTCATCAAGGCTGTTGGCGGTAAGGTGATGGGTGACGTAAGGACGAGCGACAACTTCGACTCGGAAGTATATACCAACTCGGCTCACGTTTATAGCCCATACCACCTTGATACCTTTGAGTACTTCTACCCACTGACTTTTGAGTATGGTCTCACTATGGCATCCGAGACGAGGGAGAACGCCCTGAATAGTGTTCCAAATAGGCTGAGTGCTACATACAAGACGAGGACGCAGTTCTCAGTGAACTACGCTTCACTTGAAAGGAATACCATCGGTAGTGTTCTATTCAATATGACAAGTACCGCAAAGCCTTCGGGTTCAGTGTATATTCCAAAGCCTTCTAAGTCTATCACACGTTCGTATAGTGTTGGTATAAGAGACATTGAAGGAAGAACGAATGCAGAGCTGTGGAAGAGGGTAAACCATTGGAGGTTCGCAGAACGTGTCTATATGGATAATCCTTCAAATATGGATGTTCTTGAAAGGTTTGAGCAACTCAGGGAGAAGGAACGACAAGCCGTACTTGACGAAGTTCTCTTTGACTCATTCTACGAAATACCTCTGAGACTATTTGAGTAATGAAGATACGACCAAGGCTAATCCTATCAGGGTTTTATAACTACTTCCTTGGGAAGAACAAGGTGCAGATGAGGAGACGTTTGAACGTCTGCTCATCCTGCCCTGATAGGAAGGGAATGACGTGTGGTATATGTCATTGCTTTTTACCCAGCAAATGCTCCGCTAAGTACTTAGAGGACGAAGAAGGTAAGTCTATCTACGGATGCCCTAAAGGCAGATGGTAACTAACGAATATAAGGACGCTCCTATACCCATTGCGGTGTAGGGGCGTTTGCTTGTAAAGGAGAATGTTCGTATCTTTGCAACATCACTATGGAGTAATCACACTCCGCATAAACCTAAAAGCGATTATGCAAGACGAAATTGAAGAAGGACTTATCTGCAACGAGTTCAGCAAGTTTGAGCTTGTTGATATAGACGAGGTCATCAGCCTCGGAGAGGTGGAAGAGGATGTCTACGATATAGAAGTAGAAGGAACGCATTGTTTCTTCGCTAACAACGTCCTTGTCCATAACTCTTCCTTCAACGCTCTTGGCATCATAGCAAGATACTTCGGTATTCCCAATAAGGATATGATACCATTCCTTGAAGCCTTGGATGAGCACGGCATTCAGCCGTATCTGATGAACTACCTTGATGTATATGCCAAGGGAATGGGATGCCAAGGTAATCTGCTTAACCTGAAGGTAGATGATATTGCAGAAGATATGCTTATCTATGCAAAGAACAAGTATGCAGTCATCACCGATAAAAAGGATAAGTCTACGGGTATCCCTACTATTTCTACCACTCAGTCTGAGTTCACGAGAGAGCTGATGAAAGACTTCCTCAAGTGGGTGTTTAATGCAGTAAGGGACAACGACCTTAACCCTATCAATATGGGAGAAAAGGTGATGGAGATTTACTCTGCTTTCCATTGCGGTAGTATTGATGATGTCTCTACCCTTGTTAATGTAGGTGATGTTCTCAAGGGTGTCTCGGTAAAGCCATCTCTCGGTGTCGTTAAGTTCCCTATGGGTGCTATGCCTCAAACGAAGGCATCAGGGTATTACAACCTGTCCATCCGAAGGGATACGACACTACGCAATAAATACAAGCTCATACAAGGTGATGAGGCTATTAGGTACTACTATACCACCAACGATGAATATCCTATCTACGGATACCCTGCTGGATGTTTACCTATTGAAGTAGCCCCCGAGCCTGATTATGGAAAGATGTTTAAGGTGCTTGTCTTGCCGTTTATCAACGACACTATCAGGCTGTTTGGGATGCCCGCCATCAACGAAGGGTTGTTTGAGTAGCTATGCTTAAAGAGAAGATTGAACAATACAAGAACGAAGCCATCCGACTAATCAACGAGAAGAAACAAGACCTCAATCCCAGGACTATTGCTTCCTCTCTTTGGAGTATGACGGAAGGTGCACTTGTATCTTCCATTCTTGAGAATCCTCTTGACCTTGGAACGATATGGGGACGCTTCTCGTCTCCACTGCAAGGTGAGTGTATTGTGTGTGGCAAGAAGTCTGATATTATCCTTGATGGAGTATGCTCTGCCGAGTGCGCTATGAAGCACGCTAAGGAGACTGCAAGCTCTTATATGAAGGGATACGTCAGCACGGCTATTGACGGAGCTGTAAACGAGATTATGGAAACGAAGACCAAGCTCAATCAAGAGCTGGATAAAACGATTTCGCACCTCACGGATACAGCAACGGAGACACTCAAGGCTCTTGATATGAAAGCTACGCTCTTAGTAGAACAGAATGTCACGAGACGCACTGAGGAGGCAAATAAGCTCCTACAAGAGCTTGAAACGAAATATACGAACATCTCTTCCACCTTGGTGAAGAAAGCGTCTCTGATAAGCCGCATTCAAGCTGAGAATGAGAATGAGATTGTTGCTAAGCTGATGAAGGCTGTAACGTCATTCGCTGCTTCTATACGCAAAGCACTTGGAAGTATCAAGCTCCCATCCCTCACCAACAGCCCCTACGAACACGCACTATCTGTTATAGGAGGAGTTTCATCTGCATCAGACATCGCTATGTCGGGACTAACGAAGGCATACGAGGCAAGCTACAAGGCACTCACAAGTGGTGTAGCGTCTAAATTCTCACTCAAGGCAGGAGGGATGTATATGTTCATCACGCCTAAGAGTATAATAAAAGGAGACCCTAATATAGTCTCCCTAATCAAAGTCAATCAGAGCAATCCCGTTGGTTCAGTTCTCGGTGCTCTTGACAATACGCTTTTACCTCTCGTCTCAGAGAAGCTGTCTTCATTGTACAGACCAACGGAGGCAGATAGGTATAAGCCCGTAGGAGAGTTTGTTTCTTTAGCATCCAAAGGCATCACTGCCCTCCCCTACGTTACTCCCCTTCTTGGACTATTCAACGCCTCCCTTGGCGGGTTCAAGATGACCGAAGAGGCAATGCCGTTATGGGAAAACCTAAACGTTAAAAACTTAGGATTTCTCCTTTGGTCTCACAAAGAGTTCGGCTCGGTGGGGTCAAACCATTTCGGTTTGCCAATTTAATATAAACGTATATAAACGATGTCTATTAAAAAGAAGTTTGTATTTGCGTCCGTATTGTTTTTCTCATTAGCCTTTCCTAAGTCAAGTTTCGTGAGAGCTTCAGAGATGAAGATGGAGATGGATACCGCATCCGTCAAAGTCAAGCTCAAGAACGAGTACAAAGACACCAAGGATAGGCTGATTAAAGAGGTAGACGAATATATCGCCTCAACCTCTAAGTCAAGTAGAATGACGGGAAAAGCAATCGTATCAAAGTCTATCTCTGAGGAGTTTGATATTACCCTACTGCTCGCCCAATGTCATATTGAAGGTCACTTCGCTACAATGGGCAGACCAAAGCGTACTAACTCGGCATTCTCTGTCGGATGCTTTGACAATGGCAAGAGCGCATTCAGATACAAACACCCCGATGATTCTATCGAGCCGTACATCAAACTTGTCAAGTACAACTACATGAACGGCAGGAGCGTGGAACAACTTCTTAGTAGTGGTTTCCGTAACAAGAACGGAGCTAAGTACGCCTCAGCACAAGACTACGTCCCAAGGATTAGGAAGTGTATGAGCAACATTAAGAAGTCCACCGAGATACACAGCTTGTATCAAACGCTACTATCCCTAAAGATTAAGATAGAACGAAGCGAGTCCTAATAGAAATCATCCCAAACGAAAGAACCGCCTTGAGATACTTCATAGTACCCAAGGCGGTTCTCTTTTTATCGGTAGGTAGTCCTACTAATCCTTTCTGTTGTTCCATATTAGCTGTGCTACCCTTTCCTCAAAGCTATTCAGACCATAGTCTTTAGTAGCTTGTAGAACAGCGTCAAGAGCTTCCTGCGTGAGCTTGACGTTGTAGAGACCAAGCACGAGCTGAATGCGAACCCTAACACCCTGACGTGCGACAATGTCTGCACCGATGGCTCTCGTGAAGCATCGTACGAGATACTCACCGCCACCTACGATATAGGGCGAGATGTTCTTATCGTCCTTTTCTGTTGGCATGATGTTAGCCACGTCACCGATGGATGGGACAAACAGCTTAGCGATATTGATGTCAAACGACTTTACGTAGTCTGAGTTCTTAATTTCTTCCATAATCTTTTTCTTTCTTTTATTTCGTTGTAAAAAAGTACACCCGAGATGAACATAAAGAACACCTCGGGTGACACTCTTAATTAGTTAAACCCTTAGCGTAGTAGCCAAGCAATACCAGCAACAGCAAGACCTGCGAGGACTGAACCTGCGAGGAACATAGCCATGTGAACCTTATCTACCTTAGAGGTATTGTAGGCTCTATCCTTTTCACCGATAAGGAAGACTTCGAGCTTGTCCATCAGACTATCGTACCAAACGAAGGTCTTATCAACGAGCTTGATTTCCTTTGACTTACCATTACCAATCATCAGGCTGAAGTACTTTTCAGTACCATCTTCAAACGTAGCCTTGTAACCAAGACTGCCGTTAGGGAACTGAATGAATTGGAAACCCTGCGTATAAACGGACGTAGTACCTTCCTTCAGGAGACGCTTACGTTCGTCAGGGTGAAGCTGGATGACCTTGATGTCCTCTGCTTCTACGGGTTCGGCAAAGGCTGAGGGGTCGTTGTAGTGTGGGTCGTCCTTAGAAAGACCCGTAGCACCTGGCTGACTTCTTACGATTACTTGTGACTTTTTCTTGCTCATAAGTTCTATTAGTACTAATAATATATATTCTTAGGTATATCTATTTACCTAATTTCTATATTATAGTACACCAAACTTAGAGCAAGAATGAGATAATACTAATCAATACCGATAGGAGTGAACTTATAATTGCGAATCCGAGTAGTAGCAGGAAGAATGCAATGTATGCTACATTCGGATTTCGTGATATGGCAACCCTATACAGAGCGATTGACCATAAAATCACAAGCAAAAGTGATACTGCGAACCAAGTTGTTAGTGAATCCATACTTTGATATTTTGATAAAAAGAAAGGGCTACGAACCTGCTGTTCCCTATTGCTATCACACTTAGTTAATAATACTTAATGTTATACCTTTAGCAGTAATCGTAGCCCTTGTCTTTCATTAGAGGTCTATTGAGAAGTCAAACGCACTCTTGATACTATCTCCTTCACTCAGGTCAATATCCTCTTCCATCATCATCTCCGCCTTGGACGGCAGTTCGTAGTTGGGTCGGATAACCTTTTCATCAAGGAGTTCAAGAATATCGTCCGTGAAGACCGACTTGCAGAAAATCTTGTTTGCTGGGACGGATATACCAAGGTGCTTCACGACATAGCCTCGTGCGGTCTCCTTGGGTTGGAAGTACTTTTCAGCTGTTTCTCCCGTATCCTTATCCTTTAGTGCATCAAACTTCCTGCACTTCGCCTTGTCTGCGTCAGACAACTTCTCGTATTCTCTCTTCTCAAGGATTTTTCCTCGTTCAATCCCAACGTTGTCCCAAGTAAGGAACTTCTCAAGACCGATATAAGGGTTGTTCTTGGTAAAGAAGGAGATGTAGAACTTAGACTTGATAGGCTTTGCAAATCTCGTCTTGGTGGGGTTACACGTTACGATACAACCTGATGATTGGATTTCAATACCGAGGTCTTCGCTCTCCTGCTTCAGCTTATCGCTGATAGCATCCTTACCATCAAGTTTAGCCTTTGAGAGCATCATAATGATTGAGGCGTTGTAGTTCAGGGCTTCACCACCTGCGGCTTTTGCAGTAGGAACATAAGACCCTTGGTCTACATAGACGTGGTTGGTAACAATCATCGGTATATCCAACTGACCTAATGGAGTCGTGATAGCACGGAAGACCTGAGCCATGTACTTCTGCTTCGTCAGGTTCAGCTTACCAGCCTCACCGCTTGCCACTTGGTCAATACCCGATGTCGTGGTGAGCGCACCGAAGCTATCAATGACAATCATAAGTCTTGGTTTCTCGGTGTCGGGGTCGGAAGCAAGCTGTTTTTCGTACTGAGCCTTCAGGTTGGTCGTCAGCTTAGAGATGAGACCACCAATCTCCTCAATACTATTCGTCTGCTTCAGGATTAGCTTATCTGTGTCAATGCCAAATCGGTCAAGACTTGAAACATCATATGAGTTCTCGCTATCAAAGAGGAGACAAGTGTATCCCATCTTCTGAGCTTCACGCATACAATCCATACACAGATAGGACTTACCCGTTCCCTTTTCACCTGCAAACTCCACGATACGTCCCGAAGGAATACCCCCAAAGAGAGAACCACTCAGTGACGCATTTAACGTGTAGTGACCCGTAGGTATATACTCTCGTATCTTACCTACCTGACTCTTGGTGAGAATTTCAAGTGAGCTGTCTGCACTTGCGATTACTCCCAAGAGGTCAAGAGAGCTTCCACCGCCCTCTGTTGATTTCTTTCTTGCCATACGTTTCTTTTACCTATTCATAGCGAGTTATACATTTTGCTGTTTGAAATAGAATTGCTAACTTTGTCATCACAAAGGTAGGACAAACTTTTGATTCCGCAAAATGGCGAGTAAAGAAAAAGAGGAACAGATTAAGGACGCTCCATTAGAAGAGAGCAAGATGTCACCATACGACTTGGTGAAGCTCCTTTATGAGAATAGGGCTATGGTTAAAAACCTTAGAGAGGAGACCCTTTCTAAGAATGCCTTTATGGTCAATCGTATTATGTCTATCCAATATCCTTTACAAGCCGATACCATCCAAAAGACGGGCTGTTCACCACGACAAATGTTCTATGTGTGGTGTTCTTTCCTTGAAAATATCAAGGCAAACAAAGTTCCTCAGGCAGTATATGTTAAAGGAAGGAAGAAGCTGGAGACAGAACTTTTTTCGGACATATTTTGTATACCTGCGGAAGATTTACTACCTTTGAGCAGGTTTGCAGGAGTAGAGTGTAAGACGATACAATATGCGTTGTCTAACGAATACACGAAGCAGATTGCTCTCCGAGAGTACGAAGAGTACAAGGAGCATGAAGAGCGTGTTACGAAGCAGACCTCACGAGTAAAGAAAAAAGATATAAACGATATATTATAATGAGTACATTGACATCACACGAACGGAATACTATTCGTCTGCGTCTTCAGGCTCTTGAGAGTGGAGATAAAGAGTGCGTAGTAGCTCCTATCTCTTCATTTGATTTCACTCAGATTAACCTACCCTATGCCATCGTAAGAAAGGACGAGAAGGGAGATGTGAACATCACCCTTGATAGCAATATGCACGGGGAGATGGGGAAGCATTGGATGAAGACTTATCGCCCGTTCCTGCGTAACATTCGTGAGAACAAGACCGAAGGGTATTACATCGTTCAGTACTACGAGACTCAGGAAGACAAGGCGTTGGGAAGAAAGACCTTTGCGCTAATCCGAGTGTTTAACGCAGAAGAACAAGAGGCAGACAAATGTATCACAGCGAGCATCTCTGCCCTTGAAGAAACGAACAAGCCTTCTTCGGTAAATAAAATTTCCGAACTGAAAAAGAAGTTCTTGGATATTGCAAACATCACCTACCCTCTCAATGTTCTTTCAAGCTACTTTTCCGAAGGTGATAGGTATATGGCTATCAAGAAGAGCCGTAGGATTGGTCTTGACTATTCCTATTCACTTGATGGTCAGGCTTACAGCGTGTTTTGCGGTGATGAAGATGAAGACCTAATCGGGGTAGAGTACGAAGTGGAAGATGAGGAAAGAGTGCAGAAGAAGACTGCCCCTCAGGCTGAAACGTTTGTCAGTATCTTTGATATGTTCTAAACGAACACACACTATATATAAGAATGAGTATTACAAAAGAAGCCGTAAGGCTGTTAGCGAAAAAAGCGAAAGTACAGCAGTCAGTAGAAGAGATTGCTCTTGAACATGCAGACGGCATCCTCGTGCAGGAGAGAATTGACCTTCCTTCGGTATGCGTATATGTATCCAAGGACACTAAGATTTTCTTCACCTCGCAGTGGATGAACGACTACGATACTATCGTGACACGCAAGAAGAGATATGGTGCGATTGAGTTCTCTATCAACCGAGACCTCAGCGAAGCGTGCGACAAGCTCCGAATGTATGTCAATGGCATCTTCAAGGCAATGAAGATTAAGGATAACTCTATCCTTTGTCTTGAAATCTCCTACCTACCGACATCAGGGAACTACGCACCATACGGAGTCTCCTACAAGGAAATGCACACAAAAGGCTACGAGTTTGTCATCACCCGCTCTGCCGTTGTAAAGGAAGATGGTAGTATTAACGACATTCAGTCAGAGGAAGGATTTGAGTCCATTGTTAAGAATGTCTCCGAGACGTTCCTCCTGAGAAAGGACTACTCTATTCACGAACTCAGTAGCATGGCAGATTTGGCAAATAGGGAATATATCTCGGATATGCCTGATGCTATCTACTTCCGCTTTATCTCTAACACGTACGAGTGCATGCCTAACAGCTGGAAGAAGCTCTCGTTGAACTCCTCTGTGCATCAGATTCGCCCACGTAGGTCTACACTCTTCAAGGCATACTATTTCATTCTAAGCGACTTCACACGAGCTTATACGGAAGGAATGGCGAAGGGAGACCTTGAATGGGTGCGAGCGCAGTATGCAGGGGATTATATCAGACGTGTAGGGGAAGTCGCCTTGGTCTATTTCAGAGGACTTGATATGCAGGTCTTGAAGGAAAATAAGATTGAGCCACGTCTCCTGAGACCACAAGACCAATACTCCTATCGTTCGGATATTAACTACAACTACATCAACAACGAAGAGTTGAAGGGAATGCTTCGCTCAAGTGAGATGTACCGATGTATCTACACGCTCCTTATGGTTGCGCTTAGATTCGTCAAAGACAAGGAAAAGGTTGGCGACTATCTTTCCGAGACTGAGCTGGATAAGCTCAATGCGATTATCGTAGACCTCCACAAGAGGCACGATATTGCAGGGTAGAACTACAATCCTAAAACAACGGCATCATCGTGATAGACTTAAAATCAACGATACAAGATATGCCGAGCAACTTGGAGAGACTTATGTTTCTCCGAGTTACTCGGGATGAAACTACTATTCGCTTATTTTCCGAAGACATCTTTGAGGATGAGCGTCTCAGAAAGTGTTTCAAGAGTATCTCTCTCTATGCGGAAAGGTACAAGGATATGCCTGACCCGAAAAAGTTGTCAGGGATTGTCAATACACTTCAGACCAAGGGTATTCTTGGCATAGAGAGCGAAAGCAAGGAAGACATTACAGACCCATTCGTAGACCTCTTGTATGAGGAGTCCTTCAAAAAGTCCGCAGAACAAGAGGAGAACAAATGGCTTGATGAACAGATTGACGAACGTGTCAAGAAGGTTACTATTGAGAAAGCTCTCCTTAGTGCCACCTCGGCTTTCCGAGATGGTATGTACAAGCACAAAGACCCCGTAGCTGTTGTCGGGGATATTCAGGATAAGCTGAGGGAGGCAACACTTCCCGTAATGGCTAAGGCTGATATAGGTCTTGACTTCTACAACCCCGAGCACCATAAGCAGGACGAACTTGAACGCACCTCTACGGGCATCACGTTCCTTGACAAGTGTTCTAATGGTGGTTATTGGAAGGGCTCTCTTTGGTGCGTCATGGGCGCACCTAAGTCAGGTAAGACCTATACGATGTACAACCTCCTTGCCTCGGCAGTCCGTGCTGGGGTGGATACCTGCCTCGTTTCTTTGGAGCTTGCACGAACGATGTGTATGAGCCGTATCGGCAGTAACCTCCTATCCATCAATATCAGTCAGTATCAATCGGCTGAGGAGAGTGGTGTGGTAGGCTTCAAGCTGAAGGCTATGCAGGCTTCCAACTTCCGAAATGGGAGACTTATCGTTCAAGACTTCCCTACGTCAAAGCTATCGGTAAGCGAACTTGCTTCGTACCTTATCTCCACGGAACGTGCGTTGAGTAAGCCAGGTAAGCCGTTTAAGTTCAAGGTTATCTTCCTTGACTATATCAACCTGATGTCAGACGAGAAGGGTAGCAAGAATGACAACTCCTATACGAAGATTAAGAATATCTCAGAGGGACTAAGACGTATCGCCAAAGAGAATGATTGGTGTATCGTAACGGCTACTCAGACCACTCGCTCTCAGACGGACACGGAAGAGATTTCAGCTACGGACGTATCTGAGTCTTCGGCACTCAACGCAACGCTTGATATGATGTTCGGTATCATCAAGTCCCCTGCAATGGATGCCAACAACGAGATGTACCTCAAGTGTCTTCTCTCCCGTGCTGGTGGTATGAATACCAAGCAGAGGTTCATCCTTGAGAAGGACTATATGCGTGCTACCGAAGACCTAAGTCCTGGTGGTTACTTTGACCCTTCGGAAGGAGAAAAGCAACGCTCGTTCTACAACAACGAAGCAAGTAGCAATGGACCTCAGCGAAATCTGCAAGGTAACTTCTATGGTCATCAGAACAAGGGTGAGTTCTTCAAGAAACTTGAGGAGGTCGCAGGGTCTACACTCTCCGACTACAACGACCCCAAGACGATGCAGAAGTTTGGCGTGACGGGTGTGCAAACGGATGCTCCAAGGCAACAGCCCAACCTAATCTCTCATACAACATCTGCACCAATGTTCATTGATTCAGATGACGCACCTCCTGCACAACAGCCACAACAGCCCGAGGTGACTGAGAGTGAAGAAAGCGTACATCGGATACAGCCAATGGGGATGGGGAGTGCAACGCCACAACCGAGGATGACAGACTTCACCACGAGTGGAGGACGAGGTTCAGATGACCCTCTCAACCCCAACTACTCAGGAGGCTTTGAAGCTCTTGGCGACCCACTTGAAATGCTTGATAGGGGGCTTGGCATACAGCCGATAGGTATGGGAGCGTCACAACCGACACCACAGCCTACTCAGGTAGCTCCAACGCCACCACCACCTCCACCTGCACCGCCCGCTCCAGCTCCGCCTGCGACAGCTCCGCAAGAGCCTCCAACGCCTAAGTACACGGCTAAGCCGAAGTACACAGCGAGCAAGCCTTCTAAGTTAGCGTACCCCTCAAGAGTAGAGCCTAAACAACAAGCTCCACAAGTAGAGGAGAAAGCTCCAATCTATAATAACGTAGAGGAAGAGAAGGTTGGGTACGATACAATGATGTCCGCTGTGCATATGGTTCAGCAGACACTCGGAGCAAAGCTGGAGAAGCCACTCCCAACGTTTGAAGAGTTCAAGAAGAACAACGAGAACCCTTAATACGTAACGGAATTGAGACCCCCTCTCTCTGCATCGTATACTACGACAATTATATATGCAAGAGGAAGAAGTCAGAGGAGAACGCATTGTAAACCTCACGGAAAAGAGAGGGGGAGTCAATCCCGTATTTGAAAGCTCATATAATAACGGAGCAGAGTATGTCAAATCTCAGCTAAAGAATAAGCCACGTCTTGACCCATCTGTATCGGATTGGTATCAGGATGCTACAACGGATGATATAGTAGGCAACTTGGAGAAGAGGGCTTTGGCTGTTGCTATCCGAGATATATACGAAGGTAGTCCTTGGTTTCAAGAAGACCAATCGGACGAAGAGTATCTTATCAGGGTTGTATTCACCAATAGGTCTTCTCAGCCGTACCGAGATATGTTTGAGTACTTCTACACAAAGCTAATTGGTACGTCAGAAGGTTATACTATATACGACATTGTCCTTGGGTTTGGCACGTTCTTTGATATAGAGTTTGAGAGACTTTGCAATGAAATCCTAACGCTACAAGAGCGTCACTCTCTCGTAGAAGAAATCCATCAACTCGGCATCAAGAGGAGGGAAGATGTAGAAGCACCAATCTCGGTGTTCAATATGTAAGACCTAATCGTGGTGCTGTCACTAACAAACTAAAAACAGAAATGAGTGCAACTCAACCTTTTGAGTATCTGAATAAGCTCATCCTTGTAAGCGACATCCACTTTGGTGTCCGTAACGATAGTGCGGAATGGCTTGACAATATGTCTTCCTATTTCACCAACTTCTTCATCCCTCTCGTTAAGAGTAAGGCTAATGAAGGTATCGCAGTCTGCATCCTTGGTGATTTGTTTGACAATCGTCAGTCCATCAACATTGACACGATGAATGCCGCCTCGGGGATTATCCGTCAGATAGCTGAGATAGCCCCCGTGTATGTAATGGCAGGCAATCACGATATGTCAAGACGAAGCGACAGCTCGCTCAACTCCCTTGTCATCGTAAGAGGCATCCCAAACGTTTGCGTCATAGATGCTAACTCAATTGTTCACTTCAAGACGGAGAGCGGACGTGGGTTTATGACTCACTTCATCCCATATACGGGTATCTACTCAAAGGAGACCGAAGCGGTAAGCAACTCAGAAGCTGACTATATCTTCCTTCATACGGAAGTCCTTGGTGCTATCTTTGACTCAGGGAAGCCTATCAAGGATGGCGCAGTTACGACAGCCTCACGTGCTAAGCGTATCTTCTCAGGACATATCCATAAGCGTCAGGAGCTGGGTAAGTTCATCTATATCGGTAGCCCGTACCACCTGAGAAGGTCTGACGCTGGAGACTTGAAAGGCGTTTATATCCTTAACGTGGAGGACGACACGCTTGAGTTCATTCCTAATAGGTACTCGCCCATCTTCCAAGCCTTGACCTTGCAGTCGCTCCTTACGATGACGCTCTCGGAGTTTAAGTCGTATATCACGAACAACTACACGGATATTATCGTACCAAGGGACAAGGCAGGGGACATTGAGCCGTACGAGCTTCTCGCCTTGCTTGATAGGTCTACCTATAAGGATGTGAAGTTCTCCATTGAGAAGGGCTTGAAGATGACCGAGGAAGGGTTGCCTATTGAGGAAGAGATGCCTATCTCGTCACTTGAAGAGGTTAGCTACAAGTACATTGATGAGCTTGACCTACCGAAGGAGGAGAAGGAGCATCTCGTGGATTTGATGAGAGGGTATTTTAATGTCGCCAACGAGAAAGCGAAGGAAGTGTAATTTTATAAGTGCTATATTAAATGGAAGGAGATAAGAAGAAGGTTAGTCACTACGATAGCGATTTCATCAAGGAGGTTGGAATAGATGGAGCTATTACGCACTACCGAAGAGTAGCCGCTGGTAGGCTGATTAAGCATAGCCAAGAGCTGTACGACATTATAAAGGATGGCAATATGACGCTCAAACAGATTGCGGACAAGTACAATACCTACGAAGATGTTGTGTTCTTCTATCTGTATTTTGAAGCCATCTTTGAGCCTATTAAGTATAAGATTGTAGCTAAGTATCCAAAGCCTCCATACCCACTGAGTGAGTATCCCGAGGTATATCGAGCACCATACAACTACATAGATAGGTAGTAAAGAAAGAGGGGAAGCGGTTAAGCCTCCCCTCTTCTCTTTTAGTAAATCGTCCAAGTCTCAATCGCTTCATTCTCCCAATCTTGATAGGAGAGCGTATAGTATCCCATTGTACCATAGCTTGTCCCCCACGAGTTTCTGAGAAGAAGGCTTTGCGTCTTGTCGTTATATCCTACAATGCAGATGGCGTGACCACCATAATCTCCACTGCCATTCCAAAAGTCATCACGAGACATAGATTTGACAAACAGCCCTGAAAGCACGGGTCCATTCATCACGATGGCGTTCTTCAAATCGCTCAGTTCAGTAACAAGACCATATCCCGCTATTTGGTATTTCCTTCCAAGCTGTTGTATATACACGCCACTCGTCCTGATATATTCAAAAGCAACTTTAGGACTCATACCTACATCCCTTGACCTATCTCTACGCTGGTCGTAGATTTCTATTTCCTCAATACCATAATCAATACCCCTTGTCTTCCTTTCGGTGTTGATGAGGTAGTTCACCATAGCTGAACAAGAATGTGCTACGCAGTGCTGGGTTGAGCCTTGGTCTTCAATGGGAGGCATTATCCGCTGGCAGGAGAACGAGGTTGGAAGCCCATCTATCCCCATAGAGAAACGTGGGGTATCCCTCGTGATGTCTGATGGCTTATAGCCACCTAAAAGTCGCTTATCCATATTAGATTAAAAAAATATACATTAGTAGGAGATTTTCTTTGATAGATGGTAGTTGCCATCTTCGCTTGTCGTCAGTCGGTAGATGAACAGAGTATCCTTCCCTGCAAGGACGCAGGAGTACTGAGTAAGGTCTCCGTTAGCCCCTCTACTAAAGGTAGAAGGTCTCCAATGACCGAGGCTTGGAAGAGCCTCTTGTAGGATGTATTCTCTTAGTTGTACCTTATTGATGACGCTATCCTTTATAACGACCTCAATGTGTTCTTGCTGACCCCCTCCATACTCCATAGAGCCAGCGTTTTTCTTCGTCTCACACCCTACGAGAGCGAACGCTCCGAAGAGTGCAACCGCCAAATACTTGGTGATTGTTCGTTTCATTTGTTTGTATGATTTCATAGTATTACCTTTGTAAGAGAATTTAGGTCAAAAAGCCCATATGCAAGTAAGCGATACCCTCATTAGTAAGGTAGAAGATATACTACTAAAGAAGTTCCCAACCTCCGCTGTAAAGCAGAGAGTGAACGTTAGTGAAGCCCAAATCAACTTCGCTTGTCCGCTATGTGGAGACTCCAAGAAGAATGAGTTTAAGAAGCGTGGGTCTATCATCCTACACGGAGACCACGAGGGGATGTATAAGTGCCATAACTGCGGTAGGTATATGTCCTTAGAGAAGTTCCTTGTAGAGGCTTCAAGTGCTGGTGATGTCTACTTTGACGAGGAGCTTGTCAAGGAACTCAAGTCAGCCCCAAGAGCAAAGAAGAAAACTTCCAAGGAGACAGCACGTAAGGCTGGTAAGGCGATAGGTGTCCTCATTGATGATGAGATTGTCAAGAGGTATTGCTACCACAAGACGCACCTCATGGCTCACCTTGGGTACGTCCTTATAGATGATGCTCCACCGCACGCTAAGGAATACCTTACGAACAGAATGCAGTACTCCTGGGATGACTTTCTCTATTCAAGGAAGCTCAATGCTATCATCATCCTCAACCAAACTTTGACGGGTCACGTCTTAGGATTGCAGTACAGATTTCTTTCTCCTAAGAAAGGACAAGCGAAGTACCGCAGTATGGGGTATGAGGAGATTGTCAAGAAGATGAAGGAAGGTGAGGACTTTGATATAAGACTTGCTGTTCCCGAGGATACGTTAGAGACGCTCAAGGAGCTTTCCTATTTCTTCGGTATCGCCAAGGTAGACCCATCAAAGGAAGTAACCATCACAGAAGGCTTTTTTGATGCGCTCCTTATACCCAATGCCATCGCAACGAGTGGGGCTGGCAGAACGCCTCCTAAGCTCTTCAAACGAAGGTTTATGTACGATGATGATGAGACGGGTAGAGCCAAGTCTCTAAAGGGGTTGAAGAATGGTGAGTACGTCTTCCTATGGAGGAAGTTCAGGAGTGACTACCATATCCCCGACAGAAGCAAGTGGGACTTCAATGATGTGTTCATCTACCTACAAAGCAAAAAGAAAACCATAGGAGACCTATCTCCTTATTTCGGAAACGATAAATTTGATTTAATCAATGTCTAAAGAAGAACGGCTGAAGGAGCTACTGAGACAAAGGGACGTGCTGGATGCAGAACAAGCATCGGCTAAGCTCCTGATGAATGCCTTTACGGGTGTCCTTGGTAGTCAGTCATCTGAGCTGTATAGCCCTGCACTCTATGAAGCGATTACGATGCAGGGACGACAGATGACACGTATTGCATCTGTACTTATCACCTCATACTTCAAGGGGGCATTCCAAAAGGATGAGGAGCTACATAAGAGGCTTGGTATCTCCACCGAAAGGGCAAAGACCCTTGACATCAATACGCTTGACTTACCCAAGGACGAGAGTGGCAACCCAAGTCTTGAGATATACTCAAACACCGACTCTGTAAGCGGAGATACCAAGGTATATGTTGATGAATACAAACAAAGACCTAAGGTGTATTCCATTGAAGACCTTTGGAACAAGCATTACACTCTCCTCAAAGAACACGAGCATTTTGAAAATGAGGGGGAAGAGTATATCTTTGTAGGGAATATGTTGATGTTCACTCCGACATTTAATGGAGACCACGTCTGTTCCAACCAAGTGTCTTATCTATATAAGCACAAGGTCAAGAAGGAGATGTTCGCTATCAAGGCTTCTGACGGGACTGAGGTCAAGGTCACATCAGACCATAGCATCTTCGTCTATCGTGACGGGAAGGTCGTCCAAGTATCACCATCTGAAATCCAAAATGGCGACAAGCTCATCAAGTTAAAAGAGAAATAATTTATGGAAACTGAAAAAACGAGTATCAACGTCCTTGGCATCAATGACGAGATTGGGAGCATCCTAATGGCTCTCAAACAGCTTGATGTTAATGTAGGTACGTTCTACACCATAGGCGTTAATAATACGTGCCTTGATGTCATTAAGGGCAACTTCCCTTCAACGAATGTTGTCAAGGTGACTGAAGACACCAAGGACTTCAAAGCCGACCTTATTATGGCTAAGAATATCTTTGGTGGAAGCTCTCAGTCCAATGAAGATGACGAAGAAGAAGGAAGCAATGAGTCTCAGCTTGCAGTCCTAAAGCACTACATTGACCTCTTCTCCGAAGGGGAGAATGAAGCCCTTTGGCTTCTTGAAGAGCGAGTGCTATCCAATGCAGACGAAGAGCTTGTCACGAGAACGCTTGGTACTACACCTTGTAAGATTAACGCATCACTCATCTCCGCTCAGAATAAGGAACGTCTCTATTGGTCAAACCTCGGAGAAGAAGAAATCAACCTCTTCGGGGAGAAGGAGACAAATATTCCTATGCCTCAGGATAAGTGCGTATCACTCGGAAAGCTGGTGAGTGACAAGGAGGAGGATGAAGACGAAGAGGAGTTCACCTCCGTAAGTCTTGAAGGAGTCACTCTCCCCGACCTCTCAGCTGTTGATACTGCATACTACGTGAGCGGTGCTATACGTATCCGTGGTGAAGCAAAGGAGCGTGTGCTGGAACTTCGTAAGGACTCTAAGTCTAATGCTATCACAGCGTCCAAGGTGAAGTGTCTTGTAGTCTCGGTAGATGGTAGAGGAAAGGGTGATACTCGTATTGAATGTCGCCACCTGACTATCGGTGAGGTAAAGAAGCTGTACACCATTCCTTCCGAATACGACTTCTCCCGTCTGAATACATCAGCGTGGGGCGTGCTATCCCGCTCGTCAGTTGTGGATATTCTCGTCCATATCCTATCATCATCAAAGGCATTCGCCACTCTGAGATATACGGCTAAGGTAACACCTATCGTTCAGAACTTCAACGACAATGATTGGAATGAACTCGCTAAGCGCATCCACAAGAGTGGAATCAGCAGAGGGTTCAGCCATGAGGCACTGAGACCTTCAAATGCAGGGATGGTTATTGTTAGTAACCTAACAAGAGCCTATTCATATGATGAGTTCGGTGTTGAGAATGTTTCTATTGGTGGCAAGGAAAGCATTAGCAAGGTGATGGAGCTTGTCAATTCAGGTCTCACAGCAGATAAAATCATTTGCCACAATGGTTTATCCTATGACCACACGACAAACTTCTACTTCGGTGAAGCATTCTGCATTGCACTATCGGTGATAAAGAGGGATAAGTCGTTCGGTGGATTTAAGGAGATAGAAGATGTCTCTGATGACTTCAGTCGCTTTGAAGACCGCTATTATAAAGTTGATAAAAAACTATCGGCATTTTGGTCTCTTTTGGAAAAAGAACTTTTATGCATTGAATGCAGTTATGGCTATACCAACGTCCTCGGGTATATGATTAGGCTCGCAGATATGTTCGGTGTAGACGCTTACGAAAGCACTATCCTTCGACTTACCTACAACGAGAAGCAGGGATACTCTCACAGATAACACATACGGATATGTACAACGACATCACAGAAGAATACCTCACCGCACTTGCGAAGAAGGTCTACGACAAGCTCTCCGTCAAGCCTGGACCTGACAAAGAGGACAACAAAGTCCTTGAAGAAGGTGAACTACCAATGCCTTCCGAAGGAGATATGGAGTTCTACTTTAGTCTGAGAGAGAGCATGCTGAATGAAGTCCACGAGCTTTTAATAGGGACAGCGGAGTATCCAACAGACCCCGTCCAACATGAAGAGTGGATGCTTGAGTATATTTGCGAGTGCTTAGAGGAAGGCAACAACACGGAAGAAGCAAAGCGTATGCGTTCTAACGTAACTCCAATGTTGATAGCACAAGCTATGGAGTATCCACTTGCATACCTTGGGTCTCACTTCAACCCGTCAGGCAAAGTATCTCTTGAAGAATACGCTTCCGTCTTGAAGGCATTTGATGACGATGCTAATAGTTCTTTGTGGCACATCTGTGTAAATGGGTTCATAGGCATTACGGGAGACTATACGTGGGACTGCAACATTTACCTTACCGAACTGATGTATATCGCAGAGATGTGTAACATTGACCTAAAGAAAGCTCTTGATGAGTATGCAGGCATTAGGACGTTAGAGTTTTAGCATCAATCTAAATCACATTGTGGCTATGAGTTGAACTCGCATTCCAAAAGAGTGTGGTTCGCTTATAGCCACTTTCTTGTTCGGATATTTGGTGGAACAAAAAACTCTATGTACTTTTGTAGTGAAGGATGACGATAACGTCACCCACAACAAATAAACAGAGCAACGAAAATGGAAACGACTAAGAACAACATCTACGACAGCTTCAGACCAAAGATGTCAATGAGCGCATGGGTCAAGACCATCGTCCCCGTAGAACGTCACAAGGAAGTGATTGAAGCCCTCTACGCTTATGCTGAAAAGGAAGGCATCAAGCTCCCCGCCTTAAAGACGAAGATTGTAAACTTAGACGTAGCAAAAGACATCGCTTCACTTGTCTACAAGGTTATGGGCGAAGAAGCTCCTAAGTCAGGAGTAAAGAAGGAAACGCCTAAGGATACATCCAAGACTGCATCTGCCAAGCCCGCAGAAAAGAAGACGGCTGTATCGTTAGACGACATCAAGTTCGCAGAAGGAACAAGCGAAGACGTTAAGACTTGCATCCGAGATAAGGTGAAGGAAATCGGTCATCATGTTCCTGATTGGGTCGTCTTCTGTGAAGGTGAAGTCAATCTCTATCCAAAAAGTGAAGACTTAAAGTTACTTCAACTCCCTACAGCTGTAAACCATATTAGCCTCCAAGCTCTTTACGACTTCCCACTCTTCTACAAGCCTGAGTTTGATAAGATAAAGGAAGGAGTTTCGTTCGGCTCAATCGTAGCAGACAAGTGGTACTACGGCAACACAAAGGAGTTCTTCAAGCTCACTAAGGCTACCAATGAAGCATTGGGAATTGAACTTCCATCTGAGGAGTTCGTTGCTGACAACATCTATGATTATGATAAGTGTGTTAGAACGATTGACCTTATCGTAGAGGGCTTCGCTATTGTAGACGCAGATGTAAAGTCAAATATATCAACTCTGAAGGAAGTCCTTGGAGGAGGCGTAAATCAATCATTTGAACGAATGGCTACGTTGTTAGCAGACTACTTCAAGGTTAGCTCATCTAAACTCCTTGAGTTCATAAAGGAGAACTACGTAAAGAAGATTAAGACGAGCGTAGGTACGTTCACGTTCCTCACAGCTTACTCCAAGTACCCTCAGTGTACCACTCTTGATACTCTCATCTATCTACTCGTCAAGGAATACAACAAGCAGTAAACGCTTATCCAGGCTCTCCATTTGGTGATTTGAGATATTATTATTACCTTTGCCATCAAGATGAGAAAGATAAACAGAACATACAAGTTCAGGTTGTACCCGACCAAGGCGCAGACCGAGTTGCTTGCAAAGCACTTCGGTTGTGCTCGCTTTGTGTACAACTACTTTCTCAACCAAAGGCAAGAGCAGTATAAGCTCACGGGCAAGAGCGGTAACTTCTATGCCGAATGTAAGTCTCTTACTGAACTAAAGAAGCATGAAGAGACAGCATGGCTTAAAGAGGTCAATTCTCAAACCTTGCAGTTTGCCATCAAGTGTCTTGACGTAGCCTATACCAACTTCTTCAAGAAACGAGCGGACTTTCCTAAGTTCAAATCCAAGCGTTCCAAGAACAGCTTTACCGCTCCTCAAGCCGCTTATATAGCTGGTGGAAGACTATTCATCCCCAAGTTCAAAGAAGGCATCAAGTGTCGTGTACATCGGGAAATAAAAGGCAAAATCGGCAAGGTGACTATCACCAAGACTCCGAGTGGAAAGTATTTTGCCTCTGTCCATACAGAAGAGGAATACGTAACTCCACTTGAAAAGACGAATAAGTCGGTTGGCGTTGATATGGGTTTGAAGGATTTCCTTACCACTTCTGACGGAGAAAAATTCAAGAAAAATCGCTACACGAAGAAATACGAGCGCAAACTTGCTCATGCACAGAGACATCTTTCTCGTAAGAAGAAAGGAAGTAGAGGGTTTGAAAACCAAAGGCTCAAAGTCGCCCGAATCTACGAGAAGATTTCAAACAGCCGTGAAGATTATCTGCATAAGTGCTCTATTTCTCTTGTACGAAGATACGATACTATCTGCATTGAAGATTTGAATGTTAAAGCTATGGTTAAGAACCATAGACTCGCCAAGTCTATCAGTGATGCAAGCTGGTATAGCTTCGTTGCTATGCTCACCTACAAGGCAGAATGGAACGACAAGAAGGTTGTGAAGATAGACAGATTCTTCCCATCCTCGCAGACTTGCAGTGTCTGTGGGCATATCAACAAAGAGACAAAAGATTTGTCTGTCCGTGAATGGGAGTGTCCAGCTTGCCATTCGCATCATGACAGAGATGTCAATGCCGCTATCAACATCCTTCTTGTAGGGTTAAAACAATACACATCGGCAGGGACTGCCGATTACACGGGTGGAGAGGGAGTAAGAGCCGACCTTTTGGAAAGCCATTCCTCAGTGAAACCCGAAGCTCGCAAGCAAAAGGCTTGTGAGTAGTCCATTACCCAGATAGTGGCTATCACATCACCTTTGCCAAGGAGCATAATGATGGTCACACTTCATTATATGAAGTCGCATTCAAGCCTAAGAAGAAATAAAACATAAGAATATGCCAAGCGATTACATCCTCCGATACAATGGGGCAAGCAACCATAGTAAGGACGAGAGACAAGAACACGACTTCTACTCAACCGACCCTTCTGCGATGTGCGACCTTCTCAAGCGTGAGACGTTTAGTCACAACGTATGGGAGCCAGCATGTGGTATGAACCACCTATCAAATGTTCTCCGAGAGAACGGACATGACGTTAGTACTTCGGATATTGTGGACAGAGTTGGGGACGGAAGCGTGGAAATCCTTGACTTCCTGACGTGTAACGAAGAGTCCTACGATGGTGATATTATTACTAACCCTCCATATAAGTACGCCCTTGATTTCGTCAAGAAGAGCCTCAGCTTGGTAGGGGATGGGCATAAAGTAGCTATGTTCCTGCGCCTTCAGTTCCTTGAAGGTATGAAGCGAAAAGTATTCTTTGAAGAATATCCACACAAGGTCGTATATGTCTTCTCACGAAGAGTAAAGTGCTACAAGGATGGGGATATGGAGAACTTTGAGCAGAAGAGTTCACCTACCGCATATATGTGGGCTGTATGGGAGAAGGGATACAAGGGTGACACCATCGTAAAGTGGATTTAATTTTAAGCAGTATGCTCTACATCATAATCATAATCCTCTTCGTCATCTGCATCAATCAAGGCGATAAAATCCGCAGGTTGAAGCGGGAGTTAGACGAAGCCTACAAGAGTAAGGATAGCCTACGTACGGGTCTTTCGGCTAACATAGAGATGCTAAGAGAACAGCTCTCCCATTACAGATAATAACATGACCAAGGAAGAACTTGAAGCCTCACTTCAGCCTCTCTTTTGGGAGAAGACAGAAGACGGAGGGTATTACAGCAGAACGGGTCTTACCTACGACCTGCACCTATTCCAAATGCCTAATGAGTCTTGGTGCATTGAAGCTCAGGCAGGTAGTCTTTATAGCGGTGTGACCATTGGTTTTGCTGGGACGCTGGAGCGTGCGAAGGAGATAGCACGTGAGTACCAAGTCATCAAGGTTTGCAATATGTTTTACACTAAACCATAACAATATGGAAACGAATACACCAAAAATAGAATGGAAGTATGACGGGATTTTCGCATTTGGCTCGTATCCCATCAACGATGAATATCGTGCCGAGTATATGTTCTATGACCATGACTTCGGATATGGACCTTGCTACCGTTGCTTCCGTATCATCATCAAGTCAGACGAAGACATAGACAAGATTGGGTTTGACGAGTCTCTTGAAATAGGAACATATATCCCCAACGAGGATGAAGCACAACTCGTCTGCGAAAACGACTTGAAAGAGTTGATTGAGAAGAGCAAGACAGCGACTAACATCATGCAGTTATAATCAAAGAAAAGTCTCCCGAGGTGATTGCCTTGGGAGACTTTTTGTTAGGTATTTGGTAGATTGAAAAACTCTCCTTACCTTTGTGATGCAAGATGTGAACAAAAGAGCCTCCACAGAAAGAAAGTAACAACTAAGCTAAAGTAATATACAGCTATGACACAAGAAGAAAGAAGCTCAATTCTGAGCTACATCGCTCAACTCAGGTCTCACTGCGCAGGAGTGTCCTCCAACATCTCAAACAAGGTTGTCACCAACGTCATGAGACTTGATGACCCATCTTCCATTATGTTTGAGGCAACACGATGCGAATTAGAGGAAGACGTTTTCAGCGTCTCCGAAGGGCTGGAAGATATGGACAGAGTCATCGGAGAATTTGAAGACTTCGTAAACAGCATTGATTGCTCCGAAGAGGAGGATAATTGGGAGGTCTATGGAACTGAACGTTAAGAATTTGAGAAGACTCGTTCGCCCTCTTGAATGGGACGATAGCGAGCTTGCAGGATTCGCCAATATCTTCGAAGACCTATACGTGACATACTACATCATCTTCAACGAGCAAGCTGATGGATACTTCTGCTTCGTGGAAACGGGTCAGTATATGAAGAATGAGGAGGATTACAAGTCCATTGAGACTGCGAAAAGCCTCCCTATCAACGAAGATGAGTACCTTGAGACACTGAAAGAGGCTCAGAAGTTCTGCAATGAACATTACAAAGACTGCCTTTTGTGTAACTTTGACCAAAGAAAATTGAAGTAGTATGACCCTATTAACTTGCGTCATTGAAATTTCCGTCCTTATCATATTCTTCGCCATTGCGATATTCGTAATCTCAATTCGTCACTCTCGTGGGAAGGTACGGATGGCGGAGAAGGAGCATGAAGTCGCTACGCTGATGTACTATCTTAAAGAAGGAGACAAGCATATCTCCGAGCTGAGTGCTTCGGTATATACACTCAAGTCTCACAACGTAAAGCTCACAAAGCAGAAGAAGGATTATGAAACAAAGATTAAAGAGCTGGAAGAAGAAGTTCGTAGACTTAAAGAGCTTCTTGAAAACCACTAAGGGGCAGGCAATTAAAGAAGTCTGCTTCCATATAGCCCTGAGCATCGTATTCGTTGCGACCTTCTGCGCCTATTGGCTTGGTGACTTCACTGAACCATTACGTGGGTTCATTCTGACGTTCTGCCTTATCGCCTTCTCGGCATTCATCCTTTGGATGATAGCTATGTGCTTCTTGGCAGTCAAGAATAGCAGGTACGTGCACTATTATATGATTGGAATTGTGGTTGCAGGTATCATCGCATCTTCTGTTCCATACATCATCCTTTATAACCAACGATAAGAGATATGGTAGTATTATCACTCTTTGACGGAATGAGCTGTGGTCAGATAGCTCTCAAGGAACTTGGCATCAAGGTAGACACCTACTACGCAAGTGAGATTGACAAGCACGCCATCAAGCAAACCCAAATCAACTTCCCTGACACCATCCAACTCGGAAACGTAGAGGAATGGAAGAGCTGGGACATTGATTGGTCTTCCATTGACCTCATCCTTGCAGGGTCTCCTTGTCAGGGGTTCAGTGTCGCAGGGAAGATGCTTGGTCACGATGACCCTCGCAGTAAACTCTATTGGGTCTTCCTTGATATTCTTCACCACGTTCAGAGCGTCAATCCGAATGTTAAGTTCCTCTTGGAGAACGTTCGTATGCGAGGTGAAGATGAACACCTCATCAATGAAAGCCTTGGTGTCAACCCCGTTGAAATCAACTCCTCTCTTGTCTCTGCACAGAACAGAGCACGTCTGTATTGGAGCAACATCAAGGTTCGTGAGGATGGTCTCTTTGGTGAAGTCCATACGGATATAGAACAGCCTGAGGACAAGGGTATCAACCTAAGAGATATTCTTGATGAGGATGTGAATGATAAGTACTACATCGGCAACTCCTCCTTCGGCAATGACATTGTAAGGACGTGCGACAAGACGATGGAGAGTGAAGGCAAACTTCCATTCTTTAACGTTAATCAAGACATCATCAAGATAGGGAAAGACCTAAAGCCAAAGGGTTCTCAGGATAAGGCTTCGTGCCTTTCAGGCGGTGCTAACAGCGGTGGCAACCACTCCGATATGGACTTGCTTGCTATAATGAGCGACAAGGAAGTCACCCCAGGTATTTGGAGAACTCATATTGAAGATAGAGGCTTCCGACCTATGGCAGGAGATAAAGCCCCTTGTCTCCCAGCACGAGCAAGGAATGACGGAAGTGGACAGCCCGTAGCGAAGATAGGGTGTATTATAAGACGACTAACCCCTATTGAATGCTCACGCTTGCAGACCATCCCTGAGTGGTATCAGTGGAAGTGTCCCGACTCCCAAGCGTACAAGATGCTGGGTAATGGCTGGACGATTGATGTCATCAAGCATATCCTAAGTCACCTAATCAACAAGTAATAGTATGGCAAGACCAAAGATTAAAGCATCATACCGAGTTGCAGAAGGAGGGAGTGATTACTACCTTAGACGTAGTATCACAAACAAGCTCTTCTCTCCTCGTGCGCAGAAGGAAGCTGGTCTTTCAATTACATTTGTAAAGAACAAGCTATGCACCTACCTATCGGAGAAAGTGCAGATGCCTATTGATAACATCCTTATATCCTATCTGAGCGAGTCTATCGGCTTTGGAGTTCAGGTTCGCTTCGGAGAGGATATACTCTTCAAGTTAATTCTCAGGATGAAGTATAAGGACTCCTACTTTGAGGTGAACAACTTCAGTGTGGTCGTGGATAGTATCGTCAAGGATGAAGCTGAAAGAGACAAGCTAAAGAAGGCGGTTAGTAGTATTGCATTCGCCATTAGTACTGATGTCAATAACGCACTCCTTCAGTCTTATGGCATATCCAGCTATGACGATGCGCTATCGGAGAGTGTCGTGGTCTTACGTATTGTAAACTCGGAACTGAGGGACGCTACCAGCTATTCAGGTATCACGTACCGAGAACTATTCAACGAGTTCTACGATAAGAACGATAGGCTGAAGTATATCAACGGAGAGTACTATCAGTTTGCAGAGAAGAAGTACGAAGAGCTTAATATGCTCTACTTTTATTCAACACGAGGGGATTTGTATTATGACAGAAAAATTGCACGAGGAGGTATCATTGACTGATGCCAAGAACGAAAGTAACGACATTCGTGACATTCACGTTAAGGAGGCGATAGCCTACATAAACGCTTTGATAGATGAAATTCTTGAGAGGCACGGATTTTAGTAGTAATAATAAGTAAGATGACTAACCAATGAAAGTCCTGATGTCAATAAAGCCTGAGTTCGTGGATAGGATTATCTCAGGAGAGAAGTCCTACGAGTTCAGGAGAGTGCTATACAAGAGGGATGATATTACCCGTATCGTTGTATATGCTTCCAGCCCCGTATGTCGTATCGTAGGAGAGATAGAAGTAGCTTCGCTCCTCACAGATACCCCTGAGAGCCTATGGCAGAAGACAAAGGATAAGGCGGGTATCTCGGAGCAGTTCTTCTTCTCCTACTTCTCGGGAAGAGATAAGGCGAATGCTATTGAAGTGAAGGCGTTCCATCCATACGAGGAGCATATCAAGCTGAAAGATAAGTATCCAAGTCTTGTCCCACCTCAGTCCTTCTGCTATGTAGAGGACTAATCATACAAGGAAATTCCCCAGCGATTTAATTCGTTGGGGAATTTTCTTTTGAAGAGATTTGGTGAATTGAAATAGTCTTCCTACCTTTGTGGTGTGAGAGGAGAGCAGACAGCCACTCCACGATGACATTCAACTAACAACAATAAAGCAAAAGACTATGACATCCGCAGTAACAGAAGCACTTGTAAGGGCAGTGCCTCTTACCTTTGAGCGAGCAACACAAGGTTTCACAACCTCCATCATGGCGACCTCACCCATCCTCACCGAGGTATTCAACGAAGACCATTACATCATCACGATATGCAATGCTCCGTTTGAGCAATACGCTGGTATATCAGCTCGCCTCTCTAATGGAGAATATATCCGACTGAACCGATATGAGAACGAAGTACCATCGGAGGAAGAACTCATAAAGATTGTGGAAGAGTACTACCGCAACCAAATCGCCAATCTCTAAAGCAACAAAGACATCACGAACACGCCCCGCTGGTCAAGCTCCCTTTCACACACCTCCTTTCGGGAGAGCGGGGCGTGTTCTCTCCTTTGAACCATACGCAAAAGAAAAATGGATACTAACATCACCGACAACTCCTCCATCGTTCTCAATCTTGAACGTGATTGGGACTTCGTATGCAGGGTGACTATTCCCGTAAAGGTAGGTTCAGAGCCTATTGGATTTTCCATCTATGCAGAGAAGGCGAATATCCCATTCAAGCATATCATCTATGATGGCACAACGACAAAGAGCGCAGAGAACGCTGTGGAGGCGATTAACATTGCTCTTGAAGGTCTCTTTAAGGTCGTCTTGGAAAGACGCTCAGAGGTCATCCTGAATACGTCTATCACAAAGGACTACGATGATATATCCAAACAGAACTACATCAAGGAGGATGTTCCTGATGGTAGGACTCTCGCTGTGACACGGATGAACTATGATACGGCTGTGATATACGACAATCTATGCGTATTGGCTGAATACCTTAGCTATACAGATGGGAGCTATCCTTATCCTGATATTCCTTACTTCCACGATTTTCATTCTCTTGCTTATGGACATAGCATCGGAAAGGTGTTCTCTAAAAATGGAGATGTACATTCATCATTACGGAAGACGTTGTACTTAGACTGCTACCATCTTGATTGGTACGATAGCAGAAAAAATAAGTTTGTAGTCATTTGTTATGACACGAAGGAGAAGGCGATTGAAATGATGGCTTTTGATAGGTTCGTCAATATGACGATAATGAGCCATTTCAACTTCCTGAACATCCCGTCATATGTCTGCGAAGAGACGATATACGAAGGTGAAACAAAAGGACACCAAATTCGCATCCTTGGGATGGAAGACCCTCTCGCTACCTTCAGGTCAAAGAAAGATGCCCTCCTATTTGCAAAGGAGTTCATCAGGCTTGTAGACGAGCAAATCGCTACGACCTTGACTTGTTAGGAGAGAAAATCGGAAAGATTTGGTAGAGTAAAAAACTCTTCCTATCTTTGTAGTGTGAGAGGGGAACAAAATAACCTCGCACAGCAAACTAAACTAAAAGACAAAAAGACTATGGTACGCATAGAAGCAAAGAATCACGTAAGTGAAAACCCAATCAGCTGGGAACGTGTAGAGTTCGGCAAGATTACGTTCTTCAAGGGAAGAGCCAACAAACTGAACGAAACCATCGGGTATGAAGAGTATGTCATCCTCGTATGCGATACTCCAAACGAACGCTGGACTTCCATCGGTCTCCTCTCCAACGGATGGGACAATACGGGTGACATCAACATCCGTCAAGAGATTGGCGTTATCTCCTCTCCTGAAGAGCTTATCGCTATCGCAGAGGAGGACTACCTCAACCGAGTGAACGAACACTTCAACAAGTAATACGTAAGCACTATGGAACGTTCAGAACTCCTCCTTGCAACGGGTCGTAGACCTCTTACTTGGGAACTAACCGAAACCGAAAAGCAGTATATATATACAGCTAAGCTCATTCTCCCTTTCGGTGGTCTGAAAGGAGAATATAACGTAGTAGTCAATAAAGCTCCAAAGAGATTTAGAGCGCACGTATCACTCTGCCATCTTAATCCTACAAACTCAACATACGTAACACGATACATCTGCAAGAACGCTATTGATGAGTCTCCAATGGATATTACTGAGCTAATCAAGCTCGCAGAGGATGAATATTACGATTCGTTAGGGCGATTCGTAGAGTATCAGAATAAGCTCTATGCGAAAAAAGCTGAGCTTGAAAAGGAGCTTGAAACCATCAACAATTCTATTAGAAGAATTTCTTCACGTAACATCATGGAGAGCCCTTGTAGCATCATGGAGAATCCTTTCTAAGCTCTAATCGCATCTATAACAACAGATAATCAGTAAACAACAATGGAACATTCAGAACTGCTCATCGCAACGAGTTGCGAGCCTCTCGTTTGGGAGCACACCGAAAACGAGCAAGAGCATAGATATACAGCCAAGACTCATCTCCCATTCGGCACAACAAACGAAGAATACTCAGTAGTCATCCATAAAGCTCCAACGTCTCAGTGGGGTTACGCATCACTCTACTATGACACAGACTCTGCGCATGTAAAGAGGTACATCTGTGAGAATCTAATTGAAGAGCCGCAAATGAGCGTGACTGAGCTAATTAACCTCGCTGAGGAGGATTACTACCGCCTATTAAAAGGATACGTAGAGCATCAGGAGCAAGTTCGCAAACAAGGTGGCAAGGCTATCAAGAATGCAGAATAGCGTCTTCGTATAGCTCCATATAGCATTCTATCTAACGACTAATCAATACAAGGTATGTTTGATATACATGACTTTTCGGATGCGAAACCTCTTGACCCTTTAGCCAAAGAGAAGGGTCGTATAGAACTTGAATGGATAGGGAGTAGATGTGAGGCTGGGTGTTCGTATATGGCAAGTGTCATAAACCCTTTCACGAAGTTAAGGTGTGAGTATGGAGTAATCGTAAAGAGAGAGATTTCTGAAGATGGAGTATTTGGCAAAGTATTTCGTAGTTGCTACGTACCTGAGGTGAATAAGAATGTATCGGAAATAATACATGTATACAAGGTTTTAGACCCCCATATGGAGACAGCTGACCTCATAAGGATAGCTGAGGAGCATTTCTACGATGAGGTTGAGCGGTACAAGAAATCCAACGCTAACGACAAAGCTAATTCGGAAACGAGCGAGCAAGGAGATAATGTAATTCACATTGAAGTCCCAGCAGGGAAGACTATCCAAATCGCAATCACAACCAAAGACGTTTAATTAGCTATGTGCAGACAAAGAAAACTATCACTCTTTTGGAAAGAAGATGGCGACAGATATGTAGGCAAGGAGATGCTATCGGCACAATCTTCTGTGAGATATTACATCTTTAACGTAGGTGAAGGGAAAGACCTCAGAGCCGTTCTGTGCCGAGAACTACACTACATCTACGGAGAACCACCTATCAAGGTAGACTACCTCGTAGAGCCTCCTTGCGAAGAGTACACAAGAGAAGAGCTTGTGGCTATGGCTGAACTTGACTTCGCCAACCTTGAAGATGTTCGCTACCACAATAAGTTTGAACTGCAATTCGTCAATGAGTACATCGCCAACTGCGTAACACTCAGCTTCGCCAAGTCTCACTATGGTGACGGGAGTGTCCTACAAGCCCACTCGGAGATAGGCGAGTACGAGATTGAGTATTCAGGCGGGGCGTATTCCATCTTAACTCCCGATTAGGAGTACCCACAAGGCGTATATAGCGACATCAACAGCGCAATTGACGCTTGTGCCGAACACTTCAAGAACACGCTTGTAAGAGCGATAGAAGAAGGCGTGAAGTATCAATTTTAATTGACATCAAAGGATATGACAGAAGAACAGCGAGATATGCTCCACGAATGGAGTATGAACCTGATTGTTGAGCATAAGTTGGATTTCTTTCGTGGAAATGCTCTTTATTCGGCTCTTCACTGCTTTGGAAGTAAAAGCTCTTGGACGCACGAAGAAGCACTTTGTTATTGTCAGGACGCTGAGAGTCGGAATGTTCGTATCCGAGCGAAAGACTACGATGAGCTGTCCAAGGAGCTGGATGAGCTATCCAAGAAAGTGCCACTGAGCACAACCATCATCTCCGCTATCAGCTACATCTTCCGAGGTGAATGGAAGGATGCCATATCGTACATCAAAGAGATTGATATAGAGTTCAATAAGAGGAAATAACAACAAGGTATGACACGAGAAGAAAAACTGAAGGTGTTAGGTGTAAAGCCTCTTGAGTGGAAGTATGATGGTTTCTTAGGGTCGAGACGCTATGAAGCTGTCACGCTCAATCCACATACGCAGGAGGAGATGGAGTACGAGATTGAAATAAGAGAATTGTCTACTAAAGGTTATCGCACTGCCATTAAACTAAACAGACGTTCAGGGACGTTAGTGTTAGGTGAAATGCTATCGGATAATTGTATGGAAGATGACGAACTCAAGGAGATAGTAGAACGTGATTTCTATAATCGCATCGTGGAGAGTGCTAAGAAGGCTGGTATAACTGCTCCTGCCTTTGAGGAGGAAGAAGCGGATGGACACCATACGACCACGCAAGCTGAAAGCCTCCTCTCAGAAGTAACTCCGTTGAAGTGGGATGGTGAAGAGAGTACCTCTAAGTGTAGCCTGAGTTCAGAAATCGTTCTTATAGATGAGGACGATGAAGACGAAGACAACGCTCTTATCATTGACTTCAAGATAAATGTAGATAACGACAGCAAATACAGCTCTCTTGATGTCCATGTCACGGGCAAGTGGGAAATCGGTTACTATGACGTTATTGAGACAAGAGGTTATGCCGTCACACTTGAAGAGCTGAAAGCCAAGGCAGAGGAAGTCCGCCTTTCAATGGCAAAGAGACTTCTCGGCATCAAGAAATAACATATGAATATGAAACCATATCGCATCAAGCACAAGCCAACGGGGCTGTACTATTATCCAGGAAGTGGAAGGACTAACCTGACGTTTAGAGGAAAGATATATAAGACTAAGCAAAACGTCTTTGATTATTATCTTTATTCGCCTATACCTATATACATGTTTAATGTAAGTAAGACTGCGGAGATATGCAAAAGGTTGATACCCGAAATAGGTGAAAAACTTTCTAAGTATTCAGGTTGTAAGGTGGAACTTCCAAGGGAAGACTTTGAAATAGAGACTCTATAATAGCCTATAGAAATGGTTGTTATAGGTCATGAACAAAGAATTAAGTGAGAAGATTCTAACTAAGGCGAGCAAAATGTTCTTTCGTTGCTCCACGATGCAGTTGCTTAGCCTTATATTACACTATTCTACAACGGGTGAAACAAAGTATATCCATAAAGCTCTCTCTCCTATGTTAGTGGGTCTTTGGTAGGATACAATGTGATTGTAGCCGAAGACGACTTCAACAATAAGAAGTTATCTAAGATATTGATTGACTCGGGGGTTGATGGCGGTCTTGCGCTCGCTCTGAGACTATTCATGGAAGGCGAGCGTGGAAGTGCTTTGTGGTGTCTTGAGGACTTCCTTGACGAACGTAATGCTGATGAAAAACTCATAGCTGACGTAGAATAGCACCAAGTATCAAAAGAAGCACGTAGCTCTACCAAGTTCTACGTGCTTCTTCATTTTTATTTCATCGGAGATTTGCATAAGTGATTTTTAGTTCGTACTTTTGCTGGTGTAAAAGTAGCAACTAAAAGAAATGCTATCGTAAGCAGGTGGATATTCCCAAAGAAGAGGATATCCATAACGAACAAGAAACTTTACCAACAAATATCAATCACATTATGGAAAGATGTTCATGGGACTATATGGGTGCTCGTGAGACGCTCGGTCTTGATGAGAAAGAGTACGAGATAGTTAAGCACTTATCGTACTACAACGAGACGCTATCAAAAGACGCTCTAAAGTCAGCACGTCTCGTTGCAGATGAGCTATACAATCAGGGAAGAAAGGAAAAGGTAGAAGACGCAGAAGCATTACGTAGGGTGCTTGAATTTGTCACAACAACGGAGCAAGTCATCCCAGCGGAAATGAGTAGAACCCTCATAACACTTGTCCAAAAGGACTATGACAACGTTGTTAAGCACCTTGACATCCTAATCGGAGAGAACGAGGCTGAGGATGACGGCTCTGACTACGATAAGGAGTTTTGGGGCGATGAAAGTCCTAAGACGGAATCCCCCTTTGAAGGGAAGGTTGTACTTTTCCCTCCTATTGATATAGTGAAAAAGACAGCACCTTCTTTTGAGGGAGAGAAAGAAACATTACCTCCATCCAAAGAGGAGAGGTTTACACGTCTCCCTCTTGATGAACAGCTCAGGTGTGTTTTTGGATTCTACGGGTATGTGCGTTGTCCTGATGAAGACAATCGTATTGCCTTCTACTTCACACGAATAGGGTCAAGGTATATCCTAAAAAGCATATCCAAGACGAACAACATTTCAGTTGTTGCCGAAAGCGAAGGTTTCCCTGCTTTGGTAGAGAAATGCCTTAGCTCCGTCATCTCTCCACGTATCAACTTTAGCACGATTAGTGTAAAGGATAAGACACTTGGCACAAAGTTATTAGAGTCTAAGGTGGTGGCAGAAGTAGATGGCAAGGAAGTAGATATAGCTACATTCGTCAATCTTGATGACGTGAATTGTGTCGCTGACTCCACTATCTTCTATAGCAAACTCTACATGGAAATCCGAAGCATCTTGTTAGGAGAGAAGGAGAGCAAAGCGTTTTCTAAGCAAATTGAGCTAATCAAGAACCCTAATGGGTCTCCACTTAGCAATAGTCTCTTGCGCCTCATACCTACATGTACGATAGCGAACTTCTTTGACCCTACGTCAGGAGAGCTTATTGCATACGTCCGTAGGATTGACAAGAGTACTTGGATATGCGTGAACAAGGAGAACTTCGGTGATGAAGGTGTCTGCACCAAACACAATACGGAGGAGGCTGCTATAAGCCATTTCATTAAGCCTTTGGCTGACAAGGTGTATCCTTTGCTTGAAGGGCTGAAATCAGGATACCTATTGGCTGAGGATTATTGTGAGTATTATTCAGTCTCCTTGAACGGCAGAACCGACTTCAAAGTCTCGTATAATATCTGCTCTACGTACAATGACTACCTCGCCTATCGTGTGTTGTACGAGCTGAGCGAATACATGGAGTCTGAGTACAACGTAACCTTCCCGTGTTGCAACAAATACCAGCCACGTGTGAAGGCAAGTGCGAGAAAGTTAGCCTACGTTCGTAACGATATCTACCCAAGCCTCCCTGAAAATTTGGTTCTTGAGAGACGCTTGAGGGAAGACGATGAGGTCAATACGTGGTACGAGTTCTGTGAAGTAGTAGGAAACAAAGTGGAACTCGCTTGTGACTACGAAGACGAAAAGAGTACAATGCGTAATATAGCAGAGGAAGTAGACACATTCGTTCACGTTGCGGTAGAGCGGAACTTGGTCGTACCTGAGCTGTTCGCATCAACGAGTGTAGGTGAAGACACGCTTGAAGAGAAGGTCTTCATGAAGGATAAGAAGACGGGGAAGTACTACGACCTTGTACACTTTTATGGTGAAAAGAGTATAAGTAGGTCTAAGTTTGTCTGCTCAGAGCTTAATAAGAAATTTAATATGACATACGCTATGGACGAAGAAGAAGAAAAGAAAGAAGTATCTCTTGACGAAGAGAACATCCAAGAACCCTTGGAATCAGAGATTGACGAAGACTTCCTCACCGATGAAGACTTCTCTGATGAAGCTATCTTTGGGGAAAACTTCTCTTGCGAACGCCTGAGTGGAAAGATTGCTTATATCTACATTCCCGTCAGGAACAAGAAGGGAGGTATTGGTATTTCAGTCTACAAGGATGATGAGAATGCATTCAGTGATTGCCACGTGGTAGTAGGAGGACAGACATATGACCACAGACTATGCCATATTGCGATTGAGTCAGCTGTGGATATGCTCTTCCAAGAAGTCGCCAAGAACCGCTCTGACATTAATCTTGATGCACCAATCAAGATGAATTACGAAAAGGAACTTAAAGCGTACTACATCACTATCAACACCAATGGAGAAGACATTGACATTGCATGCGTAAGAGGTCATTACGAAGCTGAACAAATCCTCGGTGCTTTGCGCTTCATTCAGGAGTATCTCAAGAATACGAACCACGCTGGCAGGTACGCTAACACTCCGAAGAAGATGCCTTACTATGACATTGCTTATGACAAGGACAACAAGGTTGGAGGCTCAAACACGAGGACGTATCGCCTGACAGACTATGATGTCGTAAGAGTCCGTGGTCTCAATGACTGCCATATCGTTGTCCATCCAAGTGGTGAAGGTGAAGAAGATTACGTCATCCCATTCAACAATGTCAATACGGCAATCATCGAACTCGCCTTCGCAGTAGCGAATAAGATTGCTGTACACCATACACTCATCGGGGAAATCTCTATATCCGTTATGGAAGATGGTGGCTGTGATGAATACAATGTAATCGTGAATGGGGTCGGCTTTGAGACGGCTTCGTTCAAGGAGAAGGAACACGCAGTGCTGTTCGCAAACCAGCTTCACAAGACACTTAAGGAGAAGTTCTCCAACTGAGCCACAAGAGCGAGGGGGCATCCCATAACGGGACGTTCCCTTGCCCTTCAATTACTAATCCGATATAGTATGTCAGAAGAAATCAGCAGGGAAAAGGTCTCTCCATCAGGATGGGTGGAGAGGTTCACGATAGGCGTACCTCCTCTCTCAAAACACAAGTTTACTATACGTGGTGAGCATAAGATTGAAGACGGAGGAATGAACACTCGTATCATAGTAACGGAGAATGGAGTAGAGAATGAATACGAGACCTTCTGTTTCAGCGATACCTTTGATGTAGCTATGGCTAAGATAGCTCGCTACTGCAAGATGAACTACCACCTTGTAGATAGGCGTGCGACATTGTCATCCGAGTTTAGTGAGGAGAAGGGAGCTTATGTACTCTCAACGCAGGATGGAGAAGAGGTGGCTATCGTTTACAACAGCTATGATGCAGAAGCAATGGTCAGAGCTTACAACTTCATCTTGTCCTATATTCGTGAGTTTGATAGCGGGATATCATACGCAAAGAGAAAACATATCTAACTCCCAGGAGTTGTTCGGGATAGCTACTCTGACCTTTGCTACGCATCGGTTGAATCACTGCGTTCTGATGGGACTTACATAATGGCAACCGAACTTAGGTACAACATTCACTTTTGTGAGTACCACGTCATTCATCATGGATATAATGGCAGGTATTACATTGACGAAAGAAAGTTCGCAAGCATCCTGCACTCTCACAAGAAGGCATACCGAAAGTTCGCCTCTGACGTGAAGAATCTAATCTTGGGAGATATGTTCTTCATAACGCCTCCTATTGTGTACGTAGACAAGAATCAAGAGACGGGTAGATACGAAGTCAAGGTGAGCGGTGTAGAAATCAAGTTTCGAATCAGCTATAAGTACAAGCATAACGCAGTGCTGTTCGCTTGTGACCTTGATAAGGCTATCAAGAAGAGGTGCGGAGAGAAGTATGTGGAATCCCATAGAAAGAGAAACTATAATAGGTAAAACAACAAACATAAAAAGAAACGATATGAATTACGAGAAGGAAGAATGTATTGACGACTACGTCCAAGGTGACAACTACGGGAAATTAACCTCAGGGCTACGTGACCTAACTCATATCTTCAACATCACAACTCCAACGGAGACGGGGAAGGAAGTCAATGTTGATGGGTATAGCTTCATTAAGGACGGAGAGAGACGCTACAAGATTGATGTTGTCATTGACGAGAATAAGGATAGAAGGAGAGACTACATCTCAAACTCTCTTGAGAATGCGATTCAGGAGGCAATGTGCGCTGTCGCATACTTCTGTAAGGACTACCCCGAGAAGGTTGCCGCACATTACGCTATGATAGCTCCTCCAATAGATGGTGGTGCGTCTATGCGATACCAACTTCTGACTACAGAAATCAAAGGAAGGAATATCGCTTGGTTTGACTCTGCTGAGATTGCTGAGTTGGCTCGTGATGAGTATAACTTCATCTTTCAATACTTAGCCCTATACAAGACTGACAATGATGAACCACGGCAATTACCCCTGCCAAAGTACACAAAGTGGCTTTTGGATGGAAAACCACAAGCATCAATAGATTTCCTTGACAAGGAAGGTAAGGTCGTTTCTAATGCTTCGTTTTGCATAAACCTCCTCTTCTTAGGGCACGATGTTGTTGGTCATCGTTCAATACCCGAATTGGAGGATGCGAGTTTAGTAGAACTCACCAAACACAAAAATGAGCATGATGCTATGCGGTATCTGTTCTTATTAGCCAAGCGATACTTGGATAACACATACCACTTCCTTACCTCACCTGAACTCTATGTAGAGAAAATGATGGACGAGGGTGTGTACGAAGTGAAGTTCAAGGATTACAAAATCCCTCTGAGGATGTCCTTTATCAGAAGGGGTGATGCTATTGAGTTCGCACAAGAGCTACGAAACCTCTTTGAATATCAAGCCAAGTTCGAGGAGCTTATGCGTAAGCAATATCAAGCGTATGGCGAACCACTCGGGACTAAGGATTACCTTTAGACCTTCACAACTCTAACAAATGAACGGCTCGGTAGAAACAATTCTCTGCTGAGCCGTTCTTAACTAAGACAAGAAATGAAAACGAATGAAGCCGTTGTTCTCAACAACCTTAACGACAACGCCACCCTAAGAATACAAAGTATCATCAACGATAATGGTGATATAATGTCACTCGTCTACGAGGCTTACAACTACATACAACCTGGATACAATGACGAACTTAAGGACATTATTGAAATCCTGAACCGACAATACGAGACCATCCAGCAAGTGAAGGAGTACCACGAAGCAATGAAAGAGAAGATAGAGGAATACGAGGAGAATGAATAGGTAGAATTTGGTCGTTCCGTGTTTTAGCTATATCTTTGTTACGTAAGATAAACAACAAAGAAGATGAGAAACGAAGACTTCACAGAAGAAGAGCTTGCCGAGATTGACGAGGCTATTGCTCAGGTTGAACGAGGCGAATGCACTCGTATTCACGGACGAGACGAACTGATGGGCTACTTAGATAGCCTTTAGGATATAAACCATATAACAAGAAAAGAAATGATTATTTGCGGTTATGCAGGCGTTGGCAAGAGCACGCTGGCGAAAGGTTATGTAGGTATAATGGACTTGGAGTCCACTCCCTTTGAGAAGGATTGGGAACGTTACGCCAAGTGCGCTATCCACTACCACAAGAACGGATACATCGTACTTGTGTCCTGCCACAAGGAAATCCGTGAGCGTATCCTGAGTATGCTTGCAGGAGACAATACGAACGTATGTACTATCGTCCCTAATGTAGCTGACAAAGAACTCTACCGAGAACGCTACACGAGACGAGGCAACACTCCTGAGTTCATCAAGGTACAGATGGATAATTGGGAGAAGTGGCTTGACAAGGGTAACGCCATTGAAGGTGAGCGTTGGATTGAAATGCAGGAAGGAGAAGTCCTCAAGGATACACTTCTCCGTATTGGCATCATCTAACCGAACTCTACAAGTACGCATCTTATCTACGAATGAGATTCAATTATAATTGGAACTTAAAGGATGCCAACTTCACGGGAAGCAGGGGAAAGGTCTTCTCCTGCTTCTCTTGTGGAGGGGGTTCTACTATGGGCTACAAGCTCGCTGGGTTTGATGTTATCGGATGTCTTGATATTGACCATCGTATGATGGAGATATACAAGAAGAACCATAGCCCTAAGTACGCATACGAAGAAGGCATACAGACCTTCAAGCTACGAGACGACCTACCCAAAGAGCTTTACAACCTTGACATCCTTGACGGCTCTCCTCCTTGTTCTACGTTTACTATGACGGGGGATAGGGAGAAGTCCTGGGGCGTAAAAAGGCACTTCCGTGAAGGACAGCAGGAGCAGGTTCTTGATACACTCTTCTTTGACTTCATTGACCTTGCAGAGAAGCTGAAGCCTAAGGTAGTGGTAGCAGAGAATGTCAAGGGTATTCTTATTGCTAATGCAATGGAATATACCATTGAGATACATAAGTCCTTCAAGCGTGCTGGATACTACTCTAAGCATTACGTCCTCAACTCAGAGACGATGGGTGTTCCTCAGAAGCGTGAGCGTGTGTTCTTTGTCGCCATCAGAGAGGACTTGGCTCAGCCATTCTTGCAAAACACCTCTCTCTTTGACGAAGAGCCTACACTTGACCTCACCTTCAATGAAGACCCTATCCTCTTCGGTGAGGTGGCAGACTACTTAGGAGGCGAGATTACAAGCCCTTCTATGCGTATGCTATGGGAGAAGCGCATCTTCGGAGATAGGACACAGAGGAATGCAAGTGAGCGACTATACAAGAAGCGAGTGAACTTCGGTCGTGTATATGCCTACGAGAATGAAGTAGCCCCTACACTGATGGCAAACAAGGCTTCGGTCATCCATTTCAGCAAGCCGTTATTCCTTAGTCAGACGGAAGTTTGCAAGATTTCTACGTTCCCTCAGGACTACGATTTCTGTGGCAAACCTCCTCATTATGTGTGTGGTATGTGCGTACCTCCGATTATGATGGCGCAAGTAGCACAAAGAATTTTTGAGGAATGGTTGAAAAATTTGGTGGAATGAAAAACTCTTTCTACCTTTGTAGTGTGAGAGGGAAACAAAGACCCTCCGCAAGAAACTAAACTAAAAAAAGGAAAGCAAAAATGGCTTACAACGAACAAGACGTTCTTTCACGTATCATCAATGACATCCACCTGAAGGTAGTAAGCGTGAACAACTACAAGAACATGATTAGAAGTAGCGTGACTTCAAGCTGGGCTACCGAAGGTCAGAAGCAACAGACTCTCAAATTCGTGGAGTACCAAGAGGCTAAGCTCAGTGAAGTACTTGACCTCGTCAACGAGTTGGAAATACATCTCGGTGACTAAGAAAAAAAAGAAATCTCAAAGAGATTTGGTGGAATGAAAAATGTTTCCTACCTTTGCTGATGAGATAAAACAATAACAACTCAAAGAGCATTATGAATATCATTCTCACCATCCTGGTCTTGGCACTCGCCTACCTCAGCTTCAGAAACTATTGGAGTAACAATAGCACTGACGATGACGATGACGACCTCGACCACCTCTATGAGGACTAAAAGTAAAAAATCATCTTATAACAATAACAACTAACTCAACTAAGAACGATTATGAAGACAATGAATCTCCTCAAGACCCTCCTCTTCGCAGGTTGCGTCTCACTCACGGCTACCTCACTCACGAGCTGTGACAACCACTCAGAACAGCCTACCTACACGATTCCCGCTCACATGAAGACGGGTGTTATCGTAAACAAGTTCTACCTCCACAACGATGACCCCAAGATGGCGAAGTATATCGTTGTGTACCTCGCAGGCAACAAGGCTCACCTCATCATGGTCATCAAGGACATCTATGACCAAGCCGTCATCGGTAGCGTTGGGGACTTTGATACCCGATACGAATATGTCGGTGACACGTACATCCCCGAAGCAGACTACGAAGCCTTCGAAGCTATCAACTAAGAATCAACTAACCAACTAAACAACTCAACAGATTATGAAAACTATGAATCTCCTGAAGGCTATGCTCCTCTTCGCAGGTCTGTCCTTCGCAACTGCAAGTTGCACGAACAACGATGAACCAAACGCAGAAAACCGCTATGTGCGTAATGGCTACGTTGTAGACAAGACAATCGTAATGGCTGGTGATACGCCCGTATATTACATCCACTTCTTTGATGGACGTAAGACGTATCGTATCATCGTGAACAAGGAGAAGTACGACTACTTCAAGGTAGGCATGATTGCTAATGGCGACATCAGCAATGGTCAGAACTTCTCGGAAGGTGACAAGTAACCATCCTCTAATCGCTTCTACAACTATGAAGATTAAGAACATCATGAAGGCAGTCCTCCTCATCGGAGGGCTGACCTTCGCAACAGCAAGTTGCACGAACAAGAATGACGAACCCGTCATTGAAACGAATCAGTACATCCATAAGGGCGTTGTCGCTGGTAAGACGGAAATGAAAATTGATGTCAAGACCATCTACATCATCCACTTCTTTGACGGACAGCGTGTCTACCGAATCGTAGTGGACTACGACAAGTACACGAGGCTCAAGAAGGGGATGGTCATTACGGCAGACATCCGTGACGACATCAACTACCGAGACGAAGAATTGGCGTTTGATTAGGCAATGTTCTCCAGCATCTCGCAGGGCTATACCGATAAGGAATTTGAGAGTGCGGGTATTGAAGAAATCAACCTCACGATTGGTACTTATACCTGCCTCTCTTTTCTTATCGGAGTTATATCCCTTTTCTTTACAGAAATCGTTGGGGTATTCTTTGGGATAGCATCAGCAGTCTTTATGCTGGTCGTTGTAGCAATGATTACAACACTTCTCATCCAAGCCAAACTTCACAAGGTGAGCCATTACGTTTGGGGATGTGTTTGGTATCTTTCATTGGTGCACACATTCTTCTTGGTATTCCCGCTCGCCATACTTGCCTACCAATCAGATTATATCTATTGGTTCTTTTTCATCAGATAGATTTGAGCGCACGCTATAACTCCTATGTACAGAAAAAACTTTGAGCACATTCTGAGAGATGTAATCTACAACAAGAGCATCAAAGACGAGACCTACATGACTCTCCTTGAAAACTTTCACAAGCCGCTCATAGTTGCTACGTTAGCAATGGCAACATCATTCCTCTTCTCAGGTCTCATTGAGTTTCTCTTAGTACTCGTTGGAGTTGTAGCGTTCGTTTCATTCTTCATCTACTTAACAACGATGCTGGTGGAGCTTGTGTACTATGGAGTGTGGAGTTTGACGAGACTCTTGGTTACGATATACGTGATACACCTTCTACTAAGCATCCCGTTCTTTGTAGCTCTATTCTTCAAGTGGGACTACATTGTAAGTATAATCAGTTAGATATGGATTACAAGAAATACTTTGAAGATTGCTATAAGGGCTACGATGGCTATATGCTGGAGTATCAGGCTGACGATGACTCCGCCCTTCCCGTATCTTGGACGCTCTGTCCTGCAATGTGGATAGCACTTGCGAGTTGCATCTGCCCTCCGTTCGTTATCTACCTCGTCCTGACTGCTATCAGCCTTATTCTCTTAGGGGTATCTTGGTGGCGTGTGTTCGCTATCCGCAAGGCTTACAAGAGGATTGGAGAGAAGAAGTATTCAATCGTGGTGAGCGGAATGATGAGCAACGTTGTTCTCTATTCCTTATTTTGGTTAGCATTCTTTGTGTTTGGCATCTATGCCCACTTGGAGTGTCTCATTAAGTTATTCATCTAAGATATGACACGTGAAGATATAGAGCAATGGGTAAAAGATAACCCGATAGAGTGGCATGAAGCAATAAGCCGTGATGAAGATTGGAACGAGCAAAAGGTGATGGCAGAGAGGTTCTTTCTTCACAAACCCGAAGGGGCTCTATTCTATGTTATAGAATCTTCTTTTTATACCATTGATGAAATGACGCACGCAGTAATACTGACGGATAACATCAAGGAATATAAGAGAAAAGTCCGTAAGTATATCTGTAGTGGAGATACCCTTGAAGAAGCAATGCAAATTGCCGAGGAAGACAGAATCAAGAGGGCGTGCGAGGCTCTTCACATTAAGTAGGGAATAGACATGGAACAAATAGCATTAACTCGTGAAGTCATTGAGCAGTGGGTGAAAGAGCATCCCATTCAATGGGAAGAAACCACCGCTGATGACCAATACGGGAATAGGTACAACATCGTAGTCGAATCGTACAGCATTGATAGACCATATCCATATTACCTCATAGAAGAGTTCTTAGAAGAGGATGGGAACATAGAGTACGAAGCTATTATTACCGACAATCACAGACGACACAAACGCTGTGAAGAGTCACACGTTGCCACGAGACATAGCCTTGACGAAGCCAAGCGAGCCGTAGAGGAAGACAGAATTATCACTGCTTGTGAAGCCCTACGCATCAAGTATGAACGATGAAGATAGTCAAGCAATTATTTGACGAACACATCATGGATGAGGTTCTTCATCCGCACGATGAGTATGGAAGCAGGATTGCCACTGAGCCTCCATTCTTTCTCGGCTTAGTCTTATGGGCTTATGTCACGGGATTTCCACTTGTCGGATGTTGCGATACACTTATGACGAAACCTGTACTCAGCCTAATCTTATTCTCGGTAACACTACTACTTCTTGCATTTGGATTTGGTTTCAGTCTTGCTTTCTGTGTGTACTGCAACAAGCATTACAAAGACCAAAGGGTACGAATGTTAGCATCAAATGACATGCTCGTAGGAGCTTTCATATCGGTCATTCCGATTATGTTTCTGTGCTTGTATGCCACGTATAGCCTCGGTCTGATGTATCACTTAGATAAGGTCTTCGGCTAAATATAGGTCAGATACTAAGATAAACGAATGACCTATCTATCTCATCTTTTCAAGACGCTAAAGCAGGCGAAGGGAGACAGCGAACGATTCGGCATTATTGAAGACCGAATCAACGCCTTCATAGCCTCCCGCTGGATTTTGCTTATAGCCCTCTCCCTCGTCCCATTCAGATTGGACGCAGATAACCCTTGGAAGTATATCATCATCGGAATTGCTATCTCCGTCTACTTCGGGGCTATGAAGTATTCCTTTGAGAGCTTATACAACGGGCTGAAAGACAAGGACGTTAGGCGTATCTCACTCGTCACGTTCTTCTTTAGTCAAGCATTGTCGGTATTATTCTACCTGCTAATGTATTCGCAACTTAAACTTATTTTCTAAATGAAACCTTCATCAATCGTAAAGGCGGGCTTGAGCCTGCTACTCGTAATCAGTCTTACTTCGTGCCGTAGCGAATCAGGATATGTAGACGGAAAACAAATCCGTCAGGAAGCTGATGGCTCTACTGCATTCCTTATCCACCTTCGTGAGAATAGTAAAGATGGTGATAGGGGTATGCACCACACCATCCGTGTGAATAAGGCTACATACTTCTCTGTGGTTGAAGGTGAGTACGTAGAACTGAAGGAAGGAACGTACACTCGTAAGGAGAAGTAGTCATGGAGAAGCTGAAAGAAGCGTTCGGTAATCTTGACGCTGAGTTCTCCAAGATGCTGGAGATAGCCATTGAGAACTTCAAGCGGATGGAAGACTTCAAGAACGCAACGATAGAAGACTTGTATGGTGTGTTCTCTGACGTGTATCGTGGAGGAGCGTCCCTGCAAAGGAAGATGACCGAGGTCTACGACTTGATGAAGGATGTCAGGAAAGAACTTGAATAAAAGACAGAGAAGTCGGAGAGCTAAAAACTTTCCGACTTTTCTCTTTTTGATTTGGAAGGATAAAAAGTTATGTCTATATTTGCGTCTTAAAATCACCTCTTATAAAAATGGCAAATCAAAATCATATGATTAAGCATAGCGGTCAGGTATTCACTCCTGACTTCTTGGTCTCTACCATCTTAGACTACGCTGGGTATATCAGTGGTAGCATTCTACAAAAGCACGTTATTGACAATAGTTGCGGTGACGGGGCTTTCCTTTGCGAAATAGTGAGTAGGTACTGCGAGGATTATATCTCTACGAATAACTCTACAAATGGGCTAAGGCAAGAGCTTGAGACCTTCATCCACGGCATAGAGCTTGACAACGTAGCTTTTGAGAACTGCCTCTTCAACTTGAATAATGTAGTCTCCGAGTTTGGTATTGCTGATGTCAAGTGGAATGTGCTAAACGCTAATGCTCTTTCCTTGGATGTGTTTGACGCTATGATGGATTTTGTCATAGGAAATCCCCCATACGTAAGTGTTCATAACCTTGGAGCGAATTACGATGATGTTAAGTCGTTTACTTTCGCACAAGGAGGTATGACTGACCTTTACTTGGTGTTTTACGAGTTGGGTCTCCGCATGCTCAACGAGAGTGGGAAGTTATGCTATATCACTCCAAGCTCCTGGCTATCAAGCCTTGCCGCAACGAATATGCGCAGTCGCATAATGCGAGATAGGATACTTGTAGGGCTGATAGACTTAGGTCACTTCCAAGCGTTTGCAGGTTCTACGACATATACAATGATTTCGTTGTTTGACGCTACGCACGATAAGAACCTGATAGAATACTATCAGTATTCGGATACGAGCAAGGAGAAGGTGTATGTAGATTCATTCACATACGAGGAAATGTCAATAGGTGGTAGTTTCTACGTAGCTTCACGAAATGACTTATCAGCTATCAGAACAATAAAGGAGACTTCAACTCCCAACTTCGTTAAAGTGAAGAACGGGCTTGCTACTCTTGCGGATAAGGTATTCATAGGGAACGTCTCATTCAAGCCTCTTACCACACCTATAATAAAAGCGTCTACGGGGAAGTGGGAGTATTGCTTCTTCCCGTATGACGTTAATGGGAAGCCATTAGGAAAGGATGAGGTGTTCTCGTATCCTGATGTGGCAGACTACTTGGAGGAGAATAAGGAGACTTTACTAAAGGGTCGTGCAGAAGAGCTGACCCCTGATTGGTATCTTTATGGTCGTACGCAAGCCATCAAGGATGTATATCGCAAGAAGTATTCCATTAACTTCCTTGTTAGGAACATTGAAAGTATAAGGCTAAATCAAGTCCCCGCTGGTGCTGGCGTTTATAGTGGGTTATACATCGTCACTGATGTGCCATTTGAGGTAATTGAAAGAGCGATAAAGTCAGAAGAGTTTATCAACTACATATCTGCACTGAAACACTACAAAAGTGGCGGATACTATAACTATAGCTCAAAGGAGTTAGAGCAATACCTCAACTACAAAATATCTCAGTACAAGAATAATGTACTATGATTTGGTGGAATAAAAAACTCTTCCTACCTTTGTAGTGTGAGAGGCGAACGAAAGAGCCTCCACAGCGAGCTAAACTAAAGTACAACTAAAAAGAAAGCATCACTATGGCAACCATCAAGGAAAAGGCTCTCCAGCTTAAGAAGGACATCGAACAGCTCTCTGCTGAAGCTGAGCACCTCAACGAACTGAGAGAAGAGCTGGCTATCTCCACAGCACGACACAAGCCCTACAAGAACATTATGACGGGCAAGGTAGAGTATCCTCCCGTCAGTCGCCTCTCTCGTGTCCTTTATCGTGCTCTCAAGCGTGAGCTGGAGTATCACGAAGCTAAGTCCCAAGAAATCAGCTCTCGCTTTGAAGCTCTCAAGGAAGAGTATAAGGCTGAGAAGGCGAAGGAGCATCTCAAGAAGCAGTACGAAGAAGCACCTAAGGATAGCCTTCTCGGTGTAATGTCTGACTTCCTCAGTGTGCTTGAAGTGACTTCGGTAGAAGAGACCGAGGACGGCATCACGATTTTCACGCTAAAGTAGTACAAACTATGGGACAGAGTAAGTCATCCATCGGCACGTACCAACGGCTCGTCAAGAGAAAGGCTGAGCTGAGTAAGGTGATGACCAATCACGAGAGCAGTGTACGTGCTCGTGCTGTAGCCAGCAAGGAGATTGAGCAATTAGACGAAAGCATCTCCCTCGTGAAATTCCAAATCAGCGTTTCAGAGATGAGGAAAAATCGTATGGTAGGTAATCTATGTGTTACGACTATGTACTCTGATGACAACGGGGATGTGATTGCATTCAAGAATAACAATGGCATCATATTAACTCTTGAATCCGTAGAGACATCAACGGGCGGTTTCGGTGTAGATAAGATGGACGTATCCGACTTAGATATGTCGGATTTTGAAGGGATGACCTTTACGTTTAAGTTTGACGACCTCGGAGCTACGATTGAACGAGTTGAAGGAAGTGGTATTCGACTGATACCTGACAATGGACATCCCGTATTCATTCCCTGCCGTAATGGTAATGGATGGTATGGTGACAAGACCATCCTCGTGCTGAAAGACCAATTCGGTTATAAGGTCGGCAGCTTAGACATCACCGAATGTCTTCAGGAAGTAAAAGAAACAGAATAAGATTATGGAAGACATCATCAAGAACCTCAAGGTGGTAGGGTTTTATAATCCCGAATGTGATATAAATGGGCTTTGCCTTGAAGATGAGAATGGCGTTGACTATCGCCTCTACTCAATACACTATCAGTCATGCTGTGAACTCCACTACCTCGCATTTGACAGCCTTGAGTTATCAGAGTTTGAAGGTCTCCTCTTTGACTTTGACACGGACGACCTCTCCAACTCCATAGAACGTGTTGAAGATAGTGGCATTCGCCTAAAGCCGAACAATGGTCATCCCATCTTCATTCCAGGATACTCAAGTAACAATGGCTTCTACTCGGATGACATTACCCTTGTCTTTTGCCGTTATGGTGATGACGATGTGTATTGTCAGATTGACGTTACTGAATGTCAGCCTGAGTACTAACCACAAACATTAGTACGGATATGATAAGCGAAGAAGAAAAGAGCAAGCTCGCACGCTATATAGAGTTCATGGGTAGAAGGGTAGACGACCTCTACACTTCTATCACGAATGAAATGGACTCCAGCTTTAGGGACATCCTGAAGTGCGAGTATAGCAATTCAATTAGACTCACCCGCACGCTTGTACGTAAAGCCGAGTATTATGGAGTCCCCATAACGACTTCCATCTTGGTTAGAAATCTCAGAGTAGTAGACTTCTACGAAGATAGCGATGGTAGTACGGGATTCCGTCTTGAAGATGACTTTGACAATACGTATATCCTCTGCTCTGACCACGAAAGAGATTGTTGTGAATCACATTATCTTGACATCAGTGGCTTTGAAAAGGAAGACTTCTTTGACGTTCACTTTGATTTTGACATTGTGGACTTGTCACGAAGCATTGAACGAGTAGAGGGTAGTGGTATCAGACTCCTACCAAAGGACGACCATCCCATCTTCGTCCCTGGATACTCATCAAACAATGGGTACTACTCCGATAACTTGTCTCTTTGCTTCTACAGCTATGAGCTTGGAGCTTTAGGAGACATTGATATAACAGAATGACAACCTAAGCATTATGAATGAAGAAAGAATAAACGAGGTACTCATCAAAGAGAAAGAGCTTGTCTCACGAATTGAAGTGCTTAAAGAGCGTATAAAGGATGAGCCTGATAGTGACTTCAAGGAGATTGACAAAGAAGAGCTGGAATACACCGAAAGTCTACTTAAGTTCATCAGGAGACGTATCATATCCTTAAAACCATACCTCGGTGGAGTTACCTTCAAGAATATGTCTATGGTAGGCTTCCTTGAGGATACTGAAGGTCATGGCTTCTACTTTGAGGATAAGGATGGGAACAAGGTAGTCCTTCGTTCATTCCAAGACCCATATTGCGAAGGGTTGAGCTATCTCAACCTGAGTGTTCTCAAGGAGAGTGATTTTGATGGTCTCCTCTTTGACTTTGACGGGAATGACTTGTCTAAGTCTGTTGAGGTCGTTAAAGACCAAGGCATTCGTCTCAGACCTAATAACGGACACCCCATCTTCATTCCTTGGAAGGTCCACAACAAGGATTGGAATGATGATGATATGAGCCTCGTGCTTGCTCGTATCACAGACGAGACAGACGGGAGCTTTGACTTCAAAACATGGAGAGTGAGCGGTCTCATCGGTAGTATGTGGCTAATTAAGCACTACGGGGAGACAGACGAATAAACAGAAACGAAGATGAACGAGAAACTTAAAGAACGCATTGAGCGTCTTGTAGAAGAGCGGGATGCTATTCAGTCAAAGATTGACAATGTGAATAGCGAACTCAATCGCCTCTACCCACTGAAGAATGACCTTGTGGATATTCTGTCAAAAAGGCACGGGTGTCTCAAGGGACTCCTTGAAGCTACCCGAAGAGAACTGCGATATGCCATAGCATCTGAAGCTGATGAGATTAAGATGGCGAGAGTTGACTGCGTAGATGAAACGAGTCCTTTCACTATGGGAGGAGTCCACTTCACTGATAAGTATGGTCTCAAATACACCCTCGGGTTGGAGTCGGTGCACGCAAAGCAGATAATGAAGGAACGTGAGTATGGGGAGTTGATTGGTTTCTGCATCGACCGCAAGGAGTACAAAGTCCCTGAAATAGCGGGTTCATATCTTTCCTTTGATAATATGTCAAAGGTAGGTTGGGAAAGGAATAGGATGTCAGTCAGCGTTCATCTTGTTGATGGTAAGATATACTTTAATCTCAGGATTGAAGATAGTGATTTGAGCTACGTCTGCATTCCGTTTGTCACGAGTCGTACAGACTACAGCCCACTCAAGCTCGTCCTCAGAGATGGAGACGACAGAGCCTTATGGGCAATCGAAGTTCCCGACCTTGAACGGAACAACTAATCAAAAAATCTCATCAGCATTTGGCAGATTGAAAAACTCTTTCTACTTTTGTTGATGAGACAAGAAAATAACATTTCCAACTCTAAAAGATAAAGAACGATATGAATATCACTCAGAACAAATACAGCGCATTTGAAGACGTAACTTCCTCTTCTCCTTTCTCTCGCATTGAGGAACTCGCTGAATACGTATGCGAACGTGAGAAGTATGTAGCTAAGGAAGTAGGCATTGACGTGTTTGATGTTAATGCGTTGATGGCACTCCGAAGCGTTGCCAGCTTCTCCATCATCTACGAGAACCATACCACGGCAAAGGAACTATACGATAAGTTCAGCGAGGCAGTCAAGGAGAAGGGTTCTCAAGTAAAGTTTGGTTATGAAGACGCTCTTAGAACGATGCTCTCATCAAGTGATGATGACTTCATCGGGTTCTTTGATAAGTTCAACTTTAACTCATAGGACACTTGGACGACTAACATCATCGGTAGCTTCCTTATGCTCCGTGGTCATCTAAAGAAGGAAGGAGAAGTAGTTGAAGAAAAGGATTATAAGTATATTGACGATGTAGTTTGTAAGCGAAACTTCAACCCCGCAACGGACAGCATGGACGACTACCTCTTGGAACTCGTCACAAACGCTTGCTATGAAGCTAAGACACGAAGCTGGTCTGTGGCATCGCTCATCATTGTAAGAGCGTTCTTGAAGCTCGCAGAACAGCTTGGCGTGCCCAGCTTCGGTCTTATGATGCAGGCTAACGACCGAGTGAATATCCTAATCAACAACACTCCTGAAGAAGTAGATGTAGATGACGAAGATTAAAGCTCTATAATACAATATGAGATTCAAGGAATGGATTAAGACCTTCGGGTCGTCCACAGCGATTATCCTCTTCGCTGTAATTATGGCGGTAGGCTCATACTTCTTCATTGGCAACGCATTTGACATTGTCAAGAAGGATGTATACTCACGAGAGGATTTTGAGCGCAAGGTGCGTATCGTAGATTGGACTCTTGACGAGGTAGACTCTATCAAGCGTGTAAATGAAAAGTTACAGAAGGAGAACGACTCTCTTCGGATTGAAAACTCACTTCTGAAAGATATACAAGAGAATAAGTAGGTATGGGGATAAACTCAAAGCATTTGACCCGACTCTTTCTCTCCGATGAAGAGTTTAAGGAGCTGAGACCTCTCGCACTCGTAATGACCATCGGGGTCATCTTCTTCCTCGTATCGGGGCTGTGGATACCCGTAGTGAACTACAAGAACGAGCGTTCTGTAAAGGCACTCACCAAAGCGAACTCAGAACTCATCCATAAGGTGGACTCTCTGAGTGCAGTGAATGACTCTATCACCTACAAGGTGGATACACTAACGAAGGAGGTGCAGACGCTCCTCTTGGAGCTTGCAAGACAAGAGTAAGAGTATGAAGAAGCATGAAGTATATGCACTCCTCTACCTGATGGTATTCATCGTTTTCATCGCTGTTGCTTTTCTGTTCCATTTTGGTTCGCTTTATTTCCGCTCAGGGGATAGTGCTATGGGACTGAAGTTATACGGCATTGGAGGCATTTCCATTGTGGTAGCCGCTCTGTGCTACTGCTTATTCAAGCCAAAGGACTAACATGGTCTGAATTGTTGTTAAGTTGGTCGAGACCGCTGGTGTACTTCGTGTGCGCTGGCGGTCTCTTCTTTTGTTCTGATTTGGTAGAGTGGAATTGAATGATTACTTTTGCTGTACGATATGAAACTCCAATAATGTATGAGACTATGTTAGATAAGAAATATATCAAGGAACTGAGAGCTCTCAAGAAAGAGCTTGAGACCATTAGTTCAAAGAGGGCTAAGGTACTAAGGGACTCCACAGCGTCAAGTGAGGAAGAGTATTACTCAGGGGACTACAAGACGTATACTAAAGAATATGAAAAGCTCATTGAGGAATATGAGTCTATCCGAAAGAGGATGGCACGTATTGTCGCAGAGAACAGAAGGTCGTTCGCTGGTCTACGTGGATGCGGTATATTAAGTACCCATAACAACACAATCAATGTACTCTCATTTGAAGATGAGTTCGGTATCAAGTATTCCCTCCTTATCATGGACTCTAATATGGAGCTATGCTATCCCAGCTTGAGGGTAAATGACGACATAGTGGCGGGATTCATCGGCAATAGATATGACTTTGACGAACGTTCAGATAAAAGTGCGATAAGAGTTATTGACGAGTCTTCGTTCCTTGTTGCTGATGATAGAGGGAACAGCATAAGCATTTCCATTGGTTGGCATGAAGAATTACCCAAGCGTTATTTCTTCATCGCTCTTGTAGCAGAAGGAGGGTATGTCGTGTTTAGAGAAAAGGTAGAACTAAAAGATAAGTAACATCACAATCATGTTTGAAAAGAAGTACGTAAAGGAGCTGAAAGCTCTCAGGAAAGAGTACGACAGACTCTACGAAGAATGGACAAAGCTCCTCATTAAGGAAATATCTCCTTCTACCAAGCTCCTTTATGACGGAGAGGCAGAAGACATTAAGAGACAGAAGAATGGATACTCCGAGGCAATCATTGCCATCTCCAATCGGATGGGTGGTATCATAGCTTCAAATCAGAGCATTTTCAAGAACCTCAAGGTACGTATTGTGCATCAATCTGATGATGGCGTAAGCTCTATCATCTTCTACGATAAGTTCGGCATTGAATACAAGTTGATGCTCCTGGATGAAGAACTTATGTCCAATGGGTCTGAGCTTGACCTGATGGGGGTCTATAAGGAAGAGTTCTACGGATATACTTATAACTTTGACCCTGCACGCATCCACGATGTTATCAGGTTAAGTGCCTTCGGTAGCTTTGACCTGATAGAGAGCAAGGGGCGTGCCGTGAACATTAAGCTACGATTTAACAAGGGAGAGAAGGCAGAGAAGTACTACCTCGCACTTGTCTTAGAAGAAGGTGGAGTGGTGTGGAAGCACAATATCACGAAGTTTGTACCAAAAGATTTGGTGGAGTAAAAAATTCTCCTTATCTTTGTAGTGTGAGAGGGGCAGAAAGGAAGTCCCCTCTCACAGCAAACTAAACTAAAAGCAACCAGCGATGGAAACTAAACAGAACATCCAAGTCTCAGACGTGACATTTGAAGTCTCTTACACCGAAACCGAAGTGCAGTGCTTCGCTTCCGTATCTAAGGTTCACGAACACCTCACAAATGTATCAGAGGCACTCCTCCTCGTTCTTAGAGAAGCGATGCAGTTAGAGCCTATGGCGGTGAACTACAAGCACGAAATCAATGTGGTACTGACTGATGAATACGATGGTTATTCTTATAGCGTAGTAGCTATCAAGAAGTCTGACAAGAGCGACTACGAAAGTCTCTGTGACTTATATCCCGAACTCCATAGCGTCCTTCCTGACGGCACGGAAATCCGCTTCTGCGCTCCATATCGCACGGGTCTTGCCTGCGAGAAAGATTGGGAGGAAGACTAACTCAAAAAAACTTCACCTAAGATTTGGTATCATTACCATATTAGTCCTAAGCATTATCGTTGTCATATACAGCTACTTGAAAGACAACGGATATATCTAATCATAGTATGGCAATACCTATAGTACCTGTAGTACCTGCAACATCTGCGACATCTGCATCTCTCCTATTACTGAATAGGGCACTACATCAGAAAACTATTAACGTTGAAATTCTTCAGTTCGGTATCATTGCGATATTGGCAATAATCCTTGCCCTTATTGCATATTGGTATTTGAAGGACAAAGGATACATCAAATAATTATAATAACAACCCCAAATGGAAGGAATTAACCTCTATCAGGCAAAGGTCGCCTACGACACTCAGAACGAAGACTTCTCAGGAGGAATGCAGAGAGTGCGTGAGACCTATCTCGTCAAGGCTACGAACTTCACCGAAGCAGAGACACGCCTTGTCGCCTACCTCACGAGCTACCCTCACGTCTCACAGCACGAGGTGAAGAGCCTTGGTATCATCAAGACCGAAGCCGTCATCACCTCACCCAACTGCACCTACGAAGACCCTATCTACGCAAAGGTCAAGGTCGCTACGGAGGATATTGACGTGAAGACGGGACGTACCAAGGTGACGAACACAACGCTGGTCGTCAAGGTGGATGACCTCAAGCAAGTCTTCGCTATCGTAGCCAGCACCTATCAGGTGACAGACCACCGCATCGTGGCTATCACAGATATGCAGGTGGTGGACTTCATTGAGTGATAATCATTTAATAATAACCCCATATGTAAGAACGGACGAATTTGCAGTGTAACCTAAATAGGGAAGGGAGGTAAAATTCTCTTCCCTATTTTCTTGTTTTCATATGACTAAAGACGAACTCATCAAGATAATACAATACGAGATTACGTGCTATGGCAACCTCCCCGTCAAACTTGATGACGAGGATATATCTAAGCTCATTGACATTGAGATGAGTATGCTATATGCCAAGTACTCCGTACTACAAGAGACGCAGTATAGCGTTGTATATAAAGAATACTTCTATACACCTGAGTTCAAATCAAGCAGGCTTATCAAGTGTCCTGACTGCGTTATAGGTATCGCTCAGTTCAGAGAGATAAACAAGTTCGGGGCTTTGACATTTGGTCTTGGCTATGGTGACGTAGGTGGTGCTGGTGTTGCTAATATCGGGGCTTCAATGTATATGTCTCCTTGGTCTATTGATGGGGTTACATACCGAATGTCACGCCTCTCAGTCGTAGACCTATACAAACAGCTCACCACCTCTGCAATCCAATTTGGGTTCTCGGAGGCAACGCATACCATCTCGGTAAAAGGTAGGACACCCAAGCATGATGTCCTCATTGAGGCTATCTGTTGTATTCCCCTTGCAGATGCTTATAGCGACCCTTGGGTGAGGAGATACCTTATCGGCAAGGCAAAGCAACAGCTCGGTAGAGTGATAGGCTTCTACAACGCTCAGCTCGTTGGTGGTGCTACTATCAACGTCTCTATAATAAACGAAGACGCAAAGGCAGAAATGGATGCCTGCGATACATACTTCAAGGAGATAAATGCTCCTTGCTACTTCGCAATGTTCTAATGGCACGAAGATTAAAAGACCAAGTGAATGAGATAGCCAGCATCATTGATAATCAGTCCGCAGGGGTGGTTGCAGTGGATTCTTCTACGGCTATTGATGAGCTTGAACCCACACCACCTCTCTTTACGATTGACCACGATGCGATGCGTCAGTCCTGCGAGAATAGAGCAAGGATGACTATCACCCGTATCGTCAATCACGTGATGAGCGAAGAGGACGCTTCCTCCCCTTATGTCAAACAGAAGATGGAGATAGACATAGCTTCGCTCACCAACCTACTTGTCTCACAAGCTCAGAATGCCGTCCTCACCGAAGCGATGATTACCAAGCTCGCTATTGATGGGATGCCTACAAGTCAGACGAGAGTGTTTGCTGAGTTCAGACGTATGGATGCTGAGCTAAATAAGCAGATACTTGAATCTGAAGCCGTATATAGAGCAACCTACACACAGCTCAAATACGAAGTTCAGCAGAGGAGGTTTGAAGGGTCGCACCTTGAACTCTCCTCGGGTGAAGCAAGTAAGCCTAAGTTCGCTTCTGAACGTATCAGTGTGGGTAGTAAAGACCTTATCAAGGAACGCAACCTCAAGAAGAAGCAGTTGCTTATGGCGGTAAAGGTAGAAGAAGCTGATGCTGAGATTATTGAGAATGAAAGTAGTAAGGAATAGGTTTATCCCGTTCAAGGGTTATCAGGGTATTAACTTGTTTGGCGTGCTGTTCGTCCGTGAAGATGAGGAGGTGAGTGCTGTACTTATCAACCACGAGAGGATACACACGGAACAGATGAAGGAGTTGTATTACATCTTCTTTTATGTGTGGTATGCCATTGAGTTCCTCGTTCATCTTGCAAAGACCAGGAATACCGATAAAGCGTATAGGTCTATCTCCTTTGAGCGTGAAGCCTATGACAACGAACGATACTTATCCTACCTAAGTATGAGGAAGAAGTTTTGTTGGTTGGACTACATAGTATGAAATAGAAATCTCCCAAGGAATTATCCTCGGGAGATTTTTTTTGTTAGATATTTGGTGGAATGAAAAACTCTTCTTACCTTTGTGATGTGGGGATGACCCACCATAGATTAAAAAGAGAATAGCAACAACTAAAAAGAAACGTCATTATGGACTTCATCGACAGCTTCGGATATTCCATCAGCTACTTCGGTAGCATTGGTTCGTACTCCACGCTCATCTTCTTCGTCATCTGCGCTCTGCTCGCTCCCGTCTTCATCAAGGTATCTTGGGTAGTCATCAAGATTGTCGCTAAGATAGTCTTCGGTCTCGGGCTGTTCTTCATCGCAGGTTCGCTGGTCTACGTCCTGATGGTCTTCATCCTCCTCCCGCTCCTCGGTACTATCTTCGGCTGGAACTAAACGATAGAGCGAGTTCTAAAGAACTTGTTATCGCTACTGCTCTCGCCCTGATGGAAGGTGATGTTCACAGCTCCGTAAATCTTCTTTGCTATATCACCGACAGCGTTGTTGGTGTAGGTAAAGCCGTTAGAGGAGGTGAAACCACCCTTGATAAGGGGAAGTATATCACGAACGACAATCTTGCCTCCAAGGGTCGTTTCTATGCTTCGTGAGAGGACTATGTCACCATCACTATCAAGACCATCCTTTATCGTCATCAGGTCTTCGGAAGAGTAGAGCGCATTGTTACGTGGGTCTCCTACGAAGGATACACGTACGCTATCCACACCATCTATATCTTCGCATAGTCTTACGATGTCCGACTGAGGTACTCTGTCTCTCCTTGTCATTTCAAGGAAGTAGTTGGAGAGGGAAGACATAATACCATCACGGATTGCTTCTTCACTACTACCTTCCCATTTCCTTACGGAGATGTTGATAGCGAACTTAGCTATACGTGGTTGAAGGATTTTGTTCTCAATGGTGATGACACGCTGACCACTCTCTTCAATAAGGTCAAGGATAGACTGCTGTTCGTCTTCGGATAAAGTGAACATACTCTCGGGTGCAGTGAAGTAGGTATAAGCACCGAGACGCTTCTTGATGTCAGGTACAAGGAAGAGGTATATCGTATTGTCGTCAAGCTGAGTGTTGAACAGCCTTTGCTGAAGCCCTCTCATCCTGACACCCATCTTCCTAAGCTCTTCCTTCTCCTCTTCAATCTTAGCTACGCTGTTAGACTGCTCTGCGTCTACCAAGTAGGATTTGTGTATGTCAATGTTCTTTTGTAGAGCATTGATTTCTCTTTTTATGGCTTCGTCTTCATTTGTATTGTCACCTCTGAATACATCCACGATGGAGAACATATTAAGTCTTCGGAGGAAGTACTCATAGTTCGTCTTGTTGGCAAGCACCATAGAGCGAGAAGAATGTGGAGCAATGACCTTTGTAAGAGCAAGGTCTTCGGGAGCTTCACCAAGGGTCATATCCGTAAGAGCTACTACGGAGATATACTTATTCAAATCAACCTCTTCTCTTCCCATAAGACCTTCCGTCTTGATAGTCCAATTCTGAGGATTTGAACCAATCGTCTTGGAGAGGTTGCCCATCGTACCATTGGCAAGGAGGTACTCAATCATAATGGAAGCACCCTTAGGTGGAATAGCACCATTATCACCATTACCGAAGAACACATCTACACCACCAAGCATCCCCGTACGCACGATACAGCTCTTCTCGTCTCTACCCATATCAAGGAGGGACGACCTATTCTGATACAGCTCACCATTGACGAACACACGTACAAGATACTCATCCATAAACGCAGTCCCCTTAGTAGAGAAGTTATAGCTCTGCAAAGCACCGCCATCAGACGTACCCTGCTGATACTCTATACTACCCTGAACGAGGTCTACGTCAAGGAAAGCCCCATTCCTAAGAGGGATAGAAGCCTGCTCGGCTGGAATAAGTACGATATAAGAGACCCCCGTGACATTACTATATACCTGCATCAGGTTAGGAATAAGAACTTCTCCTGATGCCGTATTAGCTGGCACTTCTTTGAGTAGAAGTCGGATGCGACCTCTTGATGCTGAACCTCGGAATGCAGAGTGACCCGTAAGGCTTGCAAGACCATATATAGAAGAAGGTCTTGACGCTGTGGAGATATTCAGCTCCGTGATAGAGTCTTCCACGTAGTAGAGAACCATACGACCTACGTGGAGTATCGTCTGAAGTATCTGAGCGAAGGGTGATGCTGGAGTGAAAACCTGCCCATGCTCGTTGTATAGGTTCGACATATAGGTGCGGACATCACTCCACATCTCCTTGAAACGAACCTTCATCCCGTTGATAACTCCTTGATTATTACTATCTTTCGCCACGATGAATAAAAATTTCTCTTGCCTTTTGTTTATTTACGGAATATGATATATCTTTGCGGTATAGATAAAGACAAAAAGAACTCGCTATGGAGATTTATAAGTTTGAGAATAAGGTCGCAGTCCTCTTCCATACAACAGAGGAAAACGAACTCTTCATCCGTTTGGATGACCTGAAACGTATCACGGGTAAGAAGCTCAACGATTGGGCTAAGTACTCAATGTATGTCCTCCCCTTCTACACGGGGAAGAACGCAGACAAGACCAATGAGTATTACGTTCTGTATGGGACGTACGAAGGCTACTACGGCACGTGGTTGCGTTTTGAATACGCACTCGCCTTCGTAATGTGGTGTGATAAGAAGCTGGGTAAGTTCCTTGAGGAATGCAAGGCTGATATAGAAAAGCCTGAGAAGACCTACGAGGAGCATCTTCTTGAAGAACTTGAACGTCAGAAGGCTCTCGTAAGAGAACGTGACGAACGCATCCAGGAGCTTGTCAAAGAAATGCAGGAAGCACCACCCCTTGCAAGTAAGAGAAGTAGACATATCCCAAGTGTAACGACCTACACGATGACCCAAGCGGCTAAGATGATAGGACTGCGTTCTGTGAATGAGCTTACCTCTATCCTATCATACAAGGGTATTATCTACAAGAGCGGTGGTATGTGGTTGCTGAATGCAGAGTACCACAATCAGAGCTACGAAGTCTATAAGACCTGCAATGTGAAAGGTCATGGTAGCGACAGCTGGGAGACAACCTACCTCGTATGGACACCAGCAGGTATTGAGTTCTTAAAGAGCATCATCAACAAGTAAACTCTCACTAATACATAACAACAATGTCAGACAACGAAATGAAATCACCTCTCGCACATCAGGTCGGTGGTGAACACTACAAGAGTGCCTACCAGCCTATTGAGTTCATCACAACATTCAAGCTCCTAATGATTGAGGGCAATCTCGTCAAGTATATCACTCGTCACTACAAGAAGAACGGGAAGGAAGACCTTGAGAAGGCTTACCACTACTTGACGCTCGGGGATACGTTTCAGTGCTATTGGCTCGCACCAAAGAATATCTCACGTTCTTTCTTCATTGAGGAGCTAAACCGATACGCTAAGGACAATAACATCACGGAGCTTGAGTACAGCGTCATCTATGAATGCCTCATTGGTGATAGGGACTACGGGATGAGAGTTCTTAGAAGTCTCATTGACAACTATGATGAGTACTACAAGAGATAGGTCATAGACCATTTATCAACAACAAGAGAGGGGAAGCAGTCACCTGCCTCCCCTCTCCTTCTTTTATTAGATTACATTACTCTTGACTCTCTACAACTGCACGTATATCTTCGGGCACTTCCTCCTCATAGCCTTCCAGCTCGGGGAGGTCATAAGCCTTCCAATCAACACGCTGTCGCCTTTCCCAATACCTTGTCTTGGCATTAGATATATGCCTTGAGCAAGTCAGTGAGAAGTGCGTCATCTGACGCATCGTAGTGAAGGTATAGAGATACTCGTCCGTAGCATCCTTGCCTATGAAGATACTATGAGGTAAGGAACTTCCATCCGAGGTTTTTGCCATTAGATAGCCCATCCCCCATTCAAGGATATTACCATCGGTCAGTCTAATGACACGCTTCACCTTGTTGTCATCCAAGGTGGTATATACAAGACCATACTCAATCTCGTGTTCCATCTCCTCATAGAATGGGTCAGTGACATGCGTAACGACATCTGAGAAGGTGGGTTTGCCATTCAGCACCACTTCAGAGTAGGTGTAGGTCTCCCCATCCTCGTTGAGTTCTACGCCCGTGCGTAGAACCCATTGGTCAGCTATAGGGTCTTGTAGGTAGTATAGCTTCCCTTCCGAGGTATAAGGATTACCAACTAAAGTTTGAATAGTTCTCATCTTTAATAAATCTGTATTGTTCTTTAGAGGTAAACTGACTTAGTGAAGTGGCATACTCAATACGACCCTTGAAGATAGGGACGTACATTCTCTCCATTGAGTTTCTATCATCGTTATGAGTCATGACACCAAAAGTCATATAAGACCAACTCCATGAAGAGTTGAACCCTGAATTCGACATGAATGACAAGAACCTCGTAGTATTGTTATAATATGGGATGTCTCTGTTGTAAAAGATAGATGACACTCCGTTTGTACTTGGGTTTAGACTTTGGTCTACACTTCGTGGAAGAATATCAAGGAAACGTCCTCCAACTATATTAAGAGCACTTAAGATTACAGCATTTTCAGGCTGAAATCCCTTGTTATTAACATAGCTACCCCAATAACCATTGGCATATATGGTTCTGTACCCAACATCACTATAAGGCTCAAGATTTGACATTTGGCTCGATGCACTATTTCTGCTTTCAAAATACCTCAAGTTACCAAGATAAGAGTATACATTTAGACCATTTCCGAATAATATAGTGTCTGAATAATTTTTATCAGCCATTGCCTTGGACAACGTGGAGTCCGTTGACGCAATAATGCCATAACCCTTCGTATTACTCATACTTGAAGAACTCTTGTATTGATTAGAAAGTATGTTTGGCATATTTGGACTTAGCCATCCGTATCCACCATAGTTACCTATAGGTCTATCCTCCTGACCGCTATTGTCAGGGTACACGTAATAAGAATGGAAATCTTGTTGTACACCATCCTTATTTTTACTTGTAGAGCCAACGAATCCCTTCTCAGGTGTAGTTTTCCACTTCATTGAGTTCTCTCTACCCGTGAAGTATTGTGCTTCAGGCATACCATACTTATTCCTTAACGAGAATGTACCATTATATGCGTACATCATCATAAGAACGTCCTTATACTCCTCGTATGTCACGTTGTCGTAATAAGAATTAACCTCCGCAAATCGGTAAGACGAATTGTTTGCAGGTTCATTCTTGATGTTCTTCTCGTTTAGTGAAGCTGAATACATAATGGTACGAGTACCCTCTTCTATATGAAGAGGGATGTGAGCAATCCATCGTTCGTCTACTCTACACCATTCGCTCTCCCAATCCTCAGGAGCGTCACTATTAGATAGTACGATATTAGTAAGTTCATCTATTGCCCTTGTGTAAACAGACGTGTAACAATACACTGCACCTTCAGGAATTGCAACGCAAAGGTCTTTATAGCAAGAAGGGTATTTTTCGGGTTCAAGTTGCACTGCCTTGATAACCTTGTCATCGCTATTCACGAATACAGCGGCTTGTCTGATTGGAAGTTCGTAAACGAATCTGTTTTGGAATGGCGCATTCATTCTAATTTCAGAACCTGAAAACGCATTTGCATTGAACCTCTTCAAATCAGTGAAGTCCGTTGTATCTCTTCCATCGAGACCAATGTTATTAAGTGGCATCTTAATTCTCTTGTAACCACTGCAAGGTATCTTGATATAGGAAAGAGCAAGAGCACCTCTGTGCTTGGTGTATTCATTGGATGTAACATCCGCATCCTGCCTATACTTGTAGATGCACTTCTCTATACCAACACTGCCATCAGCATTCCACGTAGAGAGGAACTGAATGTAGTGCTGTATAACGGGTTGTAGCTCTTCCTTGATAGCCTTGTAGTCATATACCTTACATTCAGGAATAGAAGGCATCTGAGCATTAGAACTAACCACGAAGTAGTCATTCCCCGTTTCCCAATCGTGTACGCCCTTGTACCAATATGCAGGCTCTTTAATCCAAAGGTTTCCATTCGTCCAATCCTTCAGGTCTACGGGTGTTGCGTTCTCTATGTTATCATTATCAAGGTACTTGGTGAAGTTGTTCCTATGTACGGGATAGACCCACATCGTACCACGCTCTTCTTCCTTACCCATATAAGCCATACGGGTGTCCCAAATCTTCTTGACGTGACCGCTTGCCTCGTATGCCTTCCTCGTGCCATAACCCGTCCCGTTGTCGTAGTTAATCCAACGTTCGGTGGTGATAACATCTGAGAAGTCTTCACGACCTTGTCTCTTGATTTTACTTACCCAGCCATATACGCTGTATTCAGGCTGTCTGATGGAAAGCTCAGGGAACTTAGCCGTTAGTCTGCTATACTCTTCGTCATCAAGGTACTTACCACGGATTTGGAACTCACCGATAAGAGAACAGCTCTCGTTGATAAGCGCACCCGTAGAAGAGATACCGCCCATATTATTGAACTTGTTAAGGTACTCAGGGCTTTCTCTCTTCTTGATGCCATTAGCACGAAGGAACTTCACGTTAGGAAGCATCTCTAAAATTTCTTCCCAATTAAGGTTAGGGCAGTCCTCAATCCAAAGACTCGTGATGGAGTTCTTGTCTTCAAAGATAAGTCCTTCCTTGGTGATTTTAGAAAGAGCCACGAGCTTCAAGGTCTTCATACTTGCAGGGATATAAATCTGCTCTACGATAGCACCCTCACAGAAGTTCATACTCGTGATACTCGTCCTATGGGCATTGACCTTTTTAATCTTAGCATTCTGAGAGAGGTCAAGGCTGGTGAACGAAGGTCCACTGATACCATATACGTCAATCTCTTCAAGCTGAGAACACTTCTCCGTAGTGATACTCGTAATCTTGTCGTTACCTGCCTGAGTACGCATATCAATCTTACGGATATTCGTGCAGTTGTTGAAGTTAATCGTACCGATAAGGTAAGGAGAGATTTCCTTCATATCCACCTCCATGAAGCGTGAAGCACCATATACGTACTGAGGGTCATTGACGATAAGGTCGGTGTTGAAGGTCAGCGATACGACCTCACCAGCACCACTCGCATAGACACCGCTCTGCTTTGGCGCACCACTCGTGTAACCATACCCGAAGTAGAACTTATCGTTACTCTTGATACGGATACTCTTGTTGTCCTTACTGAACTTATGCGCCAAGTAGATACGTAGGTTGTCTGCACGATACGTACCAGCGAGGTACTTAGCATCAAGAAGTCTAAATCTGTTTTCAATGATATAGCTTCGGTGGGCAAGACGAGCACCTTGCAGTGAGTAGAGGTAGTCTACACCAAGCTCATTCAATGGCTTGATATACTTGTATTCACCATCCTTGTTGTAGATACGTTCAGACCAATTGCCCATAAACTGCTTGTTGAGTACATCGAGTACATACTCGTTACTCATCACAGAACGGATACTCTGAGCGGCTTCTGCAATCTCATTCTTCAGACCCTTACGAACCAAATCCCAAAGGACGCTATCGTGACCTGCGAAGGCGTGCGAACCAATCTGAGCGTCCATCGTCTCCTCGTCAATGTCGTAGTCATATACGACCTTACCATCGTTACGGACACCAAGGATAGTATCGTTATCGTAAGGGATAAGATACCACTTCAGACCATCCCACGTAGCGAACATCATATTCTTTGCTCTTTGGTCTACCATGATGAAGTAGTCCGTCATAGCATACCAAGAACAGAGGGACTTGACGCTGAAGTAGTCTTTCACTTCCGCCTTGAACTTCGTTGGGTTGTTCTTACAAGAGACAATCCATTCCCAAAGACGCTTAACAGCATTCTTATTCTTCTCGGATGCCTCTTCCCACTTTTGGTCAGGGAAACGGAACTCAAGACCATCCTTGAACTTCGTCATATCTGCCGTTTGGAAGAGGTCAAGAGGATGGGAGTTGTTCAGGAACTCAATACAGACGCAGTCGTCACCACTGAACCCGAAGACCTCATCGGCTTGGCTCTTGTCGTTGTTGAAGTTATACTTACCGAGGTAGGTATTCTCTTCTTCATTGGTAGAAGCGAAGAACGCATCCATAGGGAAGCCGTCTACACCGATACGTACATTTGGGTTGGTCTTCTGAGGTGGCGTTAGCATCCCAGCACGCTTCCAAATCTCGTTGATGATGATAGCCACACCTGAGTTGTGCGTTGAAGAGGATTCAGCGAAGTCTGCCTTGAGGGTATATAGTGGTACGGGAATAGCATTAGGCTTGAAGGAGTATTTTAGTTCCTTCTGCTCTACACCACCTACTGTCAAAGTCGTACCATACTTCTTCTTTCTGTCAAAGTAGATACGATAGTTCTTTCTTGGGTAGGTAGTAGAAGACGTACCTTGGATACGAAGACCACCCTGCTTCAAGACAAAGTCGTATTGCTTACCATAGGCAGAGTAGAAGTACACATCAATAGGCACTTCAAACTTCTTGTTGTTCGTCTCAATAACCTTCTTCACGTCACCTACGAAACGAAGTACGCTCTTACCCTTAGCACGGAGCTTTTCAATAGACACATCACCTGAGTCGGTAAGCACGTCATTGTTATGGTACAGCGTGATAATCTCGTTAGCCGTAGGTCTTGTGTAGATGTAGTTGGAAAGGACTTCGTCATCGTTGAGAGCCTTCTCGTAGACACGGATATTACGAATAGCCACGTCAGCACCTTCCGAAGAGATAGTGATACCCTTAGGCGTTTGGTGAAGGATACTATCGCCATTGCCGTATCTAACAGCACCACTACGGATACCATTGATATAAAGCTCGAGAAGTCTATTACCACTCTTGCTGTTGATGACGAAGGTCATTCGGTAGGACTGACCACCAGCGTAGTTGGTGGATACCTCTACGTTAGATGCCGTCCTAATCTCTGCCTTCTGCGCAGTAGCCTTAAACCCTACATTCCCATCAAGACAAGAGATGATAGGAGCGTTGTTGTCATTGATGTTTGAAGTGAAGAACTCCAGCTCAAGGGTACAACCCGTGTTGGTAGCATCTTCCTTAAACATCTTATATGGGATTTCAATACTACCGCCATTGGTGATATGCAGGTAGCCATCTCTCCAACCGCCCGAGAGCCAATCAAAGTTAGGCGAGAACTTCGTTACAATCTTCTTGTACTTCCACGTAGCCTTCTCCTTCTCGGCAGATGTTCTACCGATAGCGGAGAGGTTAAGGGAGAGACCTTCTGTGGTATCGGAAATATCCACAGCACCCTTCTTTATATCTGCGGTAATCGTCTGAGAGACACCACGGCAGTCTACAACGATAGGTATCTCGCCGTTGGTAGCGAAGGTCGTTCTGTAAATCTTCGTGCTTCTCGTGACGCTCAGAGTGCTTGGCGTTTGGTCTCCAATCTTAATCGTAGTAGGAGCAGAAGAGTTGAGTGCGTCATATACAGCATACTCAAAGGAGAGTTCACTGAACTGCTCACCAACCATCATCGCCTTGACGTTGTTAGCACTCGTATCTACCCTACCATCCTTACGGGAGAAGAGGACACCAACCTGAGGTTGTTTGTCACTCGTACCTACATAGAAGTCAAAGTAGATAGACTCACTCTTGATGTTTGCACCACCGATAGAAGACTCTGCTACCAGCTGAGCATTATGATGCCCCTTGGAGTAGTTGGTATCAAGAAGGAAGGAGAAGGACGAGTTCGTCAGACCTGCCTTCGTGACAGATACGTTCGTCTTCTCAATGCCGTCTACATACAGCGTGATAGTCTTGTTCCCTGCACCACGGATAGCGAAGGGAATGGTCATCATCGTATTAGGCTCAAACCCTCTGATACCTGAGTACAAGTCGTATGTAGTAGAAAGGACGAGGTTATGCACAGCGAGCTTAGCATACGCCTGCTTCTTTTGGATAGTCCCTTCTGCTGTCGTACACGTAGCAAGGAGCTTCACTTCAATAAGACCATCCTTATCTGTATATGGAGAGAGGTCTATGTTATACGTACCACTTGACACGCTTGTGAACTCCTTATGGTAAAGCTCTACGACACCTCTGTTGATAGTCAGTCTAATATCAGCCTTGATACCCGTAGGGGCTTGAGCACCATCATTGGTGACGTTGTTATAGGTATAGGTCATCATAGCGCTATCACCCATCTTAACGTTCTCCTCAGGTACTGCGGTCGTCAGGATAATCTTTGACCCTGCGTCACCACCACCGCCACCGCCTTTACCAGCGGGAATATCTACCGAGATAGGGTCGCCATCAAGCATATTAAGAGAGAGAGTAACCTTCGTCTCGTCTTCCGAGACAACGGCTTCCATCCCTGATACGAGGTTCTTCTTGATAGACTCAAACTTAGTCGTGATGACGCTGTTAGGCAGAGCGTTGTTTGACCCTACATCAAACGTCTCATCCATCGTGATAGGAGGCAGGGTAATCTCTACCTGACCATCCTCCGAGATAGGCAGAGCCTTCCCGTTGAACTTGATAGACTTGATAGCACCAAGAGGAATAGCCTCACCCCAGCTGTTGGTTTCAACGGAGTAAGGTCCATATATAGCACCCTCATCAGTAGCAATATAGTAGTCGCCATCCCTCTTTCTAAAGTCAGGACTAAATCTCCCTTCTGCCCTACCTGACTTGATAGTCACACCTTGCAGGTCAATAAGGTCTCCAAGGATGACACCCTTAGCACCATCCGACTCGTACTTATATACAAGCTGATTACCTTCTCTCTCAATGATAGGTCTCTCACCCTTCTCACCACGTGGACCTCTGAGGTCAATCTCATTCACTGCCTTGAGCTGGTCTGTACCCCACGACTTAGCGAGGAAGACCTTTTCGCCATTATCGCCACCGATGATAGTAGAGACATTAGGAGAGAGATAGACAAGAGGAGCTTCGCCCCACTTATCCGTCTGAGAGTAAGGTCCATATATAGCGTGTTCCTTGGTATGCAGGTAGTAGTCACCAACGAGGACACCGATGAAGGTATTCGTATCCGTGATGTCGCCACCTCTGTGTATCTGAGTACCACGCGGACCTTGGATACGCCCTACATTGATAAAGCCCTTATGTTCGGTATGAACATCACTCTTCACCCAAAGTTCACCATTGATAAGATAACCATCACCTACGTGAGCATCATCGGGGAGGTCAGTAGAGCTACGGAAGTTACCACTACGGATATTCACAGAAGACCCTGGCTCACCACGCTCACCACGTGGACCTTGGATACCTCTGAGGTTAGCGATAGGTGCAACACCCCAATCCGTTCCGTTATGTCTCCACAAATTCCCGTCTACACTACACAGATACATATCTCCACCAACGGGGTTTGCATTTGCTGTCGCATCCGAGGATGGGTGCGTTGCAATACCCGAGTGGATATAGTCTCTCACTCTACGTTCAAAGACAAGCCTACCCTTCTCTTGGTCTTCCTTGACATCAACGATGACACCGCCCTGATTGACGGGAACACCATTGACCTTCGCCCCTACAACAATCTCCTGCCCGAGGTATTTCACTCGGTCAATATGAGCCTCGTCAGTGACAAGCTCACTTGGCTTGGTGGGGTTGTAGTTTAGGAGAATAGCAATAGCGTCAGTGCTTTGTTCAAACCTTGCCGTTGCTTGCTCAAGAAAGAGGCTGTGCTTGATTTTCTTTCTGCTTTTATGAGCCATTTCTTATATATTGTAATCTAACAAAAAGCGAGGTCTACATCATGGTAATCAGACATAGACCTCGCTTCCACAATGTGTATATTAGATTTAGCCTGCGACTACGCCCCAGCCATCTTCTTCACCTGCGTCACCTTCGCCTTCGGCAATCTTGCGAAGACGTTCCATAATCTTGGCAGGGATAACGGCAGGGTCGCCCTTAGCCCCAGGAACGCCAGGTTCGCCCTTGACACCTTGCAGACCTCTGATGTTCGTTACATAAGAGAGAGCAAATCTGTTCTTCTTAGAGGTATCAAACTTGAGGGTGAACACGTCAAGAGTATCGGGGTTGTAGATGTTGTCACCTTCAATGAGCGTTTCCGTTCTGTCGGTAACACCACTCGTGAGGAAGGTTGCAAAGACTTCGTTCTCGGCAGGGTTCTTTTCGAGTTCAAGGAAGTTGGGGTTGATGCTTGCCACGACATCTGATGGAGCGGTCTTGTAGACCCCCTTAGACCAAAAGAATCGTACGCCACGTGCGCCAGCCTTCCCATCGTGACCATCAGTACCATCCGTACCTCTTGGACCTTTAAGCGTGTTCATATACAGCTTAGAACCATTGGGGTTAGGAATAGAGTTAGCCTGACCATCAGAACCATACTTGTACATCAGCTCGGCAAGGTCATCAGACCCTTCAACGAAGAGGATAGGTGCTTCACCCTTCTTACCTTCGTCACCCTTGAGTTCACGGATGAGGACAAGGTCAGTCCAATCTTCATTGTCTGAGTATCTGTACTGAATGCTGTTCTCGCCCTTTCTGAACTTAGGACTCTTACCACGGAGTTCTTCGGTGGAGAAGTTATCCACAAGGTATTCCTTCCCTGCGACAGAGAACTTGACACGACCCTTGTTCACGCCACTTGTGATATGGGTGATAGAGTCAATGGCAGGAATATCGTAGAGCTTCTTGTAGTCGGTCTCGCCTTCGTATCTCCACTTGACTTGACCTTCGTTGGTGATGAGCTGAATGTTCTTACCAGCTTCACCTCTGAGAGATGCAATCCAATCGCCTTCGGTGGTAGCCGTTGTTCTGTTGGTACGCTTAGCGATTTCGTAAGCACTCTCACCATCAGCACCATCGTTACCCTTAACACCTGGGATACCTTGGTCGCCCTTAGCACCCTTGAGGTTCTTGAGGAAGAACTTAGAGCCTTCTTCGTCATTGATAGGATAGGACTGCCCTTCGGAGGTGTACTTGTAGCGAAGCTCAGAAGCGTCACCACTACCTGATACGAAGAGGATAGGAGCATCACCCTTCTTACCTTCATCACCCTTCTCGCCCTTGAGGACTTCAGTGAAGCTCCTATCCCGTTTGAGTTCAGAAGCAACGGAGACGACATTGACCTTTGCCAGCTCCAGCTTCATAGAAGAGAGCGTAGCAATCTCATTGGTGACTTGCTGACGAAGGTCAGAGTAGGAGTTCTTGATAGCTTCAAACTCACCGATAGCCCTTGTCAGTTCCTTCACCTTCTCGTCAATAGCACTCTTAGCACGGAGCTGAGCGTTGTTCACTTCGGAGATGGCAGAAGCAACATCCTCCTTGAACTTCTTTGACGTTTCATTCAGCTCGGCAATCTTCGCATCGATGTCAGAGGTTGCTCTCGTGAAACGAGTATCAATATCTGACGTTACAGACGAATGCTTTGACTTGATTTCCTCGGAGAGGGTCTTCTTAGCCTCTGTGAGCGTCTCTTCTACCTTGCGTGACAGCTCTGTACCCTTAGAGATGATTGAACTCGTCAGAGAGCTTGCAGTCTGCTCGTAGTTATTCGTGAGGGTAGAAGTGAGTTCCTGAACCTTGGTGTTGATAAGACTTTCCGATTCAGTCTTGACCTCGCTCTTGACGGAGGTCTTGATTTCATTCACCTTCTCGTCAATGTTGATAAGGGCGGAAAGGTCAATGGCTTCTTCCTTGATGTCAAGGGTCAGACCATTCTCACCTCTCTTGAGAAGACGTGCGGAGCTGGTGATATAGGTCTTCCCTTGCTCACGCTCCTCACCTTCACCTTCTACCTTCACGCCATTGACGTGGAGTTCGAGGTCAATCTTATTCGTCCTAATCTTCTCTTCAAGCTCACTCTTAGCGTTTGTAATCTTCTCCTCGGTGTTATCCTGCTTATACTCTACTACGAGCTTCCTCTTACCACTAAGGTCATTCTTAACAGAAACGCTCTTGACAATCTGAGTATCAGATGGGTCTCCTTGTAGCTCTTCACCTACCACCTCAACAGAAGAAGAGAGAGAGTTAATCGTAACAAGGCTATCCACCTCTTCCTTGGTGTAGAACTCCTTAGCAAGCTCATCCTTCATCTGAGGAAGTTCAGCAGACACAGCATCGCCAACGAGGTCACTCACCTGAGAGGTCTTAGCATACTCACTGAATGAAGGCAGTGGAGCTTTGGAGACCTTGATAGACCCATTGCTTTCGTCTGCTGTGACAGATACAACAACGCTGTTGTCGCTTGCGTCAAGGTCAAGAGCATCCTTTACCTCCGTAGTGAAGTTCTCTACACGAACGTACTTAGCATCATCGCTGAGCTTTTCGTTGTTCTTGAGGGTATTCAGCTCGCTCTTGAGTTCGGCAACCTGCTCCTTCGTTGAAGTGACGTTTGCATTCAGAGCGTTGTACTTCCCTTCAATCTTAGCGTTCTGCTCAAGGATAGTGGCGACATCATCAAAGGGAGCGGTCTTAGCGGCAAGGTCATCCACACGTGCAGAGATAAGGCTATCAGCCTCTCTAAGCTCCGTAGACAGACGAGCTACCTCTTCCCTGATAGAAGTACCCTGAGCCTTTCTTTCGTCCTTCTCTTCACGGATAGCTGAGTTCACCTTGGCAAACTCAGCACCATCCTTCTGAGCGTACTTAGAGAGGTCAGGAGCATTGGAGTAATATAGGTGGGTCTTGAAAGAGTTGCCTTCCTTGATATACCTAATATCATTAAGGATACGACCTCTCAGAGTTGGGTCTGATGGGTCTTCAATATCCCCTGAGTAATGCTTGGTAGGAGCATCGTGGCTTAGGTAATCATCAAGGAAAGAGATATTCTCAGTAGGTCTACCTTCGGTAACGAAGTGCTTTTTAAGGTCTTCCTTGAACTTGTCAATAGAATCCTTAATATAAGAATACTCTCTCTTGACCTCGTCAAACTTACCATTGACAGCGGGCAGGTACGTCTCAGCATCAGACACGCCATAAACGATAACCAGCTCGCCAGCCTCATTGGTAGAAATCTCCTTAACGACTTGGTTCTTCGCACCACCTACCTTACCACGAGATAAGATATTCTTCAGAGCGAGGAAGCGAGTATCAAGGATGTTGCTTGACTGAATCTGCTTAATCGTATCAAGAGATACATATCCGCTAATATCACGAATAGGAAGCTCGTTGTACCCAACAACACCATCTTCCGAAGCATACAGCCCCGTGACGATAGTCGTCAGGTCAGAAGGAGCTCCTGGGAGTTGCCCGTTGTTCCTCCTGCTATATGCTTCAAGGAGTTGTGCCGAAGGCTGGAGAGACCTTTCACCACGTCTGATACCATTGAGGAATGGTGCGATGAAAGCGTCAAGAGAGCCAACCTTGATGGTAGCCTGACCATCCTTTGTCGTGATAGAGGATAGGTACGTATGTTCATTCCCTACTTCTCTGAGAAGTGTCTCAAGGTTGAGGTAGTGCTGTGCATCCTCCTTCGCCATCGTACCCAAGATAGGGTTGAGGGTGATAGGGTCTACAACTGCTTCAAACCCAACTTGAGGGAAGTAAGGGTTTTTGTTCCCGTCCCTTAGAAGGACAACGGGGATAGGCTTGCGCCCCTTTTTCTCTTCACTCATGTATATATCGATATATAATTTGTTCTTAGCTATTTACTAAAAAGAGAGTGGGGTCGCTATGCTCCCGCACCACGACCCCCAACATCACTCTCTTAAAATCCGATATGTTTTCACATCATATTATTTATGCACGAAAGTAACGAACAGCTCTCCCGTACCATCGTCTAACGTGATATTCTTTACAATCTCATCATCATTAGCTCTATCGTTACCCTTGCTGTAGCTAATCCTACGTGGCATCATCTCACCCCTAAGGATATTCATTGCCGTCTCAAGACGCTCCTTATCTGTGACACCGATGCTACGAATATACTCCTTAACATCTTCCATCGTGATAGGTTTGTCAAACGTAACGACAAGTCTATCCCCATCAAGGACGACACCCGTAGCAACACCACTACCAATAGTAGAAAGGCTCTTAGAAAGGAAGACCGACTTGAGGTAGGCAACATCAGAAGCCTTCTCCGAAAGAGGCTTACGCACTTCCTTCTCAAGGGCAGACACCCTATCATTCAGCTTGTCAAACTCCTTGGTGAAATGCTCTACCTCACCCTTAACTCTTTCCGAGCCTGAGGTCTCTACTATATTCTTTATAGTCTCTACCTCGCCACGTAGTGCGTGAAGCAGGTTATATAGCTTTGCTACTTCTGCATCCATAATGTAATCTTAAAGGTCTTTGTATTCAGGGATAGCATCAAAGCAAGGACACTCCTTGATACGTTCCCAAGGGTCAATGATACCATTACCATTCTTGTCCTCAGAGAAGTCTCTATGACCTTGAATCTTTGCCTTGGGGTACTTAGCCTTTAGCTTCTTCAGTAGCTCTCTAAGGGCTTCCTTCTGCTCGGGAGTTCGGTTGTCAACACCCTTACCCGTGGAGTCAATACCGCCAACGTAAGCCACGTTAATCGTAACCATATTGAAACCCTTGACCCCGTTGCTATAACGTTCCTCTGTCTCCATAGGATGTACTACACCATCCTTGGTGACAACGTAGTGGTATCCAGGTCTCTTGAACCCTCTCTGCTTGAAGACACGATTAAGTTCAGCTACACCCCAATGCTGAGGTGATGCAGTGCAGTGCACCGCAATGTATTTGATGTCTCTTTCCATGTTATTGTGAATAATATAAAGGTATGGGCATAAAAAAAGCCCTACTGATAGTTTATTTATCAATAGGGCTGTTATGTTTTCAGTGATGACTACTCCATCTGATACTCATTTAATGGGAAGAATGACATCCAATCACCAAATGATGCCTCAGCCATTATACCATTAGTTCTTGTGAAATAAGGCTTTGAAATCCTCTTAGAACCAGCATCACTGTCATGTGTATATGAGCTTGCAACAACAGCAATAGGTTTGTGATGTAGGAAATCTATAAACTTATTGCCTGGCAACCTATCAATAACATACAGAGACCTTAGAACAAATAGATTAGGCATCTCTCCAGCACAAGCCAAATACTCCATATGATTCTTAAGCTTATCCAGCATCGTCCTCTTAATATCAGAGTCGTAGTATGGTCTCATGGATTCTGTCTTATGGAGTACGTAAGCACCACCATTTGCATCCTTAAACCCAGGTAGACATCTGTACATAGGAACAAACTGAACTTCGTGCTTCTCTTTACCTATTATTAAGCTCGCATATTTACGTAGTTTGTCTATGCTTAAATCGCCTATGAGCCGAGAGGGGACAGTTGATATTTCTGTAAGTATTTTCTCAATCTCCTCATCAGGCTCAAATACCGACAACAACTCATCCTTACTTGCATTGTTTAGGAAAGCATCTTTATCTCCGCCATTCGCTTTAATGGCTTCAGCTATTCTATCTGCCAGCTTATCCCACAAAAGCTCCAAATACTTTTCTCCATACTGAGTCCTATCGGTCACATTGGTGAATTTCAACTCTGAAAGATTCTGTTCAATACTCCCATCAAGTATTTTATCAACCCACAGCTTTTTTCTGTCCACCTCGGGAGCACCAGCCTCAATGATAAGAGTATTATACTCATCTACATAAACCCCGTCACTGCTATCCTTTGGGAGATAGTAGGTGAGTATTTCATAGGGGTACTCAAATGTTGAGGATAATGGAAGGCTTGGAAGGACGAATTTGAGATACGAGTAATGCCATTGCCTTGCTTTGCTCTTTTTGTCTGATTCAAAGAACTTCTTATCAAGCTCGGTAAACGTAATCTTCTCGTTGATAAACTCTCTTATATACCCTACGACAAATCCATAGAATACATTTTCTATCTCGTCACCATAGAACTCCCAAAAACGAGATGCGTTATCCTCCTCTATATAACTTGTCGTGTTGAACAAAGACTGAATTTCCTTTTCGGTAGAGTACTTTACACGGATGCAGTTATCAGCGTTGAAATACTCCTTGAACTCGTCCATTATGATTTTCGCCCTTTCGGCAATCATTTCAGGGGTGGTATACCCAACCATAGATGGGCTGGAATCAAAATACTTCTCAGCAACGTCATAAGCAATCTTATACGCAACACCATTCTCTTTTTCCTCGTAGTCTGCATTAACAAGATATGATACTCTTCCGTAGAACTCGTCAATCTTATCAATAGCGATGCTATAGAATTTGTTTATAAACTCGTGTAGCGTAAATATGGGCTTCTTAGATGCGTCTTTGTTGGGGTTGTAAACAGATTTGACTGCATCGCCTCTGTTCTTAAACTTACTTATATCTATCAGTGCCATATTAAGTATTATATCTATTGGATTGTGAAGTGAAACGACAAATTCCTTTCTGATAGAAGGTGCTTTGCCCTTATCTCCCTGACTGATGAAAAGCTCATTGGACTATCAGAGGTCATCATGGTCATCGTCACAAAACCATCGCATTCATCAAGCTTTCCCACACGGCTTAAATTTCCCCTACTGAACATGTATATATCCCTGAAGAACTTAACGGGAGGTGTCGTCTTGAACTTAGATAATTCATATGCAACATTGGACATAGCTCCCTTTATGATTGTTTTGTATATGCCATTGCTTACATTCTCAAGTGCCTTAATCCAAAGGTCAAATCCATCATCATCGTCCTCGTTCTTTCTGATTGCGAATAGAAGACTCCCAAGAGTTATTAACTTTGACCTGTTGCCATCCCTTTGTTGCGCAATATCACTATATGATGCAAATACAAACTCATCATTGGTAAACGTTGTAATACCAGAGTCAATTTTCGACGTGAAGTAAAATGGCGAATAGCTGTTTACATCTGAAGACAGAGTGGAGTAAGCGATTTTACGTATTTCGTTTTTCTTCTTCTCCAAATACTCATCACTTAGATTGCCTTTTACGACTGCCTGGTCATCCCAATACTTTCCTATACGACCATCAGGAGCAACTGCTTTATTGAATAGTTCAAACACAGTATCACCTGATTCATCCAAATCAGACAAAGCATATCCGAGATAGTCTATCATGTTTTTTGCCTTTGGATGCATCCACCTCCCCCTGAACTCTTCATATGTCTTTTCCCCGACAGCAAGTTTTAACATTTCGTTCTTAGTGATGCGCCCGTTTTTCTTACGCTTGTACATCTCTCCGCCACCAATCTTATTGCCATTGTAGAAGATGTTTTCCCCGTCAAAGTCAAGGTATCTATACGTCATTATGGTATTATCATCAGCCGCTGATACGGGTATAGGCTCTTCGTATAGGTAGCTATTGACTGAGGTCATTTGAAGATTTTCAAGGAAGTATTCATCGCCTTCGGTGAGTGCGACCTTTCCTTTGATATAGGTGTTGAAGTATTCAAGTAACGCTCCGAAGATTTCAGATGAGTTTTTGAATGAGACGAGTTCTACAGTTGCTGAAACTTTCTCCTTCGCCTCCTCTTCACTCTTTCCCATCATCAGTATATTCTCCACATTAAGGTAAGGAATGAGATTTTTAATTGCCTCAATCTCGCTCCCCTCACCTACGGCTCGTGTCATAATACCGAATAGCAAACTCTCCTCCCTCTTCTTGAAGTCTTCAAGTAGGATACGAGAGAAACGGGCATAGGTCTCATTCACGTTCCCCGCAAACCCATCAATAGCTTTCTCAAGGAAGTCTGCAAATGTAATATCAGGCTTAAAATAGGACTCGTCTTTATAAACGGGCTTTACGACCTGCGTCCTATGATTAATCTTGCTTATGTCTATTAAAGCCATATTATATGTATATGTAATTTGACATTCTATCGTCAGCAATAACAAAATAAAACTTCAAGTCGCCATAACGGTTAAGACACGGCACGTTATCGGAACTGCTAACGAGCTGATGACACATTATGCTACACCCCAAAAGAGAGATACAATCCCTGAACTCCTTCGTCACATCAGGGTTTAGTCCGTACACTTCATTAAGCAAATAACCAACATGAGCTTTAGGTATTGCTCCAAGTATGCTAACGGAATTGCGCAAAAGCGTCTTAATCTTATCTTTAACGCTACCACTGAACAAATACTCCTCACTACTGAGTTTAGATAATCGCAAATCTACGGGGACACCGCCTTTCACGCCATCATTGTACGACCAATCAAATGAGACACACTTGTCTATACTCAGCATGATTCCTGATACTATAGCATCTCCATCATACTTTTCCTTATATTGGCAGACCTTGCATCCATTAGCAGAGAAAATATAAGCACCACACCTATTGACGCATAACCAATAAATCAGCTTTGCTATATCCTTGTAGTTAGTCTCTGTGACCATTGGTCTCCTTGATGATATGATTGGTAACAAAGTTGGGGAGTCATCATCCATATCAATTTCAAGAAGTTCGTTGAGGACATCCATCGGGAATGCGGACAAAGCCTTTTGTTCAATGTCATCGACCTTCGTCTCGTCTACACCTTCTTCGTCAGGAAGAGTAAACCCAATCCTTTGAGCATTCGTCTCCATGTTTTTCAGTAGCTCATCTATTATATCGCTATTGGATTTCACGTTGAACATTTGAACAACAGAAGGAGTACGTGAGTTCTGAAGAACCTTCCTTTGGATTAAGGACGTAGGAGTATCTCTTCTGTCATTCCCATACTTATAATAAATCGCACGAGCCGTTTCCACGTCATAGCAATAGTCTCTAAGAATTTCAATAGATGCCACATTGCTCCCATTGATGTAAACACCATCCTCCTTACGCTCGGTCATAAGGTAGCATAGTGCGTGGTTCTCCTTATCTGCACTCTTGTATGACAATGGGACATCGGTGAACTCGCACAGCAAAGTGTTGTACATAATCTTACCGTCACCAATGGCATTATACATCTTATCGTAGACCTGCTTATCCAAATCGGTGAACTTGACCTTTGAATTGATGTAGTTCTTGATATACGGGATGACGCACTCCTTGAAGATATAAATGGACTTATCCTTGGTGATAAGTAGCCTACCACCAGCATCGGACTCGCCAATTTCCTCGGAGGCATTCTCTATGAGATTTTCCAACTGCTCATCTGTTGCGTAGTGGATGAGTATGCAGTTGTTCGTATTGATATAGGATATATACTCATTCATTCCACCAAGGACAATGTCAATTTGGTACTTGGTGGACACTTGGTATCCAAGACCGTTTGTGAGACATTCCAGCATCATCTTAAAGAACTCGCTATCAGTTCCATTCTTCAAGTCATTACCGAGAATGGATGTCATTCGTGTGTAATGCTCATCAATAAGGTCAGCAACCTTGTCAATGTAATCATCAAGGAACTCATTAAACCCGAATGTTGCGTAATGCGACTCTCCACCCGATGAAGACTTGACTATCGGAGTGCGGTTCTTAAATTTACTTATGTCTATTAGTGCCATACCGTACTACTTATATGATAGTGTTAGCGTCATCATATCACCTTGGAATAGCTGTTTGAATTTTCTAACTGAGCGAGCCTTCCTTTTCATCCCCATGCTAACCATTATATAACCATCGCAGTCTCTATACGTCCCCGTAGTTGTGAGCCCCTTGTCGGAAGTGTAGGTATCTCTGATGATTTTGGTTATAGGAGTGTGGTCGAACTTCAGCTTATTTGAATCTCCACCCTCATCAGAAGCCACGAGTTCTATCTTCTTTTTCAGCTCAACCTGAGCCTCTGCGAAGATTCTCAGTGCTTCTTTGCGTATCGCTCCATTACAAGACCGCTCCAAAGATTCTATGATAAATGGGAAGAACTTATCGCCTAACCCGTAGATGTACAATAAGCTATGTTCCCAATTAGTACATATGGATAAGTTCTCTTCAGCTTTAAGCATTTTGTCAGCATCCTCTCCTACACCTTTTCTAAAAGCATGGTCTTCAAAGGAAAACATAGATATGTCAAATGCGCTTTCTTTAGGGAATGCTGACAATGGGTTGGATGTTTTAGAAAATGGCGTAACGCAAAATAAGTCTTCTCCTAAGATATATCCCTTAACCACATCTTCGTTATAGTCACTACGAACTCTAAGGCCTGGCAGTGCCTTCAATAGACGAGACTTGTCAGACATAGCATCCGTGCTAAAAGCCTTCTCAACAGTTGTATCACCAATGGAAGCAACATGTTCAGGGATACTTTCAAACCCAAGGTTATTAGACACAAGAGCCATTATCTCTCCCCTGAGGTTGCGAAGACTTTCCATCTCTTCATCTACCCAAAGGCTCTTAAACGCATTAAGGTTATTAGTATCGTAGTTTTGCGGGGGCTTCACACCATACCAAGGTCCAAAAGTAGAGCCTTTATCACCATTTTTTAGATTTTCGGGTATCATCTTATAGCCACCATATGTTATGTTCCCGTCCTTGTGCTCAGGGAGGAAGTACGTCATAATCTCTCCATCCTTGCCCGTAGATACGGGGATTAAGTACTCATGGACATCTATGGAGTATAAGCTACTATACCCTGAGCTATACAATCCGAAATCAACATCCTCTTCAAGGTAGAACCTCTCGTCCATCTTGGTAAATTCCAACTTGGGATTTACGTAGTCCCTTATATAAGGAAGCACGATATTCCTAAATGTCTCTTTAGTCTTATCGCCAAACAAGTCTTTTTCATAAGAGATAGTCTTGGTTATAAGCTGTGCTAAGTCGCTCTTCGGGGTGAAGTTGATGCGAATACAGTTGTCTATATTGATATAAGTCAACGCTCTGCCAAGCATGGCATTAACATTTTCATCGGATAGATTATTATATACCTCCTTGACCATCTTATATAGAACGCTTTCTTTTTCGTTCTTCAGGTCTTCAAGGAGAATCCTTGACAGTCTTGCGTAGTACTCGTCAATCTGTTCGGCAAGGCATTCACCAAGCCTACTAATGAAATCCATAAACGGATATGAGGCATATTTCTGCCCTTGTTCTACCACTGCGGAGGACACTACCGCCCTTCTGTTTGCAATCTTGCTAATATCTATTAAAGCCATACTTTTTAATTACCTTACTGAAATACCTGAATAATACTTAATATCTGCATCAACAAAGATTTCTCCTACATACTCCCCATTCGTTATACTCTTGTCATTGTCATCCATCCTTGGATTCAGACAAGCCTCAAGTGTACACGTGACGAGTAAAGGCGTATTCGGATTGATTTCTACATATACCTTTGAGTCCTTGCTTGGGATGCTTAATGGGTGATAGCCATCACTGCCATTGGTGAGTATCAGCTTCATCATCCTAAGCATTTTGCCTATATAAGACATATTATCGTCATCAACATAATACTCAAGGTCTGACATCTCATCCTCTACTATGGAAATGGCTGTCTTCCCATCCTTTGAGAATATCCTCACATAAGCGTACGCATCATCGCTATTAACGGAGAATAACGTTGCACTGTCATTGATTGAACTTAAGAACCTGAGGCTTGCCTCGTTATCATCCTCAAAGAAGTCTCGCATCTCCTCGTAGTTCTTCTCGTCAAGGTCTCTTGACTTTGAAAGCAAGAATGAATATACGGTCTCAACCGCCTCGTTTCCGTAAATGGAGATTGACCTCTTGTGCCTTTCTCTGAAGTCACCGTTATCAGATACGATGTCCGCCAAACGTCCTGAGAACTCGTCATACCCCTTAGTGTCAGAGAATATGCCAAGCAACTCAGTCACTATCATTTCATATACGACACAAGCTCTTTTTGAGACATCACGCCACACGTCATCAGGTGCGGAATTAGGCACTTGATTATACACTTCTCTATCGGAAGAATCTAATCCAATCATAGCCTGCACGTAGAACTTCTCCTCTGCCAATTTGTCTTCGGCATAAGAATACACGTCAAAAGCAAGCACTTTATTAAACTCCTTCACGAACGACTCAATCCCAACGTTATTCTGTATAATTTCAGAGAGTACATCCATGACGCTCTCCTCAAGATATTCAGGTCTTGGGTATCCATGCTCCTCTTCGTACTCTTCCTCGTCTCCGTAGCAATAATCAAGGAAGAAGTCATAATCAACATAGGTATGCTCATCGACCATTGAGCTGATGATTTCTATTATATCATTTGCATCAAGGGAGGAACGTTGTGGGTTTATGCCTTCATCAGCTCTTACGATTGGAAGGGCATACGAAGCAAGATTGACGACAAGCAGTTTATTGTCAATTCCGATTGATGACAAGACATCTTTCAGGTAGCTTTCATCGAACAGAGCAACCGTTTTATCCAAACAGTACTTGTAGACATCCGTACAGAATGACTTTATCTTATCCTCGTTCCCTAAGTGATTACGTAGCTTATATATGTCAATAGGCTCACCGCCTTGTAGCTTGACAATCTTAGCAGACCTATCAACACCTACGACTACGGGCTTCCTATCTGCGATTTTACTTATATCTATTAATGCCATATTCTTAAAAATTGAATTTTGTTTCTATTCTATGCAAATAGGTCAGCTCAATGCGGTTAATTGTATTCTTTATCGCAACCCCATTGTTGTTTCCTATATAAGAGTATACCTGCGGTGTTCTGAACCCAATAAGGTTATGGTACTTACATAGCTTTTGGTAATTAACCCCCCATATGCTATCTATAATCTTCAGCCAAGGAGTCCTATCTGTCTTCAATGGAGACCCAAGAAGGCTTAATATGCCTTCTGTCATACTGTCGTATATTCTATTCCCAATAGCATTCTTCAATGGGTACAAGACCCTATTCTTGAATACGTATGACACCTCTGCATCCTCGGACGGACTTCCAAACGGATACTCATATAAGTCCGTATAAACATACGATGACGCATCTTGACCACCATTATCAGACCATGACAATAGCTTAACGTTCTTGATGGCATCTAATTGTTGAAATCCAATGATACGTTTATACCAAGACGCTATTTGCTCAGGCTCATACTTATCAAGAATAGCCCTCATGGTTACATCATCAATATGCAAGAGCATATCACTTGAGGGAAGGCTTCGTGTATCAACCTTTATGAATGCTTCTATTAGCTTCTCCTTGTTGCGTTCTTCTTGCGGTACGAGACCTTGATTGTGTATGGCTCTACTTATCCCTTTTATTAGTTCATATACGGGGTTGTCATAATCTTTAAGCTTATCGTATATGTCGGAGTCCACGGGGCTTACACCTAAGGTCATAGCCACATTATCCTTAGCCCAATGGAATGTAGTTGATATTGAACTCAACGTACCAACATAAGAGTGGTTTACGTCATTGACGTATATACTACCATCCTTCTCCTTCGGGAGGTAATATGTGCTTGCCATAGTTACACCATTTGAGACGGAAATAGGGAGCATTGTGACACTTACTCCATGCACCATATTTCGGAGAGCTGGGAGTTCCTTTATGTTAGCCTCAACATCAAAGAACCTCTTGTCTTCATCAGTGAGTTCAACACGAGGTAGTACGTACTCCTTCATATATGGCACAACGAACTTAGAGAGGAAGTCCTTCATAGATATAGGCAGATTATAAGTCTTACCACTAAGTGTATTAGCAGTGGCGCTTATGCAATCATCAATATAGGAGTCGTCCATATAGTTCACTCGGATAAAGTTATCTGCATGAAATAGCGGCATAGCCTTATCTATGACGTGGACTGCGAGCTTATGCTTATCTTTGAATGGGGCTATGTTTCTCTTGCCTTTAACAGCGTTGTATGCAAACCTGAACAGCTCGCTATCTTCTCCATTCAAAGCATCCTCATACATAATACGTGCGAAGCGTGTATGGTATTCTGAGAACGACTTAGCTGATAGTTTGGAAAGCTCCTGACAAAACTCATGATACGGATACTGCGCTTGTTTGAGTGACGTATCTTTATATGCCGAGGTGACGACAGTTTTCCTATCCTTAAACTTACTTATATCTATCAGTGCCATCAAATGGGTTGTACATATATATAATTTAGAAGGGGAGCAACCTAAGGCTACTCCCCTTCTAATACACCATTATGATTAGCTAAAACACCCCAGCGTGGATGAAAAGATTGTTAGCTCTCGTAAGCCTTAGTTCTCCTTCTCTTATATCAGGGAATAGCGCATCAGCTCCGCCCATTTTTTCGGGAGTACTTGGAGGTATGCTCCCAAGCCTAAACGAGAGATACACGTAACCTGAAAACCCTCTGTACTTAAAACCCTCGTCCCTTACGTCATATACCTTCCTAAGTGAGGATATTATAGGAGGAATGATTGGTTTATTAACATCAGCACAAACAAGCTTATTCGCTTCCACTATCCTCTTTTTTATAACACCCGATGCAATTCGCATCGCCTCTTGTGCTATGACGAGATATACGGAGTTAGACCACTCATCGTACCGCACACGAGATTGGTCATACTTCGTAGTGTCAGGTATGGCGATACATGGATTTGAACAACCATCTATACCGCACTTCTCTGATAGACTTATATTCCTCTTCCCGTAGGCTTCGTTCAGTTTGTAATAACTTCCTGAGTTTGACAGAATCGCACTCCTCGTGTATGTTTGATTGGGCTTGATGGGAAGATTACCTCCGAGGTCAATATCCGACACGCTTTTTAGGAGAGAACGCATATCCTCTAACGTGGCATTTGGAAGAGGCTCGCCACCTCCAAGTAGGCGAATAAGGTCTCTATCCTTTGAGCTGGATATATCAAGGATAGCCATAAGCTCATCGTACGGGATGTCGTTATCAAAAATCCGAGAGCCTGCTTTATCTGACAGCACCTTCTTGAAGTCGGTATGTATAAGTTTATCAAATCCATATACGCTGTCGTATTCATTCATCTCTTGTGGTAGGAGATTTTTTTCTGAATGGTCTATACCGCTCCATATTAGGATAGTATTATTGAACGGCATACCATTGTAAGTACATACCCCATTTGTCGTATCAAGGTGGTGATAAGCCATAAGAGTACCATCGTCTTGCATGCTTACGGGGATAGGAAACGTGTCAACACCAAGTGCATTCACGTTTGCAGGTATACGCCCTGATAATTCGCTATAAACGAACTTCTCATCATCCTCAGTAAACGTCATCTTCGGGTTGATATATTCCTTTATGTAGGGGACGACAAAGTTATTCAGGATGACATTCAAGACCCCATTTGTAACTAAAGGACTATACGCCTTGTGGTCGTAATCGCACGTTGATTGGATAGCACTCTTCAACTTCTCCTCGCTGAGGAACTGCACACGTGCGCAGTTCTCGGGAGTGATATACTCAAAGCTGATTAACACGAGCGTGTTGTAGCTTATATGGGGGTTAATGTCAAAGAAGCGATGCCGACCAAGACTATGGAAGTAGCTATTGTTTCCCTGACCCAAATCATATGCGATAATCTTTGATAAACGAGCGAAGTGTTCGTTCATCTTATCCGTGAGTGCACTTGTGATTTCACCTAACACCTCATTCAATGGGGCTATCGGACGAAAGCGAGGCTTATCGGGCGTTGCAGTTACGATAGATCGTTGTCTATCCGTCCTTCGTACGAGGCTATCTTTTAGTAAAGCCATATATATTATCGTATCGTGGGTTATTATACACTAAAAGGATACATTGAACTTGTGGACTTGAATAGTAGCATTTAGAGTAAATGGGTCTTTATATGTTTTATATTCCATCTCTTCATCTCCGAGAAGTACTCTAATCACGTCTCCGTCATCATCAATCTCGCCCAATCTGATATAGACCTTTGAGGTGAATGGGACAAGGAAAGACGGAAGGTATATCTCCTTCTCGTGTGATATTTTGAACAGCCTCAAGTCTATATTGAACAGAACATTGAAGACTCTCACTGCTAAGCTCATTACGTTCTTTATGTATAGTGAAGAGCTTGGCTCTACCTTAGCCCCATAGAACAACTTGTTCAGAGGACTACGCAGATTGTTCTTTGTAACGTCTAAGAGCTTCGTGAAGTCAAGTTGTAACTTTTGGATGCCTTCGCTTAGGAGGTCTATATGTAGACACTTAGATGTATGCATCTCCAAACTTGCACCAATAGGAGCATTCGTAATCAGTGATATAATCTCGTCAATATCATCCAATACCGATGATGGGGCTTCCTTCAAGAGTTCTCCTACGTCAAGCTTCTTATCATAGAACATGGAGCAAAAATCATTCATACGACTGACTATGTCAAAGCGACTTAATACATCGCCATACTTCGGACGAAATACGAGATAGAAAGGGAATGTGAAACGCTCATCATATACATCCATCCCTTGTATGTTATTGGAACGACAATATACGCTCTTATCTTTCGGAATCGAAGCATAATCTGAGACCGCCTGATACCAGCACGTCTCACCGTCAATGGAGCATGGCGTAACTACACCATCTTCAGAGACTTCAACGAACACAGACGAGCTTACCATAAGGTACTGATATATATCGTGAACATCGTATTGTTGAGGAAAGTGCATTCGGGTGTGTTTCACTATTGGGAAGAGAACCTCCGTTATGTACTTCTCAAGCGAGCCCTGGAACGAGATTGTGCTACTTTTAAGAGGTAAAAAACCTTTTTTAATCATCACATCAACCATCCCTTCCACAACGGAATGAAAGTGAACTTCAAAATATGAAGTGTTCAGCCTTTCACTCATAGTAAAGAGCTTTGAAATGATTCCATAGTTCAACACCCCCAAGATTTCCTTATACCTGTCAAGACCATCCTTGGCTGTAATGTACTCACGGATAGGGTACAAGAATGTCATATACGAAGAGTACCTATTTCCAAGACAACCCATTATATCAAAAAGGAGCGCCTCGTTGTAACTCAGGATGGAACAGGTTACTACATCAACAATCTTATTGACGAACGTCTCCTCAAGCACCTCTTGCAAGGTGGTTTCACCTGCGGGCATACATTTCCTTTCAGGGGTACTTGTGGAGACTTCAATGATGGTCTTTCGCCCATTAAAGCAGGATTCGGGTAGCAGTGCCATATTAACTATTCTATTGAGATGTGGATACGTATATTTGGTGCGACCGTAAAGTCGCCCTTGAAGAGGAACTCCGATTTGTACGGGTTTGATTGGTCAGTTAAAATCGTTGGGGTTTGCACCACGGATACGTTCAACTTGACGAAGCACGCCAATCCATAGATAGACCCACCTTCTTCATGGGAGAGTTGTGATACGATTGGTGCTTCTTTTTCGTATATGTACCTTGAGTAAATGGATTCTTTAAGCCGTGCAAGGACGTTGACATCAATGAATTTTGGAACAATGTTTTTTACACATGACTTAACATTCAACTGCAACTCATCTATATTGACGACATAACCACTTTCGGGATACCTCCCCAATGGCATGGAGAAGACTACGTTTCGTGACGGTCTGTTAGTTTCTTTTAGCGAGCTGAAATCAGGCTTGAATATGTCTAAGATAGAGTTTACGTTAGCATCAAAATACACATATTCTCTAACATCGTCAAGGTCGACATCAAGTCTTTTGGCGATATTGTCAATATCTAAGTCTGCGTTACGCTCTACGGACGACCCACTCATCGTGTCGTCTTTTACTTGAAGTTCAATGATAGTCTCGTCTACACACTTGTATCGTTCTTGGCGAGTGAACATCTCGTCAATGGTGCTAACCCTAAGCTCCTTATCTTCGTTATACGAAGTTATTATTGGAACAGACGTACACACACCAAACCCAAAGGGCTTATATGAAATGCCATTGGAGACATTGTATATCACACTCTTAGCATATTCCTTTTCTGTTTCGCTAAACTCATACCTACCCTTCACGAGGGCTTCGTATATTGGAGTAAGGATTTCCTTTACAAAGGTTGGAATGGAGATATAGTCATCGCAGGAAGATAAGATTATCCACATATCATTCCTTGAGCCGTTGTAGGCTTGGAAGATACTTTCGCATCCGTTACCGACCTCAATGATAGCCATATTCATTGGCGTGAGATATTCAAATACAGAACGCATCGCATAGCGGATATGCTTTCTTCCGCCTTCTATACTATCAAGATATGAAGATACAATTCTGTAAATGACGCTATCGTCTCCCTTGCTAATATCTTGATTAAAGATGCCATAGAACTCAGAAGCCTTACGCACGAATGCCTCCACAACGTTAATGATAACGTCCTTGAACACATCTTCAAAGATGCGGATAGACTTCACATGCGGGTATATTGTAACAGAAGACTTGACAACTGTGTCCCTATTGGAGAGTAATTCTTTTCTTAGGAGAGCCATATAAACTCGGATTAGTTAGTTTGTACTACAAAGGTAGTGCTTAGGTTTGAATAAAACAAATCCCCAAGGGAATAGTCCTCGGGGATTTGCTGTATATGATTCTTGTGTAGGCTATCCCACATCACGGATGTCAAACTCAAGGCACATACTGAAAGGGGACTCCTCAATCCTGAGAGGGTAGAGGTGCAGAGGAATGGTCGCAAGACTCCCAGGAGTGTGGATTGTTTCTTTCTTATCGGAATCCGTGAATACGCTTGCCCATAATCTCGTGCGCCAAGGGTATGCAGGGAAATCAAAGTAGCAATTATCCTGATAGAATGATGTGCACTTGACCCCGAACATCTCTTCCGTGAGTTCGTTAAACTCGGTGTAGGTATCAACACGGGTCTTAACGAACCTTTCAAAATGCTCCACGACCGAGTCAATCTTGGCGTTGAATACGGACTGCATTCTTTCCAGCATCTTTTCAAGTATCATCTCACGGGTATCATAGCTACTCAGCTTCTGATAATCAATCAGGTCAAAGGTGCTCCTAACGTTCTGAGGGCTGTTATAAATGAAGTTCCTAATTCTTGGAGCGAGTTTTTCCGACTTCTCCCGAAGCTCGGGGGTTATCATTCCAAATCGGAACTTCGGGAGTTCACCATACCTCTTGAACTTATCGTCTTTGAAGTATTCGTAGACGTAATATGGGAACATCTCTATTGGTCTTAACACTTTCTTGAAGAAGGTGTCATCAAGATAATCGTGAATAGTCTTAGGGGTATAGACAAATCCATCGTACCCCGTAGCACCTGAATCCGATGAAATACCGAAGCATCCAAAGTTAAAACTACGGACGACCTCACCATTAAGAGTAGAGGAGCGAAGAACGCCATTGTCATCCTTGCCGAATACGACCTGCACCTCCGAATGGACTTGTGTTGTGGCAATTCCCTTGTTGCTTACGATGTCTTCCTTCTGAACGATGGTGTACATGAATGGTATCACGTGGTCAAGGATATACCTCTTCATGTAGACCTTAACCTCTTCGTCCGTGATGGATGAACCATACTTCACCAGCTTACCATATAAGTACTCATATGTGCTATCAACAAGGTATGACACTGACTTGTCTACATCTGCATCTCCATCCCTTCCCGAGGAAATGACCGATAGCATATTATTCAGGTTCAGAACCCCCATGATGAATTTCAGGATGATTTTCTTGTTGTTACCTGAGTTGAATACCTCGGACACTGCACGGACGAATAGGTTGTCCTTCAGCTCTGTTGGCGTGTCTGCTGATAATCCAACGAATACCCCCTTCAGCTTACTCTTGATGCTCTTCTTTGGCTTCCCTCCGTAGATACGAATAAAGTGACTAAGAACCTCTGCGTAGTACAGCCCTATACGTCTCAAAGAACGGATGAGGATAGGCTTTGCTGTGTGGTCTACATACTCCTCACGGAACGTGCGCCCATTGGGTTCTATCTTAAATCTTTCCATTACTTGTTGTTATATGATTGTTTCAGTGTACGATTCTGAATACACGTGGAAGCAATACGTTGGTATAAATTTCCGTGCTGGAACATCGCTCTCGCTTATTAGGTGCGATAATATGGTATCATACATATTGATAGGCTTCAGCTTTGCACTAAAGTTAATATGTAACGATGCTATCATCCTCCTGAAATGGTATTTGATATCCTCGTGGCGCACCCAAATGTAGTTCCCCATTTTCCCATCTGCGATGACATCGGATGCAGAGTTTACTATGTTTTCATACTTGAATGCAAGCTCTTCAAAACGCTTATGCCACAATTTTACGGACTGCTTATACGTATTGAGTATAACGTCAAAAGACCATTTGCGTAAGCCGTTCCCCTCAACAAGACGCATCTCCTCCATCCATTCGGATAGGGTATCAGGTCTCTCCCCCGTATATCCGTAGGGGTAGTCTACTATGAAGTCTTTATCGGAGTTATTTGGTGTATGGTTACTCTCACTAAAATAACTTGTGCTCATTTCCTTTTCAAGGACTGACGCATAGCTACCTATCTCGCAGAGCCCCTTCATTGTCAGTACACTCAAATCCTCTTGCACGCCATTGTTCTCAAGGAGGAAGCCTCTTGGCTTACGAAACATCTTGCGAGGGTAACGTTCTGATGAATAGCCGATGTATTCCTCCATAGTACCCGAAATAGCCCACCTGATGTATGCAAGTGTATTTGAGAGCTTGTCCAAGCGTGCATTATCCGTTGAAGCAAGGTATATCCCATCAACATACGTCATCATGTCTTTGATATTGTTTTTTGGAATATCCTCACAACTTATCTTACCATCTATATGAAGAGCTACGTCCATATAGCTATCTCCTTTCGGGATGATATATGAAGCTGGCTTATAGCTATCATTCGCTCCGATAGGGACTGTAGAGTGCAAGTTGAGATTCATGAACCTTAGGTCAGTATCATTGTATGCCAAGCTTGGAGACATCTTGCGTTGGAACTTACGATTGCTTATATCCGTCTTGCCTCTTCCTATTCCATACAACTTCTTCATATATGGGAACACCACCTGCAAGAAATAAGGATTGGAATTGTTCTCTATAACCTCGTTATATGGGTTAGTCTTATTCTCCATTATGAAAGAGGCTATATCGCACATCATATTACCATACCCAAAGAGCGATGTAAGACAAGATAATAGGTCTTCACCTCCTTCTTTGTCTGCTTGTGTAAGGTCGTAGATGGATTCGTGGGATATGAGCTTGATTGCGTTGTCAAACATATACTCATTCACGTACTCATCAGTAACGTCCCCGAGAAAGACCTTTGTCGCCTTAAACAGCTCACCTTCCTTACCCAGTTTCACGTCATCATAAAGAGGCTTTGTGACAACATCAAGATAAGCATCTACGTTGAGCTGGGTCATTCGTGATAACCCAAGGAGAAGATGCTCTATCCCATCAGGAGAGCATTTAGCGAAAACATTATTCGGCATACTTAAAATAAGTATTTAGGAGAACATGTCATCAAGAAGGTCTTTCGTACTACGCCCGTCCACCGCACTACTACGCACACTGCGGTTGAGTTCCTTGAGGACGCTATGCTCTACGACCTTTCTACCTTCAACCTTCTCAATGACGAACTTGGTATCAGCGAGAAGCATATCCTCGGTTATATCCATATTGTACTGAGGGTTGATGGGGCGTGTAGCGTTGATGAGGATGCTTGGCTCAATGGTATACGTCCAAAGAGTTCTCAGCTCCTCAGGGAAGTTGTTGATGTCAAGCTCCACGAGTTCACGCTGGACTTGCAGACGTTCATTCAGGTTGTATAGGATTTCCGTCTTGAGAGACTCTCCGATAACCTTTGGAAGTCGGTCTACATTGTTGTAGATGTCCTCTGCCTTCTTGACGTTAAGGGTCTCTACGATATACTCCTTGGGCTTAGCCGTGATGCGCTTGACACGTCCCGTCTTGGTATAGAACTCATACAGCGCAGGGATGGAGTCTCCGTCATCACCGCAGAGGAGCTTGTTGATGAGAATGTCGTGTGGGTTGATTACATCAAGGTTGTACTTGTTTGAGCTCATGCAGTTGCGGATATACACGAGCTGACGCATATTGGTAGATAGTCCTACCGAGAAGAAGCTGCCCGTTTCCTTTGAGGCTTCGTTCTGCTCTTCGCAGATATATATTGTACGCTTACCTCTTCTGTTGATGTCCTTCTCCTGACTTGATACGGGATTGACTGCCATAACGCACTGACCCGTTTCAGCCTTGTATCTCACGAGCTGGCGCAGGTCTTCATCCGCAGAGACGATAACAAGGCTATTGCAGTCAGTCTTGTTGATAAGCGTATCGGCAAGGAACGCCATCATATCATCAGCCTCAGCGTGCGGGATGGAGAGGATGTTATACCCCTTCTCACGGAGGACGCTTAGGACTTCCTGCATCGTACGATGAATGCCATCCCAATCAAAGTCCTCCTTCTTCTTTCGCCCTTCCTTGTATCCAAGACCTGATAGGCAGTCAATCTTCTTGATGACATCCTTTCTCCAAGAGCCAAGGGTGTCCACACAGAAGACGACATCACATCCCGTAGCAAGGTCTTTGATAAGCCCTGCAATCTGACTGAGGACGACATTACCGAGAAGGCGAAGGTCATCATCAGCCGAGAAGAATAGCCCGTTAGACGCACGCTTAGAGGTGCAGGTGAATAGCCCTCGGTAGAATATGTTGGAGTAGTCAAAAGCGACCACTACACGACTTTGATTGTTGCTCATTTGATTATAGTTTCATTAGTCGTTTATATCGTTATGTACTGCAAAGGTAAAGCATTCCCATATAAAAAACAAATCCCAGCAACGATTAGGTTGCAGGGACTTGTCTTTGCTGTATATACGACACTAAGGCATATTCGGGTCTACTCGTATGTCGCTAATCAACAACACGGAGAACGGCTCGTCTTCTTTCATGGGCTTATCCATGCACATGGCACATCCTCTTGGCTGTGCTGTGATTAGTGCAGTGACACTCGAGCGAATCACCCAAGACATATATGGGGCAATATATCCTTCAGGTTCTCCATCATAGGTCATTACGACATGACGGCTTATGTCAAAACCGAACACCTTTGACATCATCTTATATATGGACTCCATTAGGCTATGGATAATTTTCATATGCCCCTCTGCGATTAAGAGAGTCGCCCCAGCGTTTTCATCGTAAGACTTCATTAGTGTCTCTGAGAATACCTCAATGTTGCTTAGTACAGAGACCTCAGACGATACGTCCTTAGACATTATAAGCTCCTCATCTTCGGGGAAGAAGCTGACGAAACTTTTATTATGTGCGAGAATATCAATGACACTCCTAAGCGATTTCACCTTCACGCTTACATCTTTCACAGCCTTCTTCTCGTCATTCGTAAGGATTTCATATGCCATCTCGTCTATCTGACTATCCATGCTCCTCAACCAGGCGTTCTTCTTGAACTCCTCAAAGACCTTCTCATTGAAGGAAATAGGTCTATCCTCTTGGCGAGCAAGCATGATGGCTGTGTTTAAGAAAAATATATCCTCAATTCTGCGAAGGACATTCATTTCTTTATTCGTTTCCACTCCGCTTTCCCCAAGGAAGCACCCAATAGCAGTGTGCTTGAACTTTGGGACTTCGTTGTCGTATCTTATCGCCTTGAAAATGCCATTCTCGTCACATTCAAACATCCCATATTGCGATAGTTTAATGTAATCACCTCCACATGAATGCTCTACGTCTACAATCTCTCTGTACCTACAAACTCTTGACGAGAGAGCAATGGGAAGAAGAGTGCCCTTGACATATTGGAATGCGGAGTTCGCCAATGACACCTTATCGGCATCCTCGGGGATGTATGACAGCTCATCAATAAGGCACGTGCTGAACTTCCTAATGATAGGGTCTGCACTCTCTGCACCTTCAACGCCTGCCCTCAGACTGAAGTCCTGGATATTGGCGTAGGTGATGTAGCTCAACATCTCCTTCAGTACCTGAAAGCCTTTCTCCTTGTAGGCTTCTTTCGTCATATCAACGAAGCTGTTCCACGATGTTCGTGCGTCAGGCATAAAGTCCTGAAGGACTAATGCCGTGTACTTAAAGATGGTCTTCCTCAAGTAGTCATCTACCTGCTTCTTCATCTCCTCCTTCATTATGCTTTGAAGAGTGATGTTCGTAAGAGCAGGAGTCTTGTAAGTTAAATTCTGTTCTTCCATATGAATACGTATTACGGATTAGAGTGATTTATATCACACAACAAAGGTAATAAAAAATCCCCTTACAAGATATACCTGCAAGGGGATTTGTTTTACTTATACCCAACTCTCATCTGCACTTTAGTAACACCGCTCTTCTGTATCTCCAAAGGAGCGTCTGATGGGAAGCGGTCTGTTTGTGTCTCTACTAATGAAAATGTAGAATAAGACTTTGAAGGGTAGGACATCACCAAGTTTTCAAACCTATATAATCTTCCGCTCTTCGCTTCTACCTCAATAGTGTATCCGCCATTTCTATTTGGTATCAGCTCCGTAAGTATGCTTCTCCAAACGTCAAACTCTTTTGATGAAATGACCTCAAGCTCAGTTTTGTCGCTAACACCATTATATATAATAGGTTCTCCATCGTTGGTTATGTAGACTGTTTGATTTGATGATAGCTGACCATTCCGATACACTTTATCCGAGGGGAAGACCACTGGGACGTTGTCTTCTGTAGCCTTTATAAACTCATTTTCGTACTTATCAAATACTGCAAGGATTTCATCATCAGAGTTCAAGAACAGATTAGATACAAGCTTTTTAGTGTCACGGATTATCCTATCTATCCTATTCGTGTTCGGATTCGATATAAACTCATCTTGAATATCTTTGAGCATAGCATCTACGTCATCTCTTATGTCAATAAGTCTGTCCCTATTTTTATACAAATATCCAAGGACATACCCAAACCAAAGCAAGATATCAAATAGATGTGGGCATATATCATCCAGCGTATCCCCATTGTCTTCTATCGGAGATAAGTCGTAAACACCATACGAGGAGGTATCTTGCGAATAGCCCATAACCATATCCTTTGTGTACCTATGTCCAAAGGATGGGCTATACTTTTCGTTATAACATTCGCTTAGCTCTCTTTTTAGCCTACCAAGGAGACCCGTCTTTAGGCTTTGTGTCGTAATAGGCTCACAGATTGCGTTTAAGAACGAAGAGAAATCCAAGTCGTAGTCGTATTCTGACGTGTAAGCCTTCACTGAGTTTATGCAAGCGTTCCTAATCCGATTCTCATCAATCTCAAATTGAGCGTACGTTAGCATATAGAGTCCGAGGTTTCTCCTTACAATATCAGCGAGTGCTGGCGCATCAACTCCCGCAAGGACATCGCTTTCCTCTATTATCTGTTCAAGGTCATCCTTTAGTCGGTTCTCCTTTCCTATAATGTTAAGCATATCGTTCAAGGTAGCAAGGCTATGATTTCGCCCCCATTCCTTGAAGTACTCTTCATCCTTAGAGATGCTGACTATACGAGACAAAGAGGTGTAGTAGGACGAAGCTCCTGCAATGTCCCCTACGCCCCTTTTTGCTATCTTACTTATATCTATCAACGCCATTGCTAATACTACTCTTCATTAAACAAACCAAATGTAACATCCATAAAGTACCCATCTCCCGAATCGTCTACACCATATGACTTAATCGAAGTTGATACGGCATATGTAAATGAGAATACGGGGTTCTCAAACAAAAACCTACCATCTTCACCATACACTGTGATGGAGTAGTTTCCCTCATCGTTCCCGTAAAAAGACGAGAAGAGGTTATATAGCGGAGCAAAATTGTGAATTACATCAACCCCTGGGGGAATTGAAGTACACTCCTTGTTAAGAGCAGACGCTCTATAATCAAACCTAAGCTTAGAATTTACTTCTATGACGGTCTCACCAGCTCCTGGGTAAAAGACACTACTTGCCTTGTTGAGTACTTTTGAGAAATCATCTTTTCCTAAAAGCTTCTTATAGTGTTCCCTGACACGAGAAAATATACTTGATATTTCCTCATCAGACCTACTAAAGAACTTACCAAACATAGCCGATATTTCAGGGTCTACAACCAAAATTTCTTGAAGAAACACATCCTCTATATCCGAGTCGTAATCAGCCGAATCAAAATCCAAATACCTATCATTGATTTCCGACAGCACCTTCTCTACCACCATTTCCCTCAGTTCGGACAACGCTCCTTTACGCTCTGCGGACTCGGAAATGTTGATAAGTTCGTACATGAAAATTAAGATATTGTTAAGTTTTCGTACGGTATCGTAATCAAAACGGTTTAATGACGCTTTACATAAAGATGGAACGTTGGGCTTATCAGCCGAGTATGACACAACCAACCTGCTACTACCGAAGATATTATCTACGTCTAATTTGCGGTTCTTCTCGCTATACAAGTCTTGGATTTCATATATAATGTCTCCAGCGAGTAAATCATCAACAAACCTCTCCTGCTCATCTGACCTTAAATCACCAAAGTCACATGTATCTGAGAGAAGAGTATCCATTACGACATCCCTCACCTCGTCAAGTTTACCGACAAAATAAGAGTGAGTAGCGAGGGCTTCTGCTATATACGTAGCGTTGTAGTCTTCAGCTACATCGCTCATGGGGTCGTCATACCTATCCTGGATAGAATGGAAATTACGCTCTAAGCTTAACTTGACACCATTAGCCCGTTCTTTGATGGCATCATCAATATCAACACAAGAAATGTAAACGCTTATCTCATCATCGGTCATCGGCTTCACTATTTTTGCCGAGTCCTTCTTGGGGTCATAAACGGATTTGACTACAGCCCCTCTTCTATTGATTTTGTTGATGTCTATTAAAGCCATATTATCTATATCTCCGTTGAATGTTCTGTATAGGCTTCTGCATTGTATATATTCTCACTCTCACCAAGCGAATTTACACTTGAACTTCCACGGTGTATCTTTATAGTTGGGGTGAAATAATGCTTTGCCATAAACGGATACTCGGGGTCTACTCTGATATCATCATTGCCACTCTTACCAAACACTTCTAATTGTCTTTTAGACCCATCGCTCTTTGAGAATATCGCAAGAACAACATCACCAAACTGAGTGATGGCATCAGCGTGAAAGATTGGATAGAATACCTTTTCTATTTCAGGGACTGAAACATTGACAACAGCACGTGGGCTATCGCTTGAATGGATAGACTTATACTGAGCAAATTCCATCTTACCAACAGAGTATGCGTATCCATCTGTATCATCCCTCGTGGTCGCATTAAAGACAAAGTGGGAGAAATCCTTTGCGTAAGAGTCATCTTTATAATTCAATGACGAAGCTCCTGAACCTATTATAAGCCGATGGATTTCATCAAACTCCTCCTTGCTGATTTCCGAGGCAAGTCGCCTCAAAAATGAAGCTACGTTCTCAGCATTCCTTCTGCTAAGCTCTCCGAGTAATGGAAGTTCATCCGAAGTGTAGAACACTTCATCGTCTGCGAGTTCAAGCATATACTTCTTGAAGAACTCTGCATTATAAGCTTTTCGGAGTACAAGTATAATCGCATGGATAATGGTCTGTATCACACAGTTGTATTGCATCGCCATATATAAGTGCGATGGTTCTTCAACGAGTGAGGATACATTACATACCTCAAATCCTCTACTCTCTTTGATATACTTATAGACAAATAGGTTCTCAGAGCCTTTGAGGTTTATCCTTTGGTCAAACAAACGTTCTGCTTCGGCTCTTGCCTCTTCTCCAACCTCATCGTTGAACGCATATATATAGCTTGAAAACTCAGAGCTGGAGTAAAGCTCATCAACTATACTTTGAACATCATGTTCAAATTCATAATCCTCTTCATCAACATCCTCACCAAACAACCTTCTTCCTAAGTAATCGATGTCCATATCGTCAGACATACCTATTAGTGGCTTCAGCTCTGCGCAAAACTCAAAGTCAGAGAGGTTCTCAGTTGTAACTCCTCCTCTTGGCATGCTACGCCTTGGCATTACATATGAAAGAAGTTGGGTTGTAAGAACGTCACTATTTATACCAAGGCTATAAAGAACTTCACTAAAGTCATTCTTTTCGTTGAACTCTTTAATTTTGCTCAGGTTGTACTCAGCGAGTTCAGAGAAGACCTTAGATATAATCGGAAGTCTATCTCTATAAAGGTCTTCAAGTTTAGACTTCTCCAAACCTTCAAAAGACCTTACGACTGAATGGCTCTGAGCACTTTTTACTACAGCAGCTCCTTTCTTTATTTTACTTATGTCTATTAGTGCCATATGATTCTAAATGAAGTCAAACTCAATCTTAAAAGTAGCTTGGCATAAATTGTTGTCATCATCAATGTAGGAGCTAAAGTCGTCATATAACACGGATGGTCTTATTGACAAATAACCAGCCCCATATACGTTCTTGAAGATATACCCCTTGTCCTTAACTACACACGAAGTGACGAACTCACCATCTCGCCCAAAGAAATCAGCAAGCATCTCCTGCATATTGGAAAGCACGTTAGCGCACTTAGCCGTAATCTCGTTAGGGACTGGAAGACCTTCTTCCATATTGCATTGTTGGTTGATGATTGTATGCACACGGACATGAGGCATATCATTCGTATTGAAATCTAAATATACGCACTCGTAAGGGGTGGTCTTATATTGGAAATCAAATCGGCTGATAACCTCTTCGTGCTTATCAAGTAGGTTCAGTGCCTCCTCCTTTTCCTTGTTAGCTATCAATGGGAGTACATCATTCACAGACTTACGGAATTGCTCGGAGTCAAACCAAATTGGCTTTGTGTACATTTGGTCTTCCAGCTCGTCTGCGAGCGCATCCCTCTTGTAATAGTCTTCAAAGTTATTCTTGTGCTCATTTATCAGCATGATAATGGTGCAACAAGCCAAGATGATATGACCTATAGAAATTGCTATTTCAGCCTGAGTGTCATCGTCTTCTTTATATATATCATAGTAGACAACCTTTCCGCTTTCCTTATCAACAGAAGAGATGGCAGGGACGATGTTATTGTACCGTGCGTCCTCAGGTTCAACCTTCTCCCTGAATTGGTCTTCTATATTATCAATGACGTTAAGAATCTCATCCATTGGATGATTTTCATCGTTCAGCTCCATTAGCTTTCCGATAACCTCATCCACATCTTCATCACCTTCCTCCCATTGGATTCGTTGAAGGAGGTTATACAAGATGTTATTAAGCTCGCTATCGCTCCATGAGGTCTCAGGCTTAGACAGAGCGAGCGCAATCATTCTGTCGGCTACCATAACCGCAAAGCTATCTCCTTGTTCGTGCGTTATCCCAAGAACTTCATCAACATCGTCTTCGTGTGCAAGAAGAACATACTCGTTTTCATGGCTGAACAAATCCTTGACGAAGTCATTCAATATCCACTTTATATCGCTACTTAGGTAGCGGCTAAACCCGTCCGCTGAGAGTTCAACGGAAGACACTATTTGAGCTTTTGAGGCGACTACACTACCTCTATTTTGAATTTTACTTATATCTATTAGTGCCATATTAAAATACTATGCTTACTATAGAGTTTACATAACATCCCGTTTCATAAATTCCATCGCTCGGGTCTTTTTTCATATACGCACTTGTACTATTTTCTCCCGACAAATCAAATGTAGGAGCAACGCATATATTAGCAATAATAGGAAAGTCGCCATCACATCTTATGATAGCATTTCCATTATTGCTGTGAAGCTGTATATTCAATTTAGACCCATCATCATTAGTGAATACAGTTTGGACTATATAAGGATACGCACTAAACTCAATTAGGTCGTCATTTGGTTTTGGTTGAGGAATGACCTCGGTTAGAGAAACATTAGAACCACCATCTTCAACCGAAATATGGGCATAGCACGAAATCGACTCGCTAAAAGATAATTCATTGCGGTATGCTACATTAGCCCCTTTAATAATCTCACTTGGGAGCTTGTAAGTATCCCAAGCTTCACAAGAAGAGAATGCCTCAATAATCCTACGAGCCTTATCATCGGTCATTGAATTAGATAAAACTTTCAGAAAAGACACAATACTTGACTTGGTATCTCTGCTTAAGTATTCCATTTTCAGTATGCTTGCATCCTCAGAAAATAGCCCATACTCTTCAACTTGTTCAGCAAGTACAGTCATGAATTTAGACGGGTCTTTAGCAACCGATAACATTACATTCCGCAGGTTACTCAGTATATAATCCATAGCAGAAGCCGACTGACGTGATAAATCAATCCAGGATTCGGGTGGAGTCGCATTAGATATATCTATATACCGCATGGTATCATCTTCATAATCTTCACCATCTACACTAACTGCATACAGCTTGCACATCCCATCAGACAACATCCTACTTTTTATCTTACTAACTACACGTGGCGATAATGTTCTGTTAAACTCATCTATGAAATCTTCTGATATAGAGTTATACTCAAGGTCAGCGAGAATATCCGAGAAGTCTACGTACTCAGGTCTTACATCATCTTCGTCATCTTCATCCTCATCGCCATATATAAACCTAACGAACCAATCATCATCAAGTGATGTATTGTCAGATATATTGGAAGTTATGACGTTCTTCAGGTCGTTGAAGTTAATCTTCCTTTCAACCAAGAACTTTTCATCGCTGATATATTGATACGTATAGCTTGCAAGTATAGCGACAAACCTTTTCTAGTCCCAATGTATTTTGCTGAAAAACTCAGCCATAGTTGAGTTGAGGACAAAATCATATGTCATATCAATAGATAGCCCAACCATCCACGAGAGTGTATCTTCAAGGTTTTTTATATGCTCCCCAAAAGCTCCTGCGTAATCAACAGACTTATTGGAATCAATAATAGTCACTTTCGTGTCCACATAAGTCGGTTTGACTACGAGAGACCTATTTTTAATCTTACTAATATCTATCAGTGCCATATACAATTTAGGTAAAAGGAGACTCCACGACACCTTGGTTAAAGGATAGTCGTGGAGTATTTGGTTGTTAGAAATATGCGAATTTCAAGTCAAGGTTAGACTTAGCTAATGTGGTATCTTTATCCAATAGTCCGCCTCCATGACGAGGAAGACCCAAGAACAGATTCACGCACATAGACATCGCTGGGTTCTTCACCTTGTATTTGTTGCCATTAACCTCAAACGTTATGTAGTAGTCGCTATCACCATCGGCAGAGTATGCACTTCTGAATAGATTAGAATACGAACGACACAATCCTACTATTTGCTCGGTAAAGGTAATACCGCCTTCAGATGTAACCCCACTTGAAATCATACGACATTCGTCATCAAGCTTAAACGGAACTGAAACTGACTCCATAAAAGCCATACTCGGATTGATGGAAGTAAAGTCAGACTTGAGGTTTTTTAGGTCGTCTTCGGAATTGACAATTCTTTCTTTAATGTAGTCCTCTGACTTATTGAGTAGCATACGAAGTGGCTCTCTAATGTCTACATCCTGCCAAATATGAGGTAGCTTTCCTCTACTATACTCAACCATTGAATTATGATAGTCAGCCACCTCTTGCTCAAAGGAGGAAAGACTATCAGGACGAGAAGGGAAATTCTCAGCCATATATAGAATGGCAGACCTCAATAGGAGCATCTTACGAGATAGCTCTATATCAAAATCATCCCAATCATCCTTAGGAACAGAACTAAAGTCAATAAGGTTGAAGCCATTTGAAGAGCTATCATCCCGAACAATCACAATAGGGGTTATCCTACCTCCGTATTTCTCTTCGTAGGTATTATAAATGTTATCCTCAAGATATGTACTATCAATACATTTGGAGAGGTTATCGCATATACCTTCAACTTCATCCTCCGTGAATTGAGATGATACACCCATCTTACCCAAAGCGAACATTACGACTTCTTTATAGAAGGAAGGTCGGAATGGGTAGTCAGGCTTTTCCTCATCAACGTGGAAGGCGATGCTCTTAAAGGACGCATACTTGGAGATATAATCAACAAACTGACTTTGTTTGAAACCATCCTTTCCACTGAAGAGTGAGGTATCCCAATATAAGCAACCGACTATATTATCATACATACTTGACACGGCTTCTCGGATGATATGCCCCATACTATCTGCAATCACCTCTCGGTATGCTCCAATCCCATCTGACATAGGGTTAAGTTGGATATACGAAGACGAATGGAAGTCTGAGCTTGCAGAAATATCCCCTGAAGTACGGGTCTTAATCTTGCTAATATCTATTAGTGCCATAATCAAATAAACGATGAATGGGCTATGGTTAATTTCGCCTTATATGTGGTTTCTTCGTTAGTGCTTTCGTCATCATCTCGTTCCTCTATGCCATAAACACCTTGGTCTATACGTAGGATAGGAGCAAGGTGATGCCTTCCTATGAACGGGAAGTCAGGGTTCACTTGGAGTATCGTACGACCTCCATCAACGTATATTGAGAGGTCTCTAAGCGACCCATCCTGACGTTTGAAGACACTAAGCGCAAACTCAGAGAATTTAGATATATACCCTACGAATAGGATGCCATTGAAAAGCTCCAACGTATCAATAGGTTCAAAAGACACCTTGTGCTTTACGTATCCGTTCTTGCTTGATATATACTTAGCTGGGATGGTATCACTTTGTGAATATATGTATGCTCTCGGACTACCTGGCTTGACGCATTTGCATATATATTGCAATGCGTTTACGTCACCCTCTAACTTCGCTTCAGACCAATCTTTATGTACCTTGTAATTCAGATTACGTATGCTCTTAAATTCCTCTTCGGTAAGGTCAGACGCAAACTGCCTCAAGAACAAGGCTACTGTTGCTCTATTTCTTGGACTCAGTTCATCAATCAAAGGCAACTCGGATGAAGCCATAAACGTGTCCTCATCAGCAAATTGAAGCAAATCCTCCTTAAACGTATCAAGGCGAACAGACCTGAACCTGACGTGCGCTATTGCATGAAGGACAGTTTGAATGGAGCAGTTGTACTGAAGGGAAGTATCAACATAAGAAGATTCACTCACCATCTTAGACATATCAAACACTTTAAGTTGGTCTTTGAATCCCTTATATGCACCAAAAGCAAAGAAGTTGTCAGAGCTTTTCAGATTGACCTCTTGCGATAGCAGTTGCTCTGCCTTCCCCATCACAGCACTACACACCGTATTTTCAAAGTCGGAGACGTATTCCTTAAATTCGTCTGACTCGCATATCCGTTTAGCTACTTCGGTATTAACTTTAAGGTCATTTGTCAAATCAGCATCCTCATCAAAAAACTCATGTCTGATGAAGTCTTCACCCCAATCTCCTGAGAAGCCAATTAAACGAATCAGGTCTCCCTTAAACCCCATCTTTAAGAACTCTCCTGATGCAATTATTTCCATACCATCAGGTATTCGTGGCAAGGCACGGGCAAGGAGCTGTGTCGTCATTACATCACGGTCACACCCGAGCTTGTAAAGTATATTGGCGAACTCGTGCTTCTCGTTGAATGCCTCAATCTCACTGAGCGTAAACGACACGAGCTCATCGATTACTTCACCGACATTCCCTATTCTATCTTTATATAGCTCACCAAGATTATGGACATCCGATAGCCCTATTTGCCGTATTGCAGGTGATTGGCTAACACCTTGAACCGCAGACTTGCGTCCTGCAAACTTACTTATATCTATCAATGCCATAATTAAATGTATGAAGAGTTCATCAAACGAAACTTAGCCCTGTAGGACACCTTATTACTATAGAACGCATACACTCCACTCGTTCCCGTGTTAATTTCTAAACTTGGGGCTATAGCATGTTTCGCTATGAAAGGGTACTTAGGGTTTACTCTAAGTAATGTCTCCCCTCCTTCAACTGATACGCTCAACTCTCTAAAAGACCCATCTCCTCTTCGGAATACACTAAGTACAGAGACCCCCATCTCGGAAATGAGGTCATCTCTTATTATATTGGAAAATGAAGCAATCATATCAATAGGCTTAAATGACAAATGCGGAGCTGAGCTTCCATCTGTTGGAGATTCATATTCGCCTTGTTTATACGAACTGTATGAACGTATAAAGCTACTGCGATTTTCAGGTTTGAAGAAAAGGCACATATACTCCAACGGGTTTTCTGAGTAACTCTCCCAATCACCAAGCCAATCCTTAGATACCTTGTAGTTTAGGTTCTTAATTCCATTAAATTCTTCCTCCGTGACGTTCTGAGCGAATTGCCTTAGGAATACAGCTACTGACGATTTGTTCTCCCTATTAAGACTATCAACCAAAGGTAGATTAGACGAAATCAAGAACGTATCATCATCTATAAAATCAAACAACTCAGTCCTAAACGATTGTAAGTCGGTAGTCCTAAATCTGATGTCAGATATTGCATGTAGAATTGTCTGAATGGTGTAGTTGTATTGCGTAGCTGCATCCGAATGCCAATGCGGAGCAATCATCTTTGATATATTGCTGACTTCTACTTGTCCGCTTTTTACACTTTCAAGATTAAACGCAAACAAGTTGTCTCCGTCATTAAGGTTGAGCTTCTGATTGAATAGCTGATTTGCTTTCTCCCTGACAGATGCGCATACTATATTATTAAAATCGGATACATACTCATCAAACTCATTGGACGACTCAAATTTACGTAGTATGTCATATTTCACTCTTTCAACATAAGCCAAGTCATAATCCTTATCAAAAAATGCGTCTCTAATAACATTTTCATCCCACCCATCGGGGTAGCCTATCAGATTATGTAAGTCCGTCCTAAGTATATTATCTAACAATACACCACTTGTCCGTATCATTGCGTTCACGGAGACCTTAGGCAGAGCGTATGATAGGAGTTGCGTTGTAATTACATCTTCATCACACCCAATGCTATACAACATTTTGCTTGCTTCGTGTTCTTTGTTGAAATCTTTAATCTCGCCCAAAGCAAACGATATAAGCTCTTCTAACACTCTCCAAAAACGCCCAGCCCTGCCCTGATACAATTCATGGAGAGTGGACATCTCTGTCAGGTCTATGTCTTTTGTAGTCGTATGGTTAGACTTATCCTGAATAGTTTGCTTACGAACTGCTATCTTACTTATATCTATTAGAGCCATCTTTTTTCATTATAATTATATATATAGTTATAGCTACCATCTTGCCGAAGCAAAACGATAGCTATAA